CGGAACTTCCATCTATACCAGAACTACCTGCACTACCGCTAGTTCCTGAACTACCCGAACTACCACTTGTTCCTGCACTACCCGAACTACCGCTTGTGCCCGAACTTCCAGATGAACCGGAACTTCCGTCTATACCAGAACTACCTGCACTACCGCTAGTTCCTGAACTACCCGAACTACCACTTGTTCCTGCACTACCCGAACTACCGCTTGTGCCCGAACTTCCAGATGAACCGGAACTTCCATCTATACCAGAACTACCTGCACTACCGCTAGTTCCTGAACTACCCGAACTACCACTTGTTCCTGCACTACCCGAACTACCGCTTGTGCCCGAACTTCCAGATGAACCGGAACTTCCGTCTATACCAGAACTACCTGCACTACCGCTTGTACCAGATGATCCTGAACTACCTGATGTACCAGATGAACCTGCACTGCCACTTGTTCCTGCACTACCAGATGAACCAGAAGTACCAGATGAACCTGCACTGCCTGATGTTCCAGATGGCGTGGATAAAGTTGTGACCACATAAGAATATGTAGCATCTTCAGTATAAAAAGTTACAAGCCTATTGAGAGGATCATTGTTATTTACATAAACCCTAATTATTAATCTGTCCGTTAAGTCCAAAATATTGGTAGGAACAACACCATTTGCTTTTGTTTCAACAGGTGTTGTGTTATTTCCATTCCAACCTATTTTAACACTATCTGATGTGAATAACAAAGTTTCTGTACCACCAGATTCTCTTTTTGTTATTGTGAAATAATATTCACAATCAGAAAGGTCTGTAGGTTTAGTCCAATAAACATAACTGTGCCAAATACCATTTGGTATAATCAAAACATTTGGATCTCCAACATCAGTAATGAACTCACCAAACAATACATCTTGTTGATTTGATGTCAAAGTAATTGCGACCGTTTGCTGACCAGCACCTGTCGTAAAACGACCTAATTCTTTATATGTTAAAGGACTTTGAGTTACCGAATAATTCAAAAAGTAATTTTGTCCGCCTGACACACCATCAATGCCGGATGAACCTGCACTACCTGATGAACCGGATGTACCAGCAGAACCAGATGTTCCTGCACTACCAGATGATCCTGATGTACCAGAACTTCCAGATGAACCGGAACTTCCATCTATACCTGAACTACCTCCACTACCACTTGTGCCAGATGAACCTGCACTACCGCTAGTTCCTGAACTACCTGCACTACCACTTGTGCCTGATGAACCTGCACTACCGCTAGTTCCTGCACTACCAGATGATCCTGATGTACCAGAACTACCAGATGAACCAGATGTTCCTGCACTACCCGAACTACCACTTGTACCAGAACTTCCAGATGAACCGGAACTTCCATTTATACCAGAACTACCAGAAGATCCTGATGTACCTGCACTGCCAGAACTACCACTAGTTCCTGCACTACCAGATGAACCCGATGTACCTGCACTACCAGATGAACCTGAGCTACCATTTATACCAGAACTACCAGATGAACCAGATGTACCCGCACTGCCAGAACTACCACTAGTTCCTGCACTACCAGATGAACCCGATGTACCTGCACTACCAGATGAACCAGAACTTCCCGATGTACCTGCACTACCAGAAGAACCAGAACTTCCATTTATTCCAGATGAACCAGAACTTCCTGATGTACCTGCACTACCAGAAGAGCCTGAACTTCCATTTTCACCAGAAGAACCAGAACTTCCATTAATCCCAGATGAACCAGAACTTCCCGATATACCTGCACTACCAGAAGAACCTGAACTTCCATTTATCCCAGATGAACCTGAACTTCCATTTATTCCTGATGAGCCTGAGCTTCCATTTGCACCAGAACTTCCTGATGAACCTGATGTACCTGCACTACCAGATGATCCTGAAGTTCCACTTGTTCCAGAAGTTCCACTAGCACCATCTACCCCAGATGTACCTGCTGAACCAGAGCTTCCGTTAACTCCAGAACTACCAGAAGATCCCGATGTACCTGCACTACCAGATGAACCCGATGTGCCTGCACTTCCTGCACTACCCGATGAACCAGAACTGCCGTTTGCACCAGAACTTCCTGAACTACCCGATGTGCCTGCACTTCCTGCACTACCAGATGAACCAGAACTTCCGTTTATACCAGAACTTCCTGAACTACCCGATGTGCCTGCACTTCCTGCACTACCCGATGAACCAGAGCTTCCGTTTACACCAGAACTTCCTGAACTACCCGATGTACCTGCACTACCAGATGAACCAGAACTTCCTGAACTACCCGATGTACCTGCACTACCAGATGAGCCAGAACTGCCGTTTGCACCAGAACTTCCTGAACTGCCCGATGTACCTGCACTACCCGATGTACCTGCACTACCACTTGTACCAGCAGAACCTGCACTACCTGATGTACCTGCACTACCAGATGAGCCAGAACTGCCGTTTGCACCAGAACTTCCTGAACTGCCCGATGTACCTGCACTACCAGATGAACCAGAACTTCCGTTTTCACCAGAACTTCCTGAACTACCCGATGTACCTGCACTACCAGAACTTCCTGATGTACCTGCACTACCCGAACTACCGCTAGTTCCTGAACTACCCGAACTACCACTTGTACCAGAACTACCTGCACTACCACTTGTTCCAGAAGAACCATTTGCGGGAACAATCCCCAATGCTTTCCAATAACTACCTTCCCATTCCCATGTTTTCGAATCATAGGTATAGGTTTGACCTATAGTTGGATTTATTGGAAAATTTATTGGCATTTTTTAATCAAAGTAATTTATGTTTATTGAAGTTCTGAATTTGCTATTATTTGAAAGTGGAGTAACACAAAACCAAACAGTATCTTGGTTTCCACTTATTCCAACTCCGGGTTTTATTGAATTATCTTTATAATCAAATTTATCTGTTCCTAAACTTCCTGCTTTACCTATATAGTTAGAAATAATATGACCAGCTGAAGTAACCGTAATAGTTCCATTACCAACAGCATATTGTATTGATGAATTATTTACATCAGTATATGAAGGTTGAGAACTTAAAGTTGGATTAAACTGTATACTTGCCAAATAATTATCGTTTGTTGTTTGTAAAACAGCCACATAATCAATTATAGCGTTTGAAAATGTAGAACCAGTTTTTAATCTATATCCTATTATAGGATATGTAACTCCTGAAGTAGAACATGTTATCTCAGTAGCATTACTTAATCCAACTGTTTTATTTAGTGAGTTTAATGATCCTTCGATACTTACTTGAGAACATATCTGATTGAATTGTCCAGCACCACCAGAAGATCTTATTTCATATCTTATAGGCTGATTTGGAGAAACCATATATACATTATCCAAATGACCAGTACCAGAATGCTCAGCAAAGAAATAAGTTATACCACTTAAATTTAATCCGAATCTAACTCGTCCTACTCCAAGCCATTGAAAATCCACTAAACAAAGATTTGTTTTACTCCAATCTAATGCTGTAATGTCAAATTCATTATTATTCCAAGAATCAGTTCCACCACTAAAAATTTGAGTACCTTTCTTCCATATTTGAAATGATATTGAATTATCAACTCCATTTGATTCTAAAAAGAATCCATCTAGAGTTGATGAATATGGTATATCAAAAGAAGATGAAAAATATCCGACCCTTTTTATAACGTCAGATTCAATATTAAAATCAGAAAAACTAGCTTCAAACAATTGACCCTTTCCGGGTTGATATATTCCTCTATATTTCGATTGTCTAATTACAAGATCTCCAGAACCAAAAACATTCATATTAATTTCTGAGTTATTGGAATTAAAAGCAGAGGTAGAAGAACCACTAATAATTTCATCTACCAATAGTGGTTGTTTATCAGATAAATATTTTAATTCTAAATAACTAGTAATTTCAGAAACTCGAAGTCTACCGAATGCATCTATTGTTGCATTATCTGCGAATGAAACTGTTGAATTGCTATTGAATATGTAACTCATTTATTTTTTATATTATATACCAGTTATTTGATCTTGATATTACTTGTAAAGCCATTTTTGATATTGCCATATCCACATAATTATTTCCATCTATATTTTCTCCTGTTGCTCCAGATATTCTTATTCTTTTTCCTAATTGATTACAATTTCCTAATTCATCTTTTATAGTTAATTTTTTACCATCTAAACCAGTGCAAGACGGTAAGTATAAATTTACTGCCCCATCATAAATAATTCCATAATAAAAATAATCGAATGATAAATTAAAAGAGTTTACATTTATTTCATAAGTTCCGTAATTTTCATACTGTGGTGTCGCAGCAAAAATCTCAACCCATTGGGAAGAATTACCATCATCTATGTAAACAAACTCTAAACCGTTAACTGTATTGAACCATCTATCTCCATCGTATAGTGGAGAATTTGTAGTTCCAGATGGTGCAATGGTTTGGATATAATAGTTATTTATTCCGGATGTTGAAATAATTACAGTATCAGAGGTTCCTGTTATTGAAACTTTTGTTCCAGCAGATAAGGTTTTAAATTCTAATAAATCATTATTTTTCTGAGCAAAAATTCCAGTTGATCCTGATCCTATATTTGTTCCACTGTAAGGGAATATATTTTGTAAAGGAGTTGATCCTGAATAAAAAGTAAATCCAGTTATTGAACTTCCAGAAATTGAAGGTACGTTTAATTGACCTGTCAAAGTCCCACCACTTATTGGTAAGAAATTACCCAACACTCCAATCGAGGATGCGTCTCGGTATTCAATTACATTTGTTGTGTTATTATAAACAAGTACATAATTAGATGAATTATTGTTATTGGGTGTATTGGTTAAATAAAAAGTATTAGCTGATAAATTAGACAAAAAGTTAGTATCTCCAGATACTGTACCTCCGCTAAATTGTGAACCACCAACAACAGGTATTATGTAATAACCGGACATCTATTCTATTTATAAATTATTAATATCTTGATCTATGAATATTTCAATTCCCCCTAAGCTAGGTATGGATATTTTTTTTCCATCGTCAAAAAACAATTCAAATTCTCCTTGAAATTTACCACTCATACTTGTATCCCCTTCCAACCAAGTATATTGAACTGTTCCAGCTGATGCATTAATTACTTGAGCCGTATTAGAAGCTATTACAACAGAACCACACTCATCTATCATTGAAAATGTGCAACCTGTTACATTAGACAAATCAAAAGGTATAATGGCATTTATACAACTTCTTGTTTTAATGTTTATTTGCAAATCTGGCAATGTATCATTTCTTTTTATTATAAATGGTTTTTGGTTCATCTTAATTTATTTTAATTTCATAATCTAAAGGAACAGAATTGCTTATTTCATAATTTATATTTACATATTTAGAAAATTCTATATCCAATTCAGAAATTATATAATTTTTAACAGGATCAAATAAGAATTTAGTTCTCAATTGTTTTACAATTCCATTATTCAAATATTCTACATACCAAATTATTTGATAAACTGTAGGAAACGTGTAAAGAGAACCGTTTAATTCAATATAATAATTACCCAAACTTTCTTGAGTAGTTGTTAAACTTTCAACTACTTGACTTGTACTAAAATTATACGTTGCTGCGGTTAATGAAAATGGGTCAATTAATGTATAATTATCATTTACTCCGTCTATATAATCTATTCTGTAAAATTCCTTATAAATTCTTAATTTTGACATTAATATCTCATTTCAAATAAATAGAATAAAAAAAGGTTTGATGACTATGAGTTATAAAAAAAGCGACACTTTTTCAGTGTCGCTCACAATAAAAAACCGAAAATATTTTATTTTGTTATTATGCTGATAATAAACATCTATCTGGTTGGATTGTGATGCTCACTTTTGCAAGTTCTGCTGCACCATAATCGTAATCATCAAAAGATGCTTTAACTATTTGACATCCAACAAGAGTCCATTTTTCGACTTCTACACCTACTGGATCAAGAGCTTTCAATACAAGGTTTTTCTTGTAACCTACTGCGTAACCCATTTTACCAGTTGTAGATTCAGCATGTAAACGAACCCACTCCATTACTTTCTGAGTCGTAGAAGGTCCGATAACATCGATAAACGTAACATCCATTTCATCCCAAGCGTATTTCGCAGCAATGTATGTTTTAGTATTCATGTAAGGAATATCTACTTTATCTATTGATATCGAAGGCTTCTTGGAAGTCTGTACTAGATAAGATTCAATACCTAATTCCGTAGGAAATTCAAGAACGAATCTGTTTTTCATTTTAGGTTCCTGATCAATTGGAACCGGTCTAAACATTAGTGTTGGCATGATATTTAAGTTTTTATTTATTAATAAATAAAGTAAAAAAAAAAAATTTGAGTTTTTTTTATTTTTTTATGTATATTTACATTAACACAATATTATATATCATATATAAAAACAATGGGAAGACCTAAAATTCAACGAGTTAAAGTTTGTGAAACATGCAAAAAGGAATTCGATGCTGGTAACAAGAAAAACAAAAAAAATTGCAGTGAAAAATGCACTGAATTATATAGAAAAAACCATAAAGACGAAAGGATGAAAAAAATTTTTGATACCATAGAAAAAAAATATGGTAAAAAAAGTTTTTTTGAAACTGATAATTATTATGATAATTTAAAACAAATCAAGAAGGAAAAATACGGAGATGAGAAATATAATAATTATGAAAAAATAAAGAGCTCTTTGAAAGAGAAGTATGATGTAGAACACCCATCTAAAATAAAGGATTATAAAGAAAAATCTGATCAAACAAAATTATTAAAATATAATGATCCAAATTTTAATAATAGAGAGAAAGCAAAAAAAACAACTTTAGATAAATATAAAGTTGATCATCACCTCAAAACTAAAGAGTCCTTAGACAAACTCAAACAAACAAATAGAGATAAATACGGAGTTGATTATACTTTACAAACTGATAAATGCAAAGATAATTTAAAAAAAACAAACCAAAATAAATTTAATTCAGATTATTATTTTAGCTCTGATCTTTATTTGGGCATCCAAAAGCTAAACAAAACAAATAAAATAAAGGAAATTTTAGCTAAAAATGATTTGAAGTTCGATATTAATCAATACAATAAATTAAGAATAAAGACAGATGAAGGCAAATTACACTATTTGAAATATCAACTTACTTGTAAATTATGTGACAATATATTCGAATGGTCTTTTGATTCTATACCAATTTGTAGAAGATGTTATCCATTAACTAGCATTTCAAAACAACAAGGTGAATTCAAAGATTTTTTAGATTCACTAAATCTAGAATATGTTGAGAATACAAAAAAAATTATTGCTCCTCTGGAGTTAGATTTCTACTTACAAGATCACAAAATAGCATTTGAATTGAATGGGAATTATTTTCACTCTGAAATGGGTGGAAACAAACTTCCCAATTATCATTTAAAAAAATCTCAATTATGTAATAATGAAAATATTAAATTGATACATATTTTTGAAGATGAATGGATGTTTAAAAAGGATATAGTGAAAAGTAGAATTAAGAATTATTTGAATTTAACGCCTAATAAAATTTATGCAAGAAATTGTGAAATAAAAGAAATCACATTTATGGAAAAGAAATTATTTTTAGAAGAAAATCATATACAGGGAAATGATGTGAACTTCAAAAGTTATGGTTTATTTTTAAAAAATGAAATTGTTTCAGTAATGACTTTTTGTAAACCTAGACTAGCCCTTGGAAACAAATTAAAAAATAATCAGGACAAAGAAAATTCAGTAGAATTATCTCGTTTTTGCTCTAAAATTGACTATAATATTATTGGGGGTTTTGAAAAACTTTTAAATCATTTTTTAAAAAACAATCCTGAAACTAAAGAGATTTTCACTTATGCAGATTGTCGTTGGAGTGGTTTAAATCCGGAAAATACTGTTTACCATAAATGCAATTTCGAATATATCAATACAACTAAACCTAATTATTTTTACTTCGAAAAAAGTAACTATTTTATAAGATATCACCGTTTCAAATATAATAAACAAAAATTAATAAAATTATTCAATGAAAATTCTGAATTGACTGAATGGCAAATAGCAAAAAAAAATAGAATGGATAGAATTTGGGATTGCGGAAGTATGAAATTTGTACTTCACATATCATAGAAAAGGATTGTTTTCTTTCTTTAAATAGATAATATTTTTCTCTATTTCAGAGCAAATTTCCTCGAATTTTAATATTGAATCTATTTCTAAATTAAACCATTCTCCTAACAAGGCATATTCAAACGAATCAACTTTTTTTGTTCTGAATGACCTATGTAATACTCTTTCAATTTTAGTAGAAAATTCTGAACTATATGTTTTAATTAATTGTATTTGATAAGGACAACCAGTTTGTAATTGACTTAATCTTTTAGTAGCATTTCTGCTTATTCCAATCTTACTTATATTCAATTCAGGAATGAAAAATAAATAAATAATTTTATTTTTATTTGACACATAATAAAAATAATTTATATAAAAAAATAGTGAATACTTTCATACATAAAATAAAAAAAGGGACCTTTTCAGATCCCTTTTCTTTATAAAACTTTTATTTATTAAAAGTCTTCAAAATTAGCACCAGTAGGAAGAACTTGGAAAGTTAAGTCAATGAATTCGAGAGCTGGAGTAGGCTTGATTTGAATCTTACCAGTTAAGGTATTTCTATCACTATCTACAGAAGCATTATTAAAATCGTCAACTACTACTCTGAATCCTGCAAGACCTCTTTGGTTTTGAATTTGTAATAACAAAGGTTCAACTTTAGCTAAGAACTGGTCACGTACAGTCTGATCGTTAGGTTCGAATAACAAGGTCTGAGAAGCTGCAGCAATCAATCTGCGAACTTGCAACAAGAGTCTTCTTACGTTAATTCTATCAAGAGCAGATTGCTTAACCTGAAGAGTTTTTTGACCTTGAATTGTAACACCTTCTTGAATTGTTGTGTTTATAGGGTTGATATTTACATCATAAAGATTATCTCTATCATCTCTAGTTAATTTAACATCAGCTTTCACACAATCAACTTTACCTCTTGTTAAACCAGCAGGTGCAAACCATGGATAAGCAATGTTATCAGTTAATGCTATGCTTTTAACAACTTGAGATGTTGGAGAAGTAAATACAAATTGTTGATATGTAGCGTCGAAAATTTGAATCCAAGGCCAGTATGTTGCTGCATAATTTGAATCTAATCCTACTCCTTGTAAATCGGTTGCTATTGCAGCACTATCTTGAGAACCATCAGATGCATAACGAGGAGCATCTATAATATAAACTGCATCAGCTCTATTTTCAACCATTGTCAATGAATGTTCTACTGATTTATAATGATCAAACCAATTTAAATCAGGAGTGGCAAATAAATTAACATCTACTGTTTCAGGGATTGCCATTAAATCTACAGCATCTTTGAATGCTTGAACGTTGTCTAAATCATTAGCGTCATCAGTAAATGTAACTGTTCTAAATTGATTCCATCCGTCGAAACCACCAGCCGGAGCTACAGTGAATTTAGCCTGAGATTTTGTATAATCTGAAATAGAGCCTTTTGTACCAGTTACAAACAAATCTGTTGTTGCACCACTTTCCATGTGGAAGCCTTTTATTGTTGTAACACCAGTTGTGATAGCACCTTGATACTTAAATAAATCTGCTTCTATTGATTTTATTGAAGCCTTTTGACCTACTAAATTAGCAGTAAACAAAGTATAAGCTAATTCAGAAATTCCTAAATATGTTTTAGAAACAGTATCAGTAGCAGCATATGATGTTTTGTATAATAATTGAGTAGAAGTTAAACCTGAATCTGCGAATGTTCTCAAATTGTAACCTTTAAAACCTGCCGGAACTGTGTTTCTTGGGAAATTATCAGCCAAAGTCACAGTTACGAATTGGGAAACTCTTGGATATGTTTCATCTGTTGTACCTATTGCTTTACCTATGAAATTCGGCTGAGTGTCATCCATTGTAAGACCCCTATATAATTCCAATCTTCCATTAGTTAAAGTATTAGCATCTGTATCCTCGAATTTACGAATAACAACATCAAATACTTTATTTGTGTTGTCTATATTAGCTATAGAAATTTTTATTTCTCTAGATGAGGCATCTCCATCAGAAACTGTTTCAAAATAAAACATATCTCTTACTGATGAACCTATAACTTTTGAAACAATCATCGGTGTTGTAGAATTCTTATATGAATCTGCAAAATTTGTAAAATTAACCGTATTGGAATACGATAAACCTTCAAGTAGATTTAAAGTTCCTGCCGAAAATGCTTGTCTTATAAAATGAGGTGTCACAACATCAACAAATAAACCATAATCGCCTGCTACATTTTTTGGATTAGTACCTAAAGAATTTACTATATAACTTTTTTGTGTTTCATCTAAAGAAACATTAAGAGTTGAATTAGTTAAAGCAGTCAATGGTGTATTAGATCCACCGGATAAACTAAATACACCTAGAGGAGATCCTAAACCAGACACAGTCAAATCTGTTTCTGCCGAATAATATGGAGTACCATTTCCATCTTTTTTACTTCTAATAACACATAAAGTTGCTCCAGAATAGTCATTCGATATACTTACGTTACTGTTCAATGAGAAAGTATCTGGAATTATCAAATCAGTCCCATTACCACCAGTAGATATAATACCAAGCGAAGATGCTACAACATTGAATGCTGCAGAATAAACAGCTGTTGTTACAGAACCACTGAAGTGAATATTTACAGTGTTACCACCAGCGGTATTACCAGAAATATCACCACTAACACCACCAATATAATCCTCTAATGTATTAATTGTAAAGTTTATAACTGATGTGGTATTTGCATTAAAAGTTATTCCAGATCTAGATGTTGTACCAGAATATAAAGCTCCAGTAGGTGCAGAGATGATCCATGCAGGAGAATTTGTGAAACCAACTTTTCCTAACACTCTTGTCATCGTCAACTCAGACGATTGATTCAAAAATGCATTTGCCACGTAAGGCAAAGGATAATCTGGATTGGTACCACCAAATCTGAACAAGAAATTCTCTTGTGATGGAACTTTTACTGGTTCAAATGCGGGACCTTTTAAGGTTAATCCCACCATTCCCAATCTAGTTATACCTATTCTTGAAGCGAAGAACGTGAAATCTTGCTCTCTTGTATATACTCCCGGTGAAACGAATACTGTTTGTGCCATTTATTTTTATATTTTTATATTTTATGTTATTATTTTTTATTTTTTTGATTTTTTTAGAAATCTTCAAAATTTGCTCCAGTAGGAAGAACTTGGAATGTAAGATCTATAAATTCAAGAGCCGGTGTAGGTTTAATTGCTATTTTACCAGTTAAAGTATTTCTATCAGAATCTTCAGTAGCTGTATTAAAATCATCTACTGTAACTTTATATGCGAATATACCTCTCTGATTTTGTATTTGTAACAATATAGGCTCAACTTTTGCTAAGAATTGGTCACGCACTGTTTGATCGTTTGGTTCGAATAACAATGTCTGTGAAGCAGCTGCAACTAATCTTCTAACTTGTAACAACAATCTTCTAACATTTATTCTATCCAAAGCAGATTGTTCAATTTGCATAGTTTTCTGACCTTGAATTGTTACACCTTGTTGAGCAACTGTATTAATCGGATTAATATTTGCATCATACAAAGTATCACGATCATCTCTAGAGAGATTTATGTCAGCTCTAACACAAGTCACTTGACCTCTATTTAGACCTGCTGGTGCGTACCAAGAATATGCAATATTATCAGTTAAAGCTATATTTTTTACAACTTCTGAAGTTGGAGAAATATAAATGAATTTATTACTTGTTGGGTCTTCAATTTGAATCCAAGGCCAATATGTAGCTGCATAACTAGAATCAATACCAGATTCTTCTACAGCAGCAGCAGCTTGTGAAGCGGTTGCTTTTGCAGAATCAGTAGACAATCTTGGACTTTCTATTACATATATAGAGTCTGCTCTATCTTCAACCATAGTCAAGCAATAATTAACAGCATTCAAATTATCTGAATAATTTACATCTGGAGCAGCAAATACATTTATATCCACAGACTCAGGTGGTGCCATTAAATCAACACAAAGTTTAAATGCGTCTAAATTGTCTTCATCAGCAACATCATTAGTGAAGGTTGGAATTGTATAAGGTTGCCATCCATCAAATCCACCAAAAGGAGCTACTGTGAATTTTCTTTCTGGTTTTTCATAATCAGTCAAACTTGTTTCAATACCAGTATAGAAAGTAGATGTTGGAGCTGTGCTTTCCATATGAAAACCTTTAACAGTAGCTACATCTGTTGAATCAGAACCTTGGAATTTAAAAATATCTTTTTCTAAAGTTTGTATTGCATTTTTTACACCTACAACAACAGATGTTAAACCAGTATATGCTAATTCAGAACAACCTAAATATGTTTTAGAAACAGTATCTGAAGAAAGGTAACTTGTTTTATAAAGAATTTGAGGAACATTAGCAGTTGTGCCAGTTCTTAATGTATAACCTCTGAAACCAGCAGGAACTTGATCTTGTGGGAAATTATCTGCTAAAGTTATTGTTATGTAATTTGATTGTCTTGGATATATTTCATCCGTTGTACCTATCATTTTACCAACAAAGTTTGGCTTAGTTCTATCCATTGTACATTGACGGAACAATTCTAATCTACCACTAGTCAAAGTACTTGCATCAGTGTCGAAAAATCTTCTTACAACTAAATCAAATGTATTATTGGCAGGATCTAAGTTTACAAAAGAAACTTTTATTTCTGCAGCAGAAGCATCACCATCAGATATAGTTTCAACTTTAAACAAATCCCTAACCGTACTTCCTACAACCTGACCAACAATCATTGGAGTTATAGAATTCCTGAATTGTTCTGTATAATCCTTATATGCATCATTTGACTTAAATTCAAATGAAGTTGTCAATGCTGTTCCTATGTTACCAGCAATTGTTGATGCTGTATATGTAGCACATTGACCAATTAAGTGTGGGAAAATTGAATCTACATAAAAACCAGTATCACCATCAAAACTTTTAGGGGTTTGACCCACTAATTTCAAAATATAAGTATCATCAGCTTCATTAAGTGATACAGTTATAGCTGAACTAGAAAATCCAGTGATAGGTCCTGTTGTTCCAGAAATTCCAAATGAATTTAATAAAGTACTTGTTCCAAATAATGTTAAATCTGTAGAACCAGTATAATAAAAATTTCCAGTATTCGGATCTTTTTTACTTTTGATAACAGATAGCGTAGTACCACTCCACTCATATGCAGAAGCCTCCGAAGTTATCAACCATGCATTTGAACCTGAATAACCAACCTTACCAAGTACTCTTGTAAGAGTCAATTCAGATGATTGTGATAAAAATCTGTATGCAACATATGTTAAAGGATAATCAGAGTTTGGATTACCAAATCTATTAGAAAACCCTTCTGATGAAGCAATTTTTATTGGTTCAAAAGCAGGACCTTTGGGCGTTAAACCGACCAATCCAAGTCTGGTTAAACCTATTCTTGAAGCGAAGAATGTGAAATCTTGCTCTCTTGTGTATACTCCCGGTGAAACGAATACTGTTTGTGCCATTTATTTTTATATTTAATTTTTTTGTTTATTTATTTTGGTTTATATATTGTTCAGCATCTTTTTTTGCTTGAGCCATTTTATCGATTGGTTCCTCATTAATTATTATCATTTCTCCCATCCTAAAAACACCCAATTTATTCAGATAATCTTGATCAAATTCATCGATTTCGATGATTTGTCCGGGCTCCAAAAGTTCTCTTTTTCTGATATTTCTGAACCCATACTCAACTTTGATCCTTCTTCCTGATATATTTTGAGCTTTCAATTTTCCTATTCAATTTAAAATAAATAGTAAATAAATTTTGAAAGTCGCAGGAAAAAAAATTAAAATTGTTTAAAAATTGATATTTTCAATTATTCAATAATGATATTAAACTTTTTTGATTAAATACACTTTCAAAAATTAATCAAGCATTTACATCAAATACTACAAAATTATTCGAAGTGTCATAAAAGCCTAACTTCGATACACCACCCTCTCTAGTAAATATTTTTTTAGTTTGAGAATCATATATGTATGTAGAACTTGTAAAATCTCCAACCACAGTAGCATTTTCACAATAATTATTTTGAATTATTTTACCTGTTAATATACCAGAAGAGTTTGTATTAAGATCAGAATTTTCTAAATAATTTCTAACAATATCACTTGTATCCAAAAGACATTGATCAATACTGGATTCAGGCATTATTTTATTATACAATATTTCAGAATCTAATAACTGATTATAACTAATAGATGAAGCAGCTAAAATATTTGATGCTATAAGAGAATATGTCCTATTATAATTAAATGAAATGACACTGTCATTTAATTCGTTTCTATAAATATGTGATGTAGTAATACCTGTGTTGTAATTAATATTGCAACTATTTTTCAAAGTATTTTCAGAAATATTTGACCCATCAAATATGTTATAATTTATTAAAGAAGCATTTTGACAATGATTAAAATTACAAAAAACACTACTAAATTGATTATAGGTTATTTCTGAAAAACTTTTTAAATAATTTTGATTTATTTGACTTGAGGTTAAATTATTCTCAGCAATTTTGCTGTGATTATCAATAAAATTTTCAACTATATTGCTAGAATTTTGTAAAATATTATTATATATCTGCGAACTATTATTAATATTATTATAACTTATGTTTGAATTACTAGCATTGTTACTATATATTGATGATTCGAAGTTTAAAATATTATTATACAAATTATTATTTAGAAATATATTTTGATTTATATTGCAGCTTTCATTCATAAATAAGCGGTTCATAGTACTAGCAGTCAAAAAATTACCATATATATCACATGATGAATATAATTTACAAGACTCAATAGTACTGCCACTATTAAGGCTATTATTTTGAAAATAACAAAAACTATCCAATTCAATTGCATTTAATCTAGTTTGTAAACCAAAATAGTTATCATATAAATATGAATGATCTAAACTTATATTAATTGCTAAATCTCCTTTAAAATTAATTAATTCGCAACGTGAGTTTACTATTTTCAAATTTGATATTCCTAAAAAATAATTATTAGTTTCAGCAAATAAAACATCAGAATATAGACCAAATGGAATGCCAACAATTGGATTATATTTTAAATATAACTGTGTTTCGTTTATCCACCATGAATATTGTGATGGATCATATTTAGCTAAAATTTGATTATCAGCATTATATCTCTCTATTAAAATTCCGTTAGTCCAATCTACTTTTATTTCATCAATAATTTTGTTGTAATGTGTTACATTTGAATAAGGCAATTTTAACCAATCTGTACCATCCAATTCAAAAGCATCAACTGAACTACCCGTATTACCGCTTATGTTTTCCCAAGCATATCCACCCCAGTAAACAACTTGACCAATAGTGTAAATAGGAATTGCTGATAAATCTGGATTATCACCGTCCCATATTCCCATTAAACCAGAACCATCATTGTTTAAGTAACTATTTGGATCAGTTATGTATTTTGGATTATAAAATTCCCCAAAACCAGCATCAGATATTTCTGATGTCGAAATAGCTTGCATATAGATTGTAATTCCCAAATCATTACCATCATCATATAAAATTTCTGGCAAGTGACCAAATGGGTTATCCGTGGAACCACTTAATCTATTTTTATTAAATCCTGTTATTTTATATGTTGAACCGGGAGAAAGTGTTGAGCCAGTAATTAAACTCTTTAAATTCTCGTATGTAGTTTCAATATTTACGTTATATGTAACTGTAGCCATAGTTTATTTTTTTTATTTATTATTTTGAAAATATTTTTTAATTCTTTTACTTAATCTAACTCTTGGATCATTTTCATTTCTGTTCATTTTTTCATAAGGAATCATAAAACCAAAACTTAACATTATTCTTTGTGAATTAAATTTTCCAGTTTTATGCTTGAACAAAGAGGCTTCAAAACAATACAAATCTTTATTTTTTACTAAAAATTTATCTTTCTCAACAAAAAAATCATAGTCTTCTGACAAAACAGATAAATTACATTTATAATTTATAAAACCATCTACTGAAGCATCGTAGTGAGGACTAACTTCACCACCTTTATCCATATTTACAACTTGTAAAAAAGTATTGTTCAAATCAAAGTTAAAATGATCTGCTATTTTTTTTTGTAAATCGAGTATAAATTCTGGAGGTTTATTATAAAAAATTTCTCCAATTGATTGGTATTCAGTTATATAATTAGTCATTTCGTTGTTAGATATATCAAAAATAAATGAATTACCATTTAATGTTTTAGATATTTCATTTAAATGATGATTTGGTTTTTTATAGGAATGATTCAAAGATTTTGTCCAAACTATTATTTGTTCAACTTGTGAATCACTGATAAAATTCTCTATTTTTTTATAAGTTTCAGACCCCATTTATCTAAGAATTCTTTTGGACCAATATTTGCTTCCATTATTGATAAATTTTGTTTTGCTAAAATTTGATTCATTTTTGACTCTTCTCCAGCCATAGTGCAAAACCAATGGGTTGCCGGATATTCACCAGTTGGAGAAACAGGTATCTTCATAATATCTTTGCTAACCCAAGCTTCTCTAACTTGTTCAACTTTTGAATTTTCAGTTAATATATTTATTCTCATTTTTATTTATTTAAGTAAATTTTTAATAATCTTTCTTTCTTGTTTTGTAGTGAATTTAGACTTAGTTAAATTTACTATTTCTTTGATTTGTTCTTCGGAATATGAGTTTAAAAGTATTGATTTAATATTTTCACATTCTAAATAAGTCATTTCGAAACCATCTCTTGAATCATCAACCCAATTATCATTATCTATGGATTTTAAAAATTTATTATCCGTAGTCCTTTTTATTAATTTTATCATTTTTATATTTTTTAAAATTTTTTGTTTTAATCTGCATAAACTTCAAATGACAATATTCCACTCGAACAAAATTGATTTGCTTTATTTGTCGGTATTGTTAATAATAAGCTTATTTATTATATATCTTGTTAACATTATTTTAATTTGTTATATCTGTTATTACTAAAACATCATTTTCATCATAATAAGAAAGTCTCAAAGCCTGATCCGATCTTCTGAATATATTACAGTTATAATAACCATAAACCGTAGTTGCAGTTGTAAAATCTATGAAAGCGACATCGTTTGTAATAGTATTTTGTTGGAAATAATCTACTACAGTATTGTTTGTAAAATTATCTCTTATAAAATTATCATAAAAATATTCTCCTATTGTATTATCATAGAAATTATTTCCTATAATATTTCCTTTATATTGACCTCCTCCAAAACCAAATCCATCCTGTATTTCATTTGATGAAAAATTTACACCAATAGAATTATGAGAAAAATCACCTAAATTATTTAAATAACAATAATCACCAATTGTGTTTTGATTAGTTTGACCAGAAAAATTATTAACCGTACAACCGAAACCTATATTGTTATATCCAAATTCTTGAAATATCTGATTTCCTTTGAAATCTGTTTTTAATCTATTACTCCAAAAATTTGTCAATATTAAATTTCCTTTGAAATTATTCATAATTTCATTATTCTCAAACAAATATCCTCCTATATTATTAATTATTCCTATTGTATTAGTATTGAAACTGTCGCCAATATTATTTTTCCAAAAATTATTATATATAGAATTTTGATAAAAGTTGTAACCTACTTTATTTTCATTAAAATTACCTATAAATGAATTCTGATATACAGTTCCTATCATCGAATTATTCTGAAAACTTCTATCAATTAGATTTTCATAAAAATCATCTCCAATATTATTATTATAGAAATCACCATTGCTGAAAGTCAAGAAATTTCTTGCGAATCCATCTCCAATAAAATTATTATCAAAATCTTGTCCATCATCATCTCCCAACATATTATATTCAAAATAATTTCCAATTCTATTATCTGCCATATCACAAATTATAATATTATTTCTAAATCTAACCCCTACTTTATTTCTATCAAAATCATCGTTTATAATATTATATTGAAAATATGTACCTGTAGTATTAGAATCCATATCATCATCAAAAGTATTACTAAATACTCCATCTCCGAATACATTATTTTCATAGTTCCCATTTAAAAAAACGTTGTTTGATAATAAAAATGTATTTTCATCACTATTATAAAGAGACGCATAATTTCCTAAATAAGTATTATAATTTTGATTATTATTAAAAGTATAGTATTCACTATATCCTGAGGATGTAAACAAATTACACTGAAATGGATTCAATTGTCCCATATACTCTCCACGAGAATAACCAACATTAGTCATTGATACAATTGTTGTTCCTGTAACTTGCATACTAGTATTATCGTTAACAGCAATTATTTCATAATACATAAAACAACCAATTGGAGAATTGTACGGTGTATAAACTGCCAATACATCTCCTTCTATAAAATCTGAACTAAATGTAGTACCTATACCTGTTACCAATCCGTTCCCACTATCAATAGATACTGTACCTTGATAAAATCTTTCGCAATAATATGTACTATATCTTTTAAATTGAACTGCGACAAAATCATAATCAGCTCTATTACCATACTCGTCAATACGTTCTGTAATTCTACCCTTTGCTAAGTTATTAGTGACTTCAGTTGTTGTAAAATCTATATCATACTTTATTGTATGATTTGGAAACGTTGGAGAATAAACATTTGAAGAAATTGCATTTCCTGAAATAGCTAACACTATTAATGGTTCAGTATTTCCGGTTTTATAATTTCCTGATGTAATTGCATTTCCCATGTTATCAAAATCTGGTTGATCATAACAAGTCTGGAAATCAGTAATTAAATAATTAGTTCCAGCACTTAATGTACTACCTGTGTAATAATTATATAATTCATCATATGTAACACTAACTATACTACCTACAGAAATAATTCCAGTCAAATTACTTCCATCTCCATAGAATGAATTTGCATAAACATCCCCACTTAAGTTTAAAATATTAGATATTGAATCAAATGTAAAATTTGAACTTGCACCAAAACTATTATTATCATTGAACTGAACCTCTGAATTATTACCTGCTGGATTTGTTGTTCCACCAGAACTTGCTCCTGATAACGATTGTAAGTATGTCAAATTACCATCCATTTCGGATATGGTAAGTTTTGAACCTTTAACTGATCTTAATACTAATCCCATTTATTTTTTTTATTTTAATTTATTCTAAATAATCATCTACATATCCATTGACCACGAAATCATTTACAGTACCAATCATCGGATTTGGGTTATTCAAAGAAGAACTACCACCACTTTCACTTATATCAATACGAATCTTGTTGATTGCTTGGACTTTTTCCCACAATCTAGGATCCACAATTTTACCATGTAAAGTCATAGGAACAACAACGCTAAACCTTCTATCTGCTTCTATGTCATCTACAGTATTTTCTTCCGAAGGATCACTCATTTCGGTGAAAAGAGGATAACCATTAATGTTTATGTATGCTTCTTTGTCAGAAAATGTATTCGCAATTATTTCCTCATAATATACATTAGTATCTTCCATGTAATGAGAAAAAAATCTTAATTCATATTCAATATCTACCCTTGGAGGTTGAGGAACTTTATAAATATCATATCCCTTAATTAGACCATCAAAGTTCGCTACCTTCAAAAAAGTAAATTTCTTTTTTTTGGGTATAGTTGAACGTTTTAAAGGATTTTCACCCGGTTTAACGGATTTTCTCCTTAAAGTCATAAAAGGCATCGTAATTTCCTGCCCAGCTTCATCTCTAAGATATTTAAAATTATTCCTGAATTCAGCCCATCGTTCTTGAGTCAAAAATATGACAGGAACAGCTCTTGTATTAGCCCTTTCATCAATAACAGAAATTTCTAATGAACGAATAAAAGATATTAGACCATCATCCATATCTTCCAAAAGAAGCCTTTGTGGAAGATAATCAAAATTTCTAAAGCTTTGATTTAAAAAATTATCAATATTTCTAGTTATAGACATGTGATTTTTATATCTATAAATAGAAGAAATAATTTAATAAAAAAACACTATTTCTAAAAAATGCAACCTACTTTAGGCAATGAAATTGATAAAGGTTAATTCATTTGACATTCTTTTGTAAAGATTATTTTTAAATATGAAATAGGAGGAGTCTAATTCCATATATCTTATAATTTTATAACTAACGTTAGATCTAACTTTCTCTACTCTCTTTTTATCCTCTAAAACTAAACCTAGTGATTTAGCTTTATCTATAAACCGACTTCCAGTGGATTTAGACTTCCTGCCAAAACTATTAGCTATTTTATTTCTAGATAAAGTCAGATCTGTATTAATTCTTTTATTCCGTAATAAATTATCATTAGAATTTTGAAGTTCACGCTTTTTATATTTTTCAGTCAAATGACTAAGATATTTTCTCAAATACCTCTTAATTTTTTTCCGTGTGGACTTTGCCTCAATTTTGCCGAACTTCTTTAATTCTTCAGATAATATTTTCTCTTTTAACTTAAATTCCTGTGTATGTAAATTTTCTTCCAAAACCAGAGTTTTCAAAATAACTTCCAGCTCTTTCGGATTTTTATACGCTAACTTATACCCCTTTTGGGTTTTAATCTTAAATTTTTCTTTAATTTTATTGAAACTAGAGAAATATAAATTATTATTTTTTTTCTCAATTAAACCGTTTTTAATTAGGAATTTGACTTTTGATCTTAAATTTGATTCAGAAATCCCTAATTTATTAGCAAAAAAACTATATCTTTTAGTAATATCTAAAATAATTCCTCCAGAATATAAAAATTTAAGAGAATAGAATACACTAATGGCTTTTAACCATTGGTTATCCTTAGCTAGTATTGTAACTAGCCCTCTATTTATTTTAATAGTATTTGCCAACTGACAGTATGAAAACTGTCAAATTTATTATAAAAAATTATAAAAAACAAAGTGATTGTTTAACGGGCTTGGAATACGTCAGAGTTAACCTCGACTCCTTTTATTGTTATATAGAAGAATTTATCTGATCCAAAAGCGTATTTATTATTAATATCTGACGCACCGTTATCAATAATCTCATAGTAGTTTCCTTTGTGATATATAAAATCACCCATACGAATAGTAGCGTTAATTTCCTCTAAGTGAGTCAAATACACATGTGCTGTAAACTTGCCTAAACCTTCTCTAATTAATCCACCCGGAGCAAAATAACTTGGAGAATCTGTTTCGACTGTTACTCTTCCGAAAATTTCAATAGGTGCTTCATAAACTTTTTGTTTTGCCTCACCGTAAACTCTATGTGTTTTGGTAGTTCGATAATCAATTCTATAAAGTAGAAAACTTTCTAATAAAATATCATTTACAATTTCCCTACCCATCCCATCTAATAAACGTCTTTCTTTTTCTCCAAAAAATAATCTTATACCTTTTTTGTTTACGTCTAATTCCTTAGCCTCCTCTGGTTTGGGTACCCTCTCGTTTCTGAGTTCGTTATTATTTGATGGTAAATCTGCCATTTATTAACCTATGTAAATTCCTAACATATTGTAGGATAGTGTTTTATTTATATTTTCTTGCATAGAAGAATTATTTTCAAGCAATGCTTTGAAATTTAATTTTTCTAATTGAGTTTTAATTTCTTCTTTCAAATTAGCCATATCATCTTTAGCAGTTGATAAAAGATCGGAACTGTTTAAAGTTAATTCGGCATCTGGAATTGGTAAATTTCCTCCAAATTTACCTCTAATTGATAAACCTAAAATTCTCATCGATATTGCTAGAGCATACCTTTGAACCCAATATTTACCATTTGAATTTAATTCATCATAAGTTAAAAATTCTAATCTTGCATCAGCAGGACCGGATACTAACCCATTTCCTTGAGATCCTGTTCCTCCTGTATAATTTGGATTAGCAGAATAACCACTGTAAGACCAGTTACCAGCTTGACCTATTTCATCATAATAACGATAAAATACAGTTCCGGGAGTTTGACCACCAACACCACCAGTAATACCATAAACAGTATTGCCCGTATTATTTGGTATTGGATATAAACTTAACCTTTTTGTTCCATTAGCAGCACCAGTAATTCTATAAGAATATTCAGCAGATCTAACTTTATTTCTAACTTTTGCTGATGTAGATGTTAATAAAGTATCAAAAACTGGCATAATATAATATAAACTATGACCAGCGAATGATGCACCAAATTCTGTAAATGCAATATTTGAATTCGAAAACGCATCAAGACCAAATAAATTAATCATTGATGGCGTAAACCATAAAATTTCATTTATTTCTCTTCCAGCTGGTATAAAATAATCTTGTGTGCCAGCAGAAAGAGTAATTGAAGCTGTTTTCATTTCTCTAATTGAGTCAGAACCAGCTCCAGCTTGCTCAGAATAAGCTTTAGAAAAAGATCTTTCAAAAGAAAAATTATTTGAAACGTATTTTAATGTAAAATCAATGTCTTTTGGCAAACCTAACATCTGCGACATTCTGTTCTCTAAAGACCAATTATTTATAAAAGTAGAATATTCTCTGATGGATTTACAAAAAGCAACTTCTAATTGTGAATCAGCCAATTCAACTTGGACAACTGGTTCTCCAAGTTCTTGACGAATCATATAGAATAACTCCTGTTTATCAGTTTCAGAAGTTCCACTCAGACAATTAAATACACAATCAGACATTTAAATTTAAATTATTGATTAGCACCTTTACTATAGAAAGGATTTGTGTCATATTTTGATTTGAAAGCTACCCAAGTTCCAGAAGAAACTGTTACCCCTGATACTAAAATATCTATAGATGTACTATTAACCGTTGGAGTCCAAGTAAATGATGGACCATTCAATGGATAAATGACTATAGATCCTGCGGTCAAACAAAACAACTGATGAACAGTAGTTCCTGTTCTATAGCCAGTAGAATCGAACGGATAAAAATTGTAATTTCCGTTGGTTAACAATGGAATTGCTTGATAATTAGCTGCTGTATTTCCCATGATAAATTTTAATTATTTCTAATTTATAAATAGTTTGAAATAAACTTTTTATTTTATAATTTTAATACATGCAGAAAAGTGTTATAAAAGAATTTTATAATAATTTGGACGAATTCAGCAAAAAATTAGTCGAACATTATATTGATAACGATTATGTTCCAAAAGTTAGAACTGGGTTAGGAAAAAAAAATAATTTTTTTTATGAGCATAATTCCAAAAAAGGGGTTGAAATTGTCCGCGAAATTATTAAATTTAAAAAATTACAGTTAAATTCAGGGTTTTTGACTTTAAATTCAAAAAAAGTGTTTAAATTTGTAACTAATTCTGTTGAAAAACGTTTTAATTCAAAAAACAAAACAAAACAAAATGAAAGCAAAAGTAAAATACCCACTTCTCGGACTGAAAAAAGGTGAATTTGTTGAAATTCAAAAAGAATTTGATTCTTATTGTCTAATTATTCATGAAAATTCACTTATCCGAGTAGATAAGAAAAATTTAGAAATACAAAAAAAATAATGGATTTTTTACTTCATTTAGTTGGATTATGTCCTGATACAAATAGTCATTTTGATTTAATTAATCTCTATATGGTTTATATAGAGAATAATTTCAGCTTCAAAATTTTATTAAAATATTTAGAACAGAAAATAAATGCGTAAAATATATAACCAAATAAAATTTCTTATTTTCTGTTGGTACAAAGGTCATAAATTTGGAACCGTAAGATTCCATAAAGATTCTGAAGAATCTATTTGTGCAAGATGTGGTTATAAAAGAAAGAAAAAATTTAGAACTTATTATGATGATGATTTCTTTATTTACTGAAATTCTCTCGTATTAATTTTGATACAATCTTTCTAATCTTGCTCTCTTGAATATTATTTTTTAATTCAGAATCAATTTGATTGATTAGTTTATCAGCTGTGTTCAATATTTTAGATTTACTTCTTTCTAAAGATTCTCTGTCTGCACCTAAAGCAGCAATATTGTATTTACTAGCCTCAGATTGAATTCCATAATGATTCTTAATGATTTGAGCAACACTTTCAGTTCTAACTTCTAATTGCTCACGATCTTCAGGTTTTACTTTAGCTTCACCACCATAACTTTCTGCCAGCATTTTCTTTGCTAACGCAGAAACAACTCTATTGAAATTTTTTAAATCTTCTTTATTTTGCTTTAAAGGCTCAGGTATAAATGTGCCAGTTTTTTCACATACAGTAAGAATGGCATTAAACAAGGGAGTCAAATTTTGTTCATAATCCTTTTCTAAAACATTATAATCTGCATCTCCTTCCGGTTCTATTATTTCTCTTCCCGGAATAGCCTCAACCATGTTATTAGTATAAACCATCGCAGTTTCAAAGCCACCAGTTCTTCTACCATAAAGACCTTTTGAAGTTATATATTTTGCTAATTGATATTCTTTACCTTCAATCGGTTCATTCATAGAATATCCTTGATCTTGTAAAAAATCCCTAATTACATCCGGATTTTCTTTCGCCCATTTAACCTTTTGTGGAATATCAGATTTTCCTTTAGTTTGTAATGAAGATTTAGGTTTAGTAATTACAATTCCATTTTTAGTAAATTCATCCTTAATTTTATAACCAACTCCCTCCCAATAATCTTTTGGTCCAGCCAAAGATGCAGTAGGGTCAGCAACTGTAATAATAAGTGAATTTAATAAAGAATAATTCCAAGCAGTATTTCTAGTCTGGAATTTTTTCGCTCTTTCGTAGTTATCTATCAAAAATAAGAATATAGTATCATCCTCGATAGCTCTTTGTAAATCTTGAAAATATTGTTCGAGTCTATTTTTAATTTCTGAATTTTCAGTGTTATCCGCAGCGTTTTCAATAGCCTTCTCTAATTCTTGAACATTATTAACTACACTTCTTAGTTCTTTTACATCATTTAAACTCAAATTACCAGTATCTTCAGCAGGTTCCATTTTTTTTGCTTTGTAATACTCTTTTTTGAGTTCTCTTAAATTATTTAATATTTGATTCGTTTTTTCCTCAGTCGCATTCATAGGTAAAAAATAACCCCATCCAAACTGACCAGTTTGATTATCTTTAAAATAAGTTGGTTTTGGAATGGTTTTATCATAAGTCTGCTTACTTGTAACTTTTAATAAATTACCCATTACTGCCGTCTCTTTCGTTCCATCTTCACCCCTCAAATCTGAACTTAATAATAAGTAATAACCATTTACAGTAGGGGTGGTTCTGAAAATACTTACGTCTTCACTTAATTTTTTGTCTTTTGATTTAACTATGTGAAAATTCAATTTAAATTTATTTTTGTTCATTATTAGAGTTTTTTTATAAATATTATAAAAATCTAAATATTTAATATAAAGATTGGTAATGTTATTAAGTGAAAAATATTCTAGTAGAATTAAAGAATTAGCAGGTATTTTATCTGAAAATAAAAACGAAAAACTTGTTAAATTAGGTTTCTCAGAAGAATTTGCTACTTTTTTAAATGAAATAGGTGGAAAATATGCAATGGTTCTCGGAGACTGGTCAACAAAACAATATGCCGGAGATCATGGTATAACTAGTTCTAATTTAAAAGAAATTTTACCCCAACTAGACCAAAATAAAGTTATCGAATATCTAAAAAATAACGAAACCACAGTAAATACTATTATGGAATGGCTTAAATTCCCTAATAGACCACAAGTCGATCTTAAACAAATTAAAAATTTAGAGGAAGCACTTAATACTGCTATCGAATGGCACGAATCACTTACCGCTTCCGGAGTTATTGAAGATGAATCCGGAGAAGTATTCAAACAATATCCAGAAGGATATTATTGGATTGATTTGAAAACAAACAATTCCCCAGAAGAAGGAAATGCTATGGGTCACTGCGGAAGAGATGGTCAAGCTACAACTCTATTTTCACTTAGAAACTCCAAAACTAAAGAACCTCATGTAACAATAGCTTATAATGAAGGATCAGGTAATATCACCCAAGTAAAAGGGAAACAAAATAAAAAACCAGTAGAAAAATACATGAAATATGTTATCGATCTACTGAAACAAATGAAAACCGAAGGTAAATTCAAAGGTTTCAAATGGAGCTATCCTGTAAATGGACCCGACTTATCTTTAGAAGATCAAAAACAACTATATACCCCAAGAGAACTTTTTTTCATGAAAAAAGGTGAAATTGATCAAAATTATGGCAATATCTGGGGCAGAAGAAGAGCTAATCAACCAGCTTAATTAAAATTTCTATTTTTTACAAAATTATTGAACTCGTATTCCTCTATCATTTCCATTAAAGCAACCTTTGCTTTTATTGTTGGGAAATTATTGGAATTTAACCATAATGTTCTAAATAAATCCAAAGCCTTCTGGTAATCCTCTGGCGTTCTAATAAATGTCTTTGAACTTTGCATAATAATTATTATATTTGTTTTATAATTAATAATTACAAAAATAAAAAATTATGAAAACAGTAAGTCAAAAAACAAAAAGAAATTCTCGTGTAAACACAATCTCATCCGAGAATTTTACCCGTGTGCGTGATTACAAACGTGCAATGAGAAAACAATTCAATGAAATGCGTCGTAACATGACTCAACTCTCTTATGGAGTTGATGGTATGCCTACCGAAGAGCGTCAGCAAGTTCGTAGCATGATGCGTACAGTTGAAGCTACTCATCGTCGCCTTATGAAATGGTGGGGACGATAAGAAAGTTTAGTTAAAAACTTTTAAAAAACGGCATAAAAACTCAAAATTATGCCGTTTTTTTATTGTTAATAACTATGTAAATCAATTCTTTATATTTTATAATATTTATATATACTTGGAACTTAATCCAAATATTAAAAATTAAAAATTAAAAAAAATGAAAAAACTAATTGTCTTATGTCTTGCAGTATTTACTGCTATCGGAGCTTATGCTCAAGAAGAAAAAGGTTTACACACTGGTTTCGGACTCGCAACACAACACTGGAATCGTGGTGTAGCTTTCTCTGTAGCACCAACTGTAGAAGGTGATATGCACTACAAATTCTGTGACTGGTTTACCCTCGGAACTGAAGCTACCGTAGCACTTAATGCAACCGAAGGTTTTGGTAATAATCTTAATAGTTATATGACTTTTACTAAAAAGAATTTGTCTTTGACTGTTAAAGATTACTACTACGCTGGTGTTTCCAATGATTATTGGGACTATGGAAAAAACACTTCGCACTTTATCGAAACATCTCTTAAATATAAGAATGAAGATGTTTATGGTTTAGTAGCTTATACCGCTTATCAAAGTGAAGCAGGTGCCGATAATGCAGCAGGTATCTATTTCGAAGCAGGTTATAAAGTAAAAGAAAACTTAGAAGTAACAGCAGGTTATGTTACTGATGCTTCTGGTGTAAATTTGAGAACTGATGCAGGTATCACTCATATCGGAATTAATGGAACTAGAGATCTTAAAATTTCTGATTCTTGGACTTCTAAAGTTAAAACAGGTTTATATGTAAATCCTTCTTATAAAAATGTTTTGGATGCACCCGGTATCTCTCAAGCACCCGTAAATTTTATTGTAAGTATGTCATTCTAAATCAATAATTTAGAATATAAATAATTAGAAAAAGAGCTGGATAATTCCAGCTCTTTTGTTTTTATATATATTTTATATATATTTGTATCGTTGTTCTTTGAATTAATGGCCGGGTGGTGAAATAGGCAAACACGATGGACTTTGACTATAACCACGTTTAACTTTTTTCTTACTATTTATATTCATGAAATATAAATATACGAAAGAAGAATTAGAAGTAATTGTAAAAAATAGTTTATCAATAGCTGAAGTTTGTAGGCAACTAAAAATATTACCAGTTGGTGGTAATTATAAAACGTTGAAACTAAAATTCAAGAAATTTAATATTGATATTTCTCATTTTACAGGATCTGCTTGGAATCAAGGAGAGAAATTTAGAAAGTTTGGTAAAGAATTTAAAATAGAAGAAATTCTAATAGAAAATTCTCCTTATACTCAAACTTATAAATTGAAATTGAGATTATTTAAAGAAGGTATTAAAGAAAAAAAATGCGAATCTTGTTTAAATACTCATTGGATGAATAAAGAAATTCCACTTGAATTAGAGCATATTAATGGTATAAATGATGATAATAGAATAGAAAATTTAAAAATTTTATGTCCAAACTGTCACGCTTTTACTTTTACTTATCGTGGAAAAAATAAAAATAGAGTGCCTCGTTAGAAATTTCGAGAGTAGAATTCCGTAAATTCGGTGAACCCTGTAAAATGGGAATACCGAGCCAAGCAAGTTATAATAATTATAACTGGGCGTGTGTAGAGACTAGACACGGAACACCTAAGTTGATAAATATGGTGAAGGTATAGTCCAGACTACAAACCGAAAGGGTAGTGAAAACTATAGTAGTAAGAAAATCCATTGACCCCTAAAGGTCTTGCGGGTTCGATTCCCGCCCCGGCTACATAAATTAAAAAAATCTCCTGTAGCTCAGTAGGTCAGAGCAATTGACTGTTAATCAATGGGTCACTGGTTCGAGCCCAGTCAGGAGAGCAAATCTTATAATTTTATTATAAAATTTGTTTTTAATTTTTTATTACTATTTTTGTAATAAGAAAAAAATACTGCGGGATGGACCAGAGGTAGGTCACCAGACTCATAATCTGGAAGTCAGAGGTTCGAATCCTCTTCCCGCTACTAATTGGTCCTGTAGCTCAGCTGGATAGAGCATCTGCCTTCTAAGCAGACGGTCAGGCGTTCGAATCGCCTCGGGACTACAAAAAAACCCCTAGAGATTCTCTAGGGTTTTTTATTTCTATTTTTTACTAAAAATGTCAAATTCCAGAAACAGAATTTTTTTGCACAAAGTATCACAATTCAATACTTTTCGCAAAAAGATTATCTTGGAGGTACAGCTTTGTAGCAGTATCGTTTAGTAAACCAAACGAAACCTTTTAAGTTGATCCATTGTTTTTGAAAGGTGGTCATATTATTAAAAATATTATTATAGGCTTGATTTTCTATAAAAAGATAGGGATTAGCTTGACCTGATAGATAGGCATTAGCAAGTGCTGGCCCTGTAAAAGTATTACTAGCTCCCCAAGCAGTATTTTCTGAAGAGATTATAATATACAAATCTATTTTTCTTCCAACTTGTCTTGCTCCTTTAGCAATTATATCCAATCTTCCTCCGGTTGCACCGGTGCTTTGGGCATTTGCATATGAATAAGTCGGGATACCATTTTGATAGCAATGTAAAAGTACTCTATCAGAAAATCTAACTTGATCTCTAGCTGCGACAGTATCTATGGTGGAGCCCATATTTTTATACCAACCTTCATAGAAATCATTATCGGTTATGGTTGCTAAAGATATTTGTTGATTTATAGAGTTCCAGTTATCCCAAGTTGTTACATTGTTCCACCATTCCAATTCCAAATTAGCTCTATTAATTTTTTTAGTTGCATCAGATTGGGAGTTATTATAATTTGATATTCCTCCACCAGATTTAAAAGTTGTGGCACTACCGCTTGCTACTCCTCTATATACGATTCCACTATCACTAAGTGTTTTTACAAATCTACTAAAGTTAGAATAGTTTGAAGTAGAGGAAACAATTGCTGAGGTACTATACAAATAAACACCTTTAAAGCCATATTTTTTAAGATACCCTGATAACCTTCTTGAAGCTGATATTGAATTATATATTGTATCAGTTTTATCTATATACATATATCTTTCCCAAGTGTTAATTGTATTAACACCAATTACTCTTGCTGAAAGATTTTCAACATTAATTCTATTTTCAACTGAAACAAATTCAGGATCTGGTCCGGGATCCATTAGTGTATCATCATATACAACAGAAGAATTTATTTCTTCTTGAATAATTTTAGGTGATTCATCGGTTTTACTACAAGTTATAGTAGTCAAAAACACTAATAATAACACTACACTTACTTTAATAGATAGCAGTTTATTTTTCAATAAATTTTTCATGATATTTTTTTTTAAAAAGTTTTTAAGAACAAATAAAAACTTACTTGCTCTGACTGTTTATAGTATTATCTTTACTATAATTTACTTTATATTTTGATTCATAGTGCCTTAAAAATAACTGTCTATAGTTAGGGACTATTACTGTTGAGTTTGGGTCAAAGTCCAAAATTGAACTTTTTTCAGGTACTTTATTATTTGAGTTGTTGAAGATAAACAAAAATGATATTATTATTAAAAAAACAGTAAAAGGTTTTCTAATAAAATTCTTCATTTTTTAAATTGAATTATAATAATCGAATAATCTTTCTTCTAATTGCAATCTTCCTTTGGCAAAAACTTTACCTTCTAACATTTTCATACCATCTTCTTCGTTATCCAAATCAAAAAAATTGATATAGTAAGTTGGATAATCACCTTGAGAGCCTTGAAAAGTTTTAGCTCTTCCCATGAGTTTTCTTCCATCCTTTTCAAAAAAGAAAGGAATAGTTGTATTTGGTCTTGCGTTCAATAATTTTTTGAATGCATTAGTCAAAGCGATATTATTAGCTCCAGCTATATAGGAGCCGGGTTCAGCATAAACGTCAATCATTTTTTTTATAATTATTTACTACTTTTTCACAATGTTTTATATAATCTTCTGTACTCATTTTAAATTTTCCAATATTACAATTTTCACATAATATTTGGATATTTTCTTTTGTTGTTAAACCTTCACTATTTCTAGCAACGACATGATCTAAACAAAATTTATCTTTTATATCAATAGGATCACCACATAGTGGACAGTTCTTTTTTTGATTTTCGTAAATTAATTCAAGATCTTGAACTTTCAAATTTCCATCGTATCTTTTGTTAAAATATGAAAGACGAGCCTTGAACGGATGTTTTTTTCTGTATTTTTTATATTTGTCCGTATGACAATTATTACAAATAAACCATCCTTTTTTCTGTTTTCCTGAAGACCAATTAAAATTATTTAATTTATCAGAACAAACATTACATTTAAGATCTATCTTTTCACATTTTTCCATAATACAGCTGCTGCTACGGCTTTAGGATCATCAGCACCCCATTCTTTTGCTTTAGCTTCAACATCTTTGAAACCTTTACCGGGCTTACCGATATCACCACCTTTTTTTGCTTTTTTAGCAACTTTGGATTTTTGTTTTGCAGAAAGACCAGCCGAGGGTTTAGATTTACCTTCACCAAGAATATTAATTTCCTCGATAGCTTTCTTCACTTCTTCTTTAATAAGGTTCTCAAATTCCTTTTTAGTAAGTTTCATTTTTATAGAATTTTATTATATTAATAAATAGTTTTAAAAATGAAAAAGAAAATCAAATTTCCTAAAACCTTTTCCAGTGAAAAAATATTCATAAATTATTTAAAATCAAACAAGGATTATATCCTTAATATTTTAAGTGACAATCAATTTCTATGGAAAGAAGAACGTTTTGTATGCGATTCTACCTTAATGATTTTTGCACTCAGGTATGCACTTGGAAGAAAAACAGGATCAGTTCAACGAATAGTAGATTGGGTTTTAGAAGAATGGAACAGAATTACTCCAGATGACAGAGCTTTGATAGTTAAAGAGATAATAGAATTTGAAAAGCACTATGGAAATTTAGGATTCGAGTGGCAGAGAGAATTATGGTATAGAATTGTCAATAAACATTTATTTGGATTTATTGACGAGATAAAATAATCAATCTGGGAAATTAAAGAAAACGACATAAATGTTTCCATCTCTCATATTGTTTTGATCAGGAGATGGAATTATTACACCATCTAATTCATCAAAACTTTCTTGAGACAGAGCATCATATTTGGTAATTATCAATGGTCTTTCTTCCTCGTATTTTGTAATTATAATTGTATTACCTCTATTATCTACTGTAGTTTTACCCATTTTCATAAATGGTATAGGATAATCTCTCATCATTGATCCTGATTCATATCCTTCCATACGCAAATATTCTTTTGCTGAATAGTAACCCTTGAATTCTTCACCACCTTCAAAGAATTTCGCATAGGTTATAATTTTATTTCTAATTTTATTTATACCGGGATTATTTGAGAATATATCTACCATTTTTTTTCCTACGATATTGTAGATGGACTGATCTTTCACATATTCACTCTCCATGATTGAACGTACAGTCTTTCTTAGTTTTCTTTCGAACATAAAATAATTTTTATTATAAATATCCTTATTTTTGTAACAAATTTAATTAATTTAACGTTTAAATTGTTTGTAAGTATACAAAATGTTAGATATCAACGAATTAAATAAAATGATAGATGAAAAATTAGTCATTGTGCAGAAGCACAAAAAGGCTGATTATTTTATTTATAACTATGGTCCAAAAGCTCAATATGAGAGGGTTTGGAACGAAATTACTTTACAGTGTCGAGGTTTAATTCTTGATTCAAATTACAATGTAGTAGCAAGGCCATTTAGAAAGTTTTTCAACCTCGAAGAACATACACACGATGATATACCTAAAACATCTTTTGAAGTATATGAAAAAATGGATGGTTCACTAGGTATTTTATATTGGATTGGAGACATGCCATACATAGCCACTAGAGGATCTTTTGAATCTGATCAAGCTATTTATGCAACAAACATTTTACATAACAGATATAAGTATGTAATTCCTAATTTAGATAAATCAAAAACATATTTGTTCGAGATAATTTATCCGGAAAATAGAATAGTTGTAAATTATGGTAATGTTGATGATTTGGTTTTGTTAGCTGTAATAGATAAGGCTACAGGATTGGATTGTGAATTAGAACCAATAGGTTTTCCTATTGTAAAAAGGTACGATGGTATTCAAGATATTTCACAGCTAAAAAAATTGGAAGAGAATAACAAAGAGGGTTTTGTTGTTAAATTCCAAAACGGTTTTAGATTAAAAGTAAAGTTTGACGATTATGTTCGATTACATAGGATTCTAACTAATGTTTCATCTAGGACTATATGGCAACATTTAGTTGATGGTAATGACTTTGCTGAGATATTAGAGAGGGTTCCAGACGAATTTTATGATTGGGTAAAGGAAACCAGAATTAATTTAGAAAGAAATTATAGATTAGTAGAAGAAGAATCTAACAAATCATTCCATAGATTTTTCCATTGGAAAATGGGAGACACCAGAGCTGAATTTGCAGCGTATGCAAAAAAACAAAAATATCCAGCCATATTATTTAAAATGTTAGATAAAAAAAGCTATGATAATATTATATGGAAAATAATTGAACCTAAATACGAAAAACCATTTATAAAAAATATAGAAATTTAATTCAATCTATATTCATTTGGGTCGAAATAAACATCATACATACTTGAATTAGGGGGGGCAAATCTGAAATTATACCAAACATGAGGTATTGAGGTGATCAAAGATTCACAACCTAACCAATTATCTCTCTTCTTCATATCGGGAGTGTTTTTTATGTGAGATACCTTGGACCACCAAAAGTTACCTGAATAATAATTAATGATCTGTCCTGTTAATTGATGCCATGGGCCATAAAATGCTCCTACCACATCATGATTATTCATCAATTCAAAACATTTCCTCCAATTTTCAATTAAATAAAATTCCATTATATTTCGCCAAGATTTTATATTTCTATCTCCAGATTCTCCGTATCTTAAGTATGATGTAACACCTTTTGTGTGAAAATAAAGAACTTTTTCATCAGATAAATTCTTACAAATTGTTTGCATATATGTAAGAGTTAATCTTTCATTATCATTATAAGGTTCAACTACAATTGTACATTTTTCATCTAAATCAAATTCTTGGATCAATTTAACAAAATCAATAATATTTTCTTTTATTTCAGAAAAACAACAAAAATGTATTTGTTGAGCATTTTCATAAAGTTCGCTTTTCTTTAAAAGGTCTAGTTGTTCACTCATAATTTCTAACCAATTATTTACTAAATAACTGTGGTGAAAAATAATTATGTCCTTTTTCATTAATATAAAGATATTATTTAAATAAAAAAAACCATAGTTTAATAAAAAACTATGGTTATGTAAAAAAATAAATTTATTTAAATGCCTAAATCTTCTTTACAAGCAGCAATTGCTTCTTTAAGAGAACCATGTTCAAAATATATGGCTTCTATTGCTTCCGCTGCTTCATCTTCACCCATATCCTGTAAGTGAGTGTATGCTCCATCCGGGTCTGAAACCTTTGCAATTTCAATTCCTAATTGAACTTTATCTGTTGGCAAACCTAACCATTCACAAAATTGATCCATTGTTAATTTCTTTGGTGCATCTTCTGTATCTTCAGTTAGTTCTTCACCACCACTATGTTTTTCAGTCATGTATTCAGCGATGCTATGCATATAATCTGAAGCTAAAGTAATATAAGCAGAAATCCATCCGGGAAGTTCATCACCGGGTTGAATCATTTTATAAACTTCTTTTGCATTTTTAACCATATCTCTGATTTCTCCTTTTGCCATCATAGCTTCATGATCTTTATGTGGCATTGAAGAATCTTCTTCGGTAATTCTAACAGGACCGTATTTGATACCTTTTAAAAAGTCATCAATATTGTTGAATATCTTAACTTTTTTTCCCTCATCATAAACATGAATTTTACCAGATGAATCTGATTGAATTTCATTACCTAGTTCTAAAACATAAGGAGTTAATTTGCTTAAATCACCAACTTTTTCTTTTAGTTCAGTTGCTAAAACATTATCATAATTTACACCACCAACAAATTCTTCATTAAGAGCTTTCTTAACCATTTCAGATATATCGTTGATGTTTATTTTTTTTGTTTTTTTCATTTCTTCAATTTTTAAAAGTTTTGTATAATATTTTGGATCTTCATATAAATGATCCATAGCTATTTCTTTGGCAAATTCTTCACTGGTTGTATGTTCCAATTCAGTTTTAATCCCTTTTTTTAATTCCAACTTTAAATGGTCTAACATTTTTTCAATTTTTCTTTCATCTGATTTGTTTTTTGAATCAGATTTACAGTGCATAATCGCAATATCTTTTAAAGATTTGCCTTTTGCTTTGCCTCCGGGAATTTTATCCTTTTTCATGTAAATAAATAGTCGAAAAAACTAAAGAGTATCAAGGAAGTTAACAGTCTCTAATCTTTCTTTTTCTTTTCCTAATGATGCTCCCTTGAATCCCTTCTGTAAAAGTTCATCCCCTGAAACAGATAATTTAAAATCTATGAATTTATCTACCATATTTGAATTTATAGAATTTATTCTGGCAAATTCCTTTAATTCTTCTGGAGATATTTTCGAAACATTTTCTTTTACTTTAAAATTATATACAGATTCAGGATCGAAATTTAAAAACAAAACAAGGAAAATAATTTTTCTTATTTCATCAGTTGTATATTTAAGATTATTAAGAATAGTTTGAATTTTATGAACTGGATTATTTTTAAGTAAATTAGCCAATAACACGATATAATCTTTTGATTCTACGAATTCAGATTGACTATAATTCAAATCATCTAAAATTTGTTTTAGTAATCCATAATTTTCTAAATCGGTAAGGAATTTTACAACAGATTGAGCACTTTTTATACCTTTAAGGAATTCATCTCTAATTCTCTCTTCAGATACCCCTTTTAGAGAATTATTTTTTCTTAAAGCCTCTATTATATCCTGATCTAAGTTTGAATTAAATCTAGCTGCAAATCTAAATGCTCTCAATATTCTTAATCGATCCTCTTCAAATCTATCTTCTGCTTTACCAACAGTTTTAATATTTCTTTTGAGAATATCTTCATAACCATTAACAAAATCTATAATTTGATTTTTATTTATATCGTAATATAGAGCATTAATTGTTAAATCCCTTCTTAAAGCATCTGAATCAATAGTAGAAAATTTGACCGAATCTGGTCTTCTTCCATCTTTTTTTCCAATATCCTCACGATAACGAGCAATCTCGTAATCACCACCTTCTGGAGTAATTATTTGAAGGATACCAAAAGCTTCTCCTTTGGGAATTATTCTATATTCATCTGGTAAAATCCTTTTTACGTCATCAGGAGTAGCATCAGATACTAAATCTATGTCTTTAGGTTCCTTACCTAAGATCATATCACGCACGGCTCCACCTACTACAAAAAGTTCAAAATTATTCTCATCGAAATAATTCTTCAATTTATTTAAATCATCAGGTAAAGGGTAGCTAAAATCTATTCTTTTAACTTCATTTTCTGTTAAAAAAGACTCTTTAATTACTTTTTTTATTAATTCTCTTATTTCCATGGTTAAATATAAATAATCTATAATTTATTAAAATTAAAAAAACAAATTATTTATTAGTATATAATTTAATAAAATGAGCAAAATAAAAGACTATGTATTTTTTGGGCTATTGATGGCTGGAGTGGTATTTTTCTTTAATTGGAAAATGTCAAAAATGCAAGATCAAGTTACTAATTTGAATAGCGATGTAGATAATCAATTTAAAACATTATCTGATAGTGTTAGTGCAAAATCTGAGGTACAGGTAGTTGCTCAACCGGGACTATTTGATAAAGTATTTAATACTGCATTAAATAAACAATTTAATGATATTAAGAACATGATTCCCCAAGCTGTTAGGGGTGAAATGAAAAACCTTAAAATAGAGAACTCTACAACTACTATAACTAAAAGTAGTTTTGTTATCGAGGGTGATAGTGCTTTATTTTTGAATCAGGATGGGATTATCACTAAAACTGCTAAGGTTGTACCTTTGAACGGTGATTCATCGCTTTTAATTGTTGTTCCACAGGAAATAGAATTAACCACTGTACAAGCTAATCCTGATCCAAAAGATAATACTAAAGTTCAAGTCTTTGTTACTGCCTATAATAGAACAACCGGAGATAGTTTAAAAATTAATAAATCTTTGACTTATGTTTTACCGGGTAAAGCGAAAAAATGGGAGTTTAATTATAAACCTTATGTTGGAGCAAACTATGATTTAATCAACGGTGGAATTGTTGCAAAAGCTGGTTTAGAGCCGATAGTATTCAATAGTAAGAAATTTAATATGAATATTGGTGGAATAGAAATTAGACAAAATTTGAAAAATCGGGATTCTTTCGTAGATTTGAAGATAGTTCAATTCCAGTTTAAATGAAAATGCTCTTAGAGGACAAAATTGCCCAATTAGCAAGTTATATATTTGCTATATTTTTGATGTTTCTTTTCCTATACTTAATTTTTACTTATAAATGGATCCTTTATTTAATAGCTTCTATTAATATTATTGCAATTTTTGGTCTTATTTTTCTATTAATTAGGGAATTTTTTAAAAATGAAGAATAGTGTAACTTATTGATAATCAATAAAATACATAAAAATATGTAACTTTCCGTTTAAAAAGTGCGTTTAAATTAGAAAAAACGATGAAACGCACTATTATTATATTGTTCATAATTTTTGTCGGATCGACTCAAACAAACGCTCAAAGTTCAGTTGATTCTAATAAACCATTTTCCAACCCCTCATTTATGATGGGAACTAATTTTGGACAGTTTTTCCAGACATTATACAGACTTGGTAGGTATGATGAAATGTTAAAATTTACTTCTCAGGAATCTATTAAAAAATATGGAAAAGATAATATTTTAGATTACTACCAGAACTGTGATTTTGGATATAAAATAAAAATTATAAATAAGACTACGGATGGTAAGTATTATATCCTTTCATACAATGCTAATATTATGGCAACAAATAAGGTTGTTCGTATGAAGACTGTAGTTGAAAATGATTCTGCAAAAATAGTTCTTGATAATTTAAAAATTGTAAAATAACATATCATGAAAAAGATATTATTTATTCTACTGATTATTGTTATTACAAAGTCAGAAACGAGAGCACAAGATTTGATGTCTACTTATAACCTAAGTAAAAATGATTTGAATTCACTTCAGCTTTATGAAGATGAATATAAGTCAGGAAGGTATAAAGAAAAAAAGAATAATCGTTTCGCTAAAACGATGATGTATACTGGATTATTGGTAGGTGGTCTTGTTATAGGTCAACAAGCTGTAAAACACGAGTATTATATGAATAACACTACTATATACGGTATTGGTGGAGTCATGACAATACTAGCAACAGGACTTGTGTTGACTAGTGTCAATGGAATAAATAAAAATTTATTTGTTTCAGTAAAAAGAGAAGGTTTAACAATGTGTCTAGCAATTAAATAATTTATTTATTATGAAAAAAAATAGATTTAAAAAATCAGATATTTCTGAAAAAAAGAAAATAGAATTATTATCTGCTATATTCGCTCGAATAGCTAGGGATGCAATGGAGGGATCTACAGGAGAAGGTAGATTACATGGTGGAACATATCCTAGCTCTTTAGTTGGAGATTATTCTGACGTTTATGTAATAACACCATATGGTTCAATACCTTGGAATAATTTATCAAAAACTGATAACATAATACTTTCTGAGATAAAAAATACAATTAAAGAAAGTATTGAATTTTGGTTAAATCAGGTCATAAACGATATTGAGATAGAACTTTCAGAAGATTTTGTAGAGTCATTTAGAAAAATTGGAGTACCAATTTAATAAGAGAATATCGTAATAATAATAAAGAATATTTTATTATTCCTCTTCATTATTAATTTCGTCCTCACCTACTAACATAGGATATAATTCATCCAATTCTTCTTTGGTGAAATATTCTTCGCTTATAATTTCTCGTATTTTTCTTCTTAACAATTCCTCTTCAAGATTCTCATTTTTTCTTTTCTTGGATTTTTTGGCTTTTGCCCAAAGGTCTGCATCAGCTTTTCTTGCACCACCACTTCCAGTGATAAATGAATTTACGCGACCCATAGCCCATTGTTGTTGAGAAACACCGGGACGATGTCCACTTTTCCAAGCAGCTGCTCCTTTCGAATATACTCTTTTTAAAATAGACTTAGAGATTCCTGATGCTTTTGCTTTATTTGCCAAAGCTTTGTCAATATCTTCAGTTATTAATTCGTTTTTCATATCTATGTTTTCATTTTTTTTACCAAACTTTTTCTCATAAGCTATAGTAGCAGCACTTTTTTTTGTTTTATGAGGTTTGCCTGATTTTGTATTTCTTGCTTTATAATCTGCTTCCCATTTTCCATATGCAGAAGGGTCATCAGATTTTAATTTAGAAACTCTTTCAATTTCACCTTTCATTGCAGCTTTATCTTTTGTAAGATATTTTCCGGGTACTTTTCTTCCTGATTTAGTTTTGGAAGATTTTACCTTTCCTTCATCTAGTAATGATTCTGGAAAATTTAAATATTCATCTTCTACATTTACAACATCATAATCATTAAGATTTACTTCTTTAGACATTAAAGATCTATCCACATTAGTTGAATTTCTCCATTTCTGTAATTGATCCGGTTTAATAACTAAAGCTTTTCCAGACTTTGTAAATTCTGTTATTTTAAAAAGGTATTTAAGATCATTAGATAATTCACCAGTTAATTTATCTTTTTCTGAGTTTTTTACGATAAAATCCCCAGAATCAATATTTTCACCAGCAATTAAAGCTTCATTTAGTTGGTCTAAATGATTTTTAATTAAAAAATCTAATTCCTTTAAATTAATTCTGTCCATTGCAATTAAAATTTTAGTAATTTCTTTATAGATAATTTTATTTCGTGTATGGCAGTTTTATTAAGAATAAAACCATATAATTTTTCGAAAGCTGGAATAGTTTTTCTGTAAGACTCGGCTGTTTCATCATTAGCATCCATTGTATATTGATAACCCCAAAAAAGTTCATTTGGTGTTTTAAAGCCAAAAAATTTTAAAACATCTTTTTGAACTTCTATAATCTCTTTTGCTCTCCAATTATGACCTACAGTTATAAAACCAGCTTCAATATTTTCAACTAAATTCTTTTCTTCAAAAGCAGCGTGAATATTTTCTATCCAAGTAAGTCTTTCAATTAATTTTTGATAATAAGCATTTGTTTGACCCCACCTTGAGGAAGAGAAAAAAACAACTACATCTGACTCAAAAAGATTTTTAGAAACTTTCCATAATTCATCATCAGGATTATTAATACTTGCCCAACATCTATGATTGCCACTAGGATTCTTTTTTTCATCTTTCAAAGCTGAATCTTTTGCTCCACAACCATTCCCTGTAACACTAGATACATTTCCCTCACAAGGATAAATCTTTAATTTTGTGATATCGATAATAGTTACTTTATCCATACCTACTTTTTCAGCAATATGATTTGCTAATTGACTTGATTTAGGTATTTCTTGACTGTCCACCCATCTATTCGATGTGGTTAAAAAAAGTATTTTTTTCTTATTTTTTAAATACTTTATTGTTTTATTTAAATTATTCGAAGCCATCATATATAAATATTAAATAAAAAGAAAAAGGCGAGAATAATCTCGCCCTTTTCTATTATTACCAATCTTAAGATTAGCTATATACCTGAGTATAAGTGTTAAGATTGTCAAGGTAGATCACACCATAGAAACGGTTGTTGATCATCTTCTTCGCATAACGAGTCATGATACCTTTACGAGGTGTAAAGTCATTCGGATCGTAGATCGTCTGAGTTAATTGAAGAGGAATGTAAGGAGCGTACACGTAACCAGCCTCAAGGAAGGTATTACCTTTGTGTCCAACCAACACGATGTTAGCAGGCATGTAAGGATCTTTGTACACTACATAACGGTTACCTAAGTTACCGATTTTTTCCATACCTAAGTTATACTTTTCAGTCTCAGGTGATGCAGAAGAATCTACATGGAAGTACTCAAGATCATCGAAGATCGCACCAGCTTCTGCAGAACAGATAACCCAGTTAGCACCACCACGAAGGGTAGCTTTGTGGATCTGGGCAGAAATTTCGTTGATACGAGTGATAAGAGTTTGGTTCCAGTCTTTCTGAGTACCGAAGAAGTTTACGTTGTCACGTAAGCCTTGGTAATCCCAACGAGCTTCGAACATAGCACCGATAACAAGATCACGGATGATTTCACGATCGATTTCAGCAGCAACTTCTTCTGACAATAAAGCTGTCAATTCAGCCTCAGCATCAATTGAGTGGTATGCTTCTAAATCTTGAGCTAATTCAGGTGTCCAATGTGCTCTCATTTTTCTTGTAATTGAGTTTACAGTTACAGAAGAGAAACGAAGAGTTAATTCAGACATGTTTGGACTAGCCTCAATCGTGTTGTAAGTGTAGAACATCGGAGTAAGGATGATACCAGCACCTACACCACCAACACCTGCAGTTAATCCAGATTGTACCCATGAATAAGCAGCAGTAGAAGTTGGAGCAGGACGTAAATCGATAACAATGTTATAGATGTTGTTCACGTTACCCGGAGTGTTACTCTGTACTAATTCAGCACCATAAGTCTGTAAATTAGAGTAGAATGTAACACCTGTTTGACCTGCAGCAAATAAAGCCACACCGTTGTAAGCAATAGCTGTATTAGCAGAAAGTACTAAAGAAGTGTAAGACTGATTAAGAGTTACATCAAAATTAGAGCTTAATGTTACAGCCGTAGCAATCAAACCAGTTGTAGTAGAACCAGAACCGATGCTGATTGCAGAACCTACACGCTGAGTTGCAGCACCCCAAGATGCATCATATCCACGATTGTCATAGAAACGCTCGTAAGCAGATTTGTTAGGGAATGTAGGACCAGAACCACCACCAGAATTTGCTATAGAATAAGGAGCTACTTTATCAGAAGATACTTGAGCGTCCATATAGAATAACAAACCAGAAGGTAAAGCAAGAGGTTGAACTGATACGATTTCAGAAGCAAGTAATCTTGAGAAGATACGTCTTACCATCGGAAATGCAACAGTGTCGAAACGACCTGCAGAACTATCTAGAGTTACCTCATTAAGCATGTGAGATGCTTGGTTCTCTAACAATTGAGCGATGTTAGCTTTTTTTTGACCGGCAATACCTTCGAGAAGACCTGAGTTTTCCCAGTTCTTAACGATTTGTTTTCTTTGTTCAGACAAGTTGCGTAATACGGTCATACCAACTTGTCCGCTGTTTAATAATTCAGACATTTTTCGTTATTTTTTTTTATTCATTTATTGGTTTTACGATACCAGCGAGCATTCTCATTCTTCTTCTCTCTTCACTTTCAAATAACTTTTCAGTTTTATTTTCAGAAAGATTTTGAACAGCCGTGCTTGGCTTTACAGATTTCAATTTATCCGTAGAATTGTTTTTTGAAGAGAAGGTGTTTTCACTGATGATTTTGTTGTAAAGTTTTTTTGCATCTTCAACAGTTGCACACTTATCAAATTCCTCAGCTATTCTAATTTTCTCGTCATTTGTCAATCCTCCTTTGGTCAAAAGCTTATTTGCATAAGCTAATTTTCCATTGAAAATCTGCATTTCATTAAGTTGTGATTTTAATTCTACAAATGAATTTTCAAATTCTTTCAAATTCGACTTGTAATTTTTGATCACGTTTTTCAAACTAGCGTTTTCCTTTATAAGCTCGTCTACTTTAGACTCATATTGAGCTTTTATTTTCTTAGATTCATTGATTGAAGCTACAGATGCAGGAGAAACATATCCCGGTTGTCTTTTACCTCTTTCTTTTGCTCTATGTGTATTTACTAAATTTTGCATGGTATTTTCTTCCATGTCTTCTTCCATTTCAATTTCAAACATTCCTTCTTCCATGTCTTCTCCAAACATTCCACCTTTAATTCCACCAAATTCTTTTGGAGGAAGTGGTAATCCTGTTTTCGGATCAACACCTTCTTCTCCTTCTTCCATATCTTCTTCCATTTCAATTTCATACATACCTTCTTCTTCCATATCTTCTTCTAAATTGATTTCATACATACCTTCTTCCATATCTTCTTCAACTTTATTCCAACCTTCTTCTTCCATATCTTCCTCAACATTTATTTCATAAACTTTATCACCCTCTTCCATATCTTCTTCCATTTCAAAAAGACCTTCTTCCATATCTTCTTCCATTTCGATTTCGAACATAGTATCTTCTGTAACGGTAGGTTGTTCAGCAGGTGCTGGTGCTGGTGCAGCAGGAGCCGGAGCTTCTGCAGGAGCTGGTGCTTCAGCTGGAGCAGCAGCAGGAGCTTCTGCGGGAGCAGCAGCTTCATCGTCTACAACTTCAACTTCACCTTCGGCAGAAGTTTCTTCGCTACCTTGAGCAGCTGCTATTAATGTATCAAGCTTTGCAGCCATAGCATCGAGTTTAGACTCTAACGAAGCCTCAGCAGGTTCTTGGGCAGTTTCATCTTCAAAAAGACCTTCAACCTCATATAATTCTTCGTTTGTTTCTTCTTTTTCGTTGTACATTTCTTGTATATTTTTTGAATTTGTATTTTCAGAAATTAAATTTTCAGATGTTATAATATTTTCATTAATATTATTAACTTCCGATTCTTCAGAAATAAATTGTTCTGATTTATTTTCTTGTAGGCTTTCTTGAATAGCCTTTTCTATTTGAGGCATCAATGCTTCTTCTAAAGACTTTTTAGCTTGCTCAATAGCAAACTTCTCTATTTCTTTAGCATCAGCTAATGCATCTTTTATGATGTTTTTATTTAACATATTATTTATTTAAATAATAGATATTTTGTTATAAATAGAAAAAAAATTTATAAATTATATTTTTTTTATTTTTTTCAATTTATTTTTTTAATTATTAGTTCCAGAAACTATCTTTAGATAAATTACTCAAACTATTTTTTAGGTTTTTAATTTTATTTTTAACCTCATCTGTCTTAATTAATTTAGTATCAGAATCAATTAATTTTTTCATACCCCACTGCTTAGATTCCTTAAATAAATAAGCTCCGGGTGTTGAAGGTGATGAAACAATATCAAAACCAATTAATTCAAAATCTTCCTGAACAACATCTTGATCTTCTCTGTTTTTCTTTACAGAACCTACACCACGAGATGAAATACCTAATTTGATACCACTTTTTAAAAGACCTTTCACAGTGTCGCCTGCAGGTGTATCTGCGATCTGAATTTTTCCATATAAAACCTCACCTTTCCATGACATTTCTGTTACAATGTGAGATACATTTGCTAGGGAAATAACAGCAGAATCCGGGTGATCCAACTCACCCATTGCACTTCTCTCTTTTACTAATTGCTGATATTTATCTACCTCTCTTTTTAAAATATCGAATGGATAAACTCTACCATTTCTGTTCAGAGTGTTGGCTTTTTGTAAAATACATGGAACGATTATAGGCTCATTTTTAGCAATAGCCTCATTTATTTTCTGTACATCTGGATCGATTGCCAAAAATTCAGAAATAATATATTTATTATCGAGATTATTCATTGATAATTTGTTAATTACCAATAAATAGATCAAAAAAAACAATAATTATTTTATTTCTTTTTAGAAATATAGAAATTTTCTTTTTCTCTTAATAAGTCACTATTACCAACTATGTTAGCTATAGTTATTAATTCGTAGAAAAAGTCATTTTTTATATCATTCTTCAAAGTATAATAATCACTTAAGTTTTTAGAATAGATATTATTATTAATTGTGTGTAAATGAATTTCTATACTAACAAAGCTCTTTTTATTATTATAATTTAAATTTTCTGGAAAATCAAAAGAGTAAATATTTTCATAATAAAAAGGGAAAAATCTATTATCTGTAAGAAAATCATATAGATCACTTTTGTAAATTCTTTTCAAATGTTTTGAAAATTCTTTTGAAATATTTCTATCGAAATCTTCATCGAAATCCTTATTTTCTCTATTTTTTATATCTACCCAAAAACTAATGTTTAAATAAACAGTTTTAGGGCAATTTTTATTATCTACTGTACCAATATCAACGGAAATATTTTTATTATCAATTAATTTATTATTTATTTTAATTTTTTTTCCGGGTCGTGTTTGTTTCTGAATTATCTCTTCATAATCAATATTTTGCATAGGTTAGACATATATTTAATTGTAATTTTTTAAAATTAAAAAAATTTTTAATTAAAAACAAAAAAAATATAAAATAAAAAAAAGGAGATTAGTTTGAATAATCTCCTTTCTAAATATGATTAATATAAATTAAGCTACAACTGGAGAAATTTTCTGTCCAATCATAGAATATCTTTTACCAGTCAATTGTTTATATTGATCAGCTAATTGTTTTATTTTAACAACTATTTCATCTCTTTGCTTTTCCATTTTAGCAATTTTTGCTGTCTGCTCACCTTCTTTATATTTAGATGCTATTTTACCACCTAATTCTTTTGCTTTTTCGCCAGCCCCGGCAATTGCTTCTCCAGCTTTTTTAGCCCCAGCACCAAAAACACTTTTTAAACCTGCTATAAGTTCGTTCAATTCTTCGTCTGACATTTTCTTTTTGCCCTCAGAAATTAATTGAAGTTCATTATTAATTTTGTTTTGTGCTTCTTCAAGTTTTTGAATTTGGAACATTTTGATGGCTTCTTCTTTAATTAATTGTTCCAAATCAGATTTAGATATTTTCATTTTTTTATTTTTTAAAATTTAATAATAAATAGTAAAAAAAAATGAATTTTATTACTATTTATTATAAGAAATATTTGTATGGCTTCAATATGTTACAGCTGGGAAGACGCTATATATTCTTGGGAAAATGCTTCTTTAACTTGGAAAGAATTTTGTGTAATACAAAAATTAATTTCATCTAATCAACAAAAAAAAGCCTTTTATAGAGATAAGAACAAAAAACAGGAATTAACCGATGATGAAAAACAAATATTAATTAAATTAATAACAAGATTAAAAACAGAAGAAGAGGAATTTGAAAATAAATTGACTAAAATAAAAAATACCGATATAAATATTAACGTTAGTAATCTAGATCTACTTAAAACTGAAAACAAAATAATTTCAATAAAAATCAATTTGTAATGAGCTATAAATTATATACAGATAAACCAAATAAATTTTCTTGTAATATAGAAGTTGATGGGACATCTCTTTCAAAGTCTAAAGCAAGAATTATTATCGAATGCAATGATATAAATTATATGTTCAACGGAAAGATCGATGATGAGGGAAATTGTGAAATTACTATACCAAAAACAAAAAACTTCTTATCTGAAAATAATTCAGGAAAAATGAGACTCGAAGTTATAGCTGATGATGTATATTTTGAACCTTGGTCATCAGATTTTATTGTTAAAGCTTCCAAAAATGTTCAAGTAATTGTAAAAGAACAAGTAGAGGAAGAAAAAACCAAACTCAAAGTAAATGTGGCTCCTCAAAAAGAAGAACCAATAAAAAACAGGATAATTGAGAATAAATTTTTAGATGAAAAATCTGCAGATGATGAGATTTTCTTAACAAAAGATCAACTATCCAAGCTTTTAAGAAAAGGATAAAATTTAACTGGAAAAACTCGCCTCTAGAACTAAAGTGAGTTCATTCAACGTCATTACATCAGTTAACTGATCTAATGGTTGATTTAGGGTTCCGGGACCTATTTCCTCTATTGGTTCAGCTATGTCCCCCTCCATAACCAGAATATCTTCAAGTGCCATTTTTAATTTTGTGTTAGAATGAATTTAACTTTGATATTGTCACCTAGAGAAGCAGGTGTATATCTTATATATGTTGTAGTATTTGCTCGGTCCGTATTGTCATATGAACTCCAAGTAGAACCGCCATCAGTTGATTTTTCAAAAGTTCCTGTTGGAGAACCGGTGTTGTCATCAACCAGTAAATTGTTGGTCACTGCATCGTATAGCCTGACTCTTAAAGTTGGAACAGTTGAACCCCAAGCTAACGCAAACCACCAAGCAAATCTCTTATTAACGTAATCTGAATATTTTATTGATGGTTGATAATGCACATCTGTTGAAGAATCGTCATACAGGCAAGTGACAGCATATATCCTTGTAGGGGCACATGCTTCACCCAAGGTGTCAAGTTCCAGCATGAACTGTATGTGTGTAGATGGCGAGAACGAACTCAAATCACCGCTTTCAGGAACTTCGGTCCATGAACCAGTGTTATCGTCTATACCTGCAGTTCTGAAAAAAATCCTGAATGGGTCAGGCGGGAAGCCCAATTGATAAGTTCCCAAATAATCCGAGTTTTCAACATATGCACGATAAAGTTTCGAAGCATTAGGAGTTGCCATTTTTGGTGTAATTACCCTTTCATTCGAATATGTGGCAAAATACCCATCACCACCCCCGGGGAAAATCAAAAGCCAATTTAAACCCGAGGTGGTTGTTACAGGTGCGGCAAAAAACAAGCCTGCTTCACTCCAAAGTGTCAAAGTCGCTTGTGGGAATAATCCGTCAACGGTACCTACAGGTGTATAACCCAATTTGTATCGGTTTAAGTTAGCGGCAAATATCTTGTCAAAAGGAAGTGTTCCGCTTGTGTTGTATTGAGCTGCGTAAACCCCAAACCTTTGTGTAGTCGTGGTAATCAAAAGCCTGTCCAATGTAGATGAATAATCAACCGAAGCCATTGATGACAATAAATTATAGGCGGCGTTTGCAAGACCTCCGGGTGGAATCTCAATCATTTGATCACTCAGAAACGATGAAGAGTTGTCTAAAATTGTTGATTCCGTACATCTGTAAATTCTCGTTGTGGTTGCAAAATAAAAACTTTTTATACCTGAAGCGGATCCATGTTGAACTGCCACTATCCTACCGTTGTTCAATAGTGAAATTGTACCTGTAACTAATAGCGGAGTAGTTCTCAATGACAATGCCCCAGTTGCTCCATTGGCACTTGCTGGAGTCAATGAAGCTTTAACGTTGTATTTTACAAGTCTGGCGGTTGTGTTTGTTACTTCTGAATTCAATAAATAAACATTATGTTCTGTTGCACTTACAGGTTCATCCATACCTATTCCACCACCTAAAACACTCATGGCTGAATGCAAAGTATGGACACCGGAACCTGCGGTACTTGTATTAATAGGTGCTCCATTTATCGTTGCAGAAAGCGTAAAAGTATTTGCAGCCAATGAAGTTGAAGTCACATAATATGTAGTGTTCGCAACAAATCCCGTTGGGAGGGCACCTGTGGTTGTAAAAAAAACGGCATCATTCAGCCTCAATCCGTGACTAACTAATGTAACAACACCCGGAGAAGCTTGAGATATAGTTACGGTAGAAGGTGTAAAATCTTTCAATAGATATGAAGCCCTTATGTTGTCTGTTGTTGTTGATTCAGTTATATTGTTTCCACCTAGTGCGAATGTTGAATAATTTAGACCCTTTATTATATATAATCCACCATTGTTTATAGTTGCATTTGTTTGTAAAAAATAAAGCCTGATTTCCTCTATGACATAAGATGAGCCTGCGGATACTGTAACAGTATTGCCTATGGTTAAACTTGTGTCTGAGGCAATTGCTGTAATTTCATACCAAGTGGATATTTGAGTTGGGTCGGTTGAACCGAATCCAATTCTTGCACCGACAGCAATCCTGTCAGTTTGAAAAGCTGTTCCTGACCCTGTTATGGTTGAAGATGTGGTTGCCGATACTGTTCCGCCTGTTGTTTCATAGACATAAGTCCTAAACCCTCTTACGGTTTTACTACCGCCAAGTTGTGTTCCTTGCAATGTTATAAAACCTTTCCAAGTTGTTGTGTTGGCATTTAGGTCATATTCAAATAAACCGAATTGTCTCGTTGCGGCTGCAGTAACTGTGGTTGCCATAAAAACCCAGAATATATTATCCGACCATTTGTGAACATATGGATATGCATATGTGGAACCTGCTACATCAGTTATATTTACCATACTTGTTGGCAATAGACTTATGTAATTATCTTGAGCGGTTGCTCCTGTAAATTGTTTGTACAATGAACCTATCATTGTATAATCAGAATTGTAGGTTGTTATACCTGTGGTCGATCCTGTAAAAATATGTTCTACTGCTACTTTTGCCATTTTATTTTTGAATTTTTAAAATTAATTGTACTCTTGTTAAAGTTTGTGCTGAAACTACATAAAAACCAAGAATTTCATCTTCATTGAATGTTGTTGAATTCCATCCGGATAAATTCGAACTTTGATTTTTTATATTGTTGTTCAAATTTGGGTAACCTGAATTTATTATAGTATCTCCTGATGTAGGTGGATAATTTGCATAATCTGTTTTATAAATATCAATTTCGGTACTTCCTGAATTGTTTGATAATATAGTCCAAGACAGAATTGTACCGCTATAAGGTAAATAGACGAAAGATTTAAGTCCTGAACTTATTGTTGCTGCACCACCAGTGTCTACTGTAAAGCTTAAAGTATCTATATTGGTTGAACTTGTTCCGGAACTACCTGAAGTTCCTGCTGCTCCTGAAGATCCTGATGAACCTGAACTTCCAGATTGACCAGATGATCCTGAACTACCTGATTCACCAGAAGAACCAGATGAACCTGAAAACCCTGAAGTTCCAGAGCTACCACTTTCGCCAGAACTTCCAGAACTTCCAGATATACCAGAAGATCCAGAACTACCATCAAATCCAGAACTACCAGAAGAACCTGAGCTACCACTTTGACCAGAACTTCCCGAACTACCTGAAGAACCAGATACACCTTACTGACCTTCGTTTTTATAAAATGTGTTTCCAGAAACATCTACAACAACATATCTCGTTAGAGATTCATCATTAGATAAATTAGCTACATTAAGTGTGTTTGTTGTAATGCCAGTAGAAGTTATTTGATTTATATTATATATATCAAAGCCACCAATTCCAAGATCTCCTGTCATCTGCCTACCACCATCAACTAAAATGTATTGTTGATGATCATCTGATGTAAGACCTAAAAGATTTCCATGAACTGATGTGGCATTTACACCACTGGATTTAAAACCAATTACAGGTCTTATATCTTCAATTTGAACAATTCCTGATTCACCATCTTTAATATAAATTGATGCTATAGAAACTACACCATCTGTAAAAAAATCGGGAGGTATAGGTAAAGGTGCGTCTTCTGTTTCAATTAAAGTAGCATACTCGTTTTGACCAAGAACTAAAAAATATTCTTCATTTATTCCATCGCCAACTACATACAAAGTATGTTTTGTGTAATAAGAGCTTGTAAGAGAAGATAGTGAATTTTGATTTGGATTGAATTGACTACTATTAACATATGTTGTAGCACTTGTTGTGAATCCTGATCCATTATTCCAATACTGAGTAAAATTTATTGATGTTCCACCTGTAGGTAAAAAATTATTTTCTGATAACCAATAGTTTCCTGTACTAACATCCAATGTAAATGCTGTAGTTCCAGTAGTTACAATTGAACCAGTTGAAAATACTGGGCCAAGTGCTTGCCTGTTAAATGAAGATAATAAATTTGCTGTATGTTGTGCATTATATGGTGATTGATCAATTAATTCAATGCCTGTTGAATTTGTAACAACTCTACCCATTATTATACTATAGAATGGATCAGGTAATCCAGAATTAGCGACTAAAGAACCATTATTGGAAATATAAATATAATTATTTGTATTTGCAGACAATGTTATTTGATTATTATTCCAATCATATCTTTTTATAATACTATTATCAATTTGATCTGCTACATATCCAAACCCTGATGTGGTGTTTATTGTTAAACCACTAACTATTGTAATTGTACCTCCGTTTAGAAGGCCCATTGAACTACTTTGAAAAATTAATGTTGAAGCATCCGTATGTGTTCCATCTGAAAATGTAACTGATATTTTTCTTGTAATATCATTTTCCCCATCTACATCATCAAGAAAATTCCAAAACACATTATTGCTTACATTATATATTTTAGTATGATCAGATATACCTTGATATCTAAAGGATGCAGCAGGGTTTAGAATTTCAATATCGTAGGTGATAGAATTGTGAATCATTGAACCTACAATCCTAGCAACTGGACCACCACCGGAATTAGGAATTTCAAACGACTTATTCCAATCTTGAATATCTAAATTGCCAGCTTCAAGTTCAGCTTGATCTGAAAGTTTTATTGCTGTAGAACCAGTCAATTGAGCACCTTCAAATTCACCTGTGTATAAATTAAGTCTTGCACCTAAACCATCTGCACTATTACCAATCACATTATCATAGGTTGGAAAAAGATAATAGTTTTCCATATTGGCTAATGCCGAAAATGAATTTGTCGCATCTACACGAACTCCATAGGTAAAATCTCCATTAAAATCCATGTATTCACCATAGAATTTTGTGTCTTGGGTGGAAGATTTTACCCATACACCTATATCACAATCGTAAACAGAAATTTTGTGAGCTTGTGCAAAATCCCCTATATCGTCAACATATATAGCAGAATAACTAGAACCAGCACCTGATAAACTTAAAAAAGATATTTCATTATTTATTCCTAATTTTATAATATGCTGTGAAGTAGAATTAGGAAAAATTTGTGTGGTTTGTATGTTGCTACCTACAATACTGACATAAGGTTTAGATGTAAGATCAATTTCATTTTCAAAAAACTCACCCGGACCGACAGAAACCACAAACCTATTACTGCTAGAACTTCCTGTAATCCAATCTACAGCAGATTTAATAGATGAAAAATCTCCTCCTTTTTTTGCAACTATAATTCTTTTTGGGTCTTGATTAACTTCGTATAAAGGAGCATTAATTGGTATTTCGGTTTTTAAAAATGTATCAGCTCCATCTATATGTCCAGTTGCTGAAGGATGTTCTACAATTATATCCTTTGTGTTATTTTCAAAATTTAAAGCACTTCCATATATACTAGGGGATGATCCTGTATTAGGAGCATAAATAGCTGTAGCCCATCTTTGGAAATTTACAGCAGTCAATCTTAAAGAAGCTCCATTTTCAACCCAGAAACCGGTACCAGCTGCAGCACCGACAGCTTTTGTTAATAAACAACCATTAACAATAAAAGCACAGCTTGGTGCATCAGCTTTTGCAAAAATCAATCCTGTTGTAGTAGTTACACCACCATTAGTTGAAGTGACGTTTCTTAGTTGCATTCTGCCAATACCAGTACCGTCATTTGTTACTACAAAGCCGATAGTAAAAGGATAACCACCATATTTTACATTAGAACATTGCATTATGCAATTTCCACCACCAGTACCGACTGTTTTAGCGTGTGTGTAGTTTTCGCCGAATCTGACGTTTTCTACATATGAAATTGCATTTAATTGTGGAGTGGTCGAAGAAGAATATATGATAGCAGATGTTCCAGAAGCAGTAGAACCTTGAATTTGCATGTCTGAAATCATAGATTGATCTGCCATGAAAAAAACTGTATTCGCAGAATTACTTGCTTCTACAATTGTTGCAGTACTATTGCTTCCTCTTACTGTGATCCAAGATTTCATAATAATTGGATCTTCGTAGTACAAGCCCGGATAAACTCTAACTTCCCATGGATTATCTTCAGTTGCTCCAGTAATACTATCGACTGCTAATTTTATTGAATTAAAATCTACATTACTACCACTGAGACCAACTGTGACATAATTTTCTATATCACCTACTAAACTATAAAAAGTTGTAGCTGAAATTGTGCCTGTAATAAATGTATTGCCAGAAATATATAATTGTTGACCATCATATGTAAGTCCAGATTGAGCAATTGCAGTATCTGTTGTGTTATCAGATACTAATACTCTATAATTAGCAGGACTTTGAATGGCAGTAAAACCTGTACCAGATGATCCTGATGTACCAGAACTACCAGATGAACCAGATTCTCCAGAAATACCTGATGAACCAGAACTTCCGTTTGCACCAGATGATCCAGAACTTCCACTTAATCCTGCTCCTCCTGATGAACCTGAACTACCATTAACTCCAGAACTACCATTTATACCAGAACTTCCGTTTATTCCAGAGCTACCATTTATTCCTGATGAACCAGATGTTCCATCATTTCCGTTGTTGCCAGAAGTACCAGAAGTACCAGAAGTTCCAGCTGAACCATCAGTTCCTGATACACCAGAAGATCCAGAACTTCCAGATTCCCCCGAAGTTCCTGAAGTACCATTTAATCCATTAAATACATATGATATAGAGAATTGTTCTCCTTGTATGGTACTTAAATCGCTATTTATTAAAGTAAGATCAAAATCAAAATAAGTTCCATGATCTGTAGAGCCAGCAATTGTGTATAATCCATAATTTGATGGATTTGTGACATTCGTAATTTTAAAATAAACTAAGTTTCCTGTAACCCTTTTTAAAACATCAATAGTCTCTAACCAATCATATGAATCATTCGAGTTTATATCTAGTGTACTTATGCTAATTCTAGTTACAGTACTAAACTTGACTTCATTTAGTATAAAATTTTGGTTTCCGGGGTTATTTGGAGCTTCTAGATCAGTTCTATAAAACCATCTTAAGCTATTAGAACCATCAAGACCATTGATACCTGATGTTCCAGATGAGCCAGAAGAACCAGAACTACCGCTAGAACCTCGACTCCCGGAACTTCCATTTGTACCAGACGTTCCAGACGAACCAGAGCTACCATTTATGCCCGAAGAACCTGAACTACCATTTATTCCAGAACTTCCTGATGAGCCTGAACTTCCGTTTCTTCCTGACGAACCAGCTGATCCAGAAGTACCTGATCCTGTTACTAATGCCCAAGAAGCATTTCCGAAAGCATCAGATTTAAGAAAATAACCATCTTGTGGGGAATCTTCGAATTTAAAACCATTTGAAACCGTCAGTCCTGATGTAAATTGAGGGTTTTCTGGAATGTCACCACCAATTCTATAAACAATACCAGTATCCAAATCAGATTGTAATACATAATTAAATGAATCTTTAATAAGTTGATTTGAAATATCTGACATATTAGTTGTAAAACTTTAAAATAAATATAGAAATAATACTAAAAAAGGAAATTTTAATTCATTGTTCCTTGTTTTGAAATCCATTCATCTGATGAAAGTATTTCCAAAATCTGTATCTGATTATAAGGGCCTTCTTTTGTTATTAATGCAGATATAAAATCAGGTTCTTGATTATTTTCCCATTTTATAAAAGTTTTAGAACCATCAGAACTATATCTTAATGTATCTATTGAATTTTCACAAATTTGTTCAAAATCAATCTTATTTAACTCTGAAACATTTATTATTAAATAATTTCTATTTTCCATTATATAAATCTATAATTTAGTGATTGATAATTTTGATTAACTTGTGTTGATGTTAATTCAGTATTATAAAATGAAGCATAAGCTATATTTCCATTGAAATAAAAACCATTAGCACCTGTCCAAGCTGCACTATAGCCTGCTCCTAAAAAATAATAATAAGTCGCTGAATAATTATTTTGTGTTTTAGAAATAGTACCAATCAAATTATTATCTAAATATGTTTTATGTGATGTTGATGCGAATGTTACAACAATATTATGCCAATTACCATCATTAACAGAAGTAACTGAAGTTGTTGAATTTGATACTGATCCACCCCAAAAACAAGATGTAACTATTTTTCCAGAAGAATTAATATAGATAGCAGGAACATAACCCGAGGCAGAAGAAGGGTTTGTTGTATTTTGTTGTCCAAATAAAGTTCCTCCAGCTGTAGTTGTTTTAAACCAAATAGATACACTAAAAGGTGTTCCCGCATCGTGGTTGAAAAAGTTTGCTGGTAATGAAACATAATCATTTGCACCATCAAATACAATGCTTCCACCATTAGATAAATTAAATGTTGGCCCATTTGTCAAAGTACCATTATTCTGAACAGATGAAACTGTGCTTTTCCATAATGTTCCGATTTGAGGGTAAGATAAAACATTACCTGCATCTAGATTAAGAATTAATCCATTAGTTTCAACTCCAACTGGAACTGCATGAGCATTATAGTTCTGTAGAATTTCTGTTGAATTTAAAGATCTATTATAAATTTTAGAATTTAACAAATTACCATCAATATAATCTGTAGTATCCCATCTTCTCATTAATCTACCACCGGCACCAGAAGATAGGGCGGTTGTCAAAGTTGATGCGGAAGAATAATATTTACCATCAACATAAAAAAATAATTGTGAGCCATTATAGGTTACTGAATAATGATACCATTGGTCTGTTGTGGGTGTAAAGCCAGCTGATGGTAATTGCCAAGATCCATTAAAAAATCCTCCATATATTTTACCATCCCAAGGAGCATTTAAATATCCTATAGCATAATTTACATAATTTCCTGAAGGTCCGGGAAAAGTATTAGTTATAAATGTAGGATAAGCATTTGAAACAGGAGTAGAATTTTGTTTAGCCCAAACTTCAACTGTAAAATTATTTAAATTACCTAAATCATTAAAAGTTGCATAATTACTACTTGAAGAAGCAAAATTTATATATGAACTTCTACCTGATAAAACATATGTTGGAGAGTTTAATAAAGTAACATTGAATCCACTATAACTTAAATCAGTCCAAGTTGTTCCGCTTCCACAGTATGAGGGTAAAAAATTAGAATCAACCATTAATCTTAATCCGTTTGTTACTATGTCTGGATAATCTTTATTGACACATATTATATCTGATTGTCCAACATACCAAGCTGCAGCTTGGCTAAATGTTGTATGATTAATTCCTGATATATAATTTGTCAGTGTAATAAATTCTAAATCATTTCCCGGACAAAATATTGATGGTCCTTGAGAAATTTTATTAACATAAATAGTATATCCACTAGCTTTTGGAGTTATGCCATTCCAAAAACCTGTTGAGCTAGTTGGACCGTATGCTGCAAGAGAATTAATTCCCAGTGCAAAATTTTTAGCCTTAACTGCATTATTTACTTGAGAAGTGCTGTATTTTATTTTATTTGGGGGAATTGGCATTAAAATAGTTTTATAATAAATATTTTTATTTTAAAAAAATAGAAAAAATTATAATTTTATTGTATCTTTGAAAGTCCATTGATATTTAAATATAATTATGCCAAATTGCAGTTGTAATAATCCAAGATGCAAGCACCGTCCGATGGTGCATTTACATTTACACACTGATTTTTCAACTTTAGATGGAGCTTCAAAATCAGCTAATTACGTAAAATTAGCTAAAGAATTTAATCATCCAGCAATCACAATATTGGACCATGGTAATGCTTCTGGTTGGTTGACACATTTTCAAAAGTGTAAATCTGCTGGAATAAAACCTATTCTCGGTATGGAAGCTTATTTAAATGATAATTTAGATAAAAATATACCGAAAGAAGAAGCTGAAAGTATTGATAATTCAGCCAAAAATACTCATCAATCTATTATTATAAAAAATCAGGAAGGGTATGTAAATTTAAATAAATTAATTTATAGATCATTTACTGAAGGATATTATTATAAAGGAAGAATTACTACTGAGTGGTTAATTGAAAATAAAAAAGGATTAATTGTTACATCCTCCTGTATGGCATCAAAATTTGCCAGATTGATATCTGAGGGTAAAGAAAAAGAAGCTGAAGAAAGAATTTTATTATTTAAAAGAGAATTTGGTGATGATTTTTATGCAGAACTTCAATTTAATGAAATTGAAGAACAAAAAATCTATAATAAATTCATTTTAAAAATGATTAAAAAGCATGATTTACAACCAATTTTAACTGGGGACGTTCATTATGCTATGCCGGAAGATAATAGATTACAGGATATTTTAATTGCAATAAACCAAAGTCAACCAGTAGGAAGAGCGTTTTCATTACAAGCAAGAGAATTATATTATACAAATTTCGAGAATTTTCACGAAATGAATAAACGTTTAGGTTTTAATTATCCTGAACACTATGTAGACTTTTGTTTAGATAATACTTTGAAGGTCGCTGAAAAATGCAATTTTGAATTTGAAATGACCGATGATAAGTACCCTAAATATGAACCTACACCTGATGTTATAAAATATTTTAAAACAGATAACACAATAGAAATAATTCAAAAACTATCTAAAGCTAAATTAAAACAAAAATTAAAGGATTACGAAAAGACGGGTGTTGTAAAAATTGATTACGAAAAAGAAAAAATTTATTATGACCGTCTAGATTATGAGTTAAAAGTTATTGAAGATAAAAAAGTACTTGATTATTTTTTGGTCGTTTGGGAGCTAATTAGATTTTGTAAAGATAATGATATAGCAACAGGTCCGGGACGTGGTTCCGCTGCCGGAAGCTTATTATCATGGTGTTTAGATATTACAAAAATTGATCCTGTAAGATTTGATTTATATTTTGAAAGATTCTTAAATCCAGAGAGAAAATCTATGCCGGATATTGATACAGATTTTGAAGCTGGCACAGATGAAAAGACATTAAATTTTCTTTATGGAAAATATGGAAAAGAACGTGTAGTTCCAGTAATTACGTTTGGAACCTTCAATGAAAAAGGTTGTATAAAAGATGTTGCTAGAGCTCTAGGTCAAGACACTGGATTCGAAAGTGATATTTTTGCCGTCACTAAGGAAATGCCAACAAAATGGGATTCTTCGCTTGAGGAATGGTTAATACATTGGCCAAATGATCCTATGTGTAGCGATAGGGTAAGGAAGTGGATTTTAGATCCACACAATAAAGAGGTTATTGATAATACATTAAAATTACAAGGTCAATTAAGAAATCTTGGAAAACATGCTGCTGGAATTGTAATAACACCGGGCCCAATTTGGGAGAGTATGCCAGTTAATATTTGCAAAGGTCAAATAGTTTCTGGTTTCCAAGAATCAGGAAATGCAAAAGACCTTTCTTCTATTGGTATATTAAAACTTGATCGTTTAAAATTAGAAACATTAAACGTTATAAAAGATTGCATAAAATATATAAGAGAAAGACATGGAGATGAAATAGGTGATAAGGTCCAATTAGAAGTAGATTATGTTAATTTAGAAGATAAAAATCTGTATGATGAATTGAGATTAGGTTTTAATCAAGGTATTTTTCAGTTTGAGTCTGAAGGTATGAATGCAATGTTAAAATCTATGAAATGCGAAAATTTTGACGAATTAGTAGCAGCAAACGCATTGTATCGTCCCGGACCGATGGGAATTAAGGCTCATGAAGAATTTATTAAAAATAAATTTGAGCCTGAAAAAAGAACTTATGCCCATAGTATATTAGCTCCACTGTTAGAAAAAACAAATGGAGTTTTAATATATCAAGAACAATTGATGTTTATTGCTAATCAAATAGGAGGAATGAGTTTAGGTGAAGGGGATAATTTGCGTAAGGCAATGGATGGTGCAGGTAAGATAATATCAAAAAAATTAGAGGGAAAAGAGTTATCAAATGATGAAGAAAATAATAAAAATTACAAATCCTATAAGGATTTGTGGAAAAAATTCATCGATGGTGCGATTGCAAAAGGCTTGTCTGTAGAAGACGTTGAAAAAATTGAATCTTGGTTAATTAAATATCTTGGCTATTCATTTAATTTGAGTCACAGTTTGAGTTATAGCTATGTTGCAGCACAAACATTATTTTTAAAACATTATTATCCAACTGAATTTTATTGTGCTCTTCTAAATCATCCAAAAACTGGTAATGATGATGAAAAAAATAAAGCATGGTTAAATTCAGCACTTTTATCTGCAATGTCGAAAGGAATAAAAATTGTTCCTCCTAATAGAAAATCAAACTGGGATTGGACGATTATTGAAGATAAAATTATTGCTATGGGTTATTCTTCAATAAATGGTATGGGAGAAATAGCTTTCAAAGAATTAAAGAATAACAGAGTCGAATTAATGGATAAAGAAATGTTTTTCTCAACAAAATGGTCTAAATTCAATAAAACAAATTTTGAATCATGTTTGAAAGCTGGTTTGTTTGATGATTGGTCAAATTCTAGAGAAGAACTCATAGAAATGAAACAGATAAAATATAAGCAAAGCAACCAATTAGATATGTTCACAAACGATGTCGATACAGTTTTGACGGTTGCTGAAAGAAAATTTAAAAATAAAGATTTTGAAAAGACTACAGATCAGATTAGATATGATCAGTTTCTAGAAATTTGTTCATTAGATTTAAATTTATTAAATAAAATAGCGAGTGTAAAAGAACAATTCATGAAAGCAACTGGTCTAAATATAGATTCAGCCTTGAATTTTGAGGATACAAATAAATTTTATTATTTTATGATAAATCATATTGAGAAAAAAACTGCTCAATGGGATGGATCAAATTATTATGTTTTGACAATTTCTGATGGTGCTGCAACCAAAAAGGTTACCATGAACAATGATCTATATGAAAGGATGAGATTGATTTTAGAGACAAATTGTTTTTATGTAACAAAGTTCTTTAAAAATAAAAAAGGGTTCTTGAATTTCACTAATTCTGCCCCATTCAGAAAAATAATTGTTTAATCGTTTCTTGACTTACCTTTCCCAAAAAATATTTCTTGGACTAATTTCATTTTTTTCTTCATGTGATTATATATTTCATCAGAAATTACATTTAAAGCATGAAGGTTTTCTATGATAGAAATTACAAGTGTGCTAATAAAACCAAAATAAAGTGTTCCCGGTAACCAACTAAATATATCGTCAACTTTTGCCAAATTCCAACCCAAACTCAACAAAGAAACATACAATACCATAATAACTAATATTCTGGGTAATTTGGCTGAAGAAAATATATTTTGTTTAAAAGCTTTTAAAATTCCTGTCAAAGAATCAAAAGCTATAAACCCGAGTAATACATAAATTGCTTGAGCATCATCATATATATATGATGTTATAAATGTTGATATAGCTCCTATTGAAGCGATTACTGTGTTTGTATAAATATGGTCTAATCCAAAAGCACTTTTTACCAAATCCTTAATTGATTCAAAACCACACATTAAATGATTATCTTTCACTATATTTAATTTATCTAACAATAAATAATTATTTTTTTTATTTTTTAATTAAAATTTTTTGTGCTTTTCCTCTCTCATCCACTATGATTATTACTCCTTCGTGATCCAAGCTGGTTTCTCTTCCGAAAACATCATAAATTCTATATATTGGGTCTTCCTTACTATTTAAATTAACTGAAATCCAATCGAAACATTCATATTTACCATCATAATCTGTTTGACATAATTTATAATATTTTGATGGAGTTAAATCAACACAGGAATATTCTCTAGGAAAATTTGAATTTCCTGCACCATCTATCCTAATTAATTCATTTAAATCATTTAAATTGTTAGATTCATAAACAGTAAAATAATCATTATTTATTTCACTAGCAGTTTTCCAGTTAAGTTCAACCTTTTCATTTTTCACAAATCCCAAGAAATAAAGTAATTGTATTGGTAGTGGTGAAAAATTATTTATTGTATCCGTGACAGAGCCTATATATGTTGAACAATTTGCTCCTATACCATTTAGACCAGCAACAAGTGGAAAGTTGATTCCACCTCCTGATACAGATGAAAGAGTATATGTAATTGTTTCACTTGGTTCATTGATTCCATCTGTCAACCCTGTTATCGGAATTGATATTTCACCTAGATTGGTTCCAGAGTTTAAATTTGGATTATAATCTCCAGATGGCAGATTTAAAGTTATATTTCCTGAATTAATTGAAATTGTCCCTCTGCTAGGATTACCTATTGTAAAATCATTTGGATAAGTGGCAGTACCCGTTAAATTTAAATTAATTGTTGCCGGAGATGTCAATGTACCATTTACAATTAAAATTAAATTTGTTTGAACACCTTCATTTTGTCTAGAAGGCGTAAAGTTTTTTAGACTAATTATTGGTTTTAATGATATAGTAATATCATCAATCAAGTTACCTGTAGATCCACCAGTAACAGCAACAAAACCTATTCTTTTTAAACCTCCTGTACCATTATTTGTCAAAGTGCCCGTATAATTAACCCAACTATTTGTTGCTGTATAAACTACAGATTGAGATATAACAGTATTATTTAATTCAGTCAATTGTGCTCTCATCTGTTCTGTATTTGTAGTCCTTTTCAAATACCAAATAGAATAATTAACAACTTCATTGGGAGCTAAACATAACTCTTGATATAAAAAAGCTGAATTGTTCGCATTTATTTCAGCAAATTGAATTCCTGAACGTGAAGTTTTGCTTTGAAAACCAGTACCCCAAATTTCTATTACAGCAGTTGGATCTGTAGTTTTCCAACCGGGAACACTAGCTACTGGAAATAAGTTATAACAATTGGTACAACCTAATGAAGGTTGTTCAAAACCCGGATTTACTATTAATCTTGTAGGTATTTGACCAAATAAAGAATTAAATAATAATGTAAATAAAAAAACTAAAAAAATAAAATTTTTCATAAATTTTAGAATTGTAGCAATTTATTGTCTTCTATCAAGGGTAAATTATAATCTCTGAATGTCTCCTTCCAATCAATTGTATTATTAGAGTTACCATTTAAAAGTTCAAAATATCTCCCAATCTCCCATCTGGTCATTTTTTTAAGTTTAACCCTACCAAGATTATTTAATTTAATCTTATATAAACTTAAATCTAAAGTATATATATCATTTTTATAATTATAAATAAAAGTTGGTCCGTGAGACATATCTTGAAATTTTGTTTCTAAAGAATCACATGATTTATTGCTTTTTAAAGCCAAATCCTTTTCTTCTACAACTTTCTTTAAACTATCTAATTGTGATTGCATTTTTTGCAATCTTAAATTGATTGCATCGGCTTGTTTTACTGTCATTACAACAACAGTATCCTTGCCACTAATTCGTACTATCGGATATTTCTGTGATTGGCACAACGATTTTATAGGGCTTAGAAAAATTATCATTAGCCCTATTATTGTTATCAACCTGTTCAATTTGAGTTTCATAGTTATCTACTTTATTTTCTAAAGTTGAAACTTCATTTTTCAGTGAATCTCCTGCTACAATCAACGAATCGGTCATAACTTTCAATTCTTGATTTTCGGTTGTCAACTTTTGGTTTTCTTGTGTTAATTTATTGTTTGATTCAGTCAAAGTAACATTTGACTCTACAACTTTAACGTGTCCTGTTCCGGCAAATAAAATATTTAATACAACAAGGATAACTACACTTCCTAGAACTGAATATAAAATTTTATTTGATTTACTCATTATCTTTTCTGTTTTATTGAAGATTGAAGAATAATATCTTTTAGATCTTGAAGTGCTCTAGTATTATTATCTACAGAATTTTTCATATTTACAGCATCATTTTTGACGTAATTATTTAATTCTTTTTGTAAATCCTCAACTTGAGATTTTAATCTATCTTCTGAAGCTATTTGTCTTTTCAACAAAAACCATAGAGCAGCTCCTAAACCTAATGTAATAACACCCAAAGCCCCATATTGGGTAAGGGTTTCAAATATTCCGAAAGATGGTACTGGTGAAGCTTGTAATAAAATCATTTGTTCTTATCCATTTCATCTAATTTTCTCTGCAATCTGTCTTTTTCATCTAAATGTCTTTTGATGAATATCCAACATACTGCTCCTAAAGCTAAAGCTGCTAATCCTAAGGCACCGTAATTGGCTAATTGCTCAAAAATTCCGAAACTAGGAACATTGTTTGTTACTGCTGTCGAAATGCTGTCTGCTACTGTTGTTGTTAAAGTATCCATAATGTTTTTGTTTTGTTTATTAGTAAATATTATAAAAAATTTTTACTTTTATCTATGAAAATTATAGTAATATGAAAAAAGCTAAATTTGAATATCTAAAAGAAGACGGATCAAAATCAGAAAGACTTATTATTAATCCGTCATTTTTAAAAGAAAGTTTTAATTCTTACAAAGACTTTAATAAAAATGATGTAAAATACCTTTCTGGTTATGAGATTAATCCAGAGGGTTTATCTCAAGAACAACTTCTTGCTTATGAAAACTGCATAAAAGAGTATTATTCTGACATTTTTATGACTTTAAATGAATTTTTGGAGTCAAAAGGATTGAATCCGAAAAATGTAAACATGAAATCTTTCAAAAAAGAAGGTATAAAAAATCTTAATATAATAGAATAATTTTCTTGCTATTTATTATTAAATAAGATAATATAATGGCAAAAATTGATATCAGATCCTTAATTAAAGAAGAAGTTAGGAAAATTATGTCTGAAATGCCCGGAGACGGATATATTCAGGAAAGGCCCCTGACACCTGCCGAAGAAGAAAAGAAAGAAGAATTGGTAAAAGCTCTTAAGTCTAAGTATGGAAAAACTCCAAAAACTTACGCTATAGCTACAGCCCAAGCAAAGAAATTAGCCGAAGATCAAGATGAGAATTTTGATATGGAAGATATGGATTCATATGATAGTAAAATAATCTCTCCAAGAGATGGAATAAATGCTTCTGATAAATTTTTAGCAATTGTTTTCAAAAATAGTGAGGTAGACGATAATAAATATTTTGACACAGAAGATGAAGCAAAAACTTGGTGTGATGATTGTTGTGCTAAAGGGGCTAATATGGAAGAGAGAATGTTAGCATTTCCTGACAAAACAAGAACTCCGGGAAGAAATAAAGAAAATTTACCATATCATTCACCTGTGTCAAAAACATTAGATGAAGTTGATGAAGATTTAGAAGAAGAATTAGAATTTTCAGATAAATACGATGAAGATCCTGCCCTTAAAGGTAAACAATCAGAACTTCCAGATGAATTGCAAAAAGCTATAATTAATAAAAAAAATAAAAAAGAGATAGACGAAGAAAGAATGTTACCCCACCCTTCAATAAGAGTTTCTGGAACACGTCGTCATCATATATTACCAAATCACGCACCTGTAACAACATCACCTTCTAAAGGTAAAAAATAATTGTTCATAGTTTTAGTTGATTTTTAGTTGTTAGATTGAGCCCACTCCTTAAAAAAGAGTGGGTTTTTTTAAAAAGAAAATATGTCAAAATCCAAAATAAACTGGTTGTTAAAACAGGAGAAAAAAAAATTAAAGATTCCAAAAACTCCAACTCAGAAAAAAAACTATGTGGAGAAACAAGCAAAAAAAATGTATTGGAACCCCACTGGTCCCGAAATTCGTTTAGGTGAGATATTGAATGAAATGGATATATATCATTTCAGTCAAAAAATTATAAAAGATAAAATATTTGATTATTTTGTACCTAAAGCTAATCTTTTAATAGAAGTTGATGGTGATTATTGGCATGGGTTTGGAAAAGAATATTCTGAACTAAATGAAATACAAAAAAGATCTAAAAGAAACGACAAAGATAAAGATATAATAGCTAAAGGTTTGGGCTATGAAATTTTGAGATTTTGGGAACATGATATTTATGATAATCCCGATTTTATAAAATCAGAAATTTTAAAAAAAATAAATTAATAATTTACATTTTTCGTTTATTATTTAATTTTTATCATATATTTTTTTTGAAATATAGTTATAAACAAAAATAAATTATGAGCGAACAAGATAACGTCATTAACCTTGGTCAGAAAAGACCTGTTGATCAAGAAAAAGTAAATGTTGCTGCTGCTGCAATGAACAATGCAGAAATTCCAGAATACATGTTAAATCAAATTGTAGATGATGAATTTCCAGTAATAACAGACACAGTGCAATTACCATCAAAAGGTGTTTTCTACAGAAATAAACAATCTGTAGTAAAAATTAAACATTTGACAGCTGAGGATGAAAATATTCTTACCTCTCCTGATCTAATTAGAAACGGAAAAGTATTAGATGTTCTTTTAGATAATGCAATTATTGATAATTCATTGAATGCTGATGATATGGTTGTTGGCGATAGAAATGCAGTATTGATGTATTTGAGAAAAGAAGGTTATGGTGATGATTATGAAGTAAAAATCAACTGTCCTGATTGTAGTGAAGATTTTTCTACAATCGTAAAAATTTCTGAAATAGAACCAAAACCATTAGAGTCTATGCCAGATAGTAATGGAGAATTTTTTGTTGATCTTCCCAAATCTAAATGGAAAGTAAAATTCAGATTATTGAATGGTAAAGATGAAAATTATCTTTCTCAACTTTCTGGAAAAAACAAGAAGGGTAAAAAGGGAGTTGTATATTCCAACCTCTTAACTGAAAGATTTTTATTACAGATTATGGAAGTAAATGGAAATAGAGATAAACTTCAAATTAAAAAAGCAATTTCAAATATGCCTGCTATCGATAGTTTATTTTTGAGAGAGTATGTAGCTGAAGTTGAACCGGGGTTGAAACTCGAAACAAATTACACATGTACAAATTGTAGTCATAATTTTGATGGTGACATTCCTATTACACCAAAATTATTCTGGCCTAATGCCAAAATTTAATTATTAAAAAAAACTATGTGAATTTTAACTTTATACAAAACATAGATGTCCCATTCGACGCAATTACCTTGCCTAGTATGGGACTTTTTTATTCTTCAAAAACCTCGGTGTTGTATGTAAAATATATAACCGCAAGGGAAGAGAATGTATTGACCCAACCTTCCTTAATGGAAAATGGATATGGTTTAGATTTAGTTTTAAATTCTGTAATTATAAATAAGGAATTTGATATAAATGATTTATTGGTTGGTGACAAACAATCAATTTTACTATATTTAAGATCTACATCTTATGGTGATAATTTTCCGATAATTACAGAATGTCCAAGTTGCAAAATTACTGGTGAAACTAAATTTGAATTATCAAGTTTAGGAGCAAAGGAAATAACAGAAAAGCCCGATGAAGATGGTTTATTTACTTTTGAAATGCCTAAAATGAAATTAAATGGCGAAAAAGTAATAATCAAATTTGAACCTTTGAGAGTAAAACATGAAAAAAGCATAAATGTCTCGATAGAAAAAGAGAAAAAAGATAATAAAAAATATAATTCAAGTGTTACCTTAAAATTTCAAAATCAAATACACAGTATAAATGGAATTACTGATAAGATATATATATCGAAAATTATAAAGAAATTTCCTATTAGAGATTCAACTGATTTGAGAGAGTATATGGAAATGGTTGAGCCGGGAATTGATAGTAATATACCAATAAAATGCAATAATTGTAACGAAGAGTATTCTACTTATTTATACATAAATGATACAATTTTTACACTTGATCCTTCTTATAAATCAAACTTGTGGGAGGAAGTTTTTTTAATTTGGTACTATGGGAAAGGTGTAAATAGAGAAGATATTTACAACATGTCTACGGTTGAGAGAAGGTGGTCATTACAAAGAATTTCAGAAGAAATTGAAAAAAGAAATCAAGCAGAACAATCTGCAGCTGACAAAGCTAGAAGAAGTTAATTAAATATTGTTTTTTGATATAAAATTGTTTATTTTTATAAAAATATATTAAAAAATGGAAAAAATAGATTTCAATAAAGAAACCTTAATTAAACTTTGGGAGGTTTCGGTTCAAAATATGAACCCGGATGTATCTCATGATGTATCTGAGACACCATTAATTAGTTCTTACAGCATTCAATTACCATCTTTTTTAGCAGAGCCAATTCTATGTAATATCCAAATATTCAAATTGCAAGGAGAAAAACCTAAAATAAGTATTATTGTAGGAAATTATATTGAATTTGCATCTTATGAAATCACAGATGATGAATTTATTGAATTAAGTCAAAATTTTAGTGAAAAAAATGATATTATTGAATTAGAAATTCGAAATAATTTAATCCAAAAAGCTGAGAAAAATTTGGAAATATTAGTAAAAAGTATTTAATTTGTTAAACATAAAAATCATAAAAAAATGAACTCAAGAGAACAATTGATGCAGCTCGTAGAGCAATTCAACACAGAAATGACTTCCTTTGAAGATAAGGGTAAAAAAGTTGCTGGACGTAGAGCGAGAAAAGTATTACAAGAAATTGGAAAATTTGTTAAAGACACAAGAAAAGAAATTTCTGACAATATGAAGGCTGAAAAGCCAGAATAAAAAAAGGCTTCTGAGACTGCAAAAAAAAGGCTAGATTTCGATCTAGTCTTTTTTTTTATTTATATTTATTTTAGTAAAATACCATGAAAGATCCAATTAATTCACATAGAGATCATGATAAAAGAATGGATGAGATATTTGGCAAAATAGCTAAATTCTTTTCCTCATCCAATGATGGTAATGATTATCAAGCTCGTGTTTCAAGGACAGGTAAACCTATCAACTTATCATCAAGTGAAAAAAAACAAATACAAACACAAAGGGATCTTTCTTATCAAGCAAATATTGAAAAATATAAGGCTGGTTATTTATTGAATCCAGATACTTGTGGAAAGGATTATGCCCCCGTTCAAAAAAAGGATAAACAGGATAGCAAACAGAAAAAAACCTCTTATAGAAAACCAAGAATTCAAATAATTCCTAATGGAGGAATTATGATTGATCAGGATAAAATAATTAAAAATTATTCTGAACTCTATATTGAAAATACTGTAAATGGTGTTGGAATGGGAGCTTACAGAAAAATAAATGTTAGAGATTTTGTATGTTATGATTTAGAGGAAGATGTTTATGGCATTTCATGGCTTTTGGATTCTTCTGCTTCTTATGTGGCAGAAAAAATATCCGGTAAATTACAGGCAAATAAATCCAGACAATCTATAAATTTTGATGGTAATTGGATAACGGGAAAATTTCAAGGAAAAATATCAGGTTCACAAGCACTTAACAGACTTAAACCATTACCATCTAAATCAGAAATATCTGATAAATTTCTCAAATTGCAGGATTTAATAAAAGAAACTAAAAATAATTTCGATTTAAAATTAAGTTTGGAAGATTTTAATCAAATGAATAGAATAGTTAGAGAATCTGAAAATGAAAAATTAAAGAATCTTTTTACTGATATACTTAAAATAAAAAATTATTTATTGAATTTTCAAGTTAATAGGGGAATGGGAAGTTCTTCTTATATAACATCTAATGAAATTTATAGAATTAAATCTCAAATAGATAATAACGAGAATGTGGATGAAATAATGTCTGACATCCAAGAATTGACCAAAGAGTTTAAAATAATTAACTCTAAAATAAATAACTTTTGGGAGGCGTATAAAAACGCTATTTCTGGGAATAAAAATGAGCCAGAGAAAGAAAAACTACCCAAATTTAAGAAAAAACGCTGAAAATCAGCTTTTTACACCTTGTAACTTTTTTTATATTTTTACGTTTAAATTAAAAAAAAGTCATGGGAAACGCAATAGCATCAATATTCATTTGGGCTTGGTCTAATTTCATAGGTTGGCCAAGAGAAGAAAGCAGAGGTGTAGGATTTATTAGAATGTGTCTTTATTCCTATATTCTATTTAAATATCAATCTTATTTCTTGGGAGAAGAAGATTTGCCATTATTTCTTGGATTGTTCTGTTTGGTACAATTTATAATTGGAATATTACAGTTCGGTGGAGCACACTCTATAAATGGACCTCTGGATTTTGAATTGAATCGTCAAATTAGAGAAGGTATCGACGACGGCTCAATAAAAGTAATCAACACAAGAGATGATTCTTTCGAAAAACAATATCCGGGACTGACTTGGTGGTTCAGAGTTCGTGATCAACATATGAGAACATTATCAAATACGGAAAAGGCTAAATTCTTTGCACAAACTGGAGGTTTGACAGAGGGTTCTGTAAGGGAACTATCTAAATATCCAAACACTAAAAGAGCAATTGAAAGATTAGATTACGAATGTAAAAAACCTGCAAAAGAATTAATCGATTTTATGCGTGGAGCTAAAATAAAATAATAATTATTTTTTTAAGTAGGAAACCTCTAGTAACAACTAGAGGTTTTTTTATTTTATAATATTTTTCACACCCCTTATTCAAGGGGTTTTTTTATTCATTAATATTTATTTTGAGCTATATTTATTTTCAATGGACGCTAATCAAGTCAAACAATTAATTAAAGAATTAAAAGCTGCTGGTACATTAACAGAAGAACAAGCAAAGCTTTTGAGAAGTCTTGAACGTGAGCAAAGAAAAGTTCAAAAAAGTACAAGAGACACTCAAGCTTCCATGGAGGATTTCAACAGAGGTTTGGATGAAGTTGGAGAAGCCTTTGGTCTGCGTTTAAGTCAGGCATTTGATACAATTGAAGTAGAAGTCGAGCAAGCGAAAAGAGATATTGCTACGATGTTTGATGATCTTGAAGCTACAGCTCCAGAAATTGCTGCTAGTATTGGCGAAGAATTCAATTCAGCTTTTAGAAATGCTTTACCAGATCCGAAAGATATACAAGCTCAAATAAATTTAAATTCATTAATAAGTGATTTTAAAGCATCATTCCCAGAAATGGGTAATGAAATGCAAAAAGCTTTCAAGACTGGAGATATTGCAACTTTCTATAAGAAATTTGGAGACGAAGGGATGAAGAGGCTCCGTGATTTTCTAGGAGATAAAAAAGGATTTCAGGGAATGAAAGATTATTTCAAACCCGGAGGAGATGGAGATAAAGGAACAAATAGATTTAGGCAACAATTAGAATCCTTTGAACCGGCAGCACAAAAAACAACTAAAGTTATAATGAATTGGAACAATTTGTTCAGACAAATTGGTGACAATATTTTAAATTATATTGGGTTTGGTAAGATAATTCAAAATCTTATGGATTTTGATAAAAAATTATCTAATATAAAAAGAGAGTTCCAGATTCCAACTGCTGGTTTTTCTAAAGCATCAAGTTCAATGTCTGAACTTGTAAAGTATGGGGCCCAATTCGGTTTAGACAATGAAAAAGCTTTTACATTAGTAAAAAATATTGGTGAATACGCTAAATCAACAAACGTTCAAAATTTAGCTGCTACTGCAAAACAAGTTGCTGCAGTGTCAGACGCAACTGGTATAGCATTAGAAAATGTCGGTCAATTGACTGGTCAAATGATGTTTTATGGGGCTAATGCTGAAAAAGCAAGAAAAGCTTTTGTAGATATTTCTAAAGCATCAACAAGGTTTGGAGTTAATGTAACGGCTGTAGCTAAAAAATTCCAAGATGTTTTTCCAAGATTTGCTAGAATGGGATTCAAAGCTGGTGAAGAATCACTTGCTAGAATGGCAGCAAAAGCCGAAAAAATGGGCACTGATATTAATAAATTATTAGATGCTTCAGATAAATTTTTAGATATCAATGCAGCTCTTGAAGCATCAGCTGATTTGAGTTTGCTTGGTGGTGCTGCAGCACAGGTTTCATTTATGGATTTAATGAAAGCTGCTCAAGATGGTCCAGAAGCTATGGATAAGCTTATGACCCAAATGACTTCCGATATTGGAAAGTTAAATAAGGATGGTAAGTTGCAACTGTCTATGATCGATAGACAGAAAATTCAAAAAATTGCTGAAGCATCAGGAGAAGATGTAGAATCTGTAACAAATAGAATAAATTCAAGATTATCAGATGCTGCGAAAAAAGCGGCAATTCCACCCGGTGTGTTTAATGCATTGAGTGATGACGAAAAAGATTTTTTACTTTCTAAAGCTGTGAAACAAGGTGGCAAGTGGAAATTTGAAGGGTTGGAGGGAATGCAAGATCTAAAAAATGTTTCTAAGGGAAGTATTCAAGCAATGATGAATAAATCAAAATCAGATGCTGAAAATATGGAGAAAGCTGCGAAGAGCAGACAAGCCTTAGAAGAAAAATTAAATAATTTAGCTAACGAGGTATTAGCCACATTCACAATGTTTCAACCTTATTTAGAAATGTTGAAACATGCCCTTGATAAATTGAGAGCAATTTTCGTTAGAGTGGGCAATGTTATTGATAAAGTATTTGGAGCTGAAACTGGTAAATGGGTTAAAGCAATGGCTTTGTTAGGTGGTATCCTTATGTTAACGTTTGGGCCTTCAGCAATGGCAAAATTTGCAGGTATTTTATTTAGAGGAATTACTTCACCTCTAAAAATGTTGTCTGGTTTAGGATCACAAATAAAATCTGCCTTTGCTGGTGTTGGTGGTGGTGCAAGTAAAAAAGCTACAGAAACATTAGCAAGTAAGGTAACTACACAAACCCCAGACATCGGCGGAAAAATGAAAGGAATGAAAACGCCTCCAACAATGTTGCAACAGTTTTCAAAAATAAATCCTGCTCAAATTTTATCTTTAGCTGCAGCTTTTGTTGCCTTGGGAATCGCAATGCTATTAATTGGGAAAGGAATTCAATTTGCTGCAACAGGTTTCGCAACTTTAGTTAATTCATTCAATAATGCTAAAAATGCAGGAGCAGCATTAGGTGCAATTGCAATAGTTATGGGTGGTTTTGTTGCTATGGTTTATATTCTTGCTACTGCAAGTTCTATTGCTGCAATACCGTTGTTAGCTCTAGGTGCTGCTATGTTAATGCTTGGAGCTTCAGTTTATTTAGCAGCAAAAGGATTTTCTATATTGGTTCCAGCTATTATATCTATGGGTAAAAATATAGGAGCCACTTTTAAAGGTGCAGCTGGGTTAATTGCTTTAGCAGCAGCTTTAGTTATAATTTCTCCTGCATTATTAATTTTTGGAGCTGCAGGTTTAATTGCTGCTCCGGCAATGATTGCATTTGGATATTTTCTACGTGGATTAGGTGCAGCAAAAGGTGTGAATCCAAAAATTATTTCTCAGATAGGAGATTCAATGGGCTCTATTGCTTGGGGACTTACTAAACTTGGTTTGGTAGCTGGTCCTGCTGCACTGGCAATGGTTTCAGCTGGTGCTTTGATGGTTGTTGCCGTAGCATTAAAAAATATTTCTGCTGTTGATGTGAAAAAAGTAAGTCAATTTGGTCAAAGTCTTGCTTTAATATCAATGTCAATGATAAAAGGGTTAGTTAAATTGGCTTTGGTTTCACCATTTGCAGTATTAGCTATGGCTTCTGCTGTAAGTATAAATATAATTTCACAAGCATTATCAAGAATTAAAATAATTGATCTCGCAAAAATGCAAAACTTTGGTGACAGTATGGGCAAGGTTGGTTCTGCTATGATCAAAGGGTTGATAAAATTAGGCTTAGTAAGTCCTTTCACTGTTCTAGCAATTGTTTCAGCTGGAGCAATTAATTTAATAAGTAGAATGTTAGCAGATGTAAAAATTGTTGACCTTAAAAAAATGCAAGCATTTGGTCAATCATTGGCAGCAGTTTCTGCATCTTTTATTTTTGGACTTATAAAGTTAGGTTTGGTTAGTCCATTTGTTGTTTTAGGCGTTGTATCAGCAGCTGGAATAAATTTAATTTCTAGATTATTAAATAATGTACCAGTATTAAACCCAAAAAACTTGGGAATGACAGCTTCAACGATGGCTTCTACTTCCGGTAAGTTTGCAAAAGCAATGTTAAAATTAGGATTAGTTTCAGTTCTTACTCCTTTAGCGTTACTAGCAACATTGGGAATTTTAGGTGTAACAAAAATGTTAAAAGCTGTGCCTACACTTAATGCAAAAACATTAACTACAACTGCAGGAACAGTTTCTAAAGTTGTTTGGCCATTTACAAAAGCATTTTTAAAATTACAACCATTAGCAGCATTTACTCCATTAGCTTTAGTAGCTGCTGCGGGTATTTTAGGAGTAACAAAAATGTTGAAGGCAGTTCCAATGTTGAATCCTGCATTTTTGATAGTCACATCTTCAGTATTATCAAAAATTGCTTGGCCTTTTACAAAAAGCTTAATCAAGCTCGGAGCACTTTCCGTTTTTACTCCATTTGCAATATTAGCAGCGTTTGGAATATTGACAGTAACTAAAACACTTGCTAAAGTCACACCTTTAAATGCTGCAATTTTAATAACAACCGCTTCAATACTAAATACCGTATCTGGTAAATTTGGAAAAAGTTTATTTAAATTAGGGTTATTAGGAGTGTTTGCAATACCTGCAATTTATGCTGCTAGATCTTTGGTTAGTATAACTAGTTCTTTATCTAAAATTACTCCATTGAACATGGCAATTTTGATAAATACAGCTAATGCTTTGAGTTTATCTTCTTCTGCATTTTCAAAAGGATTAAAAAAATTAGGATTCATTGGTTTCTTAGCAATACCCGCTATGATTGCAGCTAAATCTATTTCAATAATAACTAAATTTCTTGCTAATGTTACTCCTCTAGATCCAGTAAAGTTGGTGATGACTGGAGTTGCAATTTCTCTTTCGGCTCAAGCATTTTCGAAAGGTATGAAAAAATTAGGATTTATAGGATTTTTTGCTGTACCAGCATTGATAGCTGCTAAATCTATTTTATTAATTACAAATATTTTATCTAGAGTCCCAGTATTAAATCCCGGAATTTTAATTACAAACGCTATAACTCTTTCTATAATTTCTACACCATTATCAATGGGACTCAAAAAAATAGCATTATTAAGTCCCGTTGCTGCATTATCATCAATATCTTCAATTTTTATTCTAAAAACTGTTAGACTATTAAATCAAATACCACTTTTGAGTCCAGTAAAATTATTGACAACTGCGTTAACGTTATCAGCAATGTCTACTCCCTTGGCCAAAGGTTTATTCAAAATATCTTTACTGACATCAGTAGCAATGTTAGCCTCAATGTCATCATTGTTTATTTTAAAAGCTACTAAATATCTTGCAGGAATTCCAATGTTGAATCCAATAAAATTAATTACTACTGCAGTTACTTTGGCTACGATGTCTGGACCTCTGTCTAATGGATTAAAGAAAATTGGATTAACAGCACCATTTGCAAAACTTGCATCCAACGCTGCTCTTAATATTTTTAAAACAGCAACATTTTTGAGAGGTGTACCATTTTTATCCCCAACAAGATTTTTGACTCTTGCATATATTTTATCAAATACTTCCGAACCAATTGCTAAAGGTCTATCTAAATTAAGTAATGCAGCATCTGTTGCAAATAAAGCTGCACAAGCAGCTTCCGGTCTAAGAAGAGTAACATTTATATTATTAATGACACTTCCGATAAATGCGGGAAAATTATTGAACATAGCTAGTGTGATGACTTCGACCATGGGACCAATATCAAAAGGTCTACTAAAATTATCAGCAGCTGGATTTCTTGCAAATAGAGCTGTAAAAGCTGCTAATAGTTTATTGAAAATCACAAAAACACTATCAAATTTACCTGTAGTAAGTCAAAGTGCATTAAAACAATTAGCAACAACTTTAAGTAGTACTGCTTGGAAATTGACTAAAGGTTTAGGGAAATTTGCTGGTATTACAACTGTAATTGGTCCTGCAGTAGTTGTTGCCAAAGGTATCAACAGTATTTCCAGAAATTTATCATCTATGCCTGCGATAAACGCTTCGAGTTTGATAAATTTAGCCTCTACTTTATCTAAAACTTCTGGAAAACTTTTTTGGGGTTTAACAAAGTTTGCAGCTTCATCAGTTCCAATTTTACCAGCAATTGCAGTAGCCGAAGGAGTTAAATTTATTACAAAGCAACTTTCTCAGGTTGTTCCAATAGATACAAAAAAATTAAGCAACATAGCATTTTCATTAGCATTTATTTCTCCAGTTTTGACTGCGGGTTTTAAAACATTTGCTAAAATGGGTTCTAGTGTCATCGGTGCTATTTTTGCAGCAAAAGGCATAGTATCAGTAACAAATAGTTTAAAAAATGCCCTACATATTAATTCTAAAAAATTAATCAATATAGGTGATACTTTATATTATGCTTCTCCTAATTTGAGCAGAGGGTTCATAACTTTCAGTAGAGCTGGTTATTATGCTGGACTTGCAATTGTTGCTGCAAAGTCTTTGGTATTTATTACAAGATTATTAAGAGGAACAGTTCCTCTTAATTTTGCTAAAATGTTCAATATAGGCTTTGTATTAGCAACAACATCTTCTTCAATTGTAGTTGGAATTAAAAAACTCAGCTCCGGTATGCCATTTGTAATACCTGCTATATCAGCTGCAAGAGGTTTAGTTCCAATAAGTAAATTTTTAAGTCAAGTTGTTTTTGTTCCATTAAAAAATATGCAGCAATTGGGAACAGTTTTAAATAATACCTCCGGTGCTATAGTAAAAGGTCTAGTTAAATTTTTAGGAATAAGAGCACTTGTTAGTCCAGCGATTACATCTGCAAACAGATTAGTTCAACTTAGTAAGATTATAAATCAAATTCAACCTATTGTTGCAAAAAATCTAAATAAATTAGCTAGTGTTACAAGTTCTACAAGTTGGAAATTAGGTAAAGCACTATTTAAATTTGCAGGAATTAGAGCAGTTACAACACCAGCAATATCTGCTGCTAGAGGTTTAGTAACTCTTACACAAGTAATAAATCAAATACAGACAATTTTTAATAAAAATTTATTACAATTGTCAACAGTTCTAGGTTTTAGAAGTATTCCTTTGTTAAAAGCAATAGTCAAATTTTCATCAATTACACCTTTTGTTGCACCCGCAATTTTGACTGCAAAAGGCCTTGTAAGTTTAACAAAAAATATAAATCAAATACAAACAATATTTTTCAAAAATTTATTAAGTTTAGGTACAGTTCTTACTGCAACATCTGGTAGATTGATAAAAGGTTTGATCAAATTTTCTGCAGTTGCATTTTTTACAGGTCCGGCAATTGTAAGTGCTATAGGGGTTAGAAAATTAAGCAGAATTTTATTAGGTATAGTTACTCTATCTCCTGTACCATTGATTACACTTGCTAGTCTATTAAGTGCTACAGCGAGTACTATGATTTCTGGATTGGTTAGATGGTCTATGATGATACCATTTATTATTCCAGCAATTTTCTCAGTTCTCGGAGTCACAAGAATATTCAGATCGTTAGCATCAATAGCTAATTTAAAAATTGATGGTATTTTAGCTCAAGTTCCTATAATTAATTCTTTAATTGCACCAATTATGAGGTTTTCTATGATAGGAATAGTAGCACCTCAATTAATTGCTGCAGGATTTGCATTAATGATTTTAGGAAAGAGTTTAAAATCAGCTACAAGTGGATTTACATCTTTTTCATTAGTTCCTTGGCCTTTATTCGCAAGTGCCCTTCCAACTATTAGTGGATTAACATCTACGTTAATATCATTTGGAACCAGAGGTTTGACTGCTTCTTCAGGTATAATTTCAATGGCATCTAGCTTGAATGTATTAGGAAGATCTCTAAATAATGTTTCTTCAAGCTTTGGAATTTCAACCAAATCTATGGCTGATTACAACAAAGAAAAAGATAGACTAAAAACTGTAGCTACTGCTCCAAAACCGGGGGGTAATAATGAAATAAGTTTAATACAGAGAGCAAAAGCAGCTGCAGCCTTAGGAACAGATTTAACAACCACAAGAAGAGAGGGTGCAGTAGCAGGAGGTAGAGAGACTGCTGGAACACAAGTTGTTCAGATAAAACCTATACAAATAGACTTGAAATTGAACGGAAGACAGTTGCAGCAGATAATTGTCGAGGCTAATTATAATAGAACTTAAAATATTTATTTATTGAGTTTTTTTTTATAGTTTATATTTATTGATAAACTATAATTGATGATTGAGAATTTTCCTTTTGAGTCTGAAGAAGAATATAGACAAAGGGTCAAATTTGAGGAGTTTTTTGGTAATTATACAGATTCAGTAAGGCAAATACTGATAAGTAAAAATGTACCTAATCCCAAGAATTTATACGACGCTTACAAGATAAGAAAGGATAATCTTGCAAGAAATCAAACTATTTCGGCCAATTTAGATGAAAATTCTCAATATTTAAGGTCTGTTTTACTATCAAAAAATGTTGATAATATAATTGATCCAGATAAAATTTCTAAAGAAATTAGAGAAACCCTTATTTCAAAAAATATATTATTAAATACTGATAAAGATCTAGAAGAATTATCTGAAAAGACCAGATTATCACTTTTAGCTAAAAATGAATCTCAGCTTTATGGTAAATTAGATAGAACCGGAGCAGCTGCAAGAAGGAATTTGCTACCAAAAAATGAAATTGTCAATCCAGATAGCATAGAAAGATATGCTAATGTTACAAGATTTAATTTATTAAGTAGAAATTTGACTGATATTGCTGATGTTGAAAAGGCGGCAGAAAATTATCGAAATGCTCTGTTAAATAAAAATAATTACGAAGGAACTAATCAGATATTAGATTCTAGTTCAGAAGTTCAAAGAAATAATTTATTAGCAAAAAATAGTAATTTCAACTCTTTTGATATTGATAAGTCATCCGAAGAAATTAGAAGTAGTCTGCTTTCAAAAAATCAAATTATTGATAATGTAAAAAATAATGATTTCTCAGTAGTAAGGCAATTTCTTCTAGCAAAAAATAATTTTGAAGAAATAAATCTTGATCTTCTTGCTTCAGAAATAAGAAATAATACTCTAAATAAAAATTATTATGATGAAAGTATAGATAATAGTAATGATTATAATAATTACAGACTTTCATTACTTAGTAAAAATGAAAATAAAGTTACAGATTTAGATGAACTATCTAAAGAAAATAGAGATTATCAGCTTAAATTCAATCAAATTTCAAAAAACGTTTCGAATGAATTAGCCGATCAGGAAGAGATAAGAAAAAATTTATTAGCAAAAAATCAAACCAACCCTAAGGATCTAGATCAGGAATCAGAAACCTTAAGAAATAAATTAATTTCCAAGAATTTATCTAATTTAATAAACATTGATTTGTTATCTATAAATCAAAGATCAAATTTATTAAAGAGAAATGACTATACAGAAGCAAATGGTGAATTAGATAATATTTCTGCAATAATAAGAAATAGCACTCTGGCTAAAAATGAAAATTCCGAACGAAACATTTTAGAAGAAACTGCTATTAAAGAAAGACTCAGAATTTTGAGTAAAAATCTTAAGAATGTTTTTGATATAGAAGGATTGGCTAGTGAAATTAGGAACAATCTTCTTTCAAAAAACACTTTTGAGGGAGGTGTAAACAACTTACTTGACGAATCTTCAATAATTCAAAGATTAAACTTATTAGCTAAAAACGAAAATTTAAATAGAGAGGATTTAGAATTAATTGCTAATAGAATTAGAACTACTCTTGTAGCAAAAAATCAAGTTATAGATTCTGCAGATAAAAATTTTGATAATACAAGAAAATCATTATTAGCAAGAAATCAAAATGATTTAATTGACCTTGATAGTATCGCTAAAGATTTTAGAAATGCGTCGTTAAATAAAAACCAAATTGATGCATTTTCTATAGATGAAGTATCTGAAAAGATAAGGACATCTCTAATAAATAAAAATAATATAAAATTATTTGATTTAGATAAACTTGCTGAAAATAATAGGAATGCTCTTCTTAGTAAAAATGAAATTATTTCGGATAATGATGTTAATAGTGATCTAATAAGATCAAGTTTATTAAGTAAAAATCAAACTAAAACTGTTGATCTTGATGAAGAAGCCATATCTAGTAGAAATAGGCTTATTTCAAAAAATGTAAGTAATTTAATTGGAATAGATGATTTATCAATAAATCAAAGATTTAATTTATTGAGTAAGAATCAAAATAAAGAAATTGATTTAGATAAATTAGGAGAAATACAAAGAAATAATATTTTAAAATATAATCAATTTGTAGATATTGTATCTAATTTTGAAGAGGTTGAAATATTAAGAAAAAATTTACTTGCAAGAAATCAAAATCAATTAATAGATCTTGATGAACAAGCAAAAATCCAGAGATTAAATCTTTTAAATACAAATCAGAATTTAAATTCTATAAATTTAGAAAGTGAAGTAGAAAACTATAGAAAAGAATTACTAGCCAAAAATCAATCAGTATATAAAGATATTGATGAGGAAGCAATACCTCTTAGAAATAGTCTAATTGCTAAAAACGTAAGTAATTTAATTAACATAGATATTTTATCTATAAATCAGAGATCTAATTTATTAAGTAAAAATTATTATACTGAAGCAAACGGTGAATTAGATGAATTATCCAGTAAAATAAGATTGCCATTACTCTCTAAAAATCAGAATTTCGGAGATATTAGTCTTGATGAAGTTGCATCACCAGAAAGAATAAGACTTATCACTAGAAATCTTAAAAAATTAATTGATTTAGATTTAGCAGCTATTCCTTATCGTGAACAATTATTGGGTAAAAATAATTATGACGATACTTTTAATAGAATTCTTGAGGAAATTGCTTTAAATCCGAGAAAAAATCTTTTAGCTAAAAATAAAGAAGATTTTTCGGAAGAACTGGAAACAATTGCTAGAATAACCAGAACTAATCTTCTAACTAAAAATTATGATATCAATAAAATAATTGATACTACATTAGACACTAATGCTTTAGAGATTAGAAGAAATTTATTAGCTAAGAACGATGTAGTAGAAGCTAATTTAGATTTAATTTCATTAAAAGCAAGAACCAATTCTCTTTCAAAAAACATATCATATGCAAGTTTAGATCTAGACCTTTATGCTTCACAATTCAGAGAAGAATTAAAAAGTAAAAATGTACCTTCTTTAAATGATTTAGATAAACTTGCAAATTTATATAGACAAAACCTTTTAAAATCTAATGATCCCGGATATACATCTGTGGGTACGGATGAATTGATAGAGATTACAAGAACTAATCTATTAAGTAAAAACAAAGGTAAAATAATAGATATTGAATTTGAAGCACTGACTGTCAGAAATAGATTAATTTCTAAAAACATCGATGCTTTAATTGATATTGAAAAAATATCAAATGTTCAAAGAGAAAACCTTATCAGTAAAAACAAATATACTGAAGCAAATGGTTTACTTGATGAACAAGCTGGTGTCATTAGAAATTCTCTTCTTAATAAAAATGTAGAAGAACTATTCAATCTAGATGCCTTAGCATTAGATATTAGAAGAAATTTAGTTAGTAAAAATCAAATAACATATTTTGATTTAGATGCTGAAGCAAAAGATATTAGAAATAAATTACTTGCATCTAATTCTGATACCCCTATAGATTTGGATAAGTTAGGATTACAAATCAGAACTTTAACATTAAGTAAAAACGAAAGTAAAAGTATCGATCTTGATAAAATTTCAGCTCAAGAAAGAGATGATTTATTATCAAAAAATGTTGAAACAAGAATAAATTTAGATTTAATTTCTGAACAATACAGAAAATTGCTTTTAAGTAGTAATGTATTTAAATTATTTGATTTAGATGCAGAGGCTACAGAAATCAGAAATAGATTAATATCAAAAAATTTAGATAAACTTTTTGATCTGGATGAGCTGGCAACTATTAATAGAACATCTTTATTGAAGTTCAATGAAATTTTACCAGTCGACCTAGAAAAGGATACAAATAAATTAAGAAATAAATTATTAGCTTTTAATAAAGCTCAATTTATAGATTTAGATACTTTGGCTATACGTCAAAGAGAAGATCTAATTCAAAAAAATCAAATAAAAGAATTTGATTTAGATGCTTTAGCTCTATCGATAAGAAACACATTACTTACAAGAAATGTTTATGAAATAATAAACCTAGATAATTTAGCTTCTCAAGAAAGAAGTATACTTTTATCAAAGAACGAAACTAAAGTAATAGATCTAGATAGACTTGCAAATGAAATTAGAAATAATCTAGTTACTAAAAATGTTTATGGTTTAATTGATTTAGATATTTTAGCTAGTTCGGAAAGAAAGAATTTATTAAGTAAAAACGAAATTACATTATTTGATCTTGATGCTAATGCAGAACCTTTAAGAAATAGTTTATTATCATTCAACCAAAATCAATTTATTGATCTTGATACGATTGCTTTACCTATTAGAACTAATACGTTAGCTAAAAATGATACTAAGCAAATTGATTTAGATGCTACTGCAACTGTTCAAAGAAATAACATTTTAAGTAAAAACATAGCATCTAGCATAAATCTAGACGCAGAAGCGGAAATTTTAAGAAAATTATTAACTGAAAAAAATCAACCTCAATTTCCTGATTTAGACAAAGAAGCTGCACCTTACAGAAAAGATTTATTAGCGAAAAATGCAGAAATTGCTATCATAAATTTAGATGCAATAGCTGCTGCAAATCGTTCAGATATTTTACAGAAAAATGTTGAAAATATTATTGATATCGAGAGATTAGCAACACAATCTCGAACAACATTATTAAGTTTCAATCAACCGCAATTTATTGATTTAGATCAGATCTCTGTCGAGCCAAGACAAAATGCACTCAATAGCAATAAAAATATTAAGATAATAAATCTTGATGCAATTGCTGCTGAAAACAGAGATGATATTTTAGCTAAAAATAAAACAATAAGAGTTCAAGATCTTGATCAGGTTGCGGTGCCATTAAGAGCAAATTTATTAGCATTCAATATTCCGGTTTTTGGAAGTTTGGATGCAGTTGCAGAGCCAATAAGAAAACAATATGAGGCAGCGAATTCTAGAATTTTACAAATTGATTTAGATGCAACAGCTCTTCCAATAAGAACATCGTTATTAAATGCTAATGTAGAAAGATTATTTGACCTTGATCAAATAGCAGCCGGAAACAGAAGTGATCAACTCTCTAAAAATTTAGAAACAACCATTGATTTAGATAGCTTAGCTACATCAATAAGATATGGTCTTTTAGCAAATAATACGTCTGATTTGCTAATTGATTTAGATTCTCAAGCACAACAAGAAAGATTATTATTATTAGCTAAAAATGTATCAAATTTATTAGTTGATTTAGATGCAGAAGCACAAGGTTTAAGAACTAATTTATTAGCATTTAATCAACCACAATTTGTTGATTTAGATGCCGAAGCTATTAGTCAAAGAAATAATTTACTTTCAAAAAATCAACCATCAACTATTGATTTAGATACTAATGCTATAAGTTCAAGAAATAATTTATTAGCATTTAATCAACCACAGTTTATTGATCTAGATAGTGTAGCAACACCCATAAGAACTAATATGCTTTCCAGCAATGTTCCAAGTATAATTGATTTGGATTCATTAGCTGCAGTCGAGAGATTAGATTTATTATCATTCAATATACCAACATTAATAGATCTTGATCAAGTTGCTCAATCTGAAAGACAAAATTTATTAGCATTTAATGTTGCTCAATTTATTGACCTTGATACAGTAGCTGCTCCTCAAAGAGCAAATTTATTAGCAAACAATCAAGCTACAATAATTGATATAGAAGGAATCGCTGATCAAGAAAGAAATAATTTATTAGCAAGTAATCAACCTCAATTTGTAAATCTTGATGAAGAAGCTGAACCATACAGATTAAGTTTACTAGCAAAAAATAATCCGGATCCGGATGGAAGTCCCTTGGGCACAAATGTGTTTATTGGAGGGACCAGCGTTTTCTTAGGAGTATCAAATCTTGATATTAACGGAGCAATAATTAGAGCACTTAATAAGCTAAAGAATCAATTTATAGCAACATTAGATAGCCCTGATACTGATTTTCCACATTGGAATTTGTTAGGTCCTGCATTTAATCAAAATTTAAGAGGTAACGGAGATTGGGTTTTCTTTGCTCAGCAAAGACAACTTGAAATGAATGTTATGGGTCTTCAGGGAAGAAGATGGGGTGATATTGGGAATGCATTTTATGTACTGAATGGTCTTTCGCCTACACCATATATACCTAATTATTTTGCCAATATGGTTAAAGGGAGAAAAGAGGCAACAAACTCTGTTCCCATAGAAGTAATAGTAGCAAATAATGGATTGTATCTTTCCAATTCTCCTGAATTAATTCTTAAACCTTTGATTGGTTTAGCAGGAACACCTGCAGATGAATTAGGTACAGATATTTCAATGATGGCACAAACACTTCCAACACAACAATTGGAAGTGGATTTTAGAAAAAGAAAAAGAGGTGTTCACAACATAATAAACACTATTAGAAATGGAGAAAACTCATTATTAAATCAAAACTATTTATCTCAATCAAACAAAGAATTCATTATTGGTTATGATAATTTTGGTGCTCCACTAAGAGCAAAACAAAGATACACTATAGTAAATCCTTATACTGGGCCTGCGTCTACTAAAAATTTAATTTTCTCAATTGAAAACTTGGCTATACCGGATACCGCTAATGATAGAGTTATGTATTTCCCGCCATACATAGAAAAGTTTTCACATAACTCAAAAGCAACTTGGACAGAACATACATTCCTTGGAAGACCTGAGTCATTATATACCTATTCAAAGGGTGACAGATCTGGTACAATTTCTTTTGTTGTTCTCACAGATTATGCTCAAACTGTAGACATGGGAGTTGACTGGGAAAATTTCAGAACATATGTAGAAACATTTGATAAAAACTTTACTGATACTATGGTTTTTGATGAACCAGTAAGCGGATTGGGAACTCAAGATCAAGTAGATGCTGAACTTGCAGCCACAAAACAACAATTAATTAATATTGATGAACAAATTAATGTTGTTACTGCAGAAATTAATCAAACAAATCAAGTAAATCAAGATATTAGTGATTTACAACAGAAAAAAAATGATTTAATTAAACAACAATTATCTCTACAACAAAAAATAGATGATTTAGATAAATCTTTTAGACCAACTACTAATCCATATTCAGAACAAAGAAAAGGTTTTGATAACGTATATAAAAACTTATTAGACACAGCTAGAGTTCCTGATGGACAATACGGTGATGTAGTGAGTATTCTTTCAGATACAACTCAAAGATTGGCTGGAATGAAAAAAGATTTATTATTTCAACCAGCATTCTTTTCGGGATCAAAAGTTGATTTCAGAAACAGAATGAAATTTTTAGAAAAATTGACTAAACCTTCCAAATCATCATCAGAAAAAACAGGATTTAATTTCACTAATCCCCCAGTATGTAAAATGAGATTAGGAGATTGGGTTGATCACTATGTGATTTTTGATAGTGTAGATTATGATTATAAAGAAAATAGTTGGACGTTAGATGGTTTTGGAGAAGAAAATGGTTTGGTAACTGATGGTGTGCAACCTTTAATGGTTTCAGTAACTCTCAGCTTTAAATTGCTTGGTAAATATGGTGCGAGTATCAATCCAAGCTTGGCACCTCCATTGGCAAGTGATGAAACTGGATTCTTTGGAATATTAAATGATACACCTGATCAAGATATAGCAACTGGTGAGGTTAAAAAAGCAGATTCTGACGTAACTCCAAATGCACCAACTACTAACAATATACTAATAACACAAAACCTAGATCAAGCAGCAAATCCTCTACTAACTGAAAATGTTGCATAATATTTATTTTAAAAAAACATAATTTAATTTAGAAAAATGGCTTTCTCAAGATACTCACAACTTGCATTTAACGGAGAAATGAAATCTTTTCCTAAAATATTAATTAGTAAAAGAACAACTGATATATATGTAACTTATAATTCAAATAAGACTAGATTAGATAGGATAGCATCAGAAGCGTATGGTGATGATACTCTTTATTGGATTATATTATTAGCTAATCCAAATTATTATATGGAGTTTGATATTCCGAATGGTGCAGTAATAAGAGTTCCAAATCCATTAAGTGAAGTAATCACAGAATTCAATAATAAAGTATTAGCAAATAGAAATTCATAATATGCCTTTAGTAGTACCAGTTGATAGTGATATTAGACCTCAAGACCTTACTCTAGATTTTTATCTTGAAGCTACACCTATTGGCGGTGGTAAAAAAGATTTTTCAGGTAAAAACACTTATATAATTCAAGCATTTACTGAAAATTTAGGATTTGGAATCACTAGTTTAGATATAGATATAAAACCAAATTTACAACCAGTTGTAAATATTACATTTAAAGATTTATATGGTAACTTGGTTTATAGCAGAGATGAAAGATTCAAATTTGATATTTTATTCCAATTACCATATCCAAAATTTAATTTATACATAAAAGGTTATGTTGGTAAACCAGTAAATTTTTTATTGCAAGTAAAATCTGTTAAGACTACTTATCAATCTTCTGATGGTAGTTATGAAATAAAAGCCGAATTTATTCCTAATGTATTTGGGTTTTTTGGAGATATACCTTATCAATATCTTTTTGCAGTAGCAAAATTGAAAGATAAATTTGGAGAGAATACTGAAGGTTCTGAAGGAAATTCTTCTATCATAGAGATAGCAAAAAATGGAATTGAAATAAAACAAAAAATACAGCAAGTAGAAGATAAATACAAATTACAAAGAGATACTTTGACTATTTTAGCTGGAGACCCAACTTCAATAGCAACTAGTTATAATCAGGGGACACTTAAATTTGATTCAATAAGTCCTGACGAGTCTTTGACTTCTGCTGGATTTACTGGTGTCACATTTAATATTAACACAAAAGATCCTAAGGGTAAAGATTATACAATAATTGACTCATCACTAGAAGTAATAGGTAATTCTATACTTGCAAGTATAAATTCTCCAACTACTATAGAGTTTAAATCAACCATACCATCATTAAGTGCTTTTACACAATCGGACAAAGGAAAAAAACAAATAGAAGATGCAAAAACAATTATAACTTCAAATTTAAATGCTATAACCAAAGCCTCAAGTGCTCAAGGTTACAGTAGTGTTGAAGATATTTTAATTGATACTCAAACGATCTATAATGTGATGACCAGACTCGCTGGTGATTGTGCTTATATACTGGGATATATTTTAGAGGGTGGAATTAGTGGCTATAACGCAGACACATCAAGACCTACAAACAACGAAATTTTTGGAAATTATTATCCTTTAATTGAAGAAAATAATTTAGGGCAAACTTCTGCATTTGGTGAGCAAAAACCTTGGTCACAGGCACCAATAGAATTGAAAAAAGTTGAAGATTTTTGTCAAGCTTTATATGAAGGTGTACAACAAGCAGAAACAATAATTCAAGAAGCATCTGATCAAAATAATGCAATTACTGACCAACCTGCAATAGAAGGAGAAAAAATTGCAAAAAGATTAACGAATGCTGAACACGTAAAAAATAATCCATATTTGGGACAAAGTGTTGATAAGATAATAACCAATCTAATACAAAGGGCAGGCTTAGCATCTTGCGGATACGCTTTCAATACATTAGCAGTAGCTCAAACAAACTTAACAGATGCTGAATATGAAAATTTTTCTGACGCAGTCCTTAAATTAAAAGGAACTGACAGAACAACTTTAAAAACATTTGCAGAGGAAGTAAAACAAATTTTTAATAGCAAAGGAGAACTTACAAAGGAATTTACAGATAAAACAAAAAATAATCCAAATTTAACTTATCAAGATTATTTTGCTAGTTATTTTGAAAAAATGGATTTAGCATCCACAAATAAGGAAATATTTTTGAATTCAGATCCAAAAAGTTTAGTTTGTGTTTCCATGTTTCAGAATGGAGTCATGTATCATAATCCAAAAGATGTATTAGCTAAATTGACTAGCAAAGCTGCAGGTGCAAACTCATGTTTAAATAAGGGTGGTAAAGCAGAAATTGTTGCATATATTAGAAATAAAAATGCACCTTTAGATGTGGATCAATTAAATGGAGATCCATCTTCTGATACACAAATGCCTCAGAAAGTAAAAAATCCGAATTTTCAATTTTTTAAAGTAGAATATAATCCACCAACTGAAGCAAAATACGGAGTATTTATCAATTATGCGGAAATGGTGAATGCTCCCACGCCAACTTATAAATCATTGGATAGTTTAATTTTACCAGTAATAACTGGTCAAACCATTTCTGGATACGAACAAGCACAAAAAGAGGATTATTTAGTAAGGTTAGTTTCACAAACACAATTATCATCACCAGCAGATTATGTTACAAGTCTAAAAAATGAAACAGTTAGGAGCAATCTATGGTTTTATTGTAGTAAAATCTTGAACTTAACTTCCGGAACTGAAGAAGAACAAGAAAAAAGATTAAAAGATAAACAAGAGGCAGAAAATAAAGATGCTGTTTCGAGAGGTGAAACTCCTACAGAAATTGTGACCGTCGGTGCCGTTGAGCCGTACTCACGAGATGATGGACAAATAAATGCAGTATATACACAGTTTCACCATATTTGTCAAGCTTGGATTTCTTTAGCTACTACAGAAAATAGTGATGCATTACCAGATGGAACTGACGTTAATTTAAGGACAGTGTTGGAGAAAAAATACAGAAGTACTGATGGTACATCTGCATTCTATTTAAATTTCAATTATCCACTTGTTATAGATAATCCGGCAGTGGATATAAGGGATGCTATTATTAATACAGATCCCTTATTGGAAAATAACACTTCTACTTCTACGCTGAATATGATGCAAAACATATGTCAGTTAAATAACTTTTTATTACAACCTATACCAGCAGGTTTTACCAGTGATTTAAAAGATTTATTTAAACCCCAGCCAAATATAGATTATAGCAATGCAGTAGGTAGAAATGCACTTTCAATTATTTGGGCACCAACACCTGAAAATAGATTGACCAAAAATGATAATAGTCCTATTTATCCAGATAAAAATTTTCTAAAAACTTTAGACAATTTAAAAACAGATATAATAGCCTTTCAATTTGGTAGTCCTAATAATGTTTTTCTTAAATCAGTAAAAGCTGGCACCGACGATAATAAAGTTACATCTGAAAGTTTACAAGCTACTAGTGATATTGTTAACAATCAAAATCAAAATAAAAAGAAAGGGTTCGATTGTTCAATGTTAGCTGTAATGCAAGGAAGAAGTTATAAAATAAGCTTAGATATTCTTGGTAATGCTCAAATTTTTCCAACCATGAATCTAGCTATTGATGGTTTACCTATTTTTACTGGTCTATATTGGGTTTTAGAAGTTCAGCATAAATTAACTCCTAATAATATGGAAACAGAAATTTCAGCCATGAAAATGAAAATTGGAAATGGGGGAAATTTTGCATTAATTATGCCTATCACTAAAAGAAGCGTAAGAACAATCACTCCATTCGGAGGTGGTGGAGATGGTGGTAGTGGAGGAGGAAATTTCGGAGAAGGATTAAATATAGAACTTTTGAAAAAATTAAAAGATGTAAAACTTAGGAATCCTGCTGAAATTAACGCTGTAATAAAAACATATACTAGCAATAAGTATACTGATTTTGTAACTTGGGTAAATGCAGAAGTTGTCGGAAAAGCATCAATGTACAATAGAGGAAAAGTTGATTCTGCAAATTGGAATAAGTGTTGGGAAACAATTATACCTGTTACTTGGTCCGAATATGGTACTGGAGGTATAAATTTTCTTGAATTTGTATGTTTATTTTGTATAATATATGGCGAGACAGGTGGTAAGTTTTCAAGTGTGAGAGAAGGCATGAATTCACTTGATAACGGTACAAATCCGGGTATTGCATATGCTTATAAATATAATAGAGATTATAATAAAACTTCTGGAGATTTGTTTAGTGATGCTAATTTTATATCAGCTCATGCAAATAAGCCTTTAGGAAATGATAAAAATACTAAAAATTCAAATGACCCATCATGGAAAGGAACAAGTTTTCCAAAAAGTTTGTTTCCAAGTAATATTAAAGAAGCAGCAAGAACAACTCCTGCAACATTTATAAATGAATCAGATTTTTATAAATTTAGTGGTCGTGGTTTAATTCAAACCACTTGGAGAAGCAATTATGAAAAAATACTTACTTGGGTTTTAAGTTATACTGGAAATGATACAATTGTAAAAAAATATAAAGGAATTTGGCAAGCAGCTCCTTATAATGGAAACAAAGAAATAATATTGACTAGAAGTACAAATGCTGATTGGGACGAACTATTTAGTTCACAAATTTTATTAGGTCAAGCTATAAATATTCATTCAGGAAAAAATAGATATCAATATATGCCAGCACTTGATTCTTCAAAGGAGGAATTGATTAAAGCTATTAATAAAGTTGGTTTAACAATTAATGGTGCAGCTGGTATAGATGGAGAATACGTTTCAAGTTATAGAACTAGAGTATATGGATTATTAAATGCACTATATCCACAAGGTGCTCCACAAATTTCTTCAACAAACACAGATATTTCTGCAAGCAATGATGGGGATAGGATTAATCAGGGAACGTCTAATGAATGTACAGTTGTAACAAGAGGAAAAAATAAAATTGCAATCCATACAGGTAAAGAAAGACAATTTAAAAAACGAGAAGTAAGATCTATAACTTTACATATTACTGATGGCTGGGGCTATACTGGTTGTGCTCAAAGAACTTGTGATGGTGTAGGTGCATGTGATAAAGAATTCAATCAAGGTGGTATTCACTATGCTGTGGATTGGACTGGAGCTAGAGTAACAGGTATACCAGAAGATATAAGATCGGTTCATGGTAATAATTGGAATGCACATGGTATAGGTATTGAAATTTGTGCTCATTTTGGAGTAAAAAGTAAAGGTCCGGCAGGGCCTGAACAAAGAGTCGTATATTCAAATGATGCTGTAGCACCAGTTGGAAAAGCTAGTTATGGTGGTACGCCTAATCCGGGTTACTGCACATTAGATTACAAATATTGTGGATACAGTGAATTCATGGAATTTACTGATGCACAAATAACTGCTACTTACAACCTTTGTACTGAAATTTTAGGAAGATATCCAAAAATGAAAGCTGCAATACAAGGAAAAAATCCATATTATGTATGGGGCTGGAATTCAAAACCGGCTGCTGGAAGTAATGTGAAAGCAAATAAAATAGAATATACTGAATTTGGAATTTTTGCCCACGCTGCATCTAAGGGTGCAAGTCACGTTGACCCGCCACCAACTCCTAAATTAATTGCAATGTTGAAAAAATTAGGTATGACAGGTTAATTCATCCTTTTATAATTTTATAATTTTTATTATATTTGTAGTAATGAAAATTATAAAAACAAATTTTTGTCAAATTTTTACATCTGAATCTAATATAAATTCATATTCTTTAGAATTTGATAATTATTGTGTTGGAATATTTTCTTATAAAGATTTAAACATTGAAGAAGATTTTCAAATACCAACTTTAATAATAGGGTGGGATTTTATTAAAAATAATTTTTCAGGAATTAAAATATCAAAAAAAAAGATAAGAAAAAATTTATTTTGGACTTTCTCAGATAATGAAGAGAAGGGTACGACTGAAAAAGATATAAAAAAATTTATTATCAAATCTCTAGAAGAATATTTGCCTGTAAACTATAGAAATTTTGATTGTATAATAGATGGCAATGTTTCAAATCATCAAGATAAAATATTTTCCCAAAATCTTAATTTTTGTTTTTTCTCAAAAAATGTAATTTATGTTTATAATGATTTGGGTTTTTATGGAATCAATTTATCATCAATAGATTACATTTTTGAAAGTTCTAATAATTTTATCGATTCAATTTCAAAAAAATATAGATTAATATTTTTTAATTATGATAATTTAAAATCATTTAAAATTGAAGATAATAAAGAATTTATAACTCTTGAAAACATATGTTGGATCTGTAACAATTTTACAATTACTGAAACCAGTCTACATAAATTTTCACCTTATCCATTAAATGAAAAGTATTTTGTTTTTTTAATGAGTAAATTCTATGATATTTTAAATTGTTCTATAATAGACAATCAAAATATCCTTTCAAGATTATTTAAAAAAGATTTTATAACTGATTGGTTATCTAGCAGACACATTAATTTTGAGGGAAATAAAAGATTAATTTTAAAATACTCTAACAAAAGAACAATAACTGGGAGAATAAATTGTGCAGATAAAAAATTCAATCCACAATTACTTCCCAAAAACAGTGAAATCAGGTATCAAATAATTTCTGAGTTTAAAAATGGTAAAATAGTTTTATTTGATTTTATATCTTTTGAGACTAAACTATCCGTTTATTTAACTAAAGATGAGGTTTTTATAGATAAATTAAAGAATAGTGATTTGCATATTGAAACATCAAAAATTATATTTTCTAAAGATGAAATTTCTTTAAAAGAGAGGAAAATAGGTAAACAAATTAATCACGCTATAATATACGGTGTCGGAAACGATAAGTTAAAATCGATTCTTTTAGAAAATAAATTAAGTATAAAATTAATTGATAAAATAAAGAAATTTTTAGATCCTATAATTCAAAATTCAAAAAAAATATCAGATTCATTTAAAAAAAGCGGTTATATAATAAACCCTTATAATACAATAATATATCCTAATAAAGAATGGGCGGTCTATAATAATTATGTACAATCAATTGCTGCAGATATTGTTGTGGATAAGTTATTTAAGATCAGAGAATTGTTAAAGGACAGAAAATCTAATTTTATGTATCAAGTATATGATTCTTTCATATTTGATATACATCCGGATGAGCAGGAACTATTAGAGAATATAAAGAATATATTAGAAAAAAATGGAAAATATTTTTTTGAGGTAGATTTGAAAATTGGTAAAAATCTTATGGAATGTACTGAACAAAATACAGAAGAAGAAATTGAATATATAAATTGATTTTCTAATTTTTTTATAGTATTTTTATTATCTAAACTTTTAAAAAATATAATAAATGCAATTAGTAGTTAAGAAAAAAATTGGAAAAGAGGTTGTTACTTTCATGGTGGAAGGTAAAAATCCTTATGAATGTCAAATGGAAGCTCAAAAATTATCTTTCGGTGATATTGAAGAGTGCGGAGTTTGTGAAAGTGATAATATTCACTTAAACGCAAGATTAGCTCAAAATAAATATAAATACCTTGAAATCAAATGTTATAAATGCAAGGCTAGTTTAGTATTTGGTCAAACACAGGAAGATCCTAATACTTTTTATTTACGTAGAGATAAAGAAACCAAAAAATATGACTGGAAACCTTATAATCCAGAAATAAGCGAATAATATAAAATTTTATAAAATGGCTACAAAAGATAAAAAAACTCCCGCAAAGAAAACTGCGAAAAAAACAGAGAATAAAACTACTTTAAAAGTAAAAGCTACAAAAAAGGAAGAAAATCCTGTTGTAGAAGTATGGCTTGAAGAAAGTTATGTTCACTATATGTCAAAAGGCCCAATAATGATCAGTGCAGAAACTCATCCTGAATTGGAAGGTATGACTTTAGAAGAAATGAAGGAATACATTAAGGATAATGTTTATGATATGGCTGCTGTAGATTCAGAATATTGCGAAAACATAATCGAAGAACTAAAAGAATATGATACTGTAAAAGATAAATATTTAGATGAAGAAGAAAATATATTTTTTGGAAATTAAAATTAAATAAAAGAAATGGCAAAAAAGAAAACAACCGAAGATATTGATAATATCGATACTGAAGCACTAGAGGGTGCAGACATTGAAGAAATGTCACAAGAAGAATTAGAGGCAAAATTTGATTCTGGAAAATCATCTGAAAAACCAAAAAAGAAAATTTTAGTCAAGGAAAAAAAACAATTTTCTTTATCTGATTTTAAGAAAAACATCAAACACGAAGAGGTACCAAAAAAACCGGTTTCATGGATTCCAATGTCACCAGCATTTCAGGAGACAACACATCTTCCCGGAATTCCAGAAGGACACATTTCGATGGTATTTGGACGAAGTGATGTTGGTAAAACAACTATGTTAGTTGAATTGGCTGTAAGTGCTCAACAAAATGGAATTATTCCAGTTCTTGTAATTACAGAAAATAAATTTTCAAAAGAACGAGCAGCTACTATGGGATTAGATTTAGATAATTGTATCCTAAAAGATGGTATTATGTATATTGAAGAAGGTTTAGATTTCATGAATGAAATTCTCGATTTTCAAGAAAGTGGAGAATTGCCTCAGGACATAGTATTTCTTTGGGATAGTATCGGATCCACACCTTCAAGGGCTGAATTCTTAGCAAATAAAGAAGGTAAAGGACGTGCAATGATGGAAACTGCTAAATTGTTACGTGAAAAAATTCACAGATATATTTGGCATAGAATTACAGCAACACAAAAACAAGATTTCCCTTACAATGCTACTGCATTCTTTGTTTGTGGTGCTTATCCTCAAAGTGCCCCGGGCCAATCTCAACCTTCATTAGTTCATAGTGGTGGTGATGGAATTTATCTTGCAGCAACACTTGCATTTAGAATGGGTGGTGTAATGTCAAGATCATCAAAAGTTACAGCAATAAAAGATGGTAACGAAGTTGGTTTTGCAATTAAATCAGCTTTAGTGGTTGATAAAAATCACATAACAAATGTAACTTCAAAAGGTAAAATTGTTTGTACTGATCACGGTTTCATCATGGATGATAAAAAGGCTATTGATGAATATAAGAAACAACACAAAGATGGCTGGGATTTAAATTTTGATAAATTCTGGGATTCTGTTACTGCGGAAGAATAGTAGATGAAAACTTTAATTATTGACGGAGATTGGAATCTCAAAAGAAATTTCATGAAATTAAACGAAATGTTTTCCTTGAAAGGGGAACATTGTGGTGGCTCTTTTGGGTTTATTGATAGTCTACGTTCAGTTGTAAATTATGTTTTTCCAGATAGAGTAATTGTTATGTGGGATGGAGAAGCTTCTGGTAAACAAAGAAAAGAGATTTATCCTGCTTACAAAGGTAAGCGGGATAAATCTTGGTTACACAGTTCTCAACATATGAGCGATAATATTGTAAAATATGAAGAACAAAAAAAATATAGTATTCTTAACCAGAAGATAAAAGTTAAAAATTATTTAGAAGAATTATTCATACGTCAATTAGAGATTGATTATATAGAAGCTGACGATTTAATTGCAGGATATGTTCATAATTTAGAAGAAAATGAACAAGTCATCATTTTTAGTTCAGATAAAGATTATTATCAATTAATAAACGAAAAGGTATCTGTACTAAGGCCATCTGATAAAAAACTTATTACGTTAAATAATTTTAAAGATATTTTTGGCTTTTGTTATAAAAATTCTTTAATGTTAAAGTGTTTTGAAGGAGATGAATCAGATAACATAAATGGAATTGATGGAGTTGGCTTGAAAACAATTATTAAATTTTTTCCAAAGTTTGTTGATGAGGAATATGATATTGATAAAATTATTTCTGAAGCAGTTGAATTATACAAAGAAAAAAAATTAAAAACATTAGAAAAAATAATAGGTTCAAGAAGAATATTTGAAAGAAATAAAAAATTAATGGATTTAAATGAGCCTTTTTTAACGGAAAAATCTGTAGATGAATTAGAAGAGTTGAGAAACTGTGTAATTTATACTAATGATAATTTTAATGATCGTAGTGTAACAAATGCAATGAAGATGATGATAAAAGATGGATATAGTAAACATGTTTTCAATAATGATATGGATACTTTTTTTAAACCATTTTATAGATTAGTTACCAAAGAAAAAGAATATAGTAAAAAAGTTTTAAATGGTTAATAATCATGGAATCTAACAACGAAAAAGAAATATTAAATAAACTGAAAGAGGCTGGAACTAGAAATTATTTCACCTTATCATTAAGTTTAAATGGAACAGTCATAGAAGAAATTGATTTTCCAGCAGATAAATTTCATCATGAAACATTATTAGAAACAAGAACATATTTTTTGATGAGTGATCTCAAGAAAAAAGTATTAGAAGTTTATAGTGAAAAAGAAAAAGAAATACAAGAAAAATTTAAGAACGATCAAATAAATAATTTGTGGAGTAACTTTGAAAAAGATAAATAAAAAATATATTTTTGTCTAATGGAAATTAATAATTCAAACGAAATAAAATCAACTATAATAAATATAAAAGATAACAATGTCCTTTTAGATGATAAATTCCAAACCAGATTAATAAAATTAATTATTGAAGATGAAAGGTTTTCAGAGCAAATATTAGAAATTCTAAAACCAGAATATTTTGACTCTATTTTCACAAAAATAATACTCACTTATATAATTGAGTACTACACAAAATATAATTTAATTCCTGAGTATGATACAATAAATAATCTGATAAATGAAAAAGAATCAGATTTAATTGTAAAAGAAAAGCTTATTGATCTTTTACATTTGTTAAAAGAATTAAATGTCACAGATAAACAATATGTAAAAGATATTTCAATAGATTTTTGTAGAAAACAATCATTGAAAAAAGGATTATTAGAAGCTGCAGAAAGTTGGGAAAAAGGTGATTATGAGCATATCCAAAAAATAATCACAGATTCAATTAAGCTTGGGGAAATAAAAGACAGTGGTCATAACTATTTAGAAGATTTAGAAAAAAGATTAATTAGACAATTTAGAAAACCTGTTCCATGTTTAGATAGATTAGATGAACAAATTGGAGGAGGTTTATCCGGTGGCGAGTTGGGTGTAGTTTTATCACCTACTGGAGGGGGTAAATCAATGATGTTGGTAAAATTCGCATCAACTGCAATTCAATTAGGAAAAAAGGTAGTTTATTATAGTTTAGAGTTGGCTGAAAGGGTTATTGGAAATAGATTTGATGCTTGTTTAACAGATATTAATTTGAAAAATATCTTAGATAATCCGGATGCTATTAGAGAGAGATTAGAAGAAATAAGGCAAGTTGGCGGAAATCTTATTATAAAAGAATTCCCAACTGGATCAGCAACAGTTAATACTATTAGAAACCATATCAAAACTCTTGAAAGAGAGAATTTTATTCCAGATGAAATTTTTGTTGATTATGCAGATATAATGAAACCAACTTCAACTTATGTTGAAAAAAGACACAGTCTTACTCAGATATATGAAACACTAAGAGCTTTATCTATGGAATTGAATATTCCTATTTGGACTGCATCTCAAGCAGGAAGAACTGCAATTAATTCAGCAAGATTCGATTTAAGTGTCATTTCTGAAAGTTTAGGAAAAGCTCAAACCGCAGATGTGATTTTGGGTTTAGCTAGAACAGATGAAAATAAAAGAGAGAAAAAAGCTCAATTAATAGTTCTCAAAAACAGAAATGGAAATGATGGTTTTGAATTACCTCTTTTATTTGATACTTCTAAAGTGTTTATAGCTATTGATAACTCTAATAATCCTTCTTATGGATTAGAAGGTATAGCCAATCACGCTCAAATGATTGAACAAAAAGTAATTCAAAGTATAGACTCTCAACTTTCCGGAGAGGATTTTGAAGAGAACTAACCAACTCATTTTCAGCAAGAAAAAAGTTTCTATTTTTTTATATTTTTTTCTAATTTTTTATTATTTATGTAAAAGAAAAAAATTACTTTTTTTGTTCTTAGCAATATAAATAAAGTATTAATTATCAATAAATTAAATAAAAACATCATAAAAAAAATGGTGTTTTTTTTATCTCTAGTGAAGAAAAAAAAATTTAAAAAAATATCAAATTATGGAATTACAAAAAGAAAAAAAACAAACAAAAAAAGAAGAAAATCTACAGATATTTTCGAGAGATCAAGTGTTTAAAGCTTGTTTAGAGTACTTTGAGGGCGATGAATTAGCTGCTCAAGTTTGGATTAACAAATATGCATTAAAAGATAGTGCTGGAAACATTTATGAAATGACTCCAGATGATATGCATAAGCGAATTGCAAAAGAATTTGCTAGGATCGAGGAAAAATATCCAAACCCATTATCTGAAGAGGAAATTTTTGACCTTATCAAAAGATTTAAATATATAGTGCCACAAGGAAGTCCAATGGCAGGAATTGGTAATAATTTTCAATATGTATCAATTTCTAACTGTTTTGTTATTGGTAATCCGGGCGAAGGTGATTCTTATGGTGGTATTCTGAAATTAGACCAAGAATTGGTTCAATTACAAAAAAGAAGAGCTGGGGTTGGTTTGGATTTATCTTTCATAAGACCTAAAGGAACATCTGTAAAAAATAGTGCTTTAACAAGTACTGGTGTTGTTCCCTATATGGAAAGATTTTCAAATTCAACGAGAGAAGTGGCACAAGATGGAAGAAGAGGTGCTTTAATGGAATCATTTTCTGTTGTTCATCCTGATGCAGAAGATTTTATTGATGCTAAAATGGATCCAACAAAAGTAACTGGAGCAAACGTGTCAGTAAGAATTAGTGATTCATTTATGGATTCAGCTTTATCAGAAACTCCATTCACAGCTAAATTTCCAGTTGATAGTGAAAATCCAACTTTCACTAAGGAAATTAATGCTACAAATCTTTGGAAAAAAATCGTTCATAATGCTTGGCAAAGAGCAGAGCCGGGAATTTTATTCTGGGATACAATCATCAGAGAATCTATACCTGATTGTTATGCTGACCTAGGATTTAAAACAATCTCAACAAATCCTTGTGGTGAAATTACTCTTTGTGCAGATGATTCATGTAGATTATTATGTTTGAATTTATATTCTTATGTAGAAAATCCTTTCACATCAGGAGCTTATTTCAATTGGGATTTATTCAAAAAACATGCTGTAATTGCTCAACGATTAATGGATGATCTAATTGATCTTGAAATTGAAAAAGTTGACAAAATTCTTGAAAAAATTGATACTGATCCAGAAGATGAATTTTTGAAATTAACAGAAAAAAATCTTTGGACAAATATTAAAAACAAATGTATCAAAGGAAGAAGAACCGGTCTTGGTGTTACTGCAGAAGGTGATATGGTTGCTGCTTTAGGAATTACTTATGGAACTGATACAGCGAATGATGTAACCGAGGAAGTTCACAAACAATTGAAACTTTCAGCTTATCGTTCATCTGTTAATATGGCAAAAGAACGTGGTGCATTTCCAATTTATGAAGTTATAAGAGAAGGAAATAATCCTTTTATAAACAGAATAAAAGATGAGGATATCGAATTATATTCTGATATGATGAAATATGGAAGAAGAAATATTGCACTATTGACTATTGCTCCTACTGGATCAGTTTCAATTATGACACAAACAACATCCGGAATTGAGCCTGCATTTTTAATATCATATATGAGAAGAAGAAAAATCAATCCAAATGATAAAGATGCTAGAGTTGATTTCGTAGATCAGGTTGGTGATAGTTGGCAAAACTATCCAGTTTTCCATCATAAGTTTATAGATTATTTGAGAGCTAAGGGTTATGAAAAATCTCACATTGAAAATCTTAGTGAATCTGAAATTAAAAAATTAATTGAAGAGTCTCCTTATTACAAAGCAACCTCAAATGATGTAAACTGGGTTAAAAAAGTAGAAATGCAAGGCAGAATTCAAAAACATGTCGATCATAGTATTTCTGTTACCGTAAATCTTCCAAATGAAATTACTGAAGAAATGGTTGGAAAAGTTTATGAAACCGGATGGAGAAGTGGTTGTAAAGGAATTACCGTATATCGTGACGGATCAAGAAGTGGAGTTTTGATTTCTGAAGAAACTAAAAAAGAAGAAGAAAAGAAAAAATTATTTGAAGATAATCATGCTCCAAAACGTCCTAAATTTTTAGATGCTCAAGTTCATAGATTTATGAATAAGGGTGAAAAATGGATTGCGTTTGTAGGTTTGTTGGAGGGTAGACCTTATGAGATCTTTACAGGTTTAGAGGATGCATTCAGAATTCCTAAAAATGTTGAAAATGGTCAAATTAGAAGACTCAAGATAGATGAAACGTCAAGATATGATTTTATAATAAATCCAAAATCTGATGATGTGATGGTAATTGAAGGTTTATCAAATGCTTTTGATGTAACGTATCATAATTATGCAAAAATGATTTCTGGAATTTTACGTCATGGTATGCCACTGGAATATGTTGTTGAAATGGTTGAAAAACTCAATCTTGATGAAGAAAGATTAGATACTTGGAAAAGTGGTATCATCCGTACAATAAAAAAATATATTAAGGATGGAACAAAGGCCAAAAATGCAAAGTGTGTAAATAATGATCCAGATTGTGCTTTGCAATATACTGAAGGTTGTTTAAGTTGTCCTAAATGTGGATTAAGTAAATGCGGATAATTTATATTATCATATAAAATAAAAGACCCACAGATTTTGTGGGTTTTTTATTTTAATAAATTTTGTTTTATATTTATTAAAAATGTAACTTTACAATGGGAAAGAAAATTAAATATCACGAATTAAAAGAGATTGTTTTGAAAGCAGTCAAAGAAAGATTAAAAAAAGTTAAAAACGAAGGGGAAACTGAAACTGCTCCAGTAAAAACACCTCCAAAAACTACTCCTGATAAAAAACCAAACCCTCTAAAAATTCCTAAACCGGGTCCTGCTACTCGTCCAAATCCAAAAGCAGAAACTGATAAAAACGAATTAAATGAAAATAAAAAAATCGTTTTAAAGGGTACTGGTTTAGAAAATATAAAAAAATATTTAAAGGAAAATGACGAAAAAATTAGATTTCGTCGAATGTTAAACGAAGCACCACCTATGGACATAGATAATCCAAGATATGGAGACCCTGCACCATCTTTTAAAGCTGGAATTGAAGGTACTGGACCTTCACCTTTTACAAACATTGAGTTTTTACAGAAAAAAGAACTTAATAAATCAACCTTAGAAAAGTTAGGTAGCGAGGAATTTAATTCAATAGTAAATACTTTAATTGATGCCGGAGATTTAAGTATGCAAGCTATAATGACTTCTTTGCAATCAGTTATGACAATAGAGTCTCGTCACAAAAGACAATTAGAAGAACTTGCAATTGAAACAGTAGCAAGAAATTTTGGATTACCTGATGAAGTTAAGGATATGATTAAAGCAAGATTGACTCCTGATGAAAACATATCAATGGATGATGAAGAAAATCCTATTGAAGATGTTATGGAAGATTTGACTGATGAGGAAAAGGAATTGGCTAAGAAATATATTGATAAGAGACTTATTCAAAATGCATTGATGATGGGGTCTGGATATAGGGCTCATAAATTATTTGATGATGTTAAAGCATCATTAGATGCTATTGACGAGAGATTATTTCCACTTTATGAAAAGTTCTTACCTAATGTAGAATTTCAGTTGTGGAAAATAGAGATTCCTATTGCTCAAAGACAGAACTGGGGTAAATCTGAGATTAATCCAGAAACTGGAGGAGGGGAAGCTCAAGCAAAATTATTTATTATTCTTTTACACGAAACAGCTAAAGTAGCAGTAGAATTATTGTTTTTACAAAGCTTAGAAGATATTAAAGAAGAACATGGTGAAAAGATGAGTAAGTATGTAATAACTCAAGCAGACAAATATGAAGAAGAGCAATGGATGAAATTGATTGGTCCTAGACTTTGGAAATATTTGCATGATTGTATCGATTATATAGTAAGAGAAAGACAAAATGATTATTCTATAGTTTCTTATTTGTTGAACAAGATTGGAATGTTACCACCTAACGAATTTTTACAATTAATGGATGAAGTTGTAAATGACGGAGCAACAGCTATCGACAAGTTAGAGAAAATGTTAGATGATCTTGAGAAAGATATTGAAGATTATAGGAATCAAAATAATGAAATGCCTGAACCGGAAGATATTGCTGGAGAACCTGATTTAAATAAAATAGGAGATTTGGTAAACAGTGCTTTAGATGATATTTTGGGTAAAAAAACTGAAACTGGTTTACCTGAAAAAATTACAGATAAAAAGTTATCTGATATGAGTATTGATGAATTAAATACTTATATGTCATGGGCTATTGAAAATGAAGAATATGAAAAAGCTGCTGAAGCTAGAAATGAAATTAATAGAAGATAATTAATTATTCTAATTATAAAAAATATTAATTAATTTCAATTAAAATTAAAATATTATGAAAAAGCCCAAAAAAAATAAAAACAGCTCAGAAAGAGCAAAAAAGTTAGGTGAAAAAAGACAAAAAAGAGCAAAAGTAGCCCATGGAAAAAAACTGAAAAGAAAAGAAGCTATTAGGGTAGAGAAAATTAAAAAAGAGGAAAAATTTAGAGAATACGTAAATAATTTAATGGGTAAATAATTTATTGGTGAGAATTTTTAATAATTAATTTTTTATAATAAAACCACTCTAGGGTGGTTTTATTTTTTGTACTATTTATTATTTAGAGAATATTTTTATTAATGAGAACTAAACGTTTCACCATAATTTTAAATGAAGCAAATGAATTTTCAGATTCAGCTAAAGACTATTCTTCTAGTTTAGATGACAGTATTTTAAATAAACAAGAGAAAATTAAAAAAGCTCAAGAAGATATAAAAAAAAGAGAGGAATCTGATAAAAATCTGGAAATTGAAACAAAAGAAAGTCAAAGATATAACCTTGAACAGATAACACAGAAAAAAGCTTCTTATGCTGTTACTAAAAGTCCAGACGAACAAAAAAGGATAAGATTAGAACTAGTTCGTCTAGAAACAGAGAGAAAAAGGATTGCGGATGTCTTGAAAAATATACAAATTGATAAACAAGAATTCATAAAAAACAAGCAGGAAGAAATAAAAGATACACAGGAAGGCATAAAAAAAGATCAGGATATGAAAAATAGATTGCAGCAAACAATTAAAGCAAGTGAGGATGCTGCAAAAACTGAAAAAGGCCCAGCACCACAAGCACAAATAACCGCAGAAGGAGAAGAAGATTATTTAGATAAATATGGGTTTGTGATAAAAAGAAAATTTGCAAGAATGGAAGAACAAGAAAATATTAGCTCTAAAAAGAAAACCCTTATAGTAAATTTTGATAAATCTACTAAAACACCATTTCAAGTTAAATTTACTGAAAGAGGATTTTTAATTGGTGATACAAGACTCAGTTTTGAATTTTTAGAAGCAGCACTATCAAAAGAAGTCAACATAGTTTTAGAAAATGGTACAGGACTTGTACTCGATGCTATAAGAATGCAAAAAATTCTAAAATATAAGGATAGAATTTAATTACCCTATGTTTAATAGGTTTAGAAATAAAAAAAATATATTACTCGAATTCATCAACGATTTTAATCCTTTAGATGAAGTCAAAATAAATAATAAGGAATATCCTGTTTTATTAAGTGATAATAATTTATATCTTCAAAATAGATTTTCGGTTCATTTAGAAGGGGAAGAAATTAAAATTTCACCTGACAGGATAAAAGGTTTCAAATTATTTGAATATAACAATAAAAAAAATTTATTAATTAAGAGTACTTTGTATATTAATGATTGGATTGACGATTTTAAAAAAGTTGATTTTGCAAAAATCCATTTTTATGATGATAAAGGTAATGTTTTAAGATTTATAGATCTGGACCTAGGTTATCTAGGTTATAAAATAGAATGTGATTATAAAACAAATGATTTTTTAACACCTGTTTTTGACTACGAAATTTTTTAAATAAACATTTGCTTTTCTTATATAACAAGTGTTATATTTGTTTATATTAATAAACATAAAAACATAATTTAATAATGGACATCTTAGGTACAATACAGAAAAAGCCAAATCAAAAAAACGGTAAATGGGATTATCTTCACATTGAGTTTGAAAGTAATGATGAATTCAATGAAGCTACGTCAAAAATTATGAATATCTTATACAAGAAAAATGCTGAAGGAAAATGTTTTGTTAAAGACGTAAAAGGTGCTAAATATGATTTAGATATTATTCATGCTACTTTTAATGTTGAGGAAAATAGAATTTCTGTTTATCCATATTCTTGTAGAATGATTCCTAATCCTTCAGAGCAAAAAAATAAAAATATTACAAATACCAATAACAATAAAAAATCAGAAAAATGAAAAATACAATATCTGAAAATTTGAAAAACGAAATTGTTGAATTAAAAAGTAGAGCTAGAACTATAGGTTATAAAAATGGTTTTCCAAAATTACCTAAAGACCAACACACACAAGCTTCTTTTGATAATTTGATGATTGGTTTTGAAAAAAGATTGAATAATTGGAAAAACGGTCTAATTCAATTAGAAAATCCCGGAGGTACATTAAATGGTAAAAAAAGAGGCGAACAAGACAAAAAGGCAGTCCAGTTTATTGATTTCAGAAATCATGTCATAAATTCTTTCGAAGATCTAGAAGAATTGGCTTAATAATAGCTATGGCACAAGGTTTGAAAATATGTTTTCAAATAATTTAAAAAATATATAAATATGAAAACATTAACTACAAAACCTTACAACTTATTTGATTTAATGAAATCAAATATCATGGATTCAAGTCTTGATTCTTCAATACCTGATATCTTTTTCGGATCAAATCTAAATTTGAAAAACACCTCGTGTAATATTAAAGATTTAGAAGATCATATTTGTTTAGAAATGATTGTTCCGGGTTTCAAAAAAAATGAAATTGAAATATCTTTCGAAAACAATTTGATTACCGTAAAAGGGAAGAAGGTTTCTGAAAAAGAAACTGATAAATCTAATTATATATTAAATGAATATAAATTAGCTGATTTCACAAGAAGTTTCAAAGTAAATCCCAATTTGAATACTGAAGAAATATATTCTACTCTAGAAGATGGCATATTGAATGTTAAAATACCAAAAGTTAAGAAAGCTGAAAATAAAAAAATAATAAAAATTAATTAAGAGTAATTCAGTATTTTTTTAAAAGGCGGTTCTAATTTAGAATCGCCTTTTTTTTGATATTATTTATATATATGAAAACTATACACATATTTGATATGGATGATACATTGTTTGAAACACCCAAGTTTTCAGAATTTGTTGGAGTGGAAAACGATGGAATTATTGACGAAGAAAAATACTTCCCTGATTATTTTAAAAAATTAAAAGTTTTATTCATAGATAAAATGAATAAAAATGTTTCTTTTGAAAAAAAAGGTGATTTTGTAATTCCTATAAACAAAGAAACAAACAAACCTTTTCCCGGTGAATTTATAGATTATTTTAAAGATAAAAAGACACAAAGGTATTTTGATGTTCACGATGATAATTTAGTCATAAAATCTTTTCCCGGATTTCATTCGAGCCCAGAAACACTTGGTAAAATACTAAATCTTGATGTTATTAAATCATATCAGAAAGCAGATAAAAAAATGATTGTAACAGGTAGGGACGAAGAATTAAGATCTCATATAGTTGATATATTTAAAGACTTAAATTTGGAATTACCAAATTATGGTCTAATTTTATATCAGAAGGGGTCAAGGTCTATCAAAGATTATAAAACTGATATTATTTTAAAAACAATAGAATTGAATGGTTGGGATGAAGTTCATTTTTATGAAGATAGAGCTGATTGGCTGTATCACGCAGAAGGTGCAGTAAAAGAAAAATTTCCAGAAGTAAAATTTGTACCTCACTTAATAACCAACATTAAACAAAAAATGAAAATGTAAATCATAATGTTATGAGCAAAAAAGATTCAAATTTCTTTAAAAGTCTCAGAGAAAACTCAGATAAAATTTATTTAAATGTTACCCCTTTGAATTGGGGTGTGTCTGTTAATGGTAATCATGAATTCATAGATAGATATATTTTCAAATGGAAAAAAGTAACAGGTCCGGAAAAAATTTTAGTTCCGTTAGAAGATGATTTGTATGATTATATTTTAAATTTTAAAAAAAATAATGAACTTGCTGGTAGATCGGTAAATGTTTTTGTTGGTACTGACTCTCAAAACCATTTATCTTTCACAAGATTTGTTACAGTCATTTGTCTTCAAGTTGAACGTAACGGAGTTCATGTTTTAGTCAATAGAATGGATCTTCCAAAAATTTATGATTATAAATATAGACTGTTGAAAGAAGCAGACGTTTCAGCAGAATTTGCCAGAAACAATAAATCTTTCTTTAAAAATAATGATATTCCCATAGAGATTCATTGTGATTATAACTCTAAAAGTTACCACAAATCAAATTTAGTGGTCACAGAAGCTATGAATTATCTAAATACTATGGGTTTTACTGCGAAAATAAAATCAGAAGCATTTGGAGCAAGTTATGCTGCAGATCACTTCTGTTGATTATCTTGTTGGTTATTTAAATCTCCTTGATTATTTACAGGAGATTTTACTCTAGTTTGAGTAACCTGCTGAACTGGTTCTTTAGCTACTTTCTCAAATGGTTTGTTTTTCACAATTACAGTAGAAGGTTGTTTTTCAGCAGACTTTTTTATGTTGCTATAATAATCTTTTTGAAATTTAGATACTTGACTTTTTTTAGCCTGAATTTCAACAACTGTCATCCCTTTATCACCAGTTTCTTTATAACCTGATACATTCTCTAATTTGAAAAAATCTCCTGTGAGCCACATGTTTTTGATGTTAGTAGCTTTAAATAACCTCCATTCATCTTTAACTTCTGTGCTTCTATAATTTTTCATTCCAATTTTTTGAGCAGTCATAGCCCCACTCTCAGACTGACCTATTTTATGAAATGCTCTAATTACTAGATTTCCTTTTTTTGACAACCCCATAGCTACTGGATAAATTACTCTGGTTTTAGCTATTGGCATTTTATATTTATCATTATCACTTTTAAAAGATATTCCAACTTCCCAACCTTCTCTTATCGCCTTAGCCATCAAATCCTTTGAGAATGGAACTCTTTTATCAAAATCTTTATAAGCTATAGTTCTCTCTTCATCAGAAAAATCATATAACTCTTCAGTAATTAAACCTGCGAGTTTTTTTAATCGTCTTTTATATGATTCTGATAGTATCATTATTATATAATAAATATGTCTGAATAATTGTATTTATCTCTAATTTTTTATAATTTTATAATATGAGCAAAGACCAACAATATCTAGATTCAATAGAACAGAATTCTGGTAAAGTACACATATCATTTAGTGAGTTTTCAAAATATCAGTCTTGTGGACATAGACATTTAATTGAAAAATATTTAAAATTAGCTGAAGAGGAAACCTCTATTCATCTTATTTTCGGTAATTCTATACACAAAGCAATAGAATTGGGAATAAAAGATAACTACGATGTAGAAAAAAGAGTTTTGACATTCAGAGAGGATTTTACTAGAAACATGCAAAATAACTTGAGAGAAAGTCAAGAATATCAAGAATTAAACAATTATTTAGATCAGGGTGAAAATATTATAAGATCTCTTTCCACAGAGAAAATTTTAGATAAATATGAAGTAATTGGTGTTGAGTTACCTTTATATGAAAAACTATATAATAATTTCCATTTTAAAGGATTTATAGATTTGATATTAAAAGACAAAAAAAATGACAGGTTTTTAATTATAGATTGGAAAACTTCAGGTGAGTCATGGGACGTTTCAAAAAAGAAAAAAGATATAACATTCATGGCTCAAATGAGATTATACAAATTTTTCTTTGCAAGAAAAAACAATCTAAGTTTTGATGAAATTGATTGTAAATATATCGTATTAAATAGACTCAAAAGTAAAAAATGTCCTGATTTAGGATTTGGAGAAATACAGCCAGTTGAGATTTTTTCTGATTCAGCTGATATTGAAAGTTCACTCACGGAAGTGGCACAAACAATTCAAAAAATCCACATAAAAAATGAATTTTTAAAAGCAAAGTTTAACAACAAAACAAGTAATTGTTTTTTTTGTCCATATAAAAATAATTTTTCATTGTGCAATTCAGATCCAGAACAGTATAAAAAAATGTTGAATGGGGAGGTTTAATTTACCACTTTTAATGATTTAACATCTATCCAAGTATAACCATCACAATTGACACCTATGAAACTATAGGTAAAATTTGATTCACTTTGTATTATACCGGATATATTGGAACATTTGTAATCCGATTGATTAGAGTTTGTTACAATCGCATTTTTCTTTTCAACATAATCAACAGAACCATCAGACAAATAAATCTTGAAACGATTTAAATGATCTAACCCTACTTGAGTTGCTTTGATAACTTTCAAGTTCTGAAAATTTTCATTTATTAAATCTTTAATTATATTTCTTAAAGTATTTTTTTTCATTTTCTATACTCATAAATATTAAAAAATTAGGATTTAATTTATTTTTTAATTAATTATTTTAGAATAACATGTTTTATTATGAAAACTAGAGATGAAATAATAAAAAATCAAATTCAATTTAGAGATGAAATTGTAAAGAATTTGAAATTGGAATATAAATCTCTAAAGGATGAATTAAAGAAAATAGATTCTAAACATCCAGAAATTTTAGCTGCCAAGGAAAAGTTAATGGAAAAAACTAAAATGGTAAATATCGTGGAGGAGATTGAAAAATTATTTATTTCTTGGAAAAATTCATCTCCAAATTTTGTAGCGTGGTGGAATGAGGAAACTCAACAAGTTCAAAAAATAAAATATGATGAAAATAATATTAAATTTTAATGAAAAAAGAAAGATCCAATACAAAAATTTTGTTAATTGATATTCAATTTTATGAATCTCTAAATGAATTCGAATATCAATTTGGAGATTCCATAACTTACAAACAGATGGAACAAAAATCATATATAGATTTTAAGGAACTTATGTTTGAAAATATTTGTCGTGAAATAAAATTTAGAAAATTTGGTAGATTAGGTAAGATACTAACTATAAAGGCAGAAATGCTCAAGAATGAAGTTGAAAAATTTAGAGAATTATTAGAAAATGACAAATTAATAATAAGTTATGGATGGATAATATCTAATGTAACTATAATCAAAGACAATAAAATCGAAGATAAAAATAATAAATTTAAAAAAATAAGCACTAACAATTTAGATGACGAAGAAGAAGAGGAAGAAGATTTGGATTTAGAAGGAGAAGTTAACGGGTTTGATGACTTTTAATTTATTGCAATCTATTTATATAAAAATACCATGGAAAATAACGATATTATAAAACAAAGGCAAGATAGATTCAAACATTTAGGAATTCCTGTTCCTATTGAAAAACCTGCTTTTGATCAAGCAGTCGTTAATGTGAAAGATCCCAAAATGCTTCAAAGAATTAATGAAATTAAAAATGGAGCAAAAAAAGGTGAATTTAACGAAATGTTGCACGTAGGTGATAAAAAAGGATTTCAACCATTGCCAGAACCTAAAAAAAATACAAATAATAGACAATCTAATTCTGAAACTAAAGCCCCAGCTCTTGAAAGTTTCGCACCAATCAAATCATCCGGTGGAGATTTAGATATGTTTGATAAGCTTTTTTCTGCAGAAACTCCATCAATACCAACTTCTAAAGTTAATAGAAATCAAATTATACAAGAAGACATTAATACTGATACTACCGGCTCTGATTTCTTAAACAATTTTAGACAAAAACTACAAGCTAAAGCAATGTCTGGAGGTGCAAACATTCCTGCTGTTAATAATTCAGGTTTTGGGTTTAAAACTCAAAATGAAAATGTCGGAGCAAATATTCAAGAAATTGAACAAAAAATATATGAAATTTCCTCTACGGTCTCTAAAAAAATAGCTCAAGAGACTATAGAAAAAGTTTTGAATGAATATTTATCTAAAAAAACAAACTCTAATGAAAATACATTCCAAAGAATAAACGAGAATGTAATTAAAATTGGAGAAAAATATTATAAATTAACACCTGTAACTGTTAAACAAAAGTCAAAATAATGACGGGTCAAAAAATAAAATACAAATCTTATTATGAAATTGATGGTGAAAAACCTCATATTGAGATTGGTTTTAAATTCGATGATTATTTTGAAACTAACAGTTATTATCTAATATCAGAATCAAATCAATATAATTCAATTGATAAAATAAATTTTTGTATCATAAAAGATGAACAAGAGTTAGGCGAAATTCAATTAGAAAACTTAGATGTTGACACATTTTTAGAAAAATTCTCTAATATAACTCATGATCATGATTTTAAAAAAATCATGGTATCTGAACATAAAAATAACGTAAAAAAAGATTTATTAAAGTTTTTTGATTATTATAAAAAATCCATTCTTGAGAATAAATTCACTTTAGAGGGTGAAATATTAAGAATGAGAAAAGTTGCTGGAATTATTTGAAATTTTCAGCAAAAAAAACAGCCATATTCCATCCTTCATCATCTGGTTTAAACCTAGCAATAGGAGAAATTAGATTTTTATTATCTGAAAAATGGGGATCAATACCCTCTTTCTGATTCACTATATCTAGGAGAGTGCAATCTTTAAATAAAAGTATTTTATTACCCTCATAATTATTACAATCTGGATAATTTATTTTTAAAATAATAAAATTATTTATTCTTTTTTCCCTCAAAACTCTATATTTATTCGGATTAGGATTAATATTTGAATTATTTTCCGAATCTAAACTTGAAGAGCTACCAATTTTAACTACGCCCATTTCACTTTTTAAATATTAAAACGAATTACAAAATTAAATATTTTATTTCATATTTATATATGATGAAAAAAATTTTATCAGAGGCGATTGGAAATATGACAAAAGACGAATTGAGAAAATTTGTCAAAGACCTAATTTCTGATGAAATGGAGAAAAAGTTTAATAAACAAAAAGAGGAAGAAATAAGAACTATTATTAAAGTATTGATGAGAAAACATTATTATACTCTATGGCAAAAAGCACCTTTTTTTATTGAAAGTCTGTAAAAAATGAAATTTGAAGAATTAATGAATATAATAAATGGTGAAGTCTCCAAGGTTATGAAAGAGCCTTTGAAGGAGCCTAAATCAATTTCTGATAATAAAGAAATAAAAAGAAATAAATACACAACAGCCTTACAAAGCGAAAGTGAAATTGATGAGGTTTTATTTATACAAGATGATATAAAAAAGCTCGAGAAAGAAGAAAAAAATAAACCAAAAAATCTATAAAAGTGGCAGAAGAAATAAAACCCCAAATACAAGCAAGCGAGATAGCTGAATGGGAAAAAAAATTCAAAGAAAATGTTTCCCCATTAGTAAAATTTCATTCTCATGGCGAAAATGGTTCCTCTTTTAAGATCTATAAGGGGTCTAGTGGAATCGAAGTTGAATGGAGTGGAGAAATAAATTTAGGTAGTGACGACTATATTAAGTGGAAATTTACAATATTAAATGATGTTTTTGTCGATGCAAAATTCAAATTAGATGATGATACAAAGGATCTAATAAAAAAGATATATGATTTATATATTACTTGGTCTAAAGACTGGTCTCAAAGTGTATCTAAATTAGAAAGTGAACCAAAACAATTGAAAGAACAAAGAAGTAAAGAAAATATAATTAAATTTAGTAAGGATAGGATGACAAAATTGGCTGGTTTAAGATAAAAAAAACCCCGAATTTCGGGGTTTTATTTTTTTAACTCTTTATTATTCTCCAACCTTTAATTGGATTAGATTCATACTTAACATTGGCCTCTCTAAAAATCTTAAAAGTAAATTTTTTCCCTTGTTCTAAAATATCATTACCTTCAATTTTTATATAATCATTATTTTTTAATTGTTTGCTTTCAGCAGCATCAATTACTTTAAATAAATCATCATAAACTCTCTGCAACTTGATGGTTACATTCTCAAAATCAATAATTAGAGTATTTCCCGGCTTGGCATCGTAAATACTTTCTTTCTGACTATCTTTCTCAACATCTAAATCTGCTGGCATTTGACCATCATCTTCCTTTAAGAGCTTTAATCTTTCTTCAATTATTTTATTTAGATTCTCTAAAACTAATTTTTTCATAATTTTATATGATTTATAAGTATAAATAGCTTTATTTTTTTATCTTTGATTAATATTTTGCCTATAATAAACAATAAAAATGGTTGAAATCAAAAAATTAAGGTCAAATTACGAGATCAGGTTTAAATACAATGATTTGTTATTTAATTTTATTAAAAGTATTCCAAAGGAACAATGTCAGACTAAAATGAATAGTATTTTAATGCCTGATAATAGAGTAAAGGAAGATTGGTATAGACTGGCAAATGAAGCCGGATTAAGTAAAATAGTGACTTTTTGCAGAGATAGTGCAATCAAATTTAAATTCGAAAATATATCTGATTCAGAATCTGCTATATTGATTGATAAATTACTAGAACATAATCAACAAGCGAAAGAGGCTATACAACTAAAAGAAAGTGGAATAGATGTAAGTGGTGTAGATTATTCTTTCATGAAAATTGAACCATACGAATACCAAAAACAAGCAGTAGCCTTTTTTGAGACTACTAATGGAAACGCAATTCTAGGAGACCAACCCGGAGTTGGAAAAACATTGAGCTCAATATCCTATGCAATAAAAAACAATTATAAAACTCTTGTAATAGTACCTGCATCTCTAAAATTGAATTGGAGAAATGAAATTTTAAAGTTTACACATGAAAAATGTTTCATATACAAATTCAAACCAAAGAAAAAAGATAATATAGTTACATATAACAAAAGTGAAAGTATTTTTCATATCATAAACTATGAATCTTTAGAATCATATTTTGATTTTAATTATTCTCACAAGTGTACAAATTATAATTGTAAGTGGGAAGGAGTTACCGAAGTTAAAAAATATGATAAATGTCCTAGTTGCGGTAGAATGAAAGTTGTCAAATCTAGAACACACCACTTAGTTTCTAAAATTGATAAAGATGGGGAAGTATTAAATCCTAATGATTATGATTTAATTGTACTTGACGAAGCTCATTATATAAAAAATCCAACAGCATTCAGATCTCAAATTATAAAGAAAGCTTTTAAGGAGTCTAGTAAAAAAATATTAATGACTGGAACCGCTATTAAGAATAGGCCATATGAATTCTTTCCTTTATTGAATTTGATAGACTCTAAAGAATGGTCTAATGCTCATAATTTCGGAGTGAGATACTGCAATGCACATCAAGATAAATTTGGTCATTGGAATTATGATGGTTACTCTAACTTAGAAGAATTATATAGAAGAATTTCTCCATATTTTTTAAGGAGGTTAAAAAAAGACATCTTGAAATTTTTGCCCCCAAAAACTTTTACAACAATCCCTATTGAAATAAAATCTGATTCAATGAAAGAATATAGAAATATTGAAGATGGTGTAATTGACGAATTTCAAGAATCAGATGATAAAATGACTCATTTGGCTAGAATTCAAAAGTTGAAGCAGTTTACTTCTATGTATAAAGCAAAACAATCTATTGAATTTATAAAAAATATAATAGAAGGTGATGAAAAGATTGTAGTTTTTTCTCAATTCATAAGTGCATCTCAATTTATTTACGAAGAATTTAAAGATGTTGCTGTTTGGTTTACCGGAAAACACAATATGATCCAAAAACAAGAAGCAGTGGACAAGTTTATGAATGATGAGAATTGTAAAGTATTTGTTGGAACTATTGGAGCTGCAGGTGTAGGTTTGACTCTAACTTCTGCAAATTGTTTAATGTTCTTGGATTTACCTTGGGAACCTGCTAGTAAAATACAAGCCGAGGATAGGATACACAGAGCGTCTCAGAAAGCAGATAACATTCAAATTATAAAGCTAATTTGTCAAAATACAATCGACGTTGATATCGATAATCTAATAACTGCAAAAGAGCAAATTATTTCAAAGGTTCTAGATGGTGAAGTAATAGAAAACAAGAATGAATTTTCAATTTTTGATGACCTCTTAAAAATTATTCTCACAAAAAAGAATAATTAAATTTCTGTAATTTTTTTTATTAGAATGATTGTTTTTGTCTTTTCAGAGATATTTATAAATAAATATCTTCATGCACTCCTCTCCAAAAATTCTTTTCATTCTAAAAAAGAGAATGACTTCTCATTCTGAGATTAAAACTATCTCTTCTGGTCTTTTAAACTCTGCCAGTTTTGTTAATGAAATGTTGCAAAAAAATGGGTATAATTCTCATCTGATAGAAGTAAAAGATAATAATGATATTGATAGAGAGGTAAAAAAATTCAAAGCTGACATAGTAATAATCGAAGCTTTATGGGTAGTACCATCTAAGTTCGAGGTGTTGACTAAATTACACCCAAATGTTAAATGGATAATTAGACTTCATAGTGAAATACCATTTATAGCTAATGAAGGTATAGCAATGGAATGGATATATGATTATCAGAAATACAAAAATGTTTTTATATCAGTTAACTCAAAAACTACATACGAAGATCTTAACAACATTCTTCCTAAAAAAACAATTTATTTACCTAACTATTACCCGGTAAATCTTTTCGATAAGAAAAATGAATGTGTAAATAAAAATAAAAAAGTTTTAAATGTTGGTTGTTTCGGTGCAATTAGACCTTTGAAAAATCAATTGTATCAAGCTGTATCAGCTATAGAATACGCTAACTCTATAAATAAAGAACTTCACCTTCATGTAAACGTAGCTAGAGTTGAGAACAATGGTGATCCTGTTCTAAAGAATTTGAGAAATTTATTTAAAAATAATCCAAAACATAAGCTTATAGAACACGGATGGTTAAGACATGGAGAATTTACTGATCTAGTCAAAAAAATGGATATTGGATTACAAGTATCATTTACGGAAACATTTAATATAGTAGCAGCTGATTTCGTAAATAATAATGTTCCAGTAATAGTGTCTGACGAAATTACGTGGGTTTCAGATTTTTATAAAGCAGAACCTACAGAATCTAAATCAATAATAAATAAAATTTCACTGGCATTATTTTTTAAAAAATTCAATCTTCAATACCTAAGTAAAATAAAGCTATGGTTTTACAGTTTTAAAAGTGAAAAAAATTGGGTTTGCTTTATTGAGGAATATAAATTGGATCCAAAAAAATGGAACACAAACTTTTTTGATTGATTATCTGAGGATTATAATTTTTTTTCTTTTTTTATTTGGATTGAATCATATAAGATATATATATTTGCAGTGTTGATTTAGTAATCGTTCTTTGAATCAACAACGGAGATAAGTACTGATTAGTGTTAAGTTTTACATAAATCCTGACTTATTAGTGTTGAAATTAACAAAAAACAAAAGTTATTAACAACTATTGGAATTTGAAAAATAGTTTCTACATTTGCATCACCGTTTCGGGAAAACAATTGAAAATAAAAAATTATAAAAGTTATTAACAATTGTTGCAATTATAAAAAAGTGATTTATATTTGCAGTCCCAATCAAAAGGAAATCGTTCTTTGAACTATAAGAAATTAAAGGGTGCTTAGACTCTTCAGGCATGGCAACATGATCTGTGACAGATAAACCCCGGCAACGGGAATAAAAGAGATACCGGAGATCAAAAAGACGGTACTCGCTTGTGAAAACAAGACAGCTAAGCAAAGAAGCAACATATTGAAGTTATGGGTAACTATAATTTTAATATACCGAACAGGGTGAACTATCGGTTGAGTCAGAAATGACAATAGTTGAACTTCTAGGAAAATCGTCTGCTCATCATGACGATTGCTGAAGGTTGAAATATCTTCGGTTGAAATTAGGTCTCTAATCAGGATCATGTTTCATTCCAGTTGTGTAAGGTCGTTTAGGATTTTCTTATTCGTATCTTATGTAACAGTCGGATTCTTGATCGTCTCCGTCAAATCAGATGTGTGGCATTCTTAGTTGAACCATCACCATCAGTACATCTGATATAAATTCATGATTGCAACTCTGCGAATCAATAAGCTGAAAAACCTTAAAATGGGGAGTTGTATAAATTCTGAATGGCGTTAAGAGCAAAAGGTCTCTAATTCTCAGAGGCAAGTCGGGTAACTGATTATGCCAATCTGAGAGAATGTGCAAAGGTACATTCTTTGTCTTGTTCTAAAATTAAGAATTTCCACAGTTATATTCTTAGGGATACAATAGTGGTTTACAAGGCAGAACAGCTCTGACGATAAAAGACTGGTTGACTAAATTCTGTTGGGTCAAACTTACAGAACGAAATCAACTGAGACTGAGGGATACGAGCAATCGTGGATACGAAGATTAAGGTGAAATTCCATACGGTCTTCTAAAGTTCCTCACGAGATGGTGTAATCTCAACCTATCAAACCTCGACTCATGGTGTAGTGGGCACAACACAATAAATCATATGCTATGGTTTTTGTGATGGTAGCAATCAGTCCGAATCTGGTTGTAGTCGGCAAAATCGTTCTTTGATTAAGAAATTGGGTGGTTTGGCATCCATAAGATAAACTCCGGTGACGGAGTATAAAAGGATACTTGCACATGATCCTTTGGGGTAAAACCCATCCGCAAGTTCCGCCTTCCTAAAGTTAGGGAGGACATCCAAACAATGAGAGTTCGCAGTTGAAAAACCGGGCAGGTCAGTAGGCTGTATCACATAAACGAATGTGTGGTTGAGTATCGAGAGGTACAATAGAAACATCTCAGGGTTTTTCCTGTTAAACGGATTGGTTGGGCAACCGACTGATAGAAATGACAGGGTTGGGCGTAATGCAGAAATGTATGAAACTCATAAAGTACGACCTCATGCGAAGGGGAAGTGCTTTAACCAGCAAGGTTGGCTAAGACTTATAATTTTACTCGGTAACACGAGTTGAGTTGTGGGAGTTGGTTTCATCTGGCCGTTGGCACCGCAAAGCTGACAGAAAGGTGTGTAGTATTTCGTTCTCAAAAGGAACGGATCTACTCTGGGAGCACATCTTTCATAAATTCGTGGATCATGTCATTTAAATATGAAAATTTAAATCACAGCCCAAGACTCCCAGCGTCAAGAGCAAAAGGTCTCTAAGGCTCAGGTCAGCAATGATAACTGAGTGTGAGGCAGGTTCGCAAGATCTGTTTCACTTTGTGACTCAAAGCATCGTGGTGGGACGGCCATCCTATCTGGTGTTACTAGGTTGCAGAACAGCTCTGACGAGAATGTTGGTCAAGATTCCGAAAGGAGTCTAAAGACTGAGACTGGTGGCTACGTTGATCGAAAGGTCCGTGGATAAAAGAGGGAACCTCGAAAAGGATAATACTCTCAAAGGCTACCGCAAAATGGTATAATCTCAGCCATTTTATTAAAAAATTAGAACCCCGTTTCCAAAAAGATTCGGGGTTTTCTTTTTTATATTTTTTTATTATTTTTACAAAAAAATAATAATTAAAAATTCCAATGTTAGAAGATCACGCAAAAAACTTTTCAGTTAACTGTCATATTTCCACTAATCATTTTTATGATGGATTACCATATGAGTTTCATTTGAATATGGTTGTAGAAACTGCTAAAAAATATATTAATTTAATTCCAAAAGATGATCGAGATGTTGTTCTTGCATCTTGTTGGGCACATGATACAATTGAAGATACTCGTATAACCTACAATGATCTTAAATCAGAACTCGGAGAAGAAGTAGCGGAAATAGTTTTTGCTTTAACAAATGAAAAAGGTAGAAATAGGAAAGAAAGAGCCAGTGAAAAATATTACTCTGGAATACGAGAAACTAAACATGCTGCATTTGTAAAAATATGCGATAGGATAGCAAATGTAGAGTATTCAAAAAATCAGAGTAGCGATATGTTGAATACCTACAAAAAAGAATTTGATAATTTTGAATATTGGTTATACTGTGATGAATACCACGAAATGTTCGATTATTTGTATGGTCTTTTAAATTCAGACAAATACGAACATAAAATAAATTATTAATTACTCAACACATATTTATTCAGTGATTTTTGACCTATAATTATAATTCCTGAATAAAAAATAAATCCTAGGAGTGTGTTCCAGTAAAAAGGAATTCCGGCTATCAAACTTTCAGTCAAACCGAAAATATTTTGAGGATAAAAAGTACTGTTAATCCAGCAAGAAGCATTTGTAATAAAAAAGAATATTAATGATCCTACAATGCTCTTAGTAATTATGTTTTGATTTGAGAATATGGAATAACTCCATATCATGAAATATGAGAGATATACCCACATAAATCCACTATAAAGAAAACTGTCGCTTTTATAAATTATTTTTCCAATCAAAAAATCACTTATAATAAGCGGTATGAAAGAAATCGCTAAAGACCATTTTTTATTGCTAAAAAATAGAGGAGCGATCAAAAAAATACTACCTACAGGACTAAAATTATAAGGGTGTGGAATTATTCTTGATATGCAAACGAATATCAATATTAAACTTAGATAAATATTTTTCTTATTCTCCATCATCAAAATAAATTTTTTCTATTTTATTGTTGTCTTCACAAATATAAACAAAATATTTTTTATCAATATCTTTATTTGTATTGATAAAAGGTGTATTCAAAATAAACCTTTCGCCATCAACAATTTTTATCTTACCAGTATCCTCATTTATGATTTCAAGTTCCTCTTCAGAAAAATCTAAAATTCCTTCTTCATAAAGACTTTTCGCTTCCTGAATTAAATCGCACCAAGCTTCAGATGCATATCTAAAAACATTTTCATTCAAGGGTATTTCATTTTGTAAATGATACATAAGATAATCTGAAATTTTCGGATTATCATTGTATTTTCTTACATATTTAGGCTGATCTCCTTTTTTACTATCCAGTTTAAATAGTTTTAATTCTAGATCTCCATCACCTTTTATTATTCTGTGATAAACGTCTACAGGTATGAAATATTCTTTCCCAATAATCAATTCTTCAGGTAAAGACTCATCAATTTGAATTTTCCAATTATGTCCAGAAATAGGAATAATTTTTCTATTCTCGTCGTCAAAATGCCATTTAAATTCCCCTGAAGGTGTATACTTTTTGAATGTTCTAATAAAGAATTCATTATTTGATTCTTCAAAATAAGGCACTGATTCCATAATACTAATTTTTATAAAGAATGTAATTCTTCTTTATAAATATAGTAAAAATCAATTCAAGTATATAGAATATTCTTTTAGAATATTTTTATTCTCAGGTAATAAAGTTCCATTTTGATCAAATAACCAAAAATGAATTTTACCATTTTTTTCCTTGACTATTTTACCGCAATATTTTGGTACATTCAGTCTTTCGTCTCTGAAAAATTCACGACCAAAACAAACAACTGTAATAGTATCTAACTGACTAAGTTTTCTTGATTCTTCTTCCTTTTGTTTCCAAAGTCCCCTATTCAATATTTTAGATTGAGGAAGACAGTTGTAATATCTAAAAGTTAATTCATCCAATTTACAGTCATAAGCAAAATCCTCCGCATTAGCTAAATGTCCTCTGTCATAACCAGATCTGGCATAATCTGCCTGAGTTGCTGTTTTTACGTTTGATAGATCATTTTTAAAACTAAAACCTGCTCTTGAACAATCTCCTCCACCTTTATATAGTTTATAAACTACAACTAATGGCTGTTTTAAAACAGTGTCAAAATAACAAGTATAGTTTTCTTTAACTATTCTTATAGAATTTTTTTGTGAATAAGAGGTAAGTGTAGAAAAAAAAACAAATAAAAGAGTTGCAAAAAAAATATATAATTTTTTCATAAAGTTTTCAGCATTTGAATTAATTTAGGTTGAGGCGACACATCTACCTTGTCATATCTAACACTATTGTGTGTAAATACACCAGCATCTCCATTTAGGGCTCTTTTATTTACATCCCAAATATCAGAATTATAACTAATAGGAATTGAATATAGACCGCCCCAATATCTTATTAATTTTTCTATTGATATTATCTGAGCATCAGTGTAAGCATGATAAAATTTAAAACCTCTATGGGGAGTTTCAAGTTCTACCACTTCAGTTGCAGGTACAGTTGTATTTACATAAGTATAATATTTACCATTTTTAAAAGTTAATTGTCCCCAATTACAAACTTCAATACCAATAGATATTTTATCTAATGATTTATATGGTAAGTTGAAATTTTGAAATGTGGATTCTTTTAAACCCAAATGATAAGCCCAATGCTTTGAACTAAAACCCTGAACTATCTGTCCATCTTTAAATTCATTGTTTTTAGCTTTTCCACAAATTGTAACACAAGTTGCAATTTTTTCTGGATTAGATTCCCAATCTTTAAAAACGTTTATACCATTTGAATTACCAGCAGTGTGGTGAATATATATTTGTTTTTTAGGATGTTCTTCAGCTAAATATTGATTAGATGCGAAATTATATTTCTGAATGTCTGTTTGTAAATTTAGTGTGTTCATACGTTTTTATTAGGCTAATAATGAATAATATTCTTTAAAATGTTTGATTCTATCTGGCAAACCTATAGTGCCACCATTAACTCTTTTTGTTACTGATGTGACTACCGCATCAGTGGCTCCACCGTCAGCAATTTTGTGTATTCCGTTCTTGTGGAAAAACCACGCTGCAGAAGCTAAAGGGTACTTCGTTGCAACTAAATCAGGATTTCCTACACAATCTTCATTTATTGCAGCAGAGAAAGATTTGTAATTATCTTTTCCTGTTAATTGAATATAACCTCTGCCACGAAATTTATAACCTTCACCAGAAGATTCATCACCATTTCCCATTCTGTTTGCATAAACTCTACTGGCAATTTTCTGAGGTTGTCTTGCATAAGACTCTTCAAGATTTCCGGGGAAATATTTTCCAAAGATGTTTTGTAATCCTTGTGCAGAATAGTTTAAATTTTCTTGAACCAATTTAAATCCACCTGATTCATGTCCACATTGTGCTAAAAAATGTGCTAATCTCAATGGTGTGTTTAATTCAAATTTTGCAATTACATCTGGTAATTGTCCTAATACCGAATCTGGTATGTGTCCTTTAAGTTTGTCTGTTTTCATAATGTTTGTTTTAAAATTATTTATAAATATTTTTTACCATGTTCTAGATGAAGTTAAACCAAGTGCTTTTCTATATCTAGCAACATTACAACTCCAATAACCCGGAGTAGTTCTATCTTTTTTCTGATCGCATTTATGTCGAGCCCTAAATGATTTAGCTCTTTTTGGATCAGCATTTTTAATTCTTAAGTTCGGATCCCCGAAATTTACTTTTACAATATTTCCTGATTTGTTTTTTACATAAACAGAAAATTTCTTAGGTCCACTCGGAGTTCTAAATGGCTTTCCCAAATTGACTTTTCTTCCCCTATATTCAGCTTCATTAATCATATGAGTCGCATCAACATCTACAACATTTAAAAAATTTGGATTATCCTTTAATTGCTCATAACTATAATTCATTTCCAATTTAGTTTCTAAATAATCAATTATTGCCTCCATATTATGATCAGCAATTGTTATTTTATCTTGTATCCAAGAAGGAAGTTCATCAAAATCTGATATTATTTCATTTATAAGAAAAGTATTCTGAATTATTTGATGTAATTTGGTTTTATAGTGTGCCCCTTCTGGTTTACTCTTTGAACTACAATTCCCACAATTACAGTCATGTTCGTGAATCAATTTCTTTAACTTCATTTTAAACTTTTTTAATAAATATGAATTTTTTTAAAAAAAATAACACTTGATTGCAAAATATTCCATACTATTTATATGTAACAAACCTTTAAACAATAACAAAAATGGTAACAGAAAAAAAATCATTAGCAGTACAAATCCTTACCGTATTGGTTCTATTAATCGGTGCTTATTCAGGAATGTTTGGTGCAAATGCACAAGCATGGTTGGGTATAGTTTCAATGGCAGCTACATTGACACTTTCAACATTCTTTCCATCAGGTACTTTACCTACAGGTTGGAACAAAATCATGTGGATCACTAATATTACTGGTGTTGTCCTTCAATTGTTGGCAACTATCAGTGGTGCTGGATTAGTCGATCCTATGACTGTAAACTCAATCATCATTGCAATCAACATCTTTGTACAGGTATTTATTAAGAATTATACCTTATCTGCTGCTAAGTAATTGATTTTCAGAAATTTAACCCCCTAAAACTCAATATTTTAGGGGGTTTTATTTTTGTAACAATTTTTAAAAAATTACGTTTAAATATTAAAAATACTGTTATGGAAAATGTAAATATTGATAACATTAAAAAAGATATTGCTGAACAGGAACATTTCATCAATATGTCTAAAAAGAAATCAGAGGCTTATCTCGCTTTGTGTATAACCTCATTCTTAACTTTTATATGCTCGGTTTTTTTCTCGCATATATTAATCTGCATTGGGTTTTTTACTATTAGTTTTCTCTGCTTGAGGGGATATAACAAATCAATTGGACAACTTGAAGTTCATATGTCTATTAAAAAATTCCTTAAAATGGTCCTAATTCAAGAGCAAACTGGAGAAGATGTATTTAAATCAATCGTTAGCTAATAAAATATCATACAAAATAAAAAGGGGGAATTTCTTCCCCCTTTTTTTATGGTTTATTTTTAAAATTATATTTCTCCAGTACCAGAAGAAGGACCATAAGGAACACTAACTTTTGTTTTGTTTACAAATGCGTCCGCTTTAGGATCATAAACAAATGCTTTTATACCAGCTATTTTCTTGCCACCATCAGTTAAAGTACCTTCTTTTACAAAGAAATCTACTAATTTATCCATGATGTGTTTTTCGTCTTTTTTGAATTTTTCAGCTATATCCTCTGAAACTTGACTATAAGTTGGATGACCCTCAATAAAAGATTTCATTTCAGCCTTTTTTTCTTCTGGACTTTTCTTTCCTAAAAGCTTAGATAAAATCTCATCAACCATTTTATCTGAACCCTCTTCCATGTTCTCTTCCATGGACTCTTCGTATTTAGAACCGCATTCTTGACAAACTTTCATTTCATTTAATTGACGAAGAATCTGAGCTTTTTTATTTTCAAGAAGTTTGATCTTTTTGTATCTATCTACTTCTTCCTTTATGATTTGAACTAATTCAGAATGTGATATTTTCATGTTATAATATTTTAGTTATAAATATTACAAAAATTTTATTTTCTTAAAATATTGATAATATTTATTATAGAATCTAAATTTATTAAATGGATATAGACCCCAAACTGGTTATATTGGTTATATCAAATCAATTAAATGGACAAGAACTATTTAGAGTGCATGTTCATGAATATAGTATAAGGTTTGATGAAAAATTTCAGGATGGTATTGAAAGCAATTATGAATTAAAGAAAGAGATTGATTATCTTAATGATCTATGGAAGGGTAATAAAATAAAACAAAGTGAGATTTTTCCAATCATGTTAGATATTATGGTCAGACACGGAGACTATCTTAGAAATTTTTTCTTCGATTCTACAGAATTAGATAAAAACGGTCAATTTGTTGAAAAACCAAAATATGAACTGGAGCCAAAAGTTTTTTTCGAAAGTCTAAAAAAACAAAAATTATTAAATAAAATCACAAAAAAAGAGTTTCAGAAAAATATAAATAATTTGGAAGTTGGTGAAAAATATGTTGAATTATTTGTGGTAAAGTCGAAATATTACCATTATAGACATTTTAAAACCAATCCATTAAAAGAAGAATGGTATTTTATGGAGAATGATGGTAAATTGATTCTTTGCTTCAGAAATAAATAAAATTTACATTTCTTTTTATTATATTTGTATAAAATAGTTTTAATGGAACTTAATATTGCAATTTCACCTTCAGAAAAAGAAGTAGCTAAAATTATTGGTAAGGATAACTGGGCTAATTTAATTACAGAAAAAACCAAAAACCAACCCACTAAATGTTTTTTTTGTGATTATCCTCAAATGGAAGAAAATTTTGAGAGGATTAATTTAAGCCCAAAACTAAGGCATCACATCATGCCTTTTTCAAATGAAATTGATATAAAAAAAGATTTTAATAAATTAGATATTGTTATAGTTTGTGATGCTTGTCATGCAATACAGCATTTTGATAATGCAGTAAAAAACAATTGGATTAAACTCGTAAATTCAAGTTTTGATCAGGTTGATCTTGTAAAAGCTTGCAGGTGGGGTAATAAAATTGTTAATGCATATATAACTGGTGGTTATAAAGTTGAAAAAAACATATTTCCTTTGAAAAAAACACCAGAAAGTTACTTATCAGAAATTATGGATTCAAATTTGAATGTTAATAAGAAAATAAAAGTAATTTTTACAAAAAATTTTGATTGGAGTAATTGTAGATAGTAGTTTTTTTAATTTTCTACATATTTATTTCTAAATAATGTTGTAAAATGAAAAATAAAAAAATTTCTAAAGAAGAATTAGTACAATTTATCCAAACAGAAGCTTTAAAATTAAAACAACAGCTTTCAGAACAGTTTGAAAAGGTTGGCCAAGCCCATGAATTAAAAATGGGTCACGAAGCTAAACCTAGCGATAAAGATCAGGCTTTAGTTATGAAGACTACAGAAAAAAGCCAATATAAAAAAGGTCCCGGAACTGAAGCTGCTCCTTACGAAGGGGATACATTACCTATAGATGTTGAAATGACTGAAACTGGCAAACCAAGTGATGATGATGTGAAAACTGCTGTTTATGTAAAAGCAGGTGCTAAGAAAGGTGGAAATGATGTTACTACTGGTCAGGCTAAAGCAAATTTCGACTCTAAAACTGATGGACCAAAAGGGGAAGTAAACAAGCCTTTTGTAGAAAAAGGTAAAGATAAAATGAATACTTTAGACAAAGAAAATTATAAAGGTGGTTCTAAAACTTATGTAGAAGCTGGTGCTGAGGACAAGTCAAATACAGTTACTGCTGGTCAACACAAAGCCAATTTTTCTGAAAAAGCTCCTAAGAGTGATAAGGATGCAAGAATTGCTCACGGCATAGAGTTAAAAGAGAATTACACTAAAGAAGAATTGAAAAATTTGATCATCAGCGAATCTCAAAAACTTGCAAAGAAAATAATTCTTAAGAAAGAATTAGAAAAATTGCAAAAAGAACTAAAAAAGTAATCAAAATTATCTTTTTTATTTAAATCCGTATAGAAATATACGGATTTTTTATTTTTATTATATTTTTAGCCTTATGAATAAAATAAATAAATCTTTGACAGACGAAATTAAGTCTAAATACATTTTTGCTAATTTTTGTACAGATGTTTTTGGAATGGATAAATATTACTGTAGTTGTGGGAATGTTATATCTAAGGCACCTGATTCAGAATTTGAAATAGAAATTTCTTATGAAGATTACATAAAAATGGATTTTATTGATACTAGTAAAATCACAAGAAGAACTAAAATATTATGTGATAAATGCAATAAAGACTACACAAAAGCTGAAGTATATTCTCAAATATTTAATACAGATCAAAAATTTTTAGAGAAATTTTTATTAGTAGAAAACAGCAAGTATTTAGCACTTTACAAATACAGATTTATTGCAACTGAAAAAAATAATAAAATACAAATTGAGAATGATTATTCATCATTAAGCATATCTAAGAAAAACAAAGAAAGTAGGATTTATTTTAAAGATTTTGATAATTCTGATTTTTTACCGGTGGATCTAGGTGAAATAGTCAATACGGTAAATTTATTTTTTAGTAAAACAGAAGAGGTTGAAATTACAGAAGATTTTATTTATGTACATGAATTTATTGGTAAGCTTGGTAGATATGTTTCTGATGTTGATAATATAGATATTGCGAATGAATTGTTGAGCGAGATAAAACTTTCTTCAGGAATTGATATACTAAAGAAAATAATATCAAGTTTTTTTGGTATAATATCTTATCCAAATCTTTCTACACTAGCCATGAACAAGGGACCAAAATTTTTATTTGATTTGATGTCTAATTGTCCATTGCCAACTACAAAATTTATGAAAGAAAGTGGTGCAACTTCGCCACTTAAAATATTTAATTTCTTAATTAATTTAAAAAACAAACAATTACAAGAACAATTAGATCAAGATGATAAAAATAAATTAGGCTATAAATTCATTACCGAAAGTGGTCAGGAGTTCTATATTAAATACGATATTAAAAGATATGATGAAAATGTTGGTAATGTTTCCAAGACAGCAGCTAAAGTATTTGTAAGAGATGAAATAAATGAAAGACATATTTCTCCTTTTATTTTTAATATAATTAAAGACTTTAATGATTATGAAAATTTAATAAAATATATCCGATTCATATCTTATGAGGATTTGATAAGACTTTGTATGAGTTATGAAAAAGATTTTTTAATTGAGCTCTATAAAATAATCGAATTTAGAGAAGATGTAAATTATGAAAGAATAATTCAATTTTCGAATTTAGTTAAAGATTTTTGTAAAACAATAGATGCAAACAAAGAGGATAGGGTAGTTATCGAGGACATTTCAAAATATGATTTTAATATATATGATGATTGTCAAAGAATGTTGGTGGAGTTAAAATGGGATTTCAATAAAGTTTTCTATAAGATAAAGAAACATTCAAAGCTTTTGAGATTTCACGATGATTTAATCAAGCACAGAAGTTATTTAAACGATCAGGAAGTAAATGAAAAATATATTGATTTCTCTAACAAATTCAAATATCTTGAAGAATATAAACAAGGTAAGATAAAAGTTAAAGTAATTGATTTACCAAACAAATTAGTTGACAAAGCAAAAGAAATGAAGAACTGTGCAGCCTCTTATGTCAGAAGAGTTTCTACAGGAGAATACGTTGCATTCAGTGTTTATGACAATAACCCTGAACGCAAATCAGAAGAGTTTTATGAATATATGATGGTGTTAGAATTAGGAAAGTATGGTCTTGAGTTCGTAGGCGTAAAAGGGCCTTGTAATATTTACGGTCCAGATAGATTTAAAAAAGACGTAATTAAATTCCTAGAGGATAATGATATAGCTTATAAAGAGGTTCCTAGTATAAAATTAGGAGTTGACAATAAGAAATAAAAAAAGGGGTATTTTTACCCCTTTTTTATTTAATAAAAAATTTTTTTTATAAAACTTCACTGTCATTAATCATCTTCTCAAATAAGCCTTGATTTTGATCTGAATTGTTTTGGTTGTTCATTTCTTCTAATTGTTTTGCAAACTCTTCACTACTTAGACCTAATAATGCACTTGGATCACCTTCGAACATTAATTTGTTCAAAGCAGCATATCTTTCGTTGATTGCAGCAACGTATTTAGGCTCAAGTTGAAGATCTGCTCTTTTATATTTAATTTCTCCTTCTTTTATTACATGTGGAAATTTATAGTTGTATACACCATCAAATTCCCAAGTTGATTGTTTTATGTTTTTGAAATCATAATCGTAATATGCTTCTCCGATAAAATCATGAATTTTCTCTAACGTCATTTTGGGTTCATTAGTTAACTCAAAATATTTGACAAACAAAATTCTATTTGCATATCCCATCTCTAATGCATCTTTCAAACCTTCTACAGGAAAACCTATCAAGCCTTCAGGTGAAGTATAGGTACTAATTCTTCTCTCAAGTGTCATAAAGGCACCGGGAGCTGAAGTTTCATCCATATTCTCTAACAATAGAGTTTTTTGATACTGTGCTTCTATACTAGAAACTATTTCAACAGGATCTCGGTAAAGCCAAATTATTTTAGTTTCATCGTTTTGTAGAATCGTGTCTAACAACTTAATATTAGTAGTCCAAGCTCTGTTTTTGTCAAAAACTACTTCACTGTCATAAAAAAAACCTTCCAAAAAACCCTTTAATCCATTTCTAAAATTTTCATAGATAGACATTCTATCCTGTGCTCTGAAAGTCATATTCGAACTAAAATTACCTCTCATCGTTTTCAACATGTCCAAAACAGCACTTGTTGGGGTAACATGAAATCTTGGATTTGAATTTAAAATTTGACAAAGTAAAGTACTACCAGCTCTTGGTAAACCTGCTATTGTATGTATTGATCTCATAATAATTAATTTTTATAAAATTAAATATAAACTGATAATATTAAATAATAAAGATTCATTTTCATCTCATTTTTAATTTATTTTGTATTAAATAAAATCAAGATATTGATGAAAATTAAATATGTGTTCAAATATGACAAAAAGGGGTTTCTTTACAAATATGTAGAGAAAACTTCTGGCGGGAAAGTAATAAATTTTTATAATTTCAATTATAATAAAAACGTTTTGACAAAATATGATCAAAAACAAAAAATCAAAATTTTGATTGAATTTTATGAACCTTGTAAATTGGTTCACAGATTTGAGGCTGGCGAATCATGGATCAAACCTGTACCCATTTCTTGTGATTCAACTTCCATGTTTTTACCTAAAATAAAGAAAAACTTTGCCATTAATGAAGAAAATCAGATAATTTCATTTAATGTGAACAAAGGATTGTTAAAAAATTGGAATTCTATTAATTGATTTGTTTTTTTTACTATTTATTAGTTAGAAGAATAATAATTTAATGAAGAAAAGATTAAATATTAAAAGTATTTTAACTAAATTTTTGAGAGAATCAACAGAACCATTTTTCTATTTGGCACCTGATGTTGTTGGCTCTATTAATAATCCCGTCAGAGATGATGTTAATAAGATTGTAATTATTAAACTGAATCTTTTGGATGGAGATAAAATGAAATTGGTTGTTCCGGACAAATGTTACGATAGCTGGAAAGAAAAAAATTCACAAAGAAACAATTTTTCTTTTGTTAAAGATTTCTTAAATGGATCTCAGCTAGTTGACAAGTTTGATGGTATAGATAATTTGAATGAAATTGTTGATGAGTATAATAATCTTTTTAACGATTTTGAAGATAAACCTGTGAATATAAGATCAAATCCCGGTTATTATAATAAAAAATCTGGTGATCAAGCTGCAAGACAATTTATTTCAAGATACCAAAGATTAATTTCACCTTTGGGATATGGTGGAGTAGTATGGTAATAAAAAAAATAAAAAATGAAAAAATTCACTATTAAAGATATATTTTCAAATGATGATTTTGAAAATAAAGATAAATCCAAAGATCAAAGAATGATTGATCTCAACAATGCTTTAGATGAAAATAAAGAAATTTATCTTAAGGAAAATAAAAAAAAGATCAATGAAAAAGCTTTGAATAATGAAATAAAAAGATTTAAAAAAGTTGCAAAACTTGATGAAGCTAATGTTGCAAAAACACATCCTCAAGGTGGTTTAAATAAATCTGGACCCGGATTAAATAATACTACTATAGGAACATCAGTAGCAACTTTTATGGGTGATATGCCCGGTAAAACAGTTAATACTTTCTTAGAAAATCCTAATCTATATTTAGCAAATAAGAATTACAATCCAAACTACACCTATCTTCAACCTAATGAAGCTTTAAGGTTATCAATAAGTAGAGCTTTAAATTCAGGAGCACCTGTTGCAGAAATGTCTTTTTATGATGAAGTTAATTGGAATTTAAATAATTTAGGGTTCGATTCAAAGTCTCCGCTCGATATCAAACAAACGATATTGAAAATGATTAAAGATTAATGGAAATAGTAATTAATTTATTAAGAAAAAAAATAAGAGAAATTATATCTGAAGATTATAGGTTTCAGTATGATAATAAATCTTTTTTTCCTAATGATGCAATGAAAAAAACTTGTAAAAATGCAATTGAGGCCGTTTCAAAAAATAAATTGACTGGAAAAGGAGAGGCAGAAGGTAGTGGGTTGAAAAAAGCGTATTCAATTATGAAGGGGGATTCCATGAATCATGGTCAATTAAAAAGAATGAAAGCTTTTTTCGATAACAATATAGAAAATTTAAAACAAGAAAAAATAGCTGGAAAAAATATTTATAATTCTGGAATAATACAAAAATGGAATTTATGGGGTGGTGATGCAGGATATAGTTGGGTTAAACATCAACTTAACAGTCATAAATCAAAAAATCAATCTAGCAAAGATAATCGTCCTAAAGGTCACAAAAATATGATGGATCCTACTAATACAAGGACTAAAACAGCTCTTTCATATGTTCAAAATAATTTGAGATAATCAAATTAATATAAAATTATATTTTTTTTATTCGTATAATTTATTATATTTGCTGTAAATAATTATAAAAAAATGGATCAGCAATTTTTAAATTCCTTAAAAAATTCGACACCTGTTATACAGGATTTGCAAACCTATATGGATGCAGATGATGAAATTCTTACGATTGCACAATATGTTGTTAAACACAATCAACATAATGAATATGTTGTGCCAGAAAGAATTAAATTTCTTTATTCTCCAAAACCAAAAAAAGATGGAGGTAGATATTCCCTTTTTGATCTTATTAAAAGATCAGAAATAGAAAAGATGGTAAATGATGAATATGATTTTATTTTGACAATATTTTATGATGTTTGGTCAAAATTAGATCCAGAACAAAAGATTATTCAACTGGATAAAGCATTATGTGGAATTGATATGGGAGATGGTGAAGAAATAGATAAGTTAAAGAAAAAAGCACCAGATTCTAAAGAATATGTTTCGAATATGTATTTTTATGGAGCTGAAAAAGTTATGAAAATTTCTGAAATAGTTGATTTGTCGTGTGCATCAGCCATGGAAGAAAGAAAAGAAAAAGAGAAAAATGCTAAGAAAGCAAAGAATACAGTTGAAGAACAAATATAATGAATAAAATTTTAAAAGCTTCACTTACACATTATCAGGCTCAGAGAGATATTTTACTTTCTGAGCTTGATATTGTCCTTAATCAAAATAACTCTGTGGGTGATACCCAAAAATCAATAGAGTTAATACGAGAGTTATCTATTGTAATTTTGTGTATTAATAATATCGAATCGATTATAAATGATAACAAACAACAATCTGAATTAAACAATTTAATGCAGATGGAAAATTTGGCTGATGAGCTTGAAAAAAGATTAAAAAACACTAATACAGATAATCAATGAGTATACTAAATATTATTTTATTAATTTATAGTTTAGTTGATATAGCTTTTATAATTTTTCTTATTAAGCAATATAAACAACTAATCAAATCAGATGAATATATTTCAGAAAGTCTTATGAATAAATTTATACTTGGTTGTTTAGCCCTTGGTGGAATAGTGTTCACTTTATCACTATTAATTTCAACTGTTTATTATATTTTTCAAGCATAAATGTTATTCAATTTAAGAAAATTTTGGTATTATTCATCTTGTAGATTCTATATAAAAAATTTTATATGGAACTACAGTTTTTGGCTTAAATCAAAGAAAATATTTGAAGAAATTGAATATCAAGTCAAAGATCATAATGGTTTTTACACAGGTGAAAAAAGAAAAATTAAGAAATTTAAAGGTTTTCTTTTGAATGATAAGATATACCTTGACAATCCCGGTTTTCCAATAGATGATAGAAATCTTTGGATAGTTTGGAAAAACAAAGGTTTAATTAAATAAATAAAACTCGCTTAGGCGGGTTTTTTTATTTTTATACGCTATTTATTTTAAAATAATATAAGTAAATGGCAAAGGATAAATCATTGTCAACAAATGCGGAAGTTGAAAGAAGTAAGGATTATCAAAAACACCTTGATTTAGAGCATAGTGTAGTTGATATAATTAAAGAAATTCTAGTATCTGAAACAGAAAAAGCATTTGATGAAAAAGGTATCGAAAAAAATGATAAACCAGCAGGTGTTTATGGAACTGGTAAGGCCTATGGTTTTGGTGCAAATGAAGGCAAGTATACAGTAACAGTCCAAAATAAAACTGTTACAACTTTTACTAAATATGTAGTGTATGGTGGTAAAAGACTTATTTCTGACATAAATTCAATTTATGAAGGAGATGCTTTAATGGTACAATATAAAACTACTGAGGATGGTGTTTTCAGAGGTATAAAAGAAAAGAATGGACAATCATATACCTTTCATAAAAAATTTATTTTAAAAACAAGTAATCTTAATAATATAAAGAAAACTTTACAAAAAATATTTTTAGAGATTGCTAAAAAAGAAGTTGAATATTTAATAAACACAAGGTTGGGTGTACAGGATAAAATGGAGACTGGAACAGCCTCAACTGTTGAAGAAAATACAAAAATTGACACAATGAAAAAACTCACAATAAAAGAATTATTTTCCGATGATGAAGAAATTTTATCTGAAGGAAAAAATAAAGAGGAAGTAAAACCTAATATAGATAAAATTAAAAAAGCAAATACTGTTGACTTGAAAAATGGAAACAAAAAAAGAAAAATGTTTTTAGATGATAAGAAAACAGAAAAGGATGAAAAACCTGTAGAAGAAATAACTTCGACAGCTGGAGGTCCCGGAAGTGCTGGTCCATTCAGATATGATACACCATATTTCGCATCAAAAAAGAATAAGAGACCTAAAGTTGATAAAGACTATAATGTGGTTCCTCAAAAAAATGAATCATTCTATACAAGAGTAGAATTAGAACCCGGCTCTGGTTATATTCCAAAAGGAATGAAACAAAATTATATTCAAGGATTACACAATGCTACACCTGAACAATTAGCAAAATGGGGTTATGGTGAAGGTCAATTCGGTATAAATGAATCTAATAAACCCGATCTTACCAAGAAGAAAATTTTTAATGAATCGGAAAATAAAGAAAAGGGTATAAATAAAAAATATCTAATCACTGAAAAAACCACTGATGAATATAAAAAAGATAGATGGAATAAATTATCAAACTTTAAATTATACGAATCTATCAAAGAGGCAGAAGAGGTTATAAATCCAGAGGATTATGAGGAATTGCCATTAATTCCACCCATGGGAAAAGATGGATTTGAACCACATGATGAAGTTGAATATTTTGAAAAAGATATGATTGATGATAGTGAGGAAAATAATCAAATTAATGAGGAAGTTGTGTTTGTAGAAAAACCAAGCTCATCTTTTGCTACCCAATACAAATTCTACAAAAAGGATTTTTTAAATGAAAATAAAAAATATATTTTAGATTTAAATTCTATGACTTTTGTAATAAATCCTAATAGTATCTAATTTTTTAATATCCTTTTTAAAAAAGCCGAATTAACAATAATTCGGCTTTTTTGTTGATTATCAATAGGTTACAAATAATTAAATTGGTTAATAAATTTTTTCAAATGTTTATTTGTATTTACATTTTACATGAATATATTTGTGATTAAACAAAAATTATAAAACCTAGAATCACAAAACACTATGAAAATCAAAAATTTATCACAGCAAAATTTAAACCTTTCTCTATCTAAGAGCAAAGGGGAAAAGACAATTATCTCTTTAAAACCGAATCAGGTTTTGTACGCAGATAATAATCAAGAAATCAATAAACAGTTGCTGATTTATGAGAAAAAGAAATTGCTTTATGTAAATCGAGAAATGGATAAACCTGAATTTGTTGATTATTACAAACCATTCTTTGAATCTGGGACTATGAATACATCAACTAATTCACATTATGATGTGGATGAAGAGGATGACGATGACAATTTGTTAAATAATATAGAAGATCTTGATTTCAGTTCTTCAATGAGTGATGATGAAGATTTTGACCCAAACCATACTGCCCCTAAAAAAGGTCGTGGTCGCCCAAAAGGTATTAAAAAGGAAATTTCTAAAACTCCTGAAACTACAGAAAAAAAAGGTCGTGGTCGTCCTAAAGGTACTATAAAAAAAGAGAAAATTTCTGAAACAAATCAGGATAATTCTGCTCCTAAAAAAGGTCGTGGTCGTCCTAAGGGTTCAACAAAAAAAGAAAACAATACTGTAGAAAACTCAGATTCTTCAGAATCCAAAAAACTTCGTGGCCGTCCTAAGGGAACTATAAAATTAAAGGTAGTCACCGAAGAACCAGATACTACGAAAAAACGTGGTCGTGGTCGTCCTAAGGGTTCTCTTAATAAAAACGCTTCAATAGATAAGAAGGTAAAGGTCATGGGACGTAAAAGAGGAAGGCCAAGAAAAAATAGTTAAAAAATTAATTATGATTAAACCATATGAATACCTAGTAGATAAAGATCTTTTTGATCGTCGCACTTTGACGCAGCTCCAACATAAATTGAGAGTTGCGTTGAAGTGTTATACAGTTCAAGATTTCAAAATGATTGAATACGGTGATATACCAAACGGATTTGAATTTAAAATAACTTATAGAAAAAATAAAATTCAATTTGGTGAAGACAAATTTCACCATGGCTCTTACATTAAGGAAGATTTAGGTGACTCCAATTACAAAGTTACAATATATGTCTATGATTGATAATAAAAGTAAATTTCTCATAGATAAGTTTAAAATAACTGAGGAGCTATTATATAGTATTTTAGACATCTCTGATTCAATTGGGACCTCTAAATACAATGTGTGGTTGGCTAAAGAATCAAAAAAGAATCCTCAAATATTAAATATTGAACAAATAAGATATATTGTTGATTGGGCTCAAATAGAAAAACCTAACATTTTGTCTTTGACTTTTGATGAAGCACTATCTAAATCAGATGAATGGCATAAAAATCTAAAGCAAAATTTTAAAAATATATCTAAACAAAATTTAGTTGAATCTAGAATTGTTTATAAATGTTCTGATAATGAACATTTCTTTTTGAAACTAAAACCTGATGAACTTGCCCTTGAGGGTGAGTTGATGGGTAATTGTGTAGGTGGATTTTCATATATTAATAGATTGAAAAGGAGAGAAATACTCATATTGTCTCTCAGGGATAAAGATAATTTACCTCACGTAACCATAGAAATTTGTAATAAGACTGGTCGTGAAATACAGACTAGAGGTAAATGTAATGAGGTTCCTAAAAAAAAATATATGAATTTCATAGCAGAGTTTGCATTATATGCTATAAATCCAGATCCAGATAAGAAATTAGATGAGGAACTTTTGAAATTATTAAAATTAAAATTGAATTAAAATGGAATTGATTAGCAGTCATATTTGTATGACAAAAAACATAGGAATAAATGGAAATCTTTTCGGAGGTGAAATATTATCATGGATAGATTCAGCAGCAGCTTCTTATGCTACTGAGAAATGTTATACTCCTCATGTTGTAACTGGTACTATGGAACAAGTAGTTTTTAAATCACCGGTCAAGGTTGGAGAAATTATCAAATTGTATGGAGAAATACTTTCAATTGGAAATAAATCCATCACAATAAAAATTGAAGCTAGAAATTTCTCTCCTTACACTCATGAAGAAAATATTGTTTGTTGTACAAACATAACATTTGTTAGAATAGATCCAACCACTGGAAAATCCATCCCCATTTCTAAGCATGTGAAATTTAGATTCGAAAATAGCAGAGATACTATCGAAATTGGAGATCATGTTAAAATAGATGCAATACTAGCAGCTAAATTTGGTTGGGATGATGAAATAGAAGGTGAAGTCGTAGATCTTTTAGATGGTAGAATTGATTATCCAATAGTAGTCAAATTAGACGGGTTTCTTGATAAAAAAGAGTTTTTCAAAAAAGAAGAGTTGATAAATTTGACAAAAAAGAAAAAAAGAAAAGCCAAAAAAAATCAAGCATCAGTAGAGATGTAATGTAAACCCAGCAAACGCTGGGTTTTTTATTTGATTTTAAAAATAAATTAATTATCATTATAGTAACCGAAGCATCATGGTTGATTACATGTAATTTACAAATTAACTTAAAAAATATAATTATATGGAAACAACATTAGCTACAATTTTAATTACCGCAACTGCTACAGTTGCTGTAATAATCTTAGGCGTAATCGTCTGGGCAATTGCACAGTTAAGGCATAAGGTCTCTGATTTAGAGGTTAAGTGCCGTGGTTTTGAGGAACAATTTCAAAGAGTATATAATGAATTTGATTCTCAAAGTCGAAATCATGATGATAAATTGAAGAATGTCACAAGTGACATTAGTCTAGAACTCCAATCTGTTTGGAGGAAATTTGATGAACAACATGATCATCTTGGAAGGCAAATTGAATGGCTTTCTAGAAGAGATGATGAAGTTCATGAAAGAATTAACAGAAATAACGATGAATTAGAGAGAACTCTGGATAAGAGATTTGATTCAGTTTATCGAAAATTGTATAATTCTAAAACAATTAACGAACCTTTAGAAGGTTCAAATATTTACTAAAAAATCATGTAATCAACCATGTGCTATCGGTTAGTAAATATTATAAATACTTTTTTTGAATTCTAATTTTTTTTAATTTATATTTGTTTTCTAAACAAGAAAAAAATGTTTGAACAATTAGAACCTAATGAAATATTATCTATAAGAAATTCTTGTACGAAAGATTTGAAATTTGATTTTGATGATATTTTGATAATTCCGGAAGTTACTACTGAAATAAGTTCAAGGTCTAATATTAGCATTTCATATCCAGTAGAAAGTGGTTTCCATCATCACGAACATTTACCACTCATTACTGCACCTATGGATACGGTTGTTTCTAAAGAAAATAGAGAAGATTTTATCTCAAACAATATAAACGTTTGTTATCCAAGAGGGATTAAAACCAATAATTATAATAGGAACGGTAAAATGTGTTTTGTTTCTTATTCTCTTGCTGATTTTGTTTATGAATTTCTTGATAATAATTTCACAATTCCAAAAAACGAAGAGGTTAATGTTTGCATTGATACAGCGAATGGACACATTGTAGATTTGAAAAATGCAATTAAAACAGCCAAAAGAAAATATGGTAATAAATTGATTATAATGGCTGGAAATGTAGCAAACCCAAATTCATATGTGGCTCTATCAGATGCAGGTTGTAATTTTGTTAGATTGGGAATAGGAAATGGAAATGGTTGTTTAACAACTCAGCAAACGGCAATAGGATATCCTATGGGTTCTTTAATTCAAGAATGCTATCAATTAAAGAAAGAATTAAAATGTGAAGCAAAAATTGTTGCAGATGGTGGTATGAAAAAATATTCAGACATTATCAAAGCATTAGCATTAGGTGCTGATTATGTAATGATCGGAAGTATTTTTAATAAAGCTTTAGAGTCTTGTGGGGAAACCTACTTGTTCAATAAAATAAAATTAGACCCTAGATCTAAATTTACTAAATGGTTATATTCTAGAAATTATAGATTAACCAAAAAATTTAGAGGAATGTCAACGAAAGAAGTTCAAAAAGATTGGGGAAAAAAAGTTTTAAAAACTTCAGAAGGCATTTCAACAAGAAGGCCAGTAGAATATACACTTAATCAATGGACTGAAAATTTCGAACATTATCTTAAATCTTCCATGAGTTATACTAATCATCTAGATTTATTTTCATTTATTGGTAATGTAAAATTTAATCTCATAACTAATAATTCATTTTTAAGATATAAAAAATGAAAGATTTTATACCTTTAGGTAATATACCACTTAGTATAAAAAATAAAATAGGAAAAAACATATATCAAATTCCTGATCATCCTATTTGTATAATTAAAGAAAGAATTTATGATTATTTCAAAAATTCTAGAGAAATATTTGAAGGTATAAATCCATATGTGGACACAAAGTCAAATTTTGATGATTTATTGATTCCAAGTGATCATCCATCAAGGTCTCAATCAGACACCTTTTACAAAGATGTTAATACAGTTTTGAGAACTCATACATCAGCTCATCAAACCCAGTTTATGAGAGATGGAAAGAATAATTTTTTAGTTACTGGTGATGTTTATAGAAAAGATGAAATTGATGCCTTTCATTACCCCGTTTTCCATCAAATGGAAGGGGTTTCTATATTAGATGGTCAAATAGATCCAATTAAGGTTTGCGAGGTTATAAAGCAAAATTTAGGGGGTCTAATAGAATTTTTATTTCCCGGCTGTGAATACAAATTTGTAGATACTTATTTTCCTTTTACGAATCCATCATGTGAAATTGAAGTTTTATTAAATGGAAAATGGGTTGAGGTGCTAGGTGCTGGAGTAATAAGGGAAGAAATCATGACAAATTGTGGCTTAATTAATAAATCGGGTTGGGCTTTTGGTTTAGGACTTGAAAGGTTAGCAATGATATTTTTCGAAATTCCTGATATAAGATATTTTTGGACTGATGACGAAAGGTTTATAAATCAGTTCAAAAAAGGTCAAATAACTAAATTTAAAGAGTATTCAAAATACCCTTCTGCTGTTAGAGATATTTCATTCTACTATTATGAACCATTTATGCCAAATGATTTCTATACAATTTTAAATGATTGTTCTGAAAATTTGGTATCAAAAACAGATCTAATTGATAGTTTTTTGAATCCAAAGACAGGTCAAAAATCAGTTTCTTATAGAATACATTTTGAATCTCTGGAGAGAACTTTGACTTCCGATGAAGTAAATTCTCAAATTATTAAAATAAAAGATAATTTAATTGAGAAATATAGTGTAATTATGCGATGATTTTTTTAAAAAGGATTATATTTATTGATATAATCTTTTATCATCGGTAATGAATATTGTCTCTACTTTAAAAAAATTTGGAATCATTCAGGAAATGAATGATTGGAAAAAACATTTTACAGACGGCACAAAGGGCCAACCTAAAACAGATCCAGAAATATTGGACTTTGTTGAAGAATTAATTTACCAAGTTTTTGAGGGTAATCAAGAAAAGATTAATAATTGCAGGTTAGCTCCTTGGCTTATAAAAACGGTAAAAGAAAAGGGAGTAGACGAATTTACGGAAGAAGATAAACAAAAAATATTATCAGTTCTAAATTGGTTTAAATTATCAGGAAATGATAATGCAATAAAAAATATGAATCTTAATGATGCTTATGATTTTGTAGAAAATAAAGATGATTCAAAAAAAGATGTACAACAAGAAGAAGAAGCTCCACACTTAGAAGCTGAAAAACAAGGTAGAATAAAAAGAATATATTCAATAAATGACGGTTCAAAAAGAATTTGGGTTGAAGTAATTGATGGAAAATGGTTATCTGAAGGTGCAGAATTAAATGAACATAATAAATGGGGTGTAATGTGTCAAGTGGGATCTGGTTTTGCTGGATCAGAAAATCAAAATTTACAGTTAATTGGTCCTCCAGCTGGCAATCCTAATGGAAAGTGGTCGACACAGGTTGGAATGTCTGGATATCGTTCAGATAAAAATTTAAGAGAAATAAAACAAGAAGGTAATCATCAACCGGGCAGTCAAAAAACTTCATCTGGATATAGTGATGGTGATGATAGGATTATTGATTTTTTATGTTTTTCTCCTTATGCTAAAAGTAATATATCAAAACTTACAACCTACGATGGAAACATGCCTAGGGTTGGAAGTGAATCTGGTGCTGCTAGGTTTTTAACTGATGTAATTAGAAATAAACCTGATTTATTAAATAAACTTGCTGATCACAGAGAAGACTTAATAGAAGCCCATAGAAATTTGATTGTTGAAATCAGAGGGCAGGAATGGTTTGACGAAAGAAATATAGATATAAAAACTCTTGCTGAAACAAATCCAGAAAAATTTTTAGATAATTTTGAAAAATTAGTCGATAAATTCAGAAACGATGCGATAGAAGAGCTTGCTAAGATAGACATTTTAGCAATGTACAGTAAAAATCCTAGTCTCATATTGAAAAATATTTCATCCTTTATAGGTAGGATACCAGATATTGAATTCGAAAAAATATTTAAAATTATAAACCTTGATCAATTTATAAGATCTTATCAGGATTCATTTAAGAATGTTTTAAGATTTCTATCTGATGAAAGGAGTAATAAAATATATCAAAATTTATTTAATTACATTTTAGACAATAAAACTCCGGAAATGTTAGCTGTTTTCGGACCATCAAATGTAGGTGTTGCCAACTTTGTAAAATTTGCTGAATCCCCTAGAGAGAGAAAGCATCAAAATGCAAAATATAATCCAAGCAAAAAAGAATATATTGGAGTAAGGCAAGAATTAGTATTTGGAGAGAATGGACAACCATTATTAGATCAAGAAGGAAATAGAATTACCAGACCAAAACCTTTCGTAATCAAAGATGATAAAAAAGTATTATTACAAAAGGAAAGAAAAAAATTTATTGAAAAAAATAAGGAATTAATTAAAAACTTTGTTAAAGGAGATGAATTTAATAAAGAATTACAGTTTTTAAAATTTTATGTTCCACAATTGAATGATCAGGAAGTAAATAAAATTTTGAATACACCAACTGGTAGTGAAAAAAACACCCTCAAAGATGAAATAGTTGAATTCTACAATAAAAAATATGAAGAATTTGAACAGGATAAACAAAGGGGTAAGGCATTTCTAATACAGAAGTATGGTAAAAATGTGGTAGATGTAGATGGAAATATAATTATAAAAGAATTTTTACCGGGAGTTTTGGAATTCTATAAAAATTTTAAATTTAGCAATTCACAAGATAATTTTATACCACTATCTGAACTCAAAAAAAACCAACAAGAACTAGTTGCTTATTTTTATAGAAATTCAACTCTACAAACTGATAATGAAAAAAGAATAGATGCATTTGCTAAATTTTTAGAATTGTGCAAAGATAATAATGCTAGTAAAGAAGAATTACTAAAGTTCATTAGAAGTGTCAATGTTGATCCAAACCAAAACATTGCTTTAGCAACATCTTTTTATAAAAAAATGTTGAATATATTAGATAAAAAATTAGCAATTAGTGAAGTAAAAAGTTTAAAAAATTTATTTGATTCACTTGGTGAAAAAGGGAAAAGATACTATGATATAATTCAAGATTCTCTTTCGATTGATAAATATAATGTTAAAAGAGGAGATAGGATATCTTTTAAAGGAAATGAACCTAGGCTTCCAAAATTAAATCTAATTACAGGAAAAAGATATTTAGTTATTGATGTTAAAAATCTGTATAAAAATGATGAATCAGACAATGAAGCACAAGACAATTTAATTTATGAAAATTTAATAGCACTAAATTACTATGTTTTGGTTACAGAGGAATCAGAAATAGAAAATGGAGGACAAAATATATGGATTCCAGTTACAAGATTTGATGTAAGAAAAGAAAGAATTTTAGATTATGGTTTGAATGAAAATTTTAAAATTTTTGAGAACAGATTTCAAATTTTAAAAAATATTTTAAAAGAAGTAGAAGATAGAAAACCTAAATATTCTGCAATAGTATTAGATCAAAATTCAAAAAATAAACTTCTTGGATTAATTAACAAACTTAAAAAAGAAGAGAAAATAGGACAAGATTGGACTATCACAGCAGATCACATTACTATCAATATGGGTAAAATTTATGACGAGAATTTGTTAGATAATATAGTTGATATAAAAGTAATTGGAATAGGTATAAATTCTGATGTGGTAGCGTTAAGAGTTTCTACTGACATGGATATTAATTTCTCTACGCAAAGAAAAAGAACACCTCATATAACACTAGCTTATAACAAAGAAGCCGGAGCAAAACCAGTCATGAGTAATAATATCGAAAATTGGGAAAATATTGAAAATATTAGTTTGGAGGGATTAATTAAAGAGGTGTATTAGATTTTCTTTTTGATATTTCTCTCAGTAATTCTTCGTCAGTTAAGTTATCTAAATCATTGACTCCCATTCTGCGTTTCTTTTCAGCTTTTTCTTCATCAACTTTTTTTCTTGTTTCTTCGTCCATATCAATAGCAAAATCCACTTTTAGGTCTAAGTGCCTATAGGACTCTTTTATGATATCTGAAACAATCTCTATAGATAAATGGTGTAGTGAAGTTGAAGTTGCTTCTTCGTTATGCCATTGAGCTATTTTATTAAAAGTTTCTTTTACTAAATTGTTTATTTCAAAAGAGGGTTTATTTTTGTTTTCCATTCTTCAATTTTTTTGAGGTAAAACTAATTGTTTTTTGATTATTGTAATTATTTAACAATATTTTTCCATTTTCATTCTCATGGAATAATTCTTGTATGTTAAATGTTTTTTTTGATTTATTATATCTCCTTTCATAAATAATTTCACCATTCTGGTCATATTTAAAGTAAGTGACATATTTTTCACCAATTTCTAATTTTGAACTTATGAAATAATCGTCAGAATTTTCACCACAAACTTCTTTTATTATCGTATAAAAATTACTTCTATTTTTTTCATTTAATAAATAAGTTTTTTTAATACATCCTGAATAATTTATTCGTTTGATAGTCCCTAAACTATCAATTGATTTATTGTTAATAATTTTAACTTTAGACATTATATTTATTAATATGAATATTAAAAATAAATTAGATAAAGAAACTCAAAATATTTTTAATGGTATTTGTCATTTTACTCTTTTCAACGTAAAAGAGATAGATGATGAATTTTTTAAAAAATTAATAAATTTTATTGACTTATCAAATATAAACGATAGAGAATTTTTTAATAATGAAAGAGTTAAAAAATTTGTGAATTATGAAAGAATAAATAAAAAACAGCTCATAAGATTAGCAACCAGAGATCCGGAAATATTAAATAAAGTCAATATTGAAAAATTTAAGTTTAAGATTAAAGAACTAGAATATTTTTTTAAAATGTGGCCAGAATATATAGATATGTTCAACTTTGATTTAAAAAAAGTAACCGGAGAGGAATTATTGATTTTATTAAGGATAAATGTCAAATATGCTACGCAAATAGATTTTACAAGAATATATTTCAATAAATATCATTTAACCGAACTCATAAAAAATTATTACCATCGAGATTATGTAATAAACAAAATATTAGATTTAAATGATGTTTTAGATAATTTTCAAATAAGACATTTGATATTACAAACTGGAAATAAACACTTAGAAAAATTAGATATTTTTAAATTAAATGAACTAGACTGGTATAATATTTTACAAAATAGACCGGATTTATATAGTTATTGTGATATGGAAATTTTTGAAAAAAATGATTGTTATCTATTAACAAAATTAGCAAGATTTATTCCAGACGTTGAAATTTTAATTGAGAAAAATAAAGATAAGATTAGCAATCTTGGTTGGGAAAATTTATTAAAATTAGATTTTGAAAGATTTTATCCATATTGTTGTTTTGATTGCTTATCAACACCAACAAGAAACAAATTTATACACAGGTTAACCCCTCGATGAATCATCAAGGTTTTTTGATAATCTTTTTTTCCAGCTTTTTAGAATCTTAATTGATTTATCTATTTCTCCATTTGCATCGGAATATTTATCATCCTCTATGTTCTTTATTAAGTCTTTAACTATATTTTTGAAATCATTTTTCATTTCATTCCATTCCGTTTTTTCTTTTGCTATAATATCCGACTCATTAATTTCTATTTCAGAAATCATTTCCCTGATTAAATTCTTAAAATCTTTCTTATTGATTTTCATTACTAAAAGTTTTTTTTATAAATAGTTTGAAGTTTTTTTTGATATAACTTGTTTTTTAAGTTTTAATTTTATTATATTTGCATTGTAATTATTCATAAATGTCAGGATAGCTCAGAGGTAGAGCAATGGCGTGAAAAACCATGAGTCGGGTCCTTACGGAGTGACGAAAGTCACGGTTCAATTCCACCTCCTGACACCACTAAAAAAGCCCAATTTTGGGCTTTTTTATTTTTTTACTATTTACCTTAGTGGTTGATTTTTTGTGTGAAGGAGAAAAAATATTAAATATGGATCCCGATAGTAAAAATAAAAGTGAAAAATTCGAACAAGATAGCAACAATTTGTTTAATGCTGGGTATGTTTTTCCTACCTCTGGGTTACGATGCTTTGTTCTTGCTAATAATGAAATTGACAGGTTCCTATTGGATTACGGATTCAATTTTTTACCTTTTGTCAGCTTGTTTTCTTGGATTTTATTTTTATTTGTCTAAGATTAACCCTTTCAGTCACTTTAAACTAAAGATTAAAAGTCTTAAAAATAAAATTAATTATTTTCTGAATTCTTAGGTTCTTCTTTTTCTCTGTAAGGACAATTCAGACAACCGGGATTTTTCTTTGGTGAACAACAATATCCTCTTTTTAAATGATATTCTTTAGTAAAAACCCAACGTCCATAATCGTCTATGTAATAGTCTTGTTCTATATTTAATTTAATTTTACTCATTCTTATTTTTAAATATTATAATTTTTTAATAAATTTACAAAAAAAAATAAGAAATGAACTTAGAAATACCTGCAGAATTAATTGATAATGCATCTCATGAGATAAATTATGAAAATCTTAATAACAAAATTTTGATTGGTTTAATGGGTTATGCAAGATCTGGTAAGGATACGATAGCCAAATTTTTAGTTTCAAGATTAGGTTTTAAAAGAATTTCTTTCGCCGATACTCTTAAAGAAGATTTAAATGATTTTTTTAAAGCACAGGTTTGGGAAGATCTAAAGAGTAAGGGTATTGAAATAGAATTCAACGATATTGATTTTTTAAATCCTAAAAACTCAGACACCAAAGAAGTGTTAAGACCATATATGATATGGTTTGGGGAAAAGATGAAGGAAATAAATGGGCCTCACCACTGGACCAATAGGGCATTTTCAAAAATAACAGAGGATGATCACAAATTGGTAATAACTGATGTTAGAAGGATTAATGAGTTAGAGATATTTAAAAATAATATAGAGTTTCAAAAATTAAGAAATAAAAACAGAGAAGAGATAGGATTAGATTTATATTCAATTTATGAAATTGATGCGAAGTTTGATTCCATATTACTTTATGTGAATCAAATTCACAATAAAGATTATGATCAACTCACTAAAGACACTTTGTTAACAGCTATTGAGGATTGGTTAATTACAGATACTGTGTTAATAGATTCAAGGATACAAAACATAAATGATTATCACAAACGACACGTTCTTTTGCAGGTATCCAATTTAGTAAAAAAATACCCAAAATATTTTATTTGAAAATCATGAATGAACCGTTATTATTTTCTGAGTTAGTTAAAAGAAACAAAATAAAACCAGATTTAATTATAGCCAATAAAATTGATGAGATAGATTTCCCACTCAAACATATAAACTTTATTAAAAAGGATATAAACAATCTTATGTTTCATTCTTTCAACAAGGTTGTAGAGGATCAAAAAAATCTTTCTAAAAATGAACAAGATCTATATAACGATTTTAATTCAGAATACAATATAAATATTAATATTTTAAACAAAGAGCATAGTATAACTGTAAAAAAAAACAAAAAAGACTGTCAAAACTATATCTTTTCAAATGAAAAGTTTGTTATTGATTCTGATGTTTTAACTGATGAATTTATTGATACAATAAATAAATATTATATATTAGTATCTTTAACATTTGCACTGTCTTTGCATGAAGCAAACTTATTTATACAAGAAAATAAACATAAATACAATTTAAATTCAAGATTTATAATTGATGAAGTATTGAGTTTTTGGACTAATAATTTCAAAACTGATTTTTGTTATTTCAATGAAAAAGAAGTAGTTACTGATACATTATTTGAAGAGAGAGAAATAGAATATTGTCTAATTCAATTCTATTATAATTTTTTTAGAAAGGAAATTTTAGATATCTCTTTTTTGACTGGAGAGCAATATAAAATCCTTAATTCGATCTTAAAAGAAAAAAGAAATTATAAATGGTACGTAATTTTTGGAACTACTATTTTAGATAAAATAAAAGATGATATAAAAAACAAGGATGAATCCGTTTTTGAAGGTGTGAAAAGATTAAAAGATTTAAATTACAAATTCATTTATAAAATAATAGATGATATAATCAATTAGTGATAAATCTCCGGAAACATTCTTCCGAATTTTCTTATCATAATTCCAGAAAATGTATTTGCTTCATTTTCATGAGGTGATCCATCTTTTCCTGAATCTTTATGTAATTCCCCTCTTAGTTTTTGTTTGAAATGCATCATTTCATGAGCTAAAGATCTTAACACATCACCTAACATGTTTCTATTTTTCACATAAATCCAAATGTCATCATTATTTGGATTATAAGAAGCAGTGGTCTCAAGATGTTTATTTCTAGTGGCACTTAAATAAATTTTACAATCTTTTGTTAGAGATAAGTTTTGCGAAACAAAAATTATAAACTTTTTAACTAAATCTCTTTTTTTATCATCAAAATTATCAACTCCATTTTTAATTACCAGTATGTGTGATAATCTCTTATAGTTATAAACCCCTTCAGATTCTTTTGTCAATTCTTTTTTCTTTGAAAAGTTAAGATTGATTATGTTGTCGTAATAATTAATATCTTTTGATAGATTATCATAAACAATATTTAGTGTATCCACAGGGCTTAAACCCATTCTCAAGTGGAGCTCCATTTCTTCACCGAATCCTTTTATTAATTTATCTATCGGAAATTTTCTTATATCCAAATCAGCTTTTTCAGCAACCCTTTTAATAAATAAATCAGTTACGCTTATTTCGCTTATTAGTTCCTTTATATTTTTATTTTTTTTCATTTTTACAAAGAAAGATTTTTATCAACTGCATCTCTTCTTAATTTCATTAATGTGCCTATGTAATTTTTATTTCTGAGATACTTAAATGCTAAATTTTCTATAGAGAATTCCCCGCCTTTTTCAAGACCAGACTTTCTCATTTTCTTAATTTTATCTTTAATTTTTTTCGACTTATCAATAATTTTTTCGATGTCTTTTGTCTTTTCGAGATCTTCTATTTGATTGGCTATATTAACTATTTTAGAAACTAAAGCTTGTTTATCAATGCTGAATTTAGCTTTGTCAGGAAAATTTAACCACTTATTTTTCTTAATTGAAAAAACCGCTTTTGAATAAAATGGTGCGTTTAGCTCTTGACAACTCAATTCAACATCTATTCCATATATTTTGATATCATGTGAATCATTCCAATATTTTTTCTTTATATCGAAATATTTTTCTACCAAAGAAGTGTTTTTGTTAATTTTTTTATAATCAAACAGTAAGTGAAGATCAATGTCGCTTTTAGATGTCCAATTATAAGAAGCCATGCTCCCTATAAAGTATATATCTTCATAATCAGCATCAATTTCAAGATAATTATAGAATTCTTTAGCTATTATCAATAATTTTTCCCTTACCTCCGGTTTTAATTTATATCCATCTTTATCTTTAATCCATAAAGAGGGATTTAAATCATCCTGAATAAACTTATTTGGGATAATTACATCTTCTTCCGATATCTCGAAAATATTCATACCAATAAATAGTACGAATTATATTATTTTTTAATTATTTTAAGGAAAAAACCTTAATTTTTTGACCTATACTATTTAAGTCAAATTCTATAAATTTAGATTTGAAAAGATCGACTTGTTCAGTCAAAATTCTAAACTGTTGCTTATCCTCTTTAACTTGTTTTTTAAGCTTTTCACAATTAATCAGATAAAGAAGGTTTTTATTTATTGAAACTAGAAAAAAATACTTACCATCAAAATTAGAGATACCAGAATTTGACCCTTTGTCAAAAAACTTTATTTTCATTTGATTATGATCTAAACTCCAATCAAAATCGACTAAAAAATCATAATCAATATCATCTTTTCTTGCGTGAACAACATTTTCAGTTACAGATATATTATGATATCCTTTCAGAAACAAAAAATTTTGAATGTAAATAAAAAAATCATCTTTGATATCAATAAAATCGTTTTCGCTTATTGAATCATATTTCTTTATAATTGATTTATTGTTATCTCTTAGGGTGGTAAGGCAAACACCAGACAATATATTCTCAAATTTATTGTCCAATAAATTATAGATTTCCATGAAATAAAAATAAAATAAAAATTTAAAAATTACAAATTATTATCAGACAAAAGAGGACTTCTAAAATCAACTAGTTGTTTCATTCTTTTTATTTCCTCGTTTATACTTTTGAGTTCTTGAATTTTTGTCTCCGAATCCTTAATTAAATTTTGATCTTCAATTATATCAAAACTTTCATTAAGATTTTCATTAATTTTTAAAACAGGTTCATCTATAGAAACCTTATGCGACCTTGAATCTTCATTCAAAGTATTAAAAAATTGCTCATAAATTAATTTTCTTAATTCCTCTTTTGTAATTTTCATTTATCTTTAGAAAACTTATTTAACTGATGGACAAATACTTTTTCGATAAGTGTATCAATTTTATTAGGTATTATTTCATCGTTAGATTCATCATACTTTGTACCTTTTTTCCACTTCTCATCTTCTTCTTGATCGTCGTCAAAAATATTATTTTTAAAACAATAATAGTCTACAATCATATTTACAAGATTGTTAAGTTCAGACATCGATGTATTATCTTGACTATCCATGATATTTAATTATAAATAATAGAAAAAATAATAAATTTTGAATAATAAACAATATTTCTAATAAATTATAATTTTTTTTTGTTTTATGAGATAAGATTCATTATATTTGTCCAATGCAACTTATAGGTATTCTACATTCAATTGGTGAATTAGAAAATACGAATGGACCCTCTTCGTATGTAAAAAAACCTTTTTATGTAAAATATCTTGATTCTAAGAATAAAGATCAGTTGATCAAATTCGTTTTTTATGAACCTCAATTAAATGTAATAAATAACTTTCAAATTGAAGAAAAGGTAAAAGTTGAATTCGATTTCAAAGGACTAATATCACAGAAAACAGGAAAATTTTTTGAGGAAAAAATTGCTATAGGTATTTCACCATATACAGAACCCGGTGATAATAAAAATAAAAATATTACCAATATACCACAAACAGGAAAAATAAGACCAGATTTTTCTAGAAGTTATGATGAATTCCCGGAAGAACTAATTTATTAATGGCTAAAATCAAAACTAAAATAGAGAAAATAGATGATTTTTACATAATTGATAAAGATGAAAATTATGAATTTTTTTTCTCTATGAGCATATTATTTTATCAGAAACTGATTACTATCATGCAAAATAGTGAGGGTGTTGTATTGTCAATGAATCCTAAATTTGAGTCACTTCTAAAAAAAATCAACTTAAAAAATGAAATAATAAAAATCAACAAAGACGATTTAAATATCATGATAGAATGGATTGATTGTCTTTGTTTAATTATGCTTGATATTGACTCAATTGATCTTAAAAATAAAGAAATAAAAAAATATCTGAGGATATCAGAGTCAATAATTACCACGGGAAAAAAACTAATAAATACTTAAATTCTATGAGTAACAGAAAAAATATAATAGACGGCCTTCCTATTTCTTATGATCACAACTATGTTTTAAAAACAAACAAAAAATGTTTTTTTTGTCATAAAAATATAGATTCTACGGACCTTGAATCCAATTCAATAGCCTGTTCTGAAGACTTTGAATTTATGCATAAACATTGTATCAGTAAAAATAACTTTGAAATGGTTTATGTGAAACCAAAAGATTTTACCAGTATGATTAAAATCAAAAAACAACAAACTCAAGGTTCTGAGGAATTGTGTTTTACTAAAATGATTTAAAAAAATAAAATGACACATAAACAATATGTTAACATATGTCTGTCTATAAAAAATGACATTTGTTTTGAAGAGTTTAAAGAATTGTGTAATTCTTTTGAATATACAGATGATTATATTTTAAATATTTGGAACCGCTTCTGTAATAAACCTTTGGAATTTGTTTTATACCATGATCTAGGAAAAGAAATATTCAATTACCTTAAACTTACAAACGAAATCATAAGTAAATCAAAATAGATTTATCTTCCTTGACCCCTATACGATTTTTTGTAGTTTTTTGAACTTTTAAGGCTTGAGTTTTTCTTTTTTGAATGAATACCGGGCCTCTTTGCTTTTGGTCTATTAGCAAATTTACTGGCTAAATTTGCCGTGTTAGATTTTGAACCTGAAGTTTTCTTTGCCATAACTGCTTATTTTTCTTATAAATAAGTCGTTTTTTTTAATTTAAAAAAATTCTTAAAAAATTCTGTAACTTTTATTTGGTGATTTACGTTTAAATTCTCAAACTTGTAAAATCAAACTATTTAAAAATCACTTAAAAAAAGCAAAAATGACTGAAAATCAAAAAACTAGCTCCCACGAGCAAGGTATCCAGAAAACTGATTTGATGGAAAAATTGACTACATTAACCGTTAGGCAAGAACCTATCAATCAAGAGGTTGGAAAAGTCTATTCAACCTTTAACTATGATCAATTCAAATTAATGGATGGAAATAGAATGGTCCATCCGGGTCACCTTCATAGACTTAAAAAGTCTTTCGAAGAAAAACAACTTGTTATTCCCATCATCGTTAATGAGAAAAATCAAGTTATTGATGGTCAACATCGACTCGAAGTATGTAAACAGCTTAATATGCCAGTTTACTACATCATTAACCCCGGTTATGGTATTAAAGAAATTCAGAAGCTTAATACCCACATGAAAAACTGGAATGTAGACGACTATTTAAAGTGTTACTGTGGACAGGGAATTGAGGACTACATCAAATACAAAGATTTTCGTGCTAAATATGGGTTTGGTCACCAAGAAAGTTTGGCTTTTTTGATGGGAAGTACATCTAATTTCTCAAAAATATTCAATGATGGTAATTTGAAGATCAAATCTTTAGAGGAAGCTGAAATCGCAGCACAAAAAGTTTCTCAATTTGCCGAGTTTTATAAAGGCTACAGACGTAAATCTTTTGTCTATGCTGTATTATCGCTTTTGAAGCACCCAGAATATGACCACTCTGAAATGCTTAAAAAGGTTGCTATGCAACAACGAAATATGGTAAGATGTGCTAATACAGAGCAATACCTTATGCTTCTTGAGGAGATCTTTAATTTCCATAAACGAGGCAATCGTGTTAGGTTTACAAAAAACTAAATCACGAAATAAGTTGAAAGAAAAAAGAGGGAAAATTTTCCCTCTTTTTTTATTTTATCTGATAGAATATTTCAGTCAATATTACTTCATTGTGAACAATGTTGATCGAACTTAAATTTGGTATCTTCTGATATTTAAAATCTTTATCATTATCGAAAATATCATTCCAGACAAATAATTTATGATCATCATTTTCAAGAGTAAGTACAATTAGTTTTTCAGCATTATTATTATCAATCAAAACCAAAGCATCTTCATATACATCATTCATATTATTTATGTCGTATTTGTTATTGAAACTGGAATACTTTCTCAAATAAAATTTCTCAATTGGTATTGAGCCATAAATGTAAATAATTCCCTTAGCAATTAAGTTGTTATCATAGTACAATGAAACTGAATCCCCAACTTTAAAATTTTTATTCAACATAGATAATGAAAGTAATTTCATAAACTTAACACTTTAAAGTCATTATTACAAAATCAAAAAGAAATTTGATCAAAAACTAAATCATATAACTCAGGCTCATTTGCTTTCTTTATCGTGACATTCTTAAGTATAGATTTTACTTTTAATTTATCTATATCATAAGTAACAATTAATTGACCAGTTTTTATGTATAGTATTTCTTGGTCTGATTCTATTCTTATGGAAATCTTTCGTTTTCCTTGATCTGAAAGTACATATACCTCATTCTTTATTTTATGTATAAAACCAAAAGGTAATTCTTCTGATTTAAAATTTAATTTGAAAGGATTATCATACAGTGAACTAATCGTGCCTTTATACATGTAATTTTTTTTATAAATAAAGATTTTTTTTTAAAATCTTATTTATGAGCATGATTCTTATAGAAATATTTTCAGATAGTTCAAAGCAGTTATTTTTAAACGTACCTGATAGCTTTCATAAAAAGCTCATGAACTTGTATATAAGGTCTATTATATCAATAAGCAATAAACCCCAATTTGTTAAAGTTAGTTCATTTGAACTTATTAGAATGAAGTTTATTCAAGGGCAGTTTGAAGATTTTGATGTTGAAGAAATTTTACATGATTTTACTAAATATTACTATGATCTTAAAAAAAGAGAATTAGATAAAGTTAAATTTGGATTTGAAGAAGATATTAAAGAATTTCTATGGGAGTATTTATACCAGAATTAATTGACTTTTATTAAAAAATTTATTAAATTTAAAAACCTATAAAAAAATAAATAAAAATGGAAAAATTAACGAACTATTACACAGCAGCTTCAGACCAAGATGTGCTTTCAATTAGAAAATTCAAAGAAATCATCAATCAGATTCCAGAAGAAAAATTAGATTTTGAATTAGTTGTAGTTGCTAAAATTGGTGAAGATCTTAGAGGTATACCTGTATCAAATGTTATATTGGATGAAGACGGAAAGCAACTTACTATATTCGATTTTGTTTTGAGAAATAAACTAAGAATTGAAGCTCTTAATGCAGTCAATAATGCTGCTCAAAACGATAAAGATACTCAGTCTAATGATGAGAGTGCCCAAGAATTATAATGTCTAAAAATAATAAAGAACTTAATTTTCGTAAAAAAATAAACTGTTCTGAACCGTTAGAATTATCGCTAGAGTATCGTGAAGTTAGAGAAAATTTAGTTGAGTTTATTTGGTTTTTCAATGGAACTAATAATTCAAAGTATCTATTAGAAAATAACCATCATGGTTTCATCGATATTTTATATAAGAAATATTGTATCGAAATAGATAGTCTAATAAAACACTATGAACTTAGTGATATAATTGAAGAATCTGAATTTTTTCATGGCTGGTTTAGTAATTGGAAACAACTCGAAAAATTTACACAATTAGAATTTTTAGCTAAAATCAAAACAGATCCAGAATTTTCAAATATTTGGGGTGATTTTGGTATGAGCGATTCTATAGAATTTAGAAATTGGGGGATAGAAATTAATTTTGACAGTGAAGACAAAGGAACAATTTCAAAAAAAGGTAAAGACCAGTTCAAACAAATTATTAATTCTTTAGCAACTGATCCTGTTGGAGGGTTTCATGTATTAAATTTCTATAATCTAAATAATTTCGATGATAGATTAATAAAAAATAATTTATTATATATTAAAATATTTTGTGAAGAAATTAATTTTGAGGATAGGGTAAAATGGTTTCTTCAAAACTATTATGAAACCGGTATGGAGTATGAAATTCTTCTAGAAAATTTCAGGAAAAATAACGATCTAGATGCAGTTAATTGGTATGAAGAAATTGTTTATGTTCCTAAATATAAAGTGAATTTAATTGCTGATTATAATGTTATTGAAGATAACATAGATTTAGAAAAGAAGATATTATTTAACGTTTTTATGATTAAGTATGTATCAAGTTTATTTAAGATGATTCCAAATAACATTATCATTAATTCAACTTATAAGTTAAATAAAAAAATGTCCAAAAAAGTTAAGAATAATTACAAAATAGATATTAAAAGAAAAAATTTTGATTCATTGACTTTAGAATTAGAAGATTTCAAAATAAATTAAAAAAATTATATAAATTAAAAAAATTATGACAGGTTTAGAGCTTTTTTATGAAGAAGTAAAAAAAAGAGATTACACTATCGGTGAAACGGACACATCAAAAGGTGAAAGTAATGGCGATTTTATAATTACTAATACTGCTGGAAAAACATCAAAGCAAAATTATAAAAAATTAGCTGAATTTTATGGAACACTTATCTTTTATCATTTTGGTCCAGAAGAAGCTATGGAGCAGTTATTTGAATTAATTGATATTTCATTCAATACCAATTTATCAAATGAGTAACACTGTATATAGATCTGCTATAAAGACTATTACTTGGAGAATAATAGGTAGTATAGATACAATTGTAATTAGTTATTTTATTACTGGTAGTATTAAAATGGGCGTGACTATAGGTGGTATTGAAGTAATTAGTAAAATGATACTATATTTCTTACATGAGAGAGTTTGGCAAAGAATAGATTTTGGAAAAAGATGATATTTAGTAATAAAGAAGTTCAAGAATGAAATTATTTATTTGTTTAATTGTATCATTATTTTATTCATTAAATCTATGTTCCCAAACTGTAATTAAAATTGATAATATGGAAAATCCCTCTACATGGAGGGGTGTTTCTACAGTATTGATAAATTCTTTATTTACAGGTGGATTATCATCTCCAAACGATAATCCTCCTAATTATCCTAAATATTTTTCATTCGATAGTTGCTACACAGTATTCGGTACAGGACTTGGAAGTTCAACAATCGAGATAGATACATTAATTTTTCCAAATGTTCCCTTAATATCCGGACATCAATATCAAATTAGATTTAAATTAGCGTCTTTTGGAATAAATTATTCAACCCAAATTGCAGCAGGAGTAGATCAAACTGATTGGATAGAGTTACAATACACCCTAAATAATGGTCTTAGTTGGTGGAGGGATGCACAAATTCAAGGAATTAACAATTCAATGTGGAGCTTTGATGGTGCTATAGGAACAAATGCTAAATTAACAATAAGTAGATTGGGATCAACCTCTACAACTACACCAACTATTTATATCAGTAACGCTGGTAATCCAATAGTGAATGTATTGGTAACAGTTCCATTTTCTAATGCAACACAATTAAGAATAAGATTTGTAACACGAATAAATGCCTCTGGTGAAACATTTATGTTGGACGATGTTGAAATAGTTGATTTGTCAATTGTTTTGCCAGTAGAATTATTAAATTTTGAAGCCGAGAAAGAAATAGATAAAATAAAAATTTTATGGTCAACAGCATCTGAAACTAACAATGATTACTTTATTATTTACAAATCATATGATGCTTTTAGTTTTGAAGAACTGGGGGTGGTTGAGGGTAGCGGAAATTCTAATAGAATAATTAATTATTCAATTTACGATGAAAATATAAATTCAAAACAAGATGTGATTTATTATAAATTAAAACAAGTTGATTTTAATGGAATTTTCAAAGAGTATCCAATTATTGCAGTAAACAATTACCTAAAAGAGTCAAAAATAATTAAAGTGTTAAATTATTTGGGACAAGAAGTAGATAAAAATTATCAAGGTCTGAAATTTATATACTATGATAATGGAATAATAAAAAAGAATTATGAATAGTTTAGATAAAAATTATCAAAATCTTTTAAGTGAAATTTTAAATGACGGTACTATTAAAATGGATAGAACCGGTACTGGAACAATTTCAGTTTTTGGAAAACAATTAATCCATGATATGTCAGAAGGTTTTCCTCTTTTAACAACCAAAAAAATGTTTTTTAAGGGAGTAGTTACTGAGCTTCTTTGGTTTTTAAGAGGAAATACTAATGTAAAGTTTTTAATCGATAATAATTGCAACATATGGAATGGTGATTTGTATAAAAATTATTGTAAAATATTTGATAATAAAGTTCCTTTTGTTAAGGATGAAGTAGATATAAAATTGACAAAAGAAGAATTTGTAAACAGATTAAAAAATAATCAAAATTTTTTAAATGAATTTGGAGATTTGGGACCAGTGTATGGTAAACAATGGAGAAGATGGACTTCAATTGAAAAATTATTAAAGATAAACGAACAAGGATCTGTCACTGAAATTTATCAGGAGTTTGAAATAGATCAGATAAAAAAAATATTTACTCAATTAGAAGATAATCCTGATGACAGGAGAATGATTGTCAATTCTTGGAATATATCAGATATTCAAAATATGGTTCTACCACCATGTCATTATTCCTTTCAAATATATACTCAAAAAATTGATTTAAAAAAAAGAATAAATATTTGGAATAAATCATCAACAATAGAAGAACAGGTTTTAGAAGAGTTCAATAAAAAAAGTGATGAAGAAAAACATATTTATCTAGATGAGTATACAAATGTTAAATCAAGGGAAATTTCTTTGCTTTGGAATCAAAGATCAGTAGATACTTTCTTGGGCCTTCCATTTAATTTGGCATCATATGGTTTGTTGTTAAATATTTTAGCTCAAGTTTTTGATATGGTTCCAAAAAAACTTATAGCCAATCTTGGTGATACTCATTTATATTTAAATCATATTGATCAAGCTAAAGAACAAATTACAAGACAACCATATGAATTGTGCAATTTAAAAATTAAAGATAATGATTGGATAGGCTTCACTCAAAAAGAAAACAATTTTGATCAATTTATTAATTCTTTGAAAATAGAAGATTTTATTATTGAAAATTACATATGTCACCAAACTATTAAAGGCGAATTATCAAATTAACTTTGGGTAAATAAATATTTTTTATAAGTGAATGTCAATGTTTTATGGTTTAAAAACAAAAAAGTTGTTTTTTTAAGCAAAAAACAAGATATTTATTTTAAAGTATGATAAAATATTTTATTTCAATTATTTTCATGCTAGTTTTAAAAACTAGCATTTGTCATTCTCAAGAAGTCTTAGGGTTGGATATTGGTTTTGATTATAGTTTAAACTATCACAAAACCAATGAATACGATATAATAAGAACTGATCAGAATGGAAATATATTGTGGAAATTGTCTTTTTATAACAATAACATTTTTTTCGATAGTACACAAAGTCATTATGTAGTTTTTGGATACACCTTTGAAAAAAATGGAAAAATAATTTCAGATCCTACCGAATATGATTATTGGTTGGTACCAAAAATTAAAGATAAAGAATTCAGTATTTTTCCAAACCCAAGTTCAGGTCTATTCAATATCTACAATTACAGTGATGAAGAAAAAGTTCAGTATGAAATTTATGATTCCTGCAATAAATTAATTTTGACAAATCAACTTATAAACATAAACACTACTGTCAATTTAGTAAATTTTAGTAAAGGAATTTATTTTATAAGACTTTTAAAGAATGATGAAACATTAAAGTTTGAAAAAATATGCATAAATTAAAATTATTTTATTTGATCGCAATTATTTTGTGTTCTAACAATGTTATAGCACAAAGAGCGATAAACTGGTATCGAGTATTGTCCGATACTACAGAATTAAATTACAATCCCTTTAGTAGTACCAATACAATAAAAATGGGTTACTACAATATCAACCCAATTAATGGTAAACAACATAGACATATTGGAAATGGAGTGTGGGTAGAAGATTCTCTTTTCAAGGGTCAAGAAACTAATATAACTATAAACGGAACAGCAATTGAATATTCTCCTGAACAGTTTGGGGCAGTAAGACAAAATTTAACATTTGCTCAACTTGGAATTTCTCAATCAACAATAAACAGTAACTATCCGGGAATTAATGCAACAATATCAGATAATGTTGATTGGGCAGCATGGCAAATGGCAATCAAATTAGCAACTTCTAATGGTGGAACCGTTAAAGCAAAAGGTGGAATTTATTATTTAGGTCCTAAATCTTTAACAATTGAAAAATATTCTAAATATTTTGAAATAGATGGAGGTTATTCCAAATTAGTTTCTACAGGATCTTTACCGATATTAAATAGACCTTCTCCAAATGATAATGGAGATGCAAATGTCATGGTCGATTTAAGATGCACTTTCAGAAATTTAGTTTTAAAAGGCACATCAAATCAAATTGGTATAGATATTGGTCCTTCATATGGTGCGTATTATCAAAATATACTTGGAGAATCTTTAAAAGAATGTATTCATTTAAGATTTGCCCTTAGAACTACAATTGAAAATTGTTTCGCAACGAATTGTAATATTGGTTGGATTGCAGACAGAGGAAATTGGGCAGGTTCTACAAATTTCAATTCTCAATCAAATCATACCACATTTAGAAGTTGTAGATATTTTGGTTCTGGTGATATGGCATTCGGCATAATAGCTGCTTCTGGATGTGTTGTTGAAGATTGTATCATTGAAGGTTCATCTGTTAGGGCAGGTATAGATTTTAATGGACAAGGATCAACTGTTGTAAAAGATTTTACAGTAAAAAACACTCATTTTGAATGTACAAATGGAGCTTCCGAAGCATTTATTAAAATTAGAATACATAGTGGATTAATAACTATTGATAAGGTATTTGGACAATACGCATCTATACTAGCAGATATAGGTGCCACTACCGGTTATGTTACAGCAGAAATTTCTCATGTATCTTATTGGGTTGCTAAAAATGGAAAATTCTTTAATAATGCTAATAATGTTGGTTGGATATTAACGTACAATGAAAATCCTCTTACTACAAATACTCCAACTACTACTGTTCCAACTTGGTTTAATGGCACGTCTGTACAGAATTGTGGAGGACCCGGTTGTGGTTCTAATAGATTTAGTTATATTGGTATTCCAAGATAAAATTCATGAATGAATATTTTTTAAATAAATGGTTTCAGATAAAATCTTTTATAAGATTTTTATTCTGTGTAAAACCAAGTAACAGAAAACCAAAAGATGTATTAAAATACAGATTGGTATTTAGTGATTTTTTTGATGGCGATAAATTAGATTCTAATAAATGGTCAGAAGGACATGAGTGGGGTGAATTTCATCCTTCATTTCCTTATCAATACTATGGAAAGGGGACAGAATTTATTGATGTGAAAGAAAATTGTTTAAATCTCTATACTAGATACAAGCCAAAAAAATTTATTGAACCGGATAAAAATGAAATAAATATAAATTATGGAATAGGTCTTGTAACATCGAATCAAAGCTTTAAATATGGATACTATGAAATGAATTGTATTCTTCCATTAGGTAAATTATTGTGGCCTGCTATTTGGTTAACAGCTGTAAAATCATGGCCACCAGAAATAGATATACTTGAAGCATATAGTGGAAAAAGATCAGATTATAGTAATCAATTCGGAATACCTTTTGTTAAGTTTGAACCAAATATACACTATGGATTTGTAGAAAATAACACAAAAAAAAGTTATGGAGCTAAAGTTTATCCGATACCAAACAACCCAACTAAAAGACCAACAACTTTTGCTTTACATTGGACTGAAAGTTTTATAAAGTTTTATTATGATGGTTATTTGATATTCAAAACTGAAAAAAAAGAAATTTTAGATTATTTTAACAAGGAAGATGTAATAATGAAAATAATATTAAATAACGGATATCACCCAAATGTAGATGGTGTAAAATATGATGAAAGTATTTTTAAAATCAACTATGTGAAGTTTTTTTCAAAAATATAACTATTTATCTTTATGGAATTATCTGTCAAAAAAAGAATTAATAAGATTTTAGAAAATGTCAATAGAATTCAAGAGTTGGCAGGTTTAAGTGATCCTGAAGCTGGATATGTTGCTCCACCAGAAGCATATGAAGACGATTATCAAGGACTTCAAAAAAGATTCGGAAATAATATTCTAAAAAAAATTGAATTATTTGTTCAAAATAATTTAAACCAACAATTGGTATTAGATAAAACTGAACAAGAAAACCTATTTTTTAAAATATCACCACCAATCGTAGCAAACAATCAAATAAATAATAAAATAAACTCAAATTATATATTCGTTAGATTTGGAGGATATATGAGCGATGCAAAAGAATATGTCTTTAACGTAGGCTATAAAGACAAAATGAATCAAGACATTTTTGTAAATAGATTTATAATGGATCTAAAAGGAAACTTGGTTAATTGGCAAGCTACTAAATTTTAAATTAAAGAATTTATTTTATTTTCCAAATTTGCTTTATTGCTAACTCCAACACTTTTATCAACTATTTCACCTTTCTTGAAAAAAAGTATAGTTGGAATATTTCTTATTCCGAATTGAGCTGCTAATTCTGGATTTTCATCTACATTTACTTTAGCTACTATCAAATTATTTTCGAATTGAATTAATAATTCGTCTAAAAAAGGGCCGATAATTTTGCAAGGTCCACACCAAGGAGCCCAGAAATCAACTAAAACTAACTCTTCTTTATTTTTTATAATTTCTTCAAAATTTGTTGTGTTTACTTCCAATGACATAATTTTATTTTCTTTAAAAATAATTATATATAATAAAAAATATATAATAATTTAATATTGATTATTTTTTCAAACAAGTGTAATTTGTATTTGAAAACTTAATTAAAAATTTAAAAATGAAAAAATTAATATCAATCTTCATGCTTTTATTAACAGGTATTGTTGGTAAAGCTCAAAACCCAGATGTACTTATAGACTCTGTTTACATTGTAAGTCCTTATTGGGGACTAAGATTTGAATCTGGTGTTGTTACATCTCAAGATTCTTTTTATTTAAATTGCGGAAGTTCAAATGCAAATTTTGTGGTTGGACAACCTTATTTGCTTGCTAGATTTCCAATCAATTTAGCCAACATGGGTTCTAGTGTAGCATATTTTGGAACTTATGGTCAAAATGGTATTACTCACGATCCATGCTATAATCCACAATTCACAAACAATTTAGATTTCAATAATATACCAAATTTTGTTACTGCTTACATTTTAGATTCTTGTGGAAATGTAATAAACTGGAACAAAAAAACAGATTGGAATATTCAAAACAACTCTGAATATGCAGTTTCCTTTTATAATGGTCAAACAACATATATCACTCAATATTTTGGAGCACCACCAACAACAGGGACTGCACCTAATGTATTGAAAGATTGGTTAGTTTCTCAATGTGGAACACTTGATACAACAATAGCTCAATTCGGGAGAAATTTAATGGATAATTATTATAACAATTGTATTGTATGTGATAGTCTAGTTATATTTCCAAATTATGTATCTAACGATCAAAGTATAGTACAATTACCAGCAAATCTAACACCCGGAAATTATTATTTAGCAATATCGGCTAATTTTTACATGTTGAATCAAGGTTCTAATTGTTTTAAAGATTCATTGGTAATACCATTTAATTGGAATGGTGCAACTGGTCAAAGTACCACTTATCCTTATTTTGCAAATGGTATAACTTACTTATCTTCTGGTTTTGGACCTTGCTCAACACCAATTTTTCCTTCTGCCCCATCTAATGTTACTACAACTTCAAACAATGTGGGTTCAGGATCTAATACAACCACACAAACCGTATCTGTTAATTGGGATGCCTCATCAAGTGCTACTTCATATGTAGTAACTCCATATCTTTTAATTTCTGGAAGTGCTGAGAAAGCAATCAATTCTATGGCACAAACAGTCGCTGGAACCAATGCAACATTCTCTGGGCAACAATTAAGGTCTGCACAAGAAGTAAATCAGATGTTATCCACTGATAAGAAAAATCTAAAATTCAGATTCAAAGTAAAAGCTGTAAATTCTGCTGGTACATCTTCAGAAACAACGTCTGGTAATCCTGCTGTAAACGTTAGATAAATTATAGATTTTATTATAATAAAAAGAGTCCTAATTTTAGGACTCTTTTTTTATTAGATCGTTTATGTATTTCCAATTAACTACTTTCCAAAAATTTTTAATATAGTCATCTCGTTTATTTCTGTATTTAAGATAATATGAATGTTCCCAAAGATCTAGACCTAAAATTATTTTACCTGTTATTGGTTTGTAAATAATATTACCTTCTTCGTTTTTATCCTTAGTTAGAAAAATATTCATTTTTGGATTATCCTGATTGGACGTGGTCATTATTTTTATTCTGTTGTTAGATTTCAAAATTGCCCAACACCAACCAGAACCAAATTTGCTTTTTGACTCATTAGAGAATTCTTCTATAAACTTTTCTAATGATCCATATTGATTCTCTATAATTTTTTTAATCTCACCATCAAAAATTCTCTTTTCTTTATCAGGGGTCATGATTTCCCAAAGAAATTCATGATTATATACACCACCAGCTTGATTTTTTATTTTTTTCCCCAAGCCATTAACCCTAGATATTAAACTGATTATTCCATCATCCTTTTTTAATTTAAAACCCTTTTCCTTCAAAAGCTCATTCAATTTTTTTACATATCCTTTATAATGTTTGTTATAATGAATATCCATAGTTTCACTATCAATAAATTCTTTTAATTCATCGTATTTATAACCCAACTTAACTGGTTTAAAATCAGCAACTTGTGAATTATTTTTGTCTTTTAAACCTTCTCTTAAAATATCAACTATTTTCAAGTTCATAATTTTGTACCTTTAATATAAATAGCCCATTTTTAATATATTTGGCTCTATTGTGAAAAATTACTAATTTAGCCCTTACAAATAAGTAATTGAATCATGAAAAAAACATTTATAATTTTTTTATTATTAGTAGGTAGTTTCTATAATTCATTTGCCCAATACAATCAGGGCAGTATAATGTCTATATTGAATCAATATCACATAATAAATCCTAATCAAACATTTGTAAGAAGTGCAAAAATTTCAGATATTGGAAATAATTTATTAATCAGTTGGAAAATTTCAGGAGATACTGTTTCTGGATATTATGTTGTTTATAAGTCAAAAAATTTTGAAAACATTGAACTAGTTGGTATGGTACCAGTCGTTTCCGAAGCAAATTCTAACATACCTTACATAACATCTATTGAAGACAAAACGCCTTCAGATCACCACAATTTTTATCACATTGTAAAATTTATAAAAAATCAAAACATTAATTTTGATTATACTAAAATTGAAGAAATATCAGTTGCAAATATCTCTTATAATAAAGCAAGTATGAATCCAATTGTTAATCCATACTATTCTCAAACAAAATAAAACCATGACAACAAAAGCAACAATGCCGAAAAAAACTAAACCGGCAAAAAAAGCTTCGCCAGCTAAAAAGGCAAAACCAGCTAAAAAAACTACAAAAAAAGCAGTTAAGAAAACAGTTAAACCCGTAAAAAAAACGGCAAAAAAAACTGTTAAGAAAACAGTAAAAAAAGCTACTAAGACAGCAAAAAAAAATGTAAAAAAAACAGCAAAAAAAGTTTCCAAAAAAGTTGTAAAGACTGTAAATAAAAAACCTGTTGCTAAGAAAAAAATAATTACTCCAGAAATCAAAACACAAGACAAGTATAAAATAAAATTCCATATTGGTGGTTATGGTGCCGAAAATTGTGTGACCAGCTTGAATGATACACAGATAAAATATTGGAAAAAGAAATATAAAAAAGATTCTTATGATGCTCAACAGGAATTGAAGGATCATTTGTGGAATTATGATTACGACTCAGAAATACCAGAAACTCATTTTGGTAAATGGTATGATCAAGATTCTATAGTTCATGCTGAAAGAGCATATTATACTGAAGGTACCAGACTTGTAATAAACGTCTTCAAGAATGATCAGGAAATAGAAGAAATTGAAATTGATGTTACAGATGATAAGATAAAAAAAGAATTTTATGATGAATTTGTAATAAATAAAAAAAATGATAAAGGTCAAGCATATCTTTATACTCATTCATCAGATCGTGGCATGTATAGTTATGGAGAGTTTGAATTGCCCGAAGGACAGAATTTTGATGTTTCTAAAATAAGTTTGAATATTGGTCGAATTATTGACGATAGGTTTGTTTGGGGAATTATATATGACGGAGAATATTTAGATGATGAAGGTTGCTATGATTCAACCGGAAAAGGTTTCTATGCAGAAATACATTTCTTTTAAAAAAACAGAAAAAACAAATCCAAAAACAAATAGACAAAATGGCTAAAACAACAAAAAAACCAGCGAAAAAAGTTGCTAAGAAACCAGCAAAAAAAGCAGTAAAAAAACCAGCGAAAAAAGTTGCTAAAAAGGTAGCAAAGAAGGTCGTAAAAAAACCTGCTAAAAAAGTTGCTAAGAAGGTAGCAAAGAAGGTCGTAAAAAAACCTGCTAAAAAAGTGGTGAAAAAAACTGTTTCTAAAACTACGACCAAGAAAAAAAATACTTTAGATACTAAAGCTGAAAATGTATCTAATTTAATTTCGGGTAAAAACTTTCTTTTTACGGGAACTTTGACAACTATGCAACGTAAAGATGCAGAGCAAAAAGTTAAAGACCTTGGTGGCAAGATTCTTAGTGGTGTAAGTGATAAGCTAAATTATCTTGTTATTGGCGAAAAAGCTGGAAGTAAATTGAAAGAAGCAAAAAAGATTTCTAGTATCAACATTATTGATGAAAAAGAATTTAATTCTATGTTATCAAATGATAACAATAGTAATTCTGATACCTCAACAGATGTTTACAAAATCGACTTCCATGTTTATGGTTACGGCAAGGAAAACTGCGTAGCTGAAATGACCGATACTCAATATAAGTACTGGAAGGCAAAATTCGCTGATGAAGATTCAGATGCTCAGTCAGAACTTTCGGATCATCTTTGGAACTTTGATTATGATGAAGAGGCTGAAGACACTCACTTTGGAAAATGGTATGATCAAGATGATGTTCTACACGAAGAAAAAGCATGCTACTCTGACAGTTCTGTGTTAAATGTCACAGTATATAAGAATGGAGATTATGTTGAGGAGATTACAAGGAATGTTACATATAAGGGACTGGAAAAAAGCTTTTACGACGAGTTTGTTCCAAACAAGAAAGACAACAAGGGAAAAGGTTATCTATACACGGGTTCCGTAGACAGGGGTGCATATTCTGAAGGATCTTTTGAGTTGGATCCCGGTGAAGTTTTCGATGAAAAAAAATTGAGCATTATTGTTGGTAAGGTTTTTAATCAGCAATTCGTTTGGGATATCTGTTACGGTGATTACGGCATTTTGGATGATGAAGGATGTCAAAGCTCAACTGGAAAAGGATTCGATGTTGACGTTTATTTCTATTAAAATGTCCAAGAAAAAAGTAAAAACTCATTCTACAGATGGTCTAAAGGATCTTAGAATTCATTTTGATGGAAAGATTAAAAATCCTCTACTAAGCAAAATGACACCATATATATTTGCTTTTGGTGGTAGGATATTTAATACATTAGATGAAAGAATTGATTGTTTGGTTTTAGGAGAAAATCCATCCATATCAAAAAGGGAATTATCTAAATATCCCAATCTAAAAATTATGGAATACCAGACATTCTTAGATACCTATTTCGGAGACAATCAATATGTTTGAATAACAGAAAAGAGGAAGAAATTCCTCTTTTTTTATACTATTTATTTTCATAAGGTATTATGAAAATGAAATTAACTGAAAATTTTAAGAAAAAATTACAAGAATTGGCTGGAATTTTACAAGAAGTCGATGCTGCTGCATTTAAACAGAAGTTCGATACGCAAACATTTCCAGCAATACAGAAATATTTTAAAACATTAGGATATAAAATAGCTATCTCTAAAAACCTTAATGATGCAACTACTAACCTTGCAAAATTTGCCATGGCATCAAATCCAAAAGCAAAAAATGTAATAATGTTTTATAATGGAAATCCAGTTGGTGGTTTTAATATTTTAGTTAATCCGGTTTTTGCCGGAGATATACAAAAATTTGTAGCTGGTAGCAAATTAGTTGGACCTAAAGACGGTGAAATAAAAGATTTTCAATTAGCTTATCAAATCACAGATCCTCAATCTAAGCAAGTTCAAAAAAGAAACGACAAATTCAAGGCTTATATTTTCAAACCTAATTTGGCTGATCCAGCTGCTGCAGCATCTGGTGCTCAAGCTGCTGCCACTCAAGGTCAAGCATTGTTCAAAGAAATTAAATCTGAAGAGATTTATTTTGAAAGTTTAGCTCAAGCACTAGATAGTGTTCTTGAAAAAACGACTAAAAAGGGATTTGAGATCGTCGATCAAGAAAGAGAATTTTTTCTTTTTGGCATTGGTGGAATAAATTACGGAGATACAAAAAAAGCGAGTTTTGATTTAGAAAAAGATGGTAAACCATCTAGAAAAAAATTGCATATTCAGATTTATAGAATGGAATCTGGTAGATATGAATTGAATCAATACATTGCTTAATGAAGTTTTTTTTATTTTTTTTATTTGTAATTTTTTTTTCAGGTTGTGTTGCTGAAAATAAAACATCTATAAAAAAACCTAAAAGATATTTACGTATTGAGTGGAGATTAAGTAACAGCAATTACTGGCATAGTTATTATCCTAAAAAAAATCACATACATAGTAGGAATTGTAACCATAACAATCATTATGGTCCAAGAAAATAGTTAGGAATATATATATTTTTTATTACCCAAGGATTTTACAGCCTCTAAGCCAATTTTTACACAGTTTTCAGTTTCTTCAGGAATTACGTATTCTCTTACAGTGTGTTGATTGTAATATCCTGTTGGAAAAACCGCACAGCAAATATTAAACTTCTTTCTCAATTGATAAACATCGGTGTAAGGATCTTTTGATATATTATCAATTAAATTACTTTCAAGAACTGGTTTAACCACATCAAAAAAATCTTGTGTCCAAAGTTTTTCTCCCAATAAAGTTTGGGAAAACCAATTTGCTGTAGGAGCATCAAATTGAATAGCATATCCAACATTTTTAAAGAAATCTTTATCGGCATTTTTTGAACCATGCATACCAGTTTCCTCTTCCACAAAAAATGCTACCTTAATTGTATCAAGTTCCAATAACATCTTAAGGCAAATATAAACACCGCATTTGTCATCACCACCTATACCAGTTGGTACATCTCTCAATGAATTCCATCCCATAAGTTTTGTTTTACCTTCAGAGGTCAACAAATTTTTAATTGTAATATTTTCACCATTCAATATGAGATCTTCTTGATCTCGATGGACTGTATCTGTGTGAGCAACTATACAAGGATAGTACTCATCTTCATTTATTTTTCCTTTAGTAACATAAATGTTGTTTTTTTTATCAAGATAGTGTTCAAAACCATTTTCAACACAGAATCCCCTAATAAATTCTACCATTAATTCCTCGCTACCTGTATAAGTAGGAATTTGCAATACTTCTTCTAGCTTTATCATATTATTTAAGTTTTTCAATACCTCTGATATATCCACTTTTTTGAAACTCGTCAATCCATATTGGTTTATAAAGAGTTCTTCCGGGTCCATAAGGTTGAATTCTGATGTGACCTTTTACTGAAAATCCAGAATCATTAATAATAACTTTGTTCCACATAGTGTTTACCAAAATTACATTCACTCCAGATTCATTCTTTACTTTACCATCCATGGATTTTTCCCATGAATCGTCTAATTTAACTTTTTGATTATCTTTTACAATTTCAATTGTAGGTTCTGACAATTCTACAAACAAAAGTAATTTTACAAATCTCTGTTTATTTATTGGATTTTGACCCCACAATTCATTTTCTGGCATAAATCCATCTGGATACTTTTCTTCATCAATATAAATTTTAAAAGTATCAAATTTATAACCATTGAATTCAGCAAGTGGAAAATTCATATTTCTATAGAAATCAAATTCCTCATCCGATAAATGTGGATCTTTATAGAAATGTAAAATATAGATTTCTTTTTTCTCTACAACTTTAAATCTAAAAAACTCATGTCTGTTTAGAATATAAGTTGACATTTGGCTTTTTAGATTTCTAAACCAACCTAAATTAACTTTTTCAAATTTTATTAGCTCACTGTGTTCTTGAACTTTTTTGGTGATATAAAAAAATTTATGATTTGTATTATTATGAAGTTCTTTTAAGCTTTTTTCTCTAGTAATAATATCTTGCTCATCCCAGTTAGCAATCTCTAAAACAGGTTGAAGCATTTTCTTATCCATCAGAATCTCTATAAGTTTCTCTTGAATAGCTGTAGTTTGAAAGTAATTTATACCAATAAAATTTTTATTTAACTTCATTCCAATTTTTTCAATTTAAACGAAAAAATAAAAAAAAAGTTACAATTATTAAAATTGTAACTTATTGATAATCAATTGATTGTAAATTGTCTATAGTGAAGAATCCATTGCGTCGTAAAATCCTAAAAGAAATTTCTCCATATCCCTCTTAAATGTTGACCCCAATTCATCTACATTGAAATTATATTCGTTATCGTCTTGATCTCCTACACTAAATTCATCATCATTTAATGTAATGTCTTCGTCAGACCATTCACCTTCATCAGGTGGTTGCCAATAATCACCTCCAAAACCCTCTTTATAATAGTAATCTCCAGTTATTGATAATATTAATAAATATTTAGAACCCTCAAAACTATATTCAATCTCAACTTCTCCATCTTCACTGTAATGACCTGATTCATCAGGATATTCAGGACTTAAGCTTCCTTGTACTTTTATTTCTTGATCAGGTATCAAACCCTTTGAAAGAGCTATTAGAGCTCTTCTAGCTTTGTCTTTATCCCCAAAATCTGTTTGTAATTCTTGGGATTCAGCCTCTTCTTTAATTATTTGTCTAACAATTTTTCTTAAATCCATTGTTCAAAATTTATATAATATAAATATAAGTAAAAAACCATTTATTTATTAATATTTATCAGTATGGATAAGGTTTTATTGAAAGAAATACGCAGAATGCAAGAATTAGCTGGAATTAGGTTAAATAATGAAAATTTTGTTCCTGTTAAGTCTGTAAATTTATTTTGTGAAAACAAAATTACTGAAAAAGAATTTTATGAAATATTGGATTCTGAATTAATTAGTGAAAACATATTTACAGATTTAAAAACAAATTTTGTAGATAAGATAGCTAATTATCTTAACACTTTTTTATTACAAGCTTATTCTGTTGGATTTAGTATACTTTCAAAAGTAAAACAATTCATAAGTTGGACAATAGGTGCAGCAGTAAAGTTATTAAAGAATTTCTCAAATAAATATCCTTTACTTTTCAAGTTGATAATTATAACAATTATAGTTTTTGTTTTATTGATAGTATTTTGCACAGTTGCTAAAGCAGCAGCAACCGGAACCCCAATACCGAAACATGAATTAAACATTGCTATCGGAATATTAGAAGATACAAAAAAAATATGGGTCAATACTAGTGATGATATGCAAAGAATGAAAGCAATTAAAATATTAGTTGATTTGAGAGATGGTCACACAACAACTATGAATGGTTTTGGTAATGATGTTCAAGATGTTGTTCAAACAGCTTTACAAAAAGCTCAAAACATACATGCAAACACAAGAACTGTTATAGATTCAGAAGCAGGTCCAGAATACAAGGAAAGTGTTTTTAATGTATGGCAAGATCTATTGGAAAAGGGCAGGAGTGTTGTTTCTGCCACTTATTCAAAAGCACAAAGTTCAGGTTCTTTTGAAGAAACTATAAAAATAGTTGATAAAGCAGGTGGTGAAGAAACGATGACTAAATCTGGTTTTAGTGTTACCATGGGTGGTAATTAAGAATTTGTCTTAGGACCTGTCAAGAGCAATCGCTACTGCTGCTTGACGAAACGCTGAAGGGTAACCTCAGCAAAAACCGGAGTAATATCCGGTTTTTTTATGAAAGTTCAAAATCTAATGAATCTACTAGATAAGAATTAAAATCTTCTCTATTACAAGATGGTGTATATCTATCATCTAAATAAAATCTAGGTTTATCTATATCTCCATTTGAAACTAATTCGTGAAAAGCACATTCTCTGTCATCATCACATCTTTCCATAGCATCAGAAACATATTCTGCATCAACATTATCAAGAATTTGTTCAATATCAACTTCAATTTTAGCACCAGTATCATCTAGTTCCTCTACATTACCCCAAAATTCTAAAGTATTCTTCAATTGTTTATAACAATAATTTTGATAGTCTGATGATTCACAATCTCCAGAGGCTCTATTGATTGCTCTAATTATATCATCAAGCTCATCCTCATTTTCTTTTATTATTTCTTCAATATCATTTGAACTTATATCTATATTAGGGAATTTCTTTTCAATGTATTCTAATATTGTTTTTTTATTTTTTTCATCGACATAATCAATAGAATACTTCCAATTAGAGTGTTCATAATAAGGATCATATAAATCATAAGGATCTTGAAGTATTAATTTTATTATATCATTCCTTAAATCTCTTCCAGTTTGAATATAACTATCAATATCATCCACATCAAGATCTAAAATTATTTTACTCTTAGCTGTAATTTCTTTAATTATTCCCCTATCAAATAAAATTTTTTGTGACTTATAGGTACTGAATGCTTTGGGAAATTTGTTGTACAATTTTATTAATTGATCATTTGAGAAATCATCAAAATTTATATCTTCAGAACTTGCATACTCTCTTCCAAAACCGTTAAATTCTGGCAACCTCATAATCAAATCGAAAAAATAAGGAAAATATTTTTGAGATGGTTTAGCATTTTTCTTTCCCTTACTTTGATAAATTATTCCATCTGTTGAATTATACGCAACAGTCAAATGTGAATCATTTAATGTGTGTCCTTTTCCATAAGGTATGTCAGATCTTAAAGAAAATAACATATCTCCTCTTGATGTTCTTCCGCAGTGACCCATTCTTTTGCATTCTTCATCAGAATAATTTCCGGGTATTTCAGCCCAATAAAACTTATTATCATACTGAACTAATTTTTTATTCTCTTCTTTATAATCTATTTCACCACCTAAAGTCTTTAATTCATCATGAAATTTTTCTGAATTTTCTATAGCTTGTTGTAATGTCAAATTCTTCAAATCAACCGTACCAGCAATTAAAGGGTGTCTAAGCCAATCTAAAATTTTTATTATAGTATTATCATAATTAGATCTAATCCAAAAAGGTCTTTCATTTATATATTTTATAAAATCCTCCTTAGAGTCAAATACTTCTTTTTCTAAAGCATTTAAAAACCATAATGATAATTTACCTAATCTTTCGGATACATATTCAGCTGTAGATTCTGGTATTGTAAATTTACTTAATATTTTTCTTTTATAATCAGCCTCCAAAAGCAAATCATTTTCAAATATGAATTTGACTTGTTCCTTAATTAATTTTTTTATTTGATTTTTTGAATACATTAAATTTTACTGTATTTTTATTATAAATATGTGTTTTTTATAAAAATGATAAAATTACCGACTAAAATCTATATCGATAGATCACCCATTCATGGTTGGGGCGTTTTTGCATCAGAAACAATTGAAAAAGATGAATTAATAGAGGAAACTCCTTATTTCACTCTATTTCAAAGAGGAGAAGAAAAGAAGGATTGTAATAAAGAATTATTGAATGATTATAGATTTTTATTCCCAGCATCAATAGATTGGAAAGAACAAGTAATTCCTTTTGGTTGTGGATGCATTTACAATCACTCGGAAGATTCTAATGCTTATTGGGAAACAGATGAAAATAGAGGAACCTTTAAATATAAAGCTAAAAGAAAGATTTTACCCGGAGAAGAAATTTGCACTTATTATGGTCCTGCTTCTTATTGGAATAAAAGAGACCATATTAACATAAAATAAGTTAATTTATTTTTGAAATAAAAGCCAAAAGTTTTTGTTCTGGATAAGTCGTATTAAAAGTAAATTCATTATCAAAATCTAATAATGCTTGTTTTATTTCTGACATGTTATTAAGAATTATATCTTGATACTTTAATTCACATTCATTTCTTTTTATAGTTTTTGCTTCTCCTTCACAACCACACATTCCAGCAAATTCGTTAATACAATTTTGAAATTCCTTAATTACGTCTATCTGTCTAATTTCAGGACTCATAGCTAGAATCAAATAGTTAAATGAGTTACAATTTTCTATGACCATACTATATCAATTTTTTAATTTTTAAATAAAATACTAAACCAAGTAAAGTGTTTAGTGGTATAAGTAGTAAAATGTATATATCTAAAAATATTAAATAAAAAATAAAACTAAATATTATAGACAACCAAGTTGTTAAACACACTACGCAAGAAATCAATCTTATAAAAAAACCAGTATAACTAGTAGCCAAAAAAAGAGGATATGTTAAATCCAAATTTCTTAATTTCTTTTCCTCGTATAAATCAATTTTTAAAAATTTTGTTAAACCAAAAAGTTTACCATAAGTGGTAAAAAAATTGGTTTTGTGCCAAAATAATAACAACAAACAAATAAGTGGGCTTATTATAGCAAAACTGATTAATAACATAAAATAAATTTAATTAATTTACAATTATAATCAAGAGATGGTTATTTCCATTTTATAGAAATCTATATCTATTTCTGAAGGAAAAAGCTCACCACTATCTTTAATTTTAAAATCTTCATCTAAAATTATCCATTCTTTTCCTTCGAATTTATTTAGTGAGTTAAATTCCATTTCACCCTCCAAATAATCTTCATCCTCATAATTGCTTTTACTTTTAATAAAATCGTAAACTTCTTTCTCTAAAAGATCTTTTATTACTCTCCATTTAATAGTACCTCTTATACTTGAAACATTTGGTATAATTGATTTTAAACCCCAAGACCTAGATTCAATATCCAAACTCCAAAGTATTGAAAAGTCGCAATCATAATCCAGATCACTCTTTTCAATATCAAAAAATTTCTCTAAACCACGGATATAAACACCTTTAGTAATTTTAGTTTCAAAATTACCTGCAGTATCTATAGTTTCCTTAATTATTTTTCTGATTGTATTGTTTAAACTTTTCATATTTTTAAATTGTAATATATTTTTTATTAAAGTACCAGTCTTCATATGGGTTGCAATAGCAATCTCTGGTAGAATCTTGTCCTAATGCCCCTACGACCATTCGTTCATATCCATTATTCCATAGATATAAAAATGTATCATCTACGGATTTATGAGGTGTTTTGTGTTTATTTATTTGTACAGATATCAATTGAAATTCGTATTTATTTAAGTCAATTGAGAGAATTACTTCTTCTTCTCTTCCACCAACATTTACGGATAAATAATCAATCAAACCAGCATAACCATCTTGAGTCATAATATCATCAAAAGTTACACAATCTACCGTAGTGCCTGTAGCAAATTCATCGGTAATAATTTTTCCGTTTTCATCTATCAAACATTGACCATGATAATTATAGATTGTAGTATAAAAATTATTGCTTGTTCTACCAGTTACAAGACTATTCCAATGATCTAAACTATTATCTACGCAGATACCGCTCCACCCATATTCACTTTCCATGGTATAAGTATTACTATTGACAATTCCTCCAAGAGCACCCAAATCAACAAAAAAACCATTAGTCTTGAAATTTAAAGTTTCAAGAACCCATTTATCTTGTCCTGACATTGAGTGGTACATAATTTTTAATTTTTAGATGAATAAGGAGTTGTATCACCAGTTTCAAACCTTTTCAATACTGCATATTGTCTTTTGGTTCCCATACCACCAGCTTTACGTATTGAATTTAAAATTCCTTGTAAATAATTTCTATTTTTTAAATCAGTCCTACTCTTGTCAAGTAATTGTTGAAAATAAGCATAGTTAATTTTCATTTTTTCATCCTCTGAAAGGATTTCTCTGATTTTTTTTCTTAATTCACTTAAATCAGATTTTTCTTCTACTGGTTCGAATTCCATTCTTAAATAATTATAAATGTTCTTTAAATATTTGTTCCATACCTTTGGATCATCCTTAAAAACTTCTTTTATTTTTTTATAATAATGTCCTTTAGGTAATTTTTCCATAGCCTCCTCAAAAGTTTGTGGTTTGAAGGTTTGAATCAAATCATCAACTATTGTTTTAGACCATGCCATTATTTCTTGTTTGTCAGAATAGTAAACATTTAAATCATAAACTGTTTTGGGTGGAATATATATAAATCCCGGTTTTAATCTATCCATTTGACCAGCATGAACAAATTCATGACTTACAACTATTGAAATAAAACTATATTTTTTTTTATTAATTGAGTCAATTGTAACAACCAATCTAGGTCTCTTTGTTACTGGATTAGCTAGTCCGAATATCTCTATACCTTTATGTGGTATTTGACCTTTTTTCCACAATTCCGGTAACTCATCATAAAATGTATCATAATTCACCACTTCAATACCATATTTTGCTGCCATTGAAGCTAGTTGATTAAAACTAATTTTATCATTGTCCTCAAAAAAAAATCTCAATTCTTCCAAAAAGGGCTTTGATTTAGCACTTGATATAACGGCTTCTAAAATTTTTCTTTTCATTTAATATAAATATAGAATTAAAAAGAAGTTTTTAAAGAAGTTATTTTTTTATTATATTAGATGAATGAAAAGGATCTTTAGAACGAAAAAAGGAAAAAACGCTGATAATTTTACTTTAATAAGCAATAGCCTCCTAAATTCTGATCTGTCAGCAGATTCAATTTATGTAATGGTTCAAGTATTAAAAAAACCAGATTACTGGAAGTTCTACCTTAGCAAATTCTCAATTGAGATAAAATTCGGAGAAAGAAGATTAAGAACTGCTATAAATGAATTGATTGAGAAGGGATATTGTAAAAAAGAAAAAATAAGCAAAAGAGAAGTAAATTATACCTTTTTTGAATATAGTCAGTTACCAAATGTTCAAATACAAAATGAAAGTGTCAGTGTTGCAAATTGCACTATTGATACAGACGATTTGCAATACTGAGTAATGCAAAATGACTTACTAATAATATATATTTAAATAATAAATATGAAACTAATAAATTACTATTCAATTTTGACCGGAGGTGTTAGAATAGAAACAAAAGATAGTTATGGTATAGATATTTATCCAATAAAAGTTAAAGCTATAAATAGAATAAGCAATAAAATTACTTGGGAAGTAGAAATGATAGCTAATATGTGGGCACAAAGTCATAGTTTTCTAGAGGAATGCTATGTTGTAATAACAGATAAAAATGAAAATATTCTCTTAAAAAGAGATGTGGATAATTTTGTTGATGGTGATACAGTACAAAATTATTTTGATATTTGGTCACATATAAACAACAACGCATTAGGTGTAGTTGCTGGAGCTCATGATGGAACAAGTGGAGAATGGGTTGATATGATTTTAAATAATAAATTAAATGCTATTTTATTCGAACCTTTAGATTATGCTTTTAAAGAATTGAATTCATTTTATATAAATAAAAAAAATGTTAAAATAGTAAATAAAGCTTTAACGACAAACGGTGGTCAAATTAGTTTTTTTGCAGAGCAAAATTGTGGAGGATATTGCAGCACAACTTTATTAGATCAGGCCAAAAACTCAGCTATGTCTTTTGATAATTTTATTGAACAAAAAATAGATTCAGAAAGCGTATTTTCAATACTGGAAAATTATAAACCAAGGTGGTTTCACTTAGATTTAGAGGGTCTTGATTTTGATATTGTTAATGAAATAATTAAATATGATCATTTACATCCTGAAATAATTATTTACGAACATCAATTGATGAACGATGATAAATATAATGAATTAAACTATAATTTAGGTCAAAAGGGTTATGTAAACATAAAAGGAGAAAGATTAAATTCTATAGCAATTAAAATAAAAAATTAAATATTACTTATAAAACTCATTTCTGACGAAATTCTTAGCCCATTTTTGACCTTCATCAATTAAAAAATAAAAATCAACTACTGAGGGACGTAATCCACGATCAAGAGAATATTCTTGTATTGTTCTTACAACTGTCCTCAAATTTTCATCTGATTCTACGCTCTCAACAATTCCTAATTTTTTACCAACCTTCATTACAACAAGATCTGGCTTTACACAATCATATCCACTCTCTAATAAAAAATGAAGTAATGAGGTAGTTGATTGAAAAAAAGGAATTTTATTATCTTTTAATATATTCTGTAATTCATTAAATCCTTTCCAGAATTCTTCAATGTCAGATTTTGATTCTATTCTTTTTGGTATTCTGTTATTGTTAAAAATATCTGATAAATTACCTATTTTTTTAATTTTTCTAGCCAACATGATAATGTGAAAAATTTTACCCTGTTGTCTCATAACTTTAATCAAATCCCATTGCTGTTCAACAATATCACAAGGATTCATTTTGATAACTTCATCGATCTCAAAGTTCTGAAAAACCTTATCAATGTTTCCGGACTTGATGAGTTTATCAACTAATTCAGAATTTGAATTTTGGCTAAAAGCTATGAGATAAGAACATAATCTTAAAATGCCCCTATCATCAATATAATCACTTGGTAGTTTATTAAGTCTTCTTGATTTTTCTTGAGAAAATGAAGGCTCAAGAACAAATAAATCAACCTTGTTGATTATTTGATCGAAATCGTTAAAATTGTGCATATTTTCTTTTTATCAACCCCAGCCACGACCAGAATAGATCATAGCTTTAATTCTTTCATTCTCAATGAATTCAAGATAACGGTAGATTTTTTTTAGAACTTTTATCATAACTTTAAACGTAAATAGTTGAAATAAAGTTACAAAAAAACCGGGAGAAAGCATTAACTCCCGGTCCTTTTCAAAAACAAATAAACAGGCAACAGTTCAAATTTACTAAATCAATTACAGATTTGGAAAGATTTTAAGATATTTTATATTGTTGAACTTTAGAACTTTACCATCTGGATAATTTATTTCAACAGTATATTTTTTTTTCAATTGTTTCCCTTTTGTGTATTTTAACTTATTAAAAGAAATTTTTTTTATTTCACCGATACAATTTATGTAATCAAACATGGATTTGGATAAGTTAAATAATGCACCAAAATTGATAAAATCAAGATAATTATTACCTTCATATTTCAAGGTTTGAAAAAATTTATATAAATCCAATAATTCATAATCATCAAAATAGACTAAATCTCCTTTCTTGAATTCACAATTATGATCGATGTCATAAAGACAAAGTATTTCAGATATTTTTAATTCACTTTTATTGGTATTTATAATTTCATTTAATAAAAACATTTAAAAAAAATAATAAAATATATAAAAAAATAAAGGGTGGAATTCCACCCTTTATTCGAACCAATTTAAATCAAATAATCAATAACAATCAATTTTTATTTTCTGTACCAACTGCTGTTGGTTTTTTCTCCTAGGCTTTTCCAATATCTAATGATAACCTTTCTATCTTTTGACAGTATGGGATCTTTTGCAAACTCCATTCCATAATTATATACCTTGATTCTATCATCATCAATGTCGTTATTTATAAAATAATCTTTTATAATTCTTGATCTCTGCACTACTAGTTTGTTGTTGGTCTTTTCAGAGCCAGTGGAATCACAGAAAGCAAGAATTTCTATCCAGCCATCTTTGTTTTGTTTTAGCTGACTTAAAATCTTATTAAGGTCCTGAGAATATATTCCATTTATCAAATGATCACCAGTGTCGTAAAAAATAGTCAAAGAATTTATCGGTTGTTTTCCAGATGTATCACCAACAACTACAGTTTCTTTTTTTATGATAACTAAAGTATCAACACTGTGTTCAGCAAGTGGTTTAAAATATGATAATGGCTCATCCCACTCAAGTGGTTTCTTTTTCTTTCCAAAAGTATATTGATATCCCAACTTAACATTTGTGTATCCGTCTTTTTCACTACCAGCAACTTTATTTCCATCTAAAATGTCTGTATTCATCCCATTATATGCGAATTCAAGATTCAAAGATGATTTTTGTCCCATCCTTTTCTTAAAACCGAAACCAAATGGAATAACGTGTACCCAGTCAGATTTTAACTCTGTTACAGAGGAATCATTAAACAATGAGGTTTGATAGTTGATCATACCTACACCTACAAATCCGTATATCTGAGTTTTTTTGTAGTTAGCTAATATTTGACCATTTGTAAAGTTTAATCTAAATCTCCCGTCAATCTGTTGAAATTTAGACTCGAATGTATATGGAGAATAGTCAACTCCCATTTTCCCAGTAGTGTAATTAATTTCAAATCCACTGAAATGAGAAATCTGTTTGCTGAGTGTAAATCCATAGGCAAATTTCGGACTCAAAACATTAAAAGAAGTTTTTTTGTCTGTTGCGTCAGAATTAGGGTTTGTTGCACCTATGTTAAAACCAAATGACCATTTGTCAAATTTCTTTAATACAAGGGTTTCTGTTTGAGCATTTGCAGTTTGATATAGACAAAATGCAAATAATAATAAAATAAGTTTTTTCATCTTAAATGTTTTTAATTTGATTGTAAATTGATTATAAATATGAACCCAAAATTATTGTTTTTTTACAGAAAATCAAAGTTTTACATAAAATATTGATTATCAATAAAAACCAAATAATTTGAATTTAATATTTTTTTATATTATTAGAGATTGACCTTACAATTGTTTCAATTGAAAAACCTTCCTCTAAATAATGGTTGTGATATAATTCTTTTATAATTAAATCCTCGAACTCTAGATATCTGGCAGAATCAATTATCAAATGATTGTAATCATTATAAACTATATCTCTGATTTTTGTTCTTAAAAATTCGTTCACGGAAATAAATATCAAAAAAAAATCCCCCTATTTTGTGTAGGGGGGATAAAAAAAATTTTTTTTATTTTAACTTTTGACAACCACTAAATATTTAGATGCTTGCCAAAATCTTTCCGGATCCAATATTTCAATAGCCATTATTTGTTTGCCATTGTTTATTATTTTGTAGGAATCAGATGGGTGTATACTAATTATCTCTATTTTCTTAGAAATAATATCTATTAATTTAGTAGAGGTATAATCAATTTTTGTAAATGATTCATTATTCAAATCACTAGTGAAAGATTTGCTGGAACCTAAACCTAGAATACCACCTTCTTTAGATAATACCTTCTTGTCTTTTAATTCCCTGTAAGTACCAACTGTATAATAAGCAGTGTGTAATTTTATTGTCTTGTCAGCTATTTCTTGCTTCTTTTGCTCATTATCATTCTTTGAATTTGTGAGTTCTAATTCAACACTAGCAATTTTTGAGTTTAATTTATTTATGTTTTCAGATAATAAAGCTATGCTAGAATCTCTCTCTAATAGTTGTAAATTTAAATTTGCTATCATCTTATCTAGCTCATCAATTTTTAAACTATAATTCTTAATTTTTCGTTGAAGTGATGAAATTTTATTCTTATTCTGATCAATAATCTTTCTAAATGATTCAATGTTGTTTAATATTTTAGTTTTTGCATCTAGCTTAAGTTCATTGCTTTTAGATTGTTCAACCAGTAATTTTTCTTGTTGAGCTAAAGATTCTATACTTAATTGTATTTCATTAAAATCATTTATATAAGAATTCATAAGAGAATCCTTTTGCATTTGAATAGATAATAAACTGTCTTGTTCGTTTTTTAAATTTTCAACTTCGAGTTTATAATCTGGCCCACAACTATAAATCATAGTAATTAAGCCGAAAAGAATTAATTTGTTTTTCATGGTCTTTTTTTTAAAGTTTAGTCAAAGATAATAAACTATTCGCCTACAATAAACTATTGTTCACCCAAATTTGACACCTATAAATATCATTTTATTTTGGAAATAATTATAATATTAAACTATTTATTTGTAAATCAATCACATAATCATACTTACTTAAACAAATTATTGTCCTAAATTCTATCAAATCTATTCAAAATGAAATACAAAATATTAATAAGTTTTTTTATTTTTTTATTGATTTCTTTTAGTTGTAGAGATACTAAAGGGTTAAAAACATCAAATAAACTTTTAGATGAATTCAGGGTAGATGAATACAGAGAATATGTAATCATATCCATTAATGAAGGTGATAAAAATTTCTCTAATGTCTCTATGTATAACTATGAAAAGAAAAGATATGTTTATGTGAAAATTCCAACTTGGCTTTCCAGTTACTGGCAAGAAGGAGATACTATTAGATGATTTTTTTATTTTTATAGTTATATTTAGTAAAAAAATGAAAAGATTATTTGGTATATTATTATTCTTATCTGTGTTTGTAAATTCATGTTACATAGATGATGATTATTATTGCAACGAAAGAGTAGATTACAATAACTATACTATTAATAAATTTTATTCACCAGCTATTGTAAGGGTTAATTTTTATCTTTTTTGTCCACAAAACAATGGTTATTATTTATTGGTTCAAGATAATAGTTTTGGAACAGAATTTATAAATGGAAGATGGTGGAAAATTGTTACCCCCATGTTTTTTAATACCCCAATTACAACTTATGTTGATTATAATTCCTTGTTTCCATACCGAAATTATCGTTGTATAATACTATCAACATCCGGAAATTATTCTCAGGAATTTAACTTGAGCACATATTGATTTAATATTTAAGACACTATTTATTTGAGATGTCTAAAATTAAATTAATAAATTTAATACGTTCTACTATAAAAGAAGTTTATAGTAATCTTGGACCTTTTGATTATAGAGGAGAACATCAGGCACCACATGCCAGCGATTCATACTCCAGTCCAATTTATAATATGACCAACTCTTTTGGTGAAGATATTTACACTTCGAATGCAGCAAGATATTTTGGTACAGGAGATCCAAACGATCAATTGGCAGTAAGCATAATTCAATCTTTGAAAGATAAACCCAATGCTACTGTTACTATTTATAGATCTATTCCAAGAATTTTGACAATATCGGAAAAAATAGATGAATTAGAAAAACATAAAGCTTTTATACTTAAATATGGAAAGTTACCCAATGGTGTAGGTAATTGGCAAAATTCTTCCCAATATTATGATTTCATTTATGATGAATTAAAAAGACTCAAGGAAACTCCAAAACAAGATGAAAAACTATCTGTAATAAATGATGGAGACTGGGTTACAACTGTAAGGCAATATGCTGTCGATCACGGAAAAGCACATTTAGGTAATAATTTTAAAATATTGTCTAAAAAAGTAAAAGCAAAAAACATTTACGGTAACGGAGATAGTATTATGGAATTTGGCTACTCTGCTTAATTTACATATTTTTTTTTAATTATTTCTCTATATTTATTTAAACAAAACAAAACAAAACAAAACACAATGACTACTAAAGAAAATCAGAAGAAAGTAGAAAACTTCTTCAAGAAAATGTTTATGGATGACAACGATATTAATGAAAAATCAGTTGTTGGATTTAGTTCTTTCATCATGATGGTTGTTTGCTTCGTTGTAGACATAGTTACAGGAGCAATGGGACAACAATTACACATTAATGAATTTATTTATGACGGATTTTTGTGGATTACACTAGGTGCATTCGGAATTGCATCTGTCGACAAATATCTGACTTCTAAAAACAAAAACGAGAACAACTCTGGTTCTGGAGAAGAATCGTTATAATTTTTTTTAGGGTATTTTTCATTATATATGTGTCGTAACTTAGAACTTCATTTGTTCTTTGTTTGAATTTGTATTTGTATATTTGTATTTAATAATTTAATATTTTTAATAATGAAAAATTTTAGTCTTCTTAGCAATTTAATTGCATGGATATTTATTGTCTTTTTACCAATAGATTCATATTCTAAAGATAGAGAACAGATTGGACAAGTGTCAAAGAAAATTAATACTCTGGTAGATGCAAATAATTATTTTCAAACTTTTGAACCCTTTCAATTGTCTAGGGAAAGAGAGCCAGAAAACATTTTCAATGAACTTGGAGATTATACATTATTAAGCATTGACAACTCTGTAAAAAATCAAATAATAGAATCTCAACCTGATTTACTGAGATTAAAAATACCTGTAGTAGAAAATTATTGTATTGAATTATTATTATATAAAACAGATATTTTATCTGATGATTTTTATTTAAGTACAGATAAAAACTCTTGTTTTGAAATTAAAGATACTATTGTTCACTATCGTGGCATAGTGAATGGAAATTATTATTCAATTGCATCATTTACATTTTCTAATAATGAAATTATTGGATTTTATAGCGACGATTTTGATAATGTAACAATAGGTAAATTATTAAAAGAAGATCGATATATTATGTATGGAGATGTAAATTTAGTCGACATCCCAAATTATAATTGTGATTATTTGAATGTTCCCGGAAAAATTTCAAATAATCAAATATCTAAATATCCAATAAATACGACTTCAATAAATTGTGTAGATTTTTATTATGAGGTTGATTATGATATTTTTTTAAATAAAGGAAATGTTGCAAACGTAAACACATATATTCAAGGAGCTTTTAACCAAGTTGCAACACTGTATGCAAACGATGGAATAAATATTAATTTATCAACTATTTTCGTTTGGACAACAACAGATCCTTATACAGGACCAAGTACTGGTGACTTCTTAAATCAATTTGGAAACTATAGAACTTCTTTCAATGGTGATCTTGCACATTTAGTTGGATATACAGGTAGTGGAGGAATTGCTTACGTCGATGGCTTATGCTCATCTCAATCGAGATACAAAATGGCATATTCCGATATCAATACAACTTATCAAGTGGTTCCAACTTATTCTTGGACAGTAAATGTTTTAAGTCATGAACAAGGTCATCTATTAGGTTCAAGACACACACATGATTGTGTTTGGAATGGTAATAACACCGCAATAGATGGATGTGGTCCAACAGCTGGTTATTCTAGTGGTTCGTGTTTAGTGGGACCAATACCAAGCAATGGTGGAACAATAATGTCTTATTGTCATTTGTTAAGTAGTGTTGGAATTAATTTTAATAACGGATTCGGTCCACAACCAACAAATTTAATGTTAAACAACATTAACACATCAAGTTGTTTGTCGCCTTGTTTACCATGTCCAACTAAACCAGATACAATATTAGGACCGAGAACTATTTGTTTAAATATTAGTAATACAGCTACATATACTTGTACTGCTGTTCCCGGAGCAACTTCTTATACTTGGATTTTACCTAGTGGTTGGGTCGGAAATTCAAATACAAATTCAATTAGCGTAAATGCTGGAACTACCAATGGACATTTGGTAGTTACAGCAAATAACTCTTGTGGAACTTCTCCTGCTGAATCCCTTTTTGTTTGGGTAAAAACTGCACCATCTACTCCGAGTAAAATTAAAGGCAATTTTTATGGAGTTTGTAATTCTGCTGAGATTTATAGCGTAAATGAAGTTGGAGGAGTTCAGTATAATTGGAGTTTTATAGGTAATGGAGGAATTATTGCATTTGGACAAGGAACAGATTCCGTCTATATCAATTTTGATAATAATTTTACTGATGTTACATTGCAAGTAAACGGAAGTAATGTATGTGGATCTAGTAGCAATCGAATTCAATTAATAAAATCAATACCTCAATTACCCGGAGTAATTACAGGAAATGCAAATCCATGTGCCGGTCAACAAAATGTTCAATATTCAATTCTACCAGTTTATAATGCAATTAATTACGAGTGGATAGCTCCTTTCGGATCAACTATAACTGCTGGTGGAATTACATCCACCACAAATAAATTGACAACTCCATTTACAAATGTAAATGTAAATTTCGGTTCAAATTCTACAAATGGAATTAGAGTAAAAAGTAAAAACGATTGTGGTCAAAGTTTCAATAAAGCATTACCTATAAATTTTAGTTGCAGAGAAATAAAAAGTACCCCAAAAGAACATTTGGAATTATTTCCCAATCCTTCTACCGGTCTAGTTCAAATAAATATTTTTAGTGAAAAAGAAGAAAATTATTTGTTAAAAATTTATGATACTAATCAAAGAGAGGTGTTTAGTCAAAATTTAAATTTATTGAAAGATATAAATTATTTAGTTTTTGACCTCAATAAATTAAGTAATGGATTATATCAATTAGTAATATTGGGTGATGAAAAAACTCTTCAATCAAGATTTGTTATTGAAAAATAAATTATAAATCAATTTTATTAATTGATTTTATACCACTTTTTCTCCAAATACATCCTGAAGCAACGTCCCATGGATAATACCAATTTGTAAATTCATCCATCCTTGCTGAATAGATATAAGGATTTATTTCTATGCCAGCATATTTATTTGCAACCATTGACCAATCAATCAAATTTCTTTCAGAATAAGATGTTGAAGATGGTCCTATTGAATTGTGTGAAGGAGAATAGTTTTTAGTAAATTCTATCAATTCTTCCTTACTGCTTAATTTTAAAACCGAACTTTCATTAATTTCCAATAAGAAAATACTTTTATAATCTTTTTCCCAGTCTGGCATTTCGGATCTGACCCACTCTAGCCAAGAAGTTCCGAATCCATACCACAAACCTTTGGGTTTATAAGTTATTCTTTGATGTTCATCTCTTGGATAAAAGTCAATTTCATTTTCATGACTTAAAATTATTCTTTTATCAGAATATTGGGATTTTATAGTTGCATATTCATCGTCAGTAAATTCATTCAAATAAATTTCCTGAATAATCTCCTTAATTTTTTTACGCAATAAATTCATACAAATAAATAGATAAAAAAACCCCCCAATTTCTTGGGGGGGATTATTTATTATGCCATAACTAATTTCTCTTCCTTCATTAATTGATATGCTCTTGCCAATCTAGTCATACCAATTCCAGCACCAAATCTCGGAAAGAAATATAAATTTAAGAACTCTTCTAATTCATTTTCTACTCTCTCTTTACCGAATAATTCAAAAAGTTTATTGCAATAACCACCATTTTCAATGGTATAAAACATCTCTCTCATTTTTTCTACATCACAACTTCTCTCTGCAGATCCTATTGTCTCTTGACCGTATAATATAACATCGACTTTATTGAAAATACCCTCTGAATTATGTTTCATGTTCCAGAAAGGATTTGTTCTTAAAGGGAAATTTTGAAGTGAAATTACAGATCCTTTTTCTTCCCACATTTTTGTTTCATGCTCATTTTCTAAAATTTTTACTCCACCATATTCCTCGCAAACATCTTCATAATTAACTTCTATTGGAGAATCAAATCCTAAATGTGCTAATAATTCACTCTCTAATTTTAAAAGAACTTTCATATCACCCTTAGATTCAAATTCAAACATTGGGAAAATCAATTCATGTCTTCCGGGAATTGGATTTTTTTCTTCTCTATAAGAAGTAGAAATACAAAAAACACCATTCCAATCTGGATTTTTAAGAAGTTCATATTCCAACCACATTTGACCTGTTTGTGGTAAGGGCCATAATAAACCACCATATTCAAATGTTTTTACTGAATGTGGATTTTCACACGCTGCTAAAATTGACAGACGTGACTGTGCAGGAACTTCTTTGAAGTTCTTTGCCAAAAAGAATTCTCTCATCTTTTGGACTAATTCATTGTAGATTTCTGTGTTTTTCATATAATTTATTTTTTTTAAAGGTTACAATTTGACAAAAAAAAATCCCTTCTTTTAGGAAGGGATTCTTCTTTTTTTGGTTTATAAATCTTCGTGTGTCGGCTAGGTCTTTTCAACATAATTGGACATAAATATGAACCAATTTTTAAAAACCGCAATTTGTTAAAAAAAATTTTTTTCTTAAATTTGAGTATCTAAAAATAAAATAGCAGATTGGACTTTGTCCCACTTTTTATCATCTACTGCACGTCTCAACATCCTTTTTAGATATTCTTTTTTTGTTACTTTTTCACCAGTTAAATTACCGGTTCTGTCATCTAACCAAACATACTCATCTGGTTTTAGAGTTTTTTCTAAAGCATCAATTTCTTCATGACCTAAAGCAATTTCTCTATTTTCTGATACAGATTCTCTTAAAATAGACCTAATCTGATTTCTTAATTTATATTCTAATTCTATTTTATTCATTTATTTAACTTTTAAATAAATATTATATGTTTTTTTATTATCATTTTTTTATTAATTTAGTCTCCTAAATAAATTAAGAAATGAAAAAAATATTTATTATTCTTTTTATCATAATCCCCTATTTATCAATATCTCAAGGCTATAAATATTTTGGAAAATCACATGATGAGATAATAAGTTCAGTCAAATTAAATAAGAACATAGAGATAATGGATGATCTTCCAGATTATATTCATACTGTTGATGGTGTAAAGCTGAACAATATCATATTTTTTTTAGAGAACAATAAATGCTACGAAGTCCATACAACATACCAAATAGAAACCGATTATGAAAAAGTTCATAATTATTTTGATGTTATATATTTAAAAGATGAAGAAAACGTATGGCATTTTGACTTTGACAAAGGAAGGCAAGTTACATACCTTGAAAAAAAGAAAGGATTTTTTGTTGCTAAAGATATTTTTTTCTCGTCAAAAAAATAATTATTTATTTAATAATTCTCTTATAATTTCTCTTATTTTTTTAATTTCAAATAACATTGGAGTTGTAGAATATCTAGGTAAATCATCTATACCTATCCAACCTTCATGTTTTTTATCATTTTTTAATTCAAAATATTGAATAAATATTCTGTCATTTTCTAAATCTATTTTTTTAATTTTAATCCTAGCAAATTCTGTATCTAAATAATATTCATTGTATCCTTTTATAAATTTAAGATCTTTAATAAACTTATCCAATTTTTCCTTGTTTATTAAACTTCCTTGAAGCTCTTCATCGTCTTTTATATTTTCAATAATTTCATCTATACCATCTGATAGTGCTTTTTCTGCCTCACTATAATCTATTTGATTATTAAAATAATCATAATAATTATCATCAGTTATTCCTTCTTTGTCCATCCATCGCTCTATAATATCAAAAAATTTTTCTGGATTTAGATAGCTACTTTGCAAACAATATTCTGCTACTTTTTTATATTCAAAAGTTATCGAATCATTTCTAATTCCAAAAGGACATTTATCCATAACCCCATCAATCCATGTTGATTGTGCGTTATTTACTGCCTCTTCATATGCTCCAGAAAAATTGTATAAAAGTTTATCAAAGTATTTTTCAGTAACCCCGTCAGTAATTGATCTATATAGTGTCCCATCATCGTTGAATTCATCATCTTTAAAATCTTTATCAAAAATTTTTATGACACTTATCCATTTGGGTTTATCTTCTTCTTTTATGTAATTGTACATATAATCAAATTCTTCCGAATTAAATTCATAGTACTGATATCCATTTTTATAAGCCCAAAAATAATTTGGTAATACATCATTAATAGAATCTAAACTACAATCAAAAACAATTCTATCTTTGTATACTGTAAAATCATCATATTCAAATCCCGCTATTTCCTCAACTTTTTCACTTGAGAAGAATTCTTCAGGATTTATTTTACCTTGATTTATTTGAATTAAATCTGCTAATAATCCTTTTGAAAATTTCTCTATATTCGTAAAATAAATTTCTTTATAATATCTTGGAAAATAATTAATAATTTGACTAAATAGTTTTGGATCTCCTTCTTCTTTGTTTTCTAAATTTTTTACTACGCTTGGAAACAACTTTTGAAAAACATCTATGTTTTCATCAAAAAACCCTTCATAATTAAAAGGTCTGTTAAATTCATCCATGAATTGAAATCTTCCCTCTTTGTAAAATAACTGATACTTAGATTTAAGATTATCTTTTTTATCCATAAAAATATAAAGAATACCATCTTTGTAAGAATCAAAAGCGTTGTTTTCAACCTTAGAAGTACACCATTGATTTTCTTTATTATGAACATTTCCATATTTACAAGCTCCTTTTTTCTTTAATGGAGTTATGATAAAGAAATTGTCATTAGATAAATTAGTTCTTGCAATTATACCTTCCTTAATATCTTTATTAATCTCATCAGCATTAAAATTTGCAAAAGCCGGTAGTTCAGTAGGTTCAATAAATGCTGCACTTACCTTTTCTATAAAATCATTTACATTCTTGAATTTTTGAATATCAGTAACACCTATAGATTTTTTAAAAGAACCTTTATTAAATAATTCCTGAGAGGATTTAAACTTGTTAAGTAAATTGGCATCTGGAGTACCAGATATTAAATTTAAAATAACAGGATCGCCCTTTTTCCATAAGTTTAATATCCAAGGAAATATTTTACCAACTTCTAATTTTTCCGGATTGTATTCAATATCCAAATAAGCTAATCTCTTTAATAAAGCATTGTCTTTTGTGGTAAGTTTTTTTATAAGAGCAGGTTCATTTTTTAAATAATAATCCATTACTTCAAATGGGTTTTTTCCCTCATTTAAAATGGATTTTATTATCTCTCTTATTTCTAAACGTAAATTCATACAGAAATAAATAGTTTAATTTTATTTAATATTTATTACTATGGAGTCAAATTTAAGAGAATATATACGACAAATTATTAAAGAATCATTTGAATTAAATGAATCTGATCCTGAAGTAGGTACAGGCAAAAAACCAAAAGGTTCTGGTAGAAGATTATATACAGATGAAAATCCTAATGATACAGTTTCAATAAAATTTAGAACAAAAGAAGATATAGCCGATACACTTAATAAACCTAGTTTTAAGTCCAAATCACACAAAAGACAATCTCAAATAATAAATCTTATTCACCAAAGAGTAAGAGCTGCTTTTGAAAACGCAAAAGATCCGGAAACTAAAAGTAGATTGAAAAGAGCTTTGGAATATGCAGAAAGTAAAAAAGAAGAATCTAAAAAGAAAACAGAGAGATTAAAAAAACAAAAATCCATAAACGAAGGTTATCAAGATGATTTACTTGATGATATATTAGACAAGGTGGCAAAATATGGAGAAAAGAGTCTGCAACCTCACGAAAAGAGTGTTTTAGATAGAATTTCTTCTGGAGAATTAGAAATACAAAGTGATGAAGATCTTGTTTATGATTTCTTAGATTTTGACTTGGGTGAACTAAAATCCAAATCATATGCAGTTGATAAATTGGGTAAAAAAGTTTACGGAATACAATACTTCGATAAGAATGACGAATTTGTTTTTGACCTCGAAGTAGAATCTGAAGTTCTGGGTATAAAAAAGGAAAATAATTATTTATATGCTGATGACACTCTTTTTAGACTTGTCAAAATGAATTTTACCATGAGCGATAAAGATATTAAAGAAGTAGTAAAAAGATGGTTTGAAAAAACAACAGGTGAAAAAGTATCTAAAATAGATTTTTGGGTTTCTGGATCTTAAATAAAAAATACCTCAATTTGAGGGGTTTTCTTATAATTCACTTTGTTTTCTTTCGTGTCTCTTTTTGGCAGCTTCATAAGCAGCACTAAAGAATTTTTCAAAAGTTGATTCACATATTTTTAATAACTGCCCATCTCCAAATTTTTTTCTGTATTCAACATTTTTATATAAATCTTCCATATAATGTTCAACCCTGCTATAGTATTGTGAATCTTTAAACTTTGAAAATGCATTTTCTTCACCATTAGAAGAAGTGAACAAACGATATATTTCTTTCAAAATATCTAAATCCTTAACCATTTTATTATAAAATTCTTCAGATGCCTGAATCCTCAAAGCATTTTTTTCTTGATCTTCTTGATCTAAAAAACCGAAATCTATATCATCATATGGACCTTCATTTATTACTTGTTTTATAAGTTTTCTTAATTCGCTTAATGTAATTTTATTTGACATATTATCTATATTTTTAAATAAATATTAAAATAAATCTATTTATTGTTAATGGAACCATCTTATCACAAATTAATATTTGATCATATAGGAATTATAATTTCCCTTGCTTTCATAGTTTTTCTAGTCAGATATATGAATACAAAAATCCATAAATTTGATGATAAAGAATGGTTGACCAGATTCGTTTCACTTTTACTTACAACTCTTACAGGACTTTTTGTTGCTGATAAGCTGATTATATCAGAAAAGCCACTTCTTACCCCAGAAATGAGCGATAATTTGTTTGAGCTTATAAAAAATATAGTATTGATTATTTTCGGATATCAATTCAATGCAGCTACAAATAAAAAATCAAAAGAAAATGATTGTGATGAAAAATAAAATATTATATTAATTTCGCCAATATAAATTTTTCTCAATCTACAACCATACTGAAACATCCAAGATCTTCAATTTCATTAAACAATTCATCGTTCTTACAGTATAATATCGAATAATTACGATGAATTAATATGGTTCCTTCATTTATCTTTTCATAAATATGATCTATATCCCCTTTGTTAAAATAAATTTTTTCAGATCCGTTCCAATCCTGACGAAATAACATATAATCATATCCATCTTCCATAAGATGATTGTCTCCTCCAGACATATAGGATTTTTCTCCGTAAACTATTTTCATATTTAAAATTTTTTATATTTCTTTTTTATCAATCATTATTTTTACTGCAAAAATTGTTGCTTGTGAAAGAGCACAGTTTATTTCCCCGTTTAATGCCATATTAACCAAATCTTCAAATTTTACTTTTATAACCTCTAATATTTCACTATCGTCTGGATTTGATTCACCAAAACTTAAATGCTTTGCCACATATGAAAATGAAACCTCATCCGTAAAACAATTTGAAAGGTTAGAAACCAATACCCTTTGCCAAGTTTTTGCAGATATACCAGTTTCCTCTAATAATTCTCTTTTCCCTGCTTCCATTGGTCCCTCTTCATCAATAGGACAGCCACCTTTAGGTAATTCCCATTCGTAACTATTTGTTGTATATCTGTATTGACCTACAATCCATGTATTATATTCTTCGTCCAAAGGTAAAATAGCAATCGCATAATTCTTAGGTCTAACCACCCCATAAATACCGTCTTTACCAGACGGAGCAATAACATCACTCTCCTCAACCTTTATCCAATTATTTTCATAAACATTTTTTGTTTTAATGGTTTTCCAAGGATTATACATAATATTTTTTTTATTAAATTAATAAAAATATCTAATAAAAAAAACCCTGTAAAATACAGGGTTTTATACAAATTATTATAATGTATGTATTATTATACTATTTCTCGAATTTTGGATTGTTTTTTATATTATCTGGTATCTCAGACAATTTTTCAATTATATCAACTTCTTCGATTTTATCAAGCGATGTACTACTTGTTGGAATTGTAGGATCTGAAAAAATCCTCACTCCATATAATATTTCCTGAGTATCATAATTCGCAAAAATTCCTATGATTTGAGCCATATACTCTTTTTGATATGCTTTGATTTTTACAACATCTTTTACTTTGAACTTGGGCTGTTCTTTCAAGCCATCAATATTTCCACCTAAATGACTAACATACTTTTGACCTGCATCATCCCATTTTTTTACACTATACCAATTTTCATTTACATTACCCTCAGTAATTATTCCGGCAAGTTCTTGCATCCTGCGTATTTCGCTTAATAAATTTTTATTTTTCATTTGAATCTATTTTTTCTATTTGGATGAGGTTTGTTTGTTGTTACTGGTGCATGATATGGTAAATCACTTCCGTCAGTCCTAGGAGTCAAAGTCTTTTGGTTAAAAGCCAAACCTCTTTCATTTATCTGAGAATCTTCAGCTGCCATTTTTTGTTGGTCATTGCCCTCAGGCTTCGGTGCATTAGGACGCTGATTTGGATTTTTAATACCACCCTTAGCTGTTTTTGGTTCAGCAAAATACATTGAATACCCAGTTGCATCGTCTTCAAAACTGAATAACATAGTTGGGTATTTTGACTTAATTGCATTTTGTAATTCCTTACCTAAAGCACCTATGGTTTGTCTTATTCCTTGATCTTTCATGAAATCTGAAATTTCAGCAATTTTTCCAGATTTTCCGTACATGAAATTTTTTATATGAGTCCAATGTTTTTCAGTATCATCTAGTCCTATGTTTTTTCCCACAAGATCCGGACGATTTTTTGCTATTACGGATTCTACATATTTATGGTTTGCTGGATTTTTTATAAATTGATACATTATGGTATAAGCAGGTACAAAAACACCAATTTGTTCAACATCGGAAAATTGATGTATCTCCACACTGCCACCTTTGTTGTTTAGATACTTTTGTCCAGCCAAAGTTGTGCCACCAGCATATTTACTTTTACTGCTGTTCTCAACTAAGCGAACATCATATCCTTTACTTTTTAATAAAGTATATAGTTGTTTTGCTATGGACTTTAATTCCAAATAATCCTCATTTAACATACTGGACTCTGAAATAATCCCAGCCAATTCTTTCATTCTATGTATTTCAGACAATAAGTTTTTATTTTTCATTTCAATATATCTATATTAAATATAAATATGAATTTATTTTAAAATATATTTATAAATATAACTAACTTATCATGAGTAAACCATTTAAAGAAACCAAACTAGGTAAATTCCTAACTTCTTCCAATTCAACTAAATTAATTGATACTGTTGGAAAAATAGCTACAGGGAATTGGGTTGGTGCAGCCTCTAATATAAAAGATATAATAATGGGATCTGACGAATTGTCGCCAGAACAAAAAGAAACTGCTTTAAAATTTTTAGAACAAGATTTGGAATATTTAAGATTGGAATTGGAAGATCGTAAAGACGCTAGAGCTAAAGAAATTGCTTTAAATGTATCCCCAGATGCTAGTTGGTTATCTAAAAATACTGGACCACTTATAGCTCTTACTTTTACGGTATTTACTTGTGTTTTATTTATTTTAGTGCTAACGGGAAATATTAAACCCAGCGAAAATATAACTTTTAGCGTAGTAACATCTGTTACAAATATCTTTATGCTTATTGCAGGTTATTATTTTGGAAGCAGTAGAAGCAGTAACATAAAAGATAAAACCATCCAAGATTTATTAAAATAATTAAATTATAAAAGCCATCCCATTGGACGGCTTTTATTTTTTTTATTTTAACCCCTTAAGGATCTCAATATTGCTTTTTATTCTCTTAGCGTTTTTTGCTATGTTTTTCTTGTTTCCGGGTTTTTTACCCTCTTTTATTCTTCTTCCCATTTTGTTTTGTTTTTTTTGATAAATAATATGAAAATTTAATTTTTTGTAAAACGTATTTTAGAATCCTATTTATTTTTATGAGCAATCTTATCAATGAAATAAAAAGAATGCAAGTTCTTGCCGGTATCCTTAAAGAAAATGAAGATATGAATGATTTGACCGAATCTGAAATAAAACAAATTATGAACGGCTATTTAGAAGCTGCACTTTGGACAGAAGAAGAAAATTTAAAAGATACAGGGAATTCAGAAAAAGATTATGATTTTGACGATGATGACGACGATGATGAAGATGAAAGCGAAATAGATAAAATCATCAGAATGCAAAAAGAACTTAAATCCAAAGGAGTTGATTCTTTTAGTAAAGATTATATTACCACAGACTCTTTGATTCAAGCTTATCTTGATATTAAAAAGTTTATAAAATTAGCAGGAATTGAAGCTGTAAATGAAGCTGTGAATGAAAATGGTTTAGAACGTCTGGGACATGATATTTGGCTTACCAGAAATAGACACGGTTCAGGTTTTTTTGACTATACCTACGAAAATGAAAATCAATTAATGACTGCAGCTCATAACTTAAAAGAAGTAGATCTTTATATTGACGATGAAGGTATGCTAAGGTTTAGTAATGAATCTTAAAATATATACCCGTTCATTTAAATACTTTTCTTTTTAATCTCTATTATATTATAGAAAAATTCGTTTATTAAGTTATCGTTAATATAATTAGTTATCCGTTATTAACTATTATTTATGATCGAAAAACAAAACTTAAAAATTGAAAAGAAAATTAGAGTATTGTATCATAAGTGATGTCCATTTAGGTACAGTCGGTTGTCACGCTGAAGAACTTTGTGAATATTTAAAATCCATAGAACCAAAGAATTTAATCATCCTTGGCGATTTTTTAGATGGATGGAATTTTAAGAGAAAATATTTTCCAGATTCACACTTCGAAGTAATTAGAAAAATACTTAAATTTTTACACAACGGTACAAAAATTTATTATTTGACCGGAAACCATGATGAATTTTTGAGAAAATTTGATATTCTCGAAATAAATAATTTACATAAACTAGATAGTTTAGAATTAGAAATAAATGGAAAATATTACTGGGTATTTCACGGTGATGTTTTTGATATCGCTATGCAATACAAATTTGGAAAATTTATTTCCAAAATAGCAGGAAAAGGTTATGACTATCTAATTAAATTCAATAAAGTTTATAATAACTTGTGCAGAAAAATAGGTATTAAAGAATATTCCCTATCTGAACATGTCAAAAGAAACGTAAAAACTGCAATAAAATATATAAAAGACTATGAGAGTATTGCCTGTGAAACCGCATCAAAAAAGAAATTTGACTACGTTGTTAATGGCCATATACATCAACCAAATATTAAAGAATACATTTTCGAAGATCATAAAGTTGTTTATATGAACTCCGGTGATTGGGTTGAAAATTTAACCTCTTTAGAACTTGAAAACATTGACTCCGATTGGAAAATTTATAAACACCCCAAATGAAAATATTATATGGAATACAAGGAACTGGAAATGGTCATATAACCAGAAGTACCCAAATCATATCCCTTCTACAAAAAAATCATCAAGTTGATATTCTGGTATCCGGTAAGCAAAATAAATTATCCTATATATTAAATCTTAAATATGAATTTAAGGGATTTGACCTCTTATTTAAAAAATCAGGTAAAATTAATTATCTCAAATCTTTTAAGAACTTTGACTTACAACAATTCTCCCAAGATTTAAAAACAGTTAATTTCAAAGATTATGACTTGGTAATTTCAGATTTTGAACCTATAACTGCTTACGGAGCTAAATTAAATAACATCAAATCAATCGGTATAAGCAACCAGAATTTTATAAAAAAGAAAACCAAAAATCCATTTAAAAAGTTTTTCCTAAATTTTTTCTCTCCAACTGATATTAATATTTCAATAGATTTCTTTCCAGATAAAAATAAAAATGTATTTGGACCAATAATAGATCTAAACCTTACTAAAAATACATCCCAAAGCAAATTTGTTCTAGTTTATTTATCTCATTGGAATTTAAAAGATATTATTGATTGCTTTAAAAATCTAGAACTACCAGAAGAAATTTCTGGATTTCAGGTATTTCACCCTGACGTTAAAAGTTATAGATATAAAAAAAATAACATCGTTTTGATGCCGATTAATAGGACATCATTTGTTTCAGAATTTAAAAATTGTTATGGAGTCATAACCAATTCAGGTTTTTCTACTATTTCTGAAGCCCTGTATCTAAATAAGAAAATCTGGTCTATTCCTATTGAAAATCAATTCGAACAGAAATTTAATGCTAAATCTCTTTCTGATAAAGGATATTATATCACCAATAAAATTGACCAATCGAAATTAGATAAATGGATAAAATTCTCTCAGCCAGATAATTCTAATTTCAATAACTCTGCTTTTGAAATTGTTGAATTCATAAAGTCCTGTATATAAAATAAAAGGCGAAGCCCCGCCAACCAAATTTCTATTTTTTTATACTTTAATCTTTTTTTTCCAAAGCATATTTAACACCCATGATGGTTCCAACAATAGAAAAAGCATTGGTTAAAAGAATCCCAAATGTATTTGACCAAACGGCACCTATAATTTGAGTATCCTTGCCCTGTATAACAGTAAAGATATATACCCCTGTAGTAAAAATGCCAACACCAACAATGATGCATAAGGAAAATTTAACGATTGTGGAAATAAGTTCTGTTTGGTTTCTTTTTTGGAGTATATCTAAATCATTTATTGCGTTTTTCTTCGCTTCTTCTGCTTGGATTCTTGCATTTTCAGATTTAATCATTTCCTTCTGTAGATCCTGTTGAATTTTTTCGTTTTCTACCCTCCATTCAATTAACTCTTCGTTTTGTGCTTTAATTTTTATTTTTTGTTCTTCAGCTTCTTTTAATGTTGACTGAAGATTTTCTAACATTTTTTGATTTTCTAGATTTAAATTAGATAACTCATTATTTTGTATTTGAACTTTTTTTGTTATCTCTAATCTTTTACGTCTTGATTCTTTATCCTTTTCTACACACCTAGTTAAGTACGACTTAAATTCATCATTATCAGTTTCAAATAATTTAATAATATTCCCCTCAAGTCCAATACTTTTGGAATCAAGAATTCTAATTAACTCATCTTCACTATTTTGGTTTAATCTTATCATTTATAAACTTTAAATGGTAAGGTTCTTTTTTTATAACCTTCAAAATCTTTTCTGAACTCATCTAAACGTGGCTCAATATCGTCAGATTTAATAATCCAAAATTGAGCACCAGCCTGAACTGCTTTTGCTTGTTCTTCCGGTTCATTTGATGATGAAATAATACCTACAACTACGTTATTGCCATATTCAAAATTAATTTTTCTAATTAACTCAATACCATCAAAAGAACTACCAATTATGTTTAAGTCAACAAATACGCATTCAGGCTTATTATTATCATTACCACTTTGAAACCATTTTTGAAATAGTTTAGCAGCTTCGTCAGAACTATTTAATGAGTTTAAAGACAAACTTATATCAAGTAATGAACAAGCGTCCTCAAATACTAAGTGGAATAAATCCTCATCATCTACTAATAAAATTGATTCTATCATTTTTTTGTTTTTTTTATTTTGTTTGTTTTGTTTTTATTTTCATTTTTGTTCCTATTTCATTTTTCTCACAGGTAATAACAAATCCGTGTTCCTCTAAAATTGCAACACAAATATTTAACCCTAAACCAGTACCAGATTCTTTTTGCCCTTCTTTTCTGATATATGGTTTAGATAAGTGATCAAAATCTTCTTGTGTGATTCCCCTACCATTATCTTGTATATAAATATAATTTCCCTCTGAATATATTTTAACAAACTTAGTATCCGAATCATTATATTTTAAACCATTTCTAATCAAGTTGTCAACTGCAGTACAAAATAAAGCTTCGTTAACTTCAATGGTTGGTAAACTATCAATAATAACTTGGCTACTATAGGCTGTTGATGATAAGTAATCAGATAATATATTTTTTAAATCACATTCCGATTTGTTTAAAACAACATCTTTTTTAACTAAATTTGTAAATTCATAAACACCTTTATATACTTTTTGAGAATGTTTTAAACCTTCTTTAATCATTTTAATTGGTGCCTCAATTTTTAATGATATAATATCTTCAGGTTTTAATCTCCTTTCTAAAGAACTTAAACCTCTTGGCATATAAGTATTGATACCAGAATGCATATCATGTCTCAATATTTTTGCTGCATGTTCTAAATAAGTGTTTTTCTTTTCGATTTCTTTCTTTTGCTCATATGAATTAGTAATGTCAATGGCAATTTTCATAATACGATAAATCTTACCGTCTACATCAATAATCGGATTGTAAGTGGCCTGTAAATATATTAAAGACCCATTTTTTCGAATTCTAGAAATTTCACCAGAAAAAAATATACCATCTCTTAACTTTTTCCAAAAAAGAAAATAATCATCACTTTTTGCGTATTCATCGTCTATAAAAATTCTGTGATGCTTCCCAATTATTTCATCCTGTGAAGAATATCCCATAGTTTCTATAAATAAATTATTGGCAAAAATAATTTTACCCTCTAAATCAAACTCAATAACTGCGTTAGATTTATTTATTGCACTCATTCTATTGTGAATTTCTAGTTCCTTTTTCTTAAGGTCTGTAACATCTTGTCTAATAGACATGAATTCAGTCAAATTACCCTCAGTATCAAAACTCCCTTTTATGAACGTATCAACGTAATATAATTCACCGCTTTTTGAAATATTGGTGCATACTGCATTCCAAACCTTTTTTTCTTTTGTAACAACCCTATACATCTCCGACCAAAATTCTTTTGGATGCTTTCCGGAATTTACAATATTGTGGTCCTTGCCCAATACCTCTTCAAGCTTCCATCCAGAAACTTCTTCAAACCTTTTATTTACATAAGTTATCTTGCCCTTTGAATCTGCTTTTGAAATTATCGCTGATTCACTTAAAAAACTCTCAAGATCATTTAACCTGCTCTCTGCATTATTATTCATTTTTAAATTATAGTGTTTGGAAAATTGTTTTGTCTATATAATAAATATAATTTTTTTTATTGTATCTTGTGTTTTTTTTCTATGAAAATTTGTTTTTTTTTAAAGGTTTTTTATCCTATTTATTTGAGACTATGAAAAAAAATTCTGAATATAAACTAAGATCCCTTATCAGAGAAAATATAATCTCTATGGATAAGGATTTTCAGAGTTTAATGCTGGAAAGAGAATTTAACCAGATATTTGACGGTTTATATTCCCTCCTTAAAGAAAATGGTAAATGGACAAGTCCAAATACCTATGAATGGGATCCAGAAATTAAAAAGGGCACTCCAGATGAATTACCTTTGACTTTTCAATGGGATTTGTCCGGAGCATCCTCAAAAGAAACTTTTGCAGACGAACTAGCAAAGAAAATTAAATCCTTCGTTGATAAACTACCTAAAGAAAAAGTCCAAGAGTATTTTTATAAGTTCTTAGAGAAGATTAAAAACCTTCCTAAAGAAATTAGAAGGAAAATTATAATCTCTACTGCTGCAGTGTTTTTGGGTGTAGCTTCTCTTTCTACTTTGGTTGGATCTCCTCAAAACAAAATTGATCCGGTTATGGCAAAGGAATTTGTTCAAGTTGTCCAAAACCAAGATCAAGAACAAATACAAGAACCCCAAGATACTAAAGAAAAAAGTGGAATTTTACCAACATCTACAAGAAGATCCTCTTTCAATGAAGCCCAAAAACATGTTAAAATATATGAAGCTGGTTATTCAGGTGATAGAAAAGATAAAGGAAACTGGATCAATATTAAAGGTTATGGTAAAAGATTTGTCGGAACCAAATATGGTATCTCAGCTCCTATTTTAGCAAAATACCTTGGTAGATTGCCAAAAGCAGAAGATATGAGAAACCTGTCCTATGACAGTGCATTGAAAATCTATAAGAAAGATTATTGGGATCAAAACAACCTTCATCATTTTTCAAATCAGTCCATAGCTAATATTTTATATGATGGTTGCGTAAACCAAGGTTCTTCCGGAACCAAAGAATCCCTTAGAAATGCCCTAATGAATATGGGGGTTGATATTTCTTCGGCTGATGATCCCTTTTCTGTTATCTGGATCAAAATAGCCAATAAACAAAACCAAGAAGAATTATTCAAACAAATAAAAAAACAAAGAGCCATCAGATATAAATCCTCTGATACTTTTGCCGTTCATGGTAAAGGTTGGCTAAATAGATTGGGCAATATAGAATACGGAGAAGTTTAAACCACGCCAAAAACGTGGGTTTTTTTATTTTGTCAAATTCCTTACTATTTATAACCATGAGAAATTTAAGACAATTTATTAAAAACACCATCAGGAAACATTTAAATGAAAATGCATTTTCCGAAAATGAGAACTTGGAAATGGCAGCAGCTTCTATTTCTAAATCAATCGGAGATGAGATACTAAAGCAGGGATTTAATAGAATTGTTAAAAAAAGATCTGAAGACCGATTTGTAAATGAATATCTAAATGGTGTTGGTACGTCCATCACCACTCAAGTTCATTTTTCTAATAATATTAATGTTTTCTTTAAATTACAACTTGAAGGTCCTAAAAAAACAAACTCCACGCAACAGGAAAAAGACAGGGTAAACTCAGAATACACAGGTCTTTTTGATGATATAATGCAAGATATACTCAATGATAAGGAAATCGGTAAATTTGATCATTTGGGTATTGATTTTGAAATTGAATACTTTGTTGATGGGTTGTAATTAATTGGTTGAACCTTTTTTTGACAAAAAAATTCTAGGAAAAAATTTTCGGGGCTTTTTGGGTTTTGGGATTTTTTATTAGCTTTATTTTGCTTTTAGTTTCCTTAAAGAGGGAATGAAGTCGTCAATCCATCCGTTTTTGAATGCATTAACATATGCAGTCTTGCTTCTCTTTATGAATTCGATTCTCGTCTTGTATTTCTTGGATTCCTCAAAACACCTTTCGTAGGTCCATTTGGATTTGTTTTTCTTGATTTCAGGAAAAAATTCGGCAACCCAACCATTCTTAATTGATTGTTCATAAGCGGTCTTGCTGCCTTTCCGGAAAGCCCACCTGCTATCGTATTTTTTGGACTCTTCCAAGCATTTTTCGTAAGTCCAGATTGATTTTTTCTTACTTCTTCCATCCAAGTCGTTTTTCATATGACCAATTATTTGTTTTCTTAAATTTCTATGACAACTTTTAATTACTTTTTTGAATATATCCGGATAATCATTTTTGAAATCTGATCTTTTATTATAACTTTTAGCGATTTCTATTATATTCTCAAAATCATAAGATTCTATTTTTTTATTTATTTTAATTGCCAATTTTGGTTTATAATTCAATTTATTTTCTATTTCGATCTTAGTTTTGATAAGTTTAAGCCATTTGTTTGATCTACAACATTCATACATTTCATATTCAGCTTTACGAAATTCATTTTTACTGTTAAATTTAGCACAAGTTTCGGTGCATTGTTCAAGAGTATATTTCTGCGAATAAGGTACTCTAATGACTTTGTGTGACATTGCTTCCTCTAAAAAATTCTCTTTTTTAAGATACTTATACAAACCATTATATTTTTTTTGTAAATCAGCAATGTTTTTACAGGTTTTTGCAACTTCAAAAGCATCCTCTTTATTCCACTTTCTAACTCTATCATCTATAAGACCTGTTTTTTCTAACCATCCATTTTTTATAGCCTTAGTTAAAAAATGGGAGGTAATTTTACTTTTTAATTCTGAATAAGTTTTGTATTTTGATGCTATCTTTAAAAAATTCTTTTCAGTATTGATTTCTTTCATCCCCCCCAAACCACCGGCTTTTGCTTTGTTTAAAATAATCCAATTATTTTTTTTGTAAAATTCTATAGCCTCATTTTCTTTCAATCCTGCTTCATTCATATCAAAGCTTTCAGGGTATACTAGTTTAAATTCAAAACAAGACTCTGTTTTTTCCCAGTGCTTATTCGCTTGAGATTTTTTGGAGTTTTTTCCAGAAATGTGATCTAATAATCTTTTGTTCATGTTATGCGTCAACCCAACATATACGTGATTATCATCAAATTCAAATGCATATATATATCTATAATTTAATGAAGATTTGGGACCCATGTGTTGACATATTTCATCTAACCAACAATTTTTTAATGCTGAATGATATGCACCGGGAAATTTTTTATATAATTCACTTCTTGTTATGCACTCTAAAGCAACTCTTATACAGTTTTCTTTTTTTGTCCAATCATTTGGATTTTCTTTGAAATGTTGACACAACTCCTCCTTCCAACCTTTTTTACACATAGCCTCATAAGCCCTTAAATCATTTTTTTTAAAATCCTTGAAGTTATCATATTTCAATGCAATCTCACTAATTTTCTCTTTTGTCCAATATCCATTAGGTAAAAAAATATATTCCATGTGGTCTAAAAGTTCTTTCCATCCCCTTTTTATTATCATTTGATAAATAGAAGGATGGTTCTTATTAAGATCACGCCTATTATTATAATTTAGAGCAATTTTTTTATGATGTTCATAATCAACCTTTTTATGTGGGGTACATACATAATTTATATGACCACATATTTTATCTAAAAATCCTTTTTTTAAAGCAGCATGATAGGCCGATGAGGATCCTCTTTGAAAATCTACTATTCTATTATATTTTAATGCTTCTTCGTGACATTTTTCTTGTGTCCAATATCCATTAGGTTTAACTAATTTTTCCATGTGTCCACATATATCATCAAGAAAACCTTTTCTTCTGGCCGCTTGGTAAACACTATGGTCTTTTTTTTGGAATTCAACCCTGCTCTCATATTTTAGGGCCACTTCATGACACCTCTCCTTGTTCCAATATCCATTAGGTTTTATTAGCCTTTCCATGTGGCTACATATTTCCTCCATGAAACCATTTTTGCGAGCTATAAGGCAAACACTTCCATTTGCCTTCTGTAAATCACTTATGCTATTATATTTTAAAGCTTCTTGATGACACCTTTCCTTAGTCCAATAACCATTCGGTTTTTTACTTTTTTTCATATTTAAAAATAATAAAAAGAAAGGTCAAATTCCAGAGAAATGAAGTTTTTATTATATTTGTAAAACCATGATAAGTAAAATATACGAATCCATTATCCCTCTTGATAAAATTGGAGATAGGAAAGGAAAGTCAAAAACCAAATTAGAAGCTGATTTTGATAGAAATCTTAATTCTATGAAATCTTCTATTCCTAAATCAAAAAAAGTTTATAAATCCAAAATTCAAACACTTGATCTTAATTGTCCTAAATTGAAAAAGTGGAAAAAGAAAAGAAAAATTAAATAATTTATAAAAAATAAAAAAAAATGACAAAAAAAAGAAAAAATCAAATTAAAAAAGAATTAGAAAAAAGATTAGAATTGTGGCTTTCCAATTCCACATTTGATGAAATGTCTTTCAATGGTAGCAAAATGTATTTTGAAATGGCATTAGGTCCTGTTGGACTCGGTCAAATTGATACAGAAAAATTAGATTGGTTAAATAAAAATGATTTTGAAAGTTTTATTACCATTCCGGAATTTGAATCCCCTGAATATGAAGAAATAATTGAAGGGCTGTTTGATAAAGCTTATAAACATAATCAAATAAATAATTCAATTAAAACCAGTTAATTTTAAACAAAATGGAATATCCTGAAAAATTTTATTTTATTAATGATGAAGCATATCAACTGTCTAAAATGAAAGAAGAAGATATATTAAACTATATCCGTGAAGTCTTGACCAAAAATAATGCTCCTTATCAAATTATGACAACTGATGAATTTATGGACGATGATCAATATTATGAGGATAAAAGAGATAAAAATAGACTCAGATTCGATATGGGAGTTCTTTTTGATGAAGTAAGTAAAGGTGTAGAAAAAAACCAATTTATAATTGATCTTTTTAAAAATTTGGGAATTTATAACTATACGTCTAAATTTAGTTTGAAATTTCACAAAGGTTGTCCATTTATTAATTATGTTTATTATAATGAATTTTTTGAACAAGAAAATGATAAATTATGTGGTTATACCACTTCAGAAATTATTTACGAAATTTTTAAACTGACTATATTTTCCGGTAGATTACCAAGAATTTATTTTTATGATTTTAAACAAATACCAACAAGCGAATCTGAATTATTTCCATTTGATATTTTTGAATTTAAGGATGGAAACGTTATGTTAGAAGGAAAATATGCAGGTAAAAAATGCGAAGAAATAGCAGAGCTAGATTTTAGATATTTAATATGGGCAAATACATACACCATGCAAAGACTTAGCCCAGAATATATTAATAATTATCTGGAACGTTCCAAAAAGAAAATGACTGTTGCTCAAAGAGAAAAATATATTGAAAAAATAAAATGGCAAGTCTTTTGTAGAGAAAATTATGACCAGACTAAATTAAAATTGTTCCATAATAAAAAATATTATAATAAAGACCAAAGAGTATTACACGATGTTACAATTGCCTCTTTGATAACAATATATAAAAATTCTTTATTGTCTGCCGTTGGTTGATCCCATTTTCAGACAAAATTTTGGGTAAAAAAATTTTTGAGCCACTTTTGGATTTGAAGTTTTGATTGGGATTTGACCAGTTTATATTTTTCTTGATTCTGGTACTATGAGTACTTTTATTTAAATAAATTTAAACTTTTGTTGGTTGATCCTTTTTTTGAAGTAAAATTTCTAGGAAAAAATTTTTGAGGGGTTTCTTGGTTTGGAATTTGACGAAATTTTTTTGGGCGGAAAATTTTTTTGAAAAGGGGTCTTAAAGTTTTTGAAAGGTTTTTTATAACTATTTGATTATCAATAAGTTATTGGTTGAAATAGTTTCTGGAAAAAATGGGTGAAAAAACATGAATTTAGTAGCTCCGGCATCCGCAAGGGGGCAATTTAGCGGTTAATTTTTGATACGAGGGTGGTTAAATAGCAACCTTAATTAGCACCCTTATACAATAGGGTATTTATTATATGGCTTTATATACCCCTTTAATAGCATAAAATAAGGGTACTAATTATTAGACAAAATGTAAATAAGTAATTAGTATTCGTATATCTGTTTATAAATACCTACTGTAAACAGCCAGTAACCTGCGGCGGATACAGGAGGACAGCAGGAATAAAAAAAGGGATTGATTTCTCAACCCCTTTGTCAAATTACCAAACTCCATTTAATTGCTTGAAACAATGATATTCCTTAATTCTCCACTTACCATATTTAGCATCCAAATAAAATAAACATAGGTTAAAATTCTTTTCTTCTCTGCTTCTCTCATAAGTACACCACAACAATAATGATTATACTTGTCTATTGCTTCTTGTACATTAAAATTATTGTACCAAAAAGTTTTGGCAAATTCATAATGAGTTACAAGTTTATTCAACTTCTCAATGTATTCTTCACTACCCCAAGTGTAATTGGTTATTTGAAGGTAATTTTCATCTTGAAACATTTTTACCCCCAATACACCTTTACCAAAAAGGTCAAATACAATAGGTCGTAATTCATTTAATGATTTCATTGTTTCATTTTCAAACTTTACAAGTTGTTCTACATTTGTTTTCATTTTGTTTTTGAGTTTTATATTGTTTGACTTCTTCTAATAGTAATACGTATTTACCTAACCAAATCTTTGGTGGGTATGAAAATTTATTTTTCATTAACCCCTTATAATAGTAATACGTATTTTCTATCCCAATCTTTATCATCTTTTGAAAAAAAATTTCTCAGGGTTCAATCCTGAAATTTTCCAGCCCGGAACCGGCAGTTGATCGAGAAATTTCCAAATAAGATATACGATTAAAAAAAAGTAAAATACATTTTCAAACCCCTTATAAAAATGTAAATAAGAAATTTAATATCGTATATCTGTTTTTTATCGTACCTGTTTTTTTACCGTCGGGTTCAGGGATTTGACGGGAAATTTCAGGATACAAAAAAAAGGGGCGAACTTTCGTTCAACCCCTTTTCAAGTTTAACCTATCAAACCTACTTGACCAATTCAACCTTTTGTAGTGTAAAATACTCTGCTAATTCTTCAGTCCAATGCGAACATTTGATGTCCAATTCCAAAGTTGCAATTTCGATTGCTTCCTTTTCGCGATACGCTTCGATTTCTATTCTTTTTTCTTCCTTCAAAAGATTGTTGTAGAAATTTACTGCGAATTTTTTTAATCTTACCTTGCTCATAGTGTTTAGTTTTTTAGTTGGTTACAATATCAATACTTATTTTAATTAAAAAGGTTTAAGATTTAATATAAAAAAAGGGGAAATTTTTTCCCCTTTTAATTTGCCTTGTTTTATTGAATTTCCAAATTTTCCCCTTGCAAATTAACAATACTTAAATTGTCTATTGCATACCTACGATATTTATCAACTCTTAAATTTGCTTGTTTCATTATCAACTTTTTTGCTATTGTCAAAGGTGCTGACTTTACTTTTTTATATTCTCCTTCAACTATTGTTTCTTTTTTTACCCCTTGACCAATTATTGACAATCTTTCAGTATTCCAATTAAACACTAAAATATCATTCAAGTAATCATCATTATTTACCCTTTCAACTTGTTTAGGGTTATTTATTTCATAAAGTGCATTTTGTAGTGAATTTCTTACTTCATTTTTATATGCACTCAATTCCATACCTTTTGTATCAATACTATCATAATTGAATTTATTTACATCAACTAAATTAACATCAAAAGTTCTCAAAGTTTCTTTATCATCTTTTTTCATATTTTTATATGAAAAGTTTAAGATAATAGAATGATTTGCAATTTCAGAATGTTCAGATTTGTCCGATGAATAATCTTTGATTGTTGCAAATTTTGCACCCTTTGACATATCCGTTGTAATTTCAATTAGTCGCAATACTTGTTGTTCATCACATCCATAAACTGAAACAATCTTTGCGATAAGTTCATTAAGTGTTTTGTTGGTGGTTTTCATTTTCGTAGTTTTTTTGTTGGTTATATTATCAATACTTATTTAATAGGAAAAGGTTTAAGGTAAATTAAAATAAATGAAATTATATTTTGAGGTGTTTGTGCTTGAAAATTGGATATTGTAAATTTCAGATATACGAATTGAAATAAATAAAATACATTTTATTACACAAAATGCATAACGCAAAAAATGTAAAATACCTTTTTAATATCGTATATCTATATTATAGCATAGCCAGAAAAACGGGCTGGTTTCTGGGGGGGATTTTTTTTGTTTTTCTTAAACCTATTTACAATTTATTAGTATTGATTGTAACTATGAACCAACAAAAACTAAAACACAATGAAAAAGGTAAATACTGCAAAGGAAAAAGTGAAAGTGGATAAGGGTATCCATCGAGATATTATGCTTGAAATGGGTATGTATAACATACACAAAGAAAAAGTGTATCGGGATAAAAAAACTTATTCAAGAAAGGATAAACATAAAAAGGGGTATTAACAATATCCCTTTTTTAATCTAATCTAAAAAATAAAAAAATATGGAAAGAACTTTGTCAAATTACATTGGTGCAACCTTGATTGGTATTTTACTAATAAATACAATTTGTTGTATGAGTATCTTATTATTTCAAACACCAACAAGGGATGATTTGTTTTTATTTGTTTGGTTCGATATGATTATATCAATTATGATTAGTGGTTTAATTTATAATTCTTTGATAAAAATTAGACCTTTTTCTAATTAAATCGTATTGATTAAAAAACAAACTTATGAAAGCAACAAAATCATTTAAGATTGGAGAATATGCGGTTGGAGGAATTATCAAGGTTGACTTGAACGGAAATGCACTTTCAATTAAAGCACTTGACTACAATAGTAAAAAGGAAGTTGTTGGAGGAAATTTTATGACAAATGAATATGATGCTTATTGGAAAACTTTGAGCTATCTGAACGAATTGACTTCATCTTATTATGCTGACAAAGTAATGGAGTTCATTAAAAGTAAAACAACACTCAATAACGGAAGTGATTATTTGTAAATAAAATTGAAATATCTTAAACCTTTCTAAATTAAAAAAGTATTGATAGTATAACAAAAAAAACAAACACTATGAAAAAACTCCTTCTTGCTGTAATGATTATCGGATATGGTCTTACAATGACTTCTTGTGCATCTACTGAAACTTGTTGGGCGTATCGTGATGTGGGAAAACATAAATATAACAATCACAAGCATCGACCAAGTGTGGCTGCTGCGAAAGGAATGAAACGTGCGAAACTTCGATATTAGCGATAGTAAATTCAAAATAACCCTATATGATAAAAAAAATCAAAACATTGCTTAATCCGAATATAGATGAACAAGAGTCCCCCCGAAATTAAATCTTAATAATTATCTTTATAAAATATATAGAAACTAAAAGGGTTCCCGATAGGCAGGGCATTAAAATCCGAGCCGATATAGACAAGCCGAATTGACCCAACGGCACTTCGATAGGGGAAAATGGAACTCGCCTTATATGGCACTCCCCCCGCTAAATAAAATAAGACCCCCGCTTCGCAAGAGGTGGGGGTTTTCGTTTTTATTCTCCCCCGCTGAACTTTGACTTCTCCCGCTTGAGCCTCTCCTCAGCCTGAACTCGAGCTGGAAGGCGGAAAAATTCCAAACAAGATATACGAATTAAAAAAAGTAAAATACATTTTTATCTCTCCCCTAAAAATGTAAATTAGAAATTTAATATCGTATATCTTTTATAAAACTCTCCCCTGTAAAACGCCAGTTCTCAGGATTGATCCAGTAAAAATCAGGATGTTTATCAGGGAGAAAAATTTCAATTTAATTCAAACCTTTTCTAATAATATAAGTATTGATTGTAAGAACCAAGAACTATGAAAAAGACCAAAGAACAAGAATTTAACCCAAATCCTCCTCTATCAAATACTGAAAAGAAATTTGTAATTTATCTTAATAAAGAAGATAATAAAATGTTTATGACTTCGGGTGGTGAATATCGGTCAGATTGGTATAATGTAGTATTTCAATCTGATGATATGGATGAAGTGAGCGATTTCTATATGAAATTAGTTTACGATTCTAATAAACCTTTTTAATTTATTTCCGTATTGATTAAAAACCTAAAACTATGAAAGAAGAAAACGAAAATAACGAAATTAGCAATTCTCTAAAAGAGTTTATTCAAAAGATTGCTGAAATGAGGGCAGTTCAATTTATGGTTGAGAATGCTCCCAAAGACAATAAAGGAAATGTGGTTGTAAGCATTGTTGGGATACACAATTTTGGTATGTTTTATTTGTTTGAAAACTAAAAACTTTATATATATGAAAAAATTAATTATTGTAACGGCAATTATTTCGGTTTGGTTTTTGAGTTCTTGTAGTTCAACAGAGCAATGTGCTGCGTATTCAAGCATAACTAAATTCAAACAAAAAACTCAAAAACATTCATCTTCAAATGTTAAGAAGTATTCGAGGAACAAAAGTGTAAAAAGTTATGGATGTTATAATTTCTATTGAAAATGGAAAATAAAATTAAATACACCATTGAGTTGCTTGTGGTTATGGTGTTGGGTGGATTTATGATTTGTTCATTCATTCACACAATCAACACCTTCTAAAAAAACCATAGCCCGTGACTAAACGGGCTACGGACAAAACAAAACACTATGACTAAAGCAAACAATAATAGTAATGCTTAATCTTTAACTAAAATAAAATATAATTATTAGAAAAGCAAGTATAAAAAAAATAAAAAAAAATAAACCTTTTCAAATTAAATTAGTATTGATAGAAAAGGCAAGGAAATAAAGAAAGTTCGTGGTTCATAGGTGGTTTTTTATGGTTAGGGGTTCGGCTGGTTACCGAACCCTTTTTTTATTTAATAATTAAACCTTTTTAATTTATTTCCGTATTGATTAAAAAATAAAACCTATGAAAGAAGTAATTCAATTTGCAAAGCAATTTATTAGCGAACACCCAAACCTTAAAGATGAGGTTATTGGATTAGTAGAATTATGTCAAAGTGAAATAGAAGAAGGGGGTTCACCTCAACACGAAATGAGTTTATGTATCGAATCAATTAAACAATTATTGGAGGAGGAAAATTAATATGAAAATAAATCGTTATCGAATCAAGAAAGCATACGAATGCTATGTAAATGGAAGGATGCACGGAAGGAATATGTATTGGTCATTAAGACTATCTTTATGGTGGTTCAGTTCGGGTTTTAAATTCGAAGGGGACTACAAATATGAATAAGATGATTACCCGACAACAATAGGAATGGCACCAATGGTGTTTGACAAAGACTGAACGAAAGTTCGGTCTTTTTTTTTGCTGTTAATCCTGCCTCGTGCGGCGATTCACCTGATTCCACAGCAGTGGTAATTTCCACAAGAGATATACGAATAGAAAAAACTAAATTACATTTTTATCTCTCCCCTAAAAATGTAAAATAACTTTTAAAGATCGTATATCTGTTTTTAATTCTCTCCCTGTGGATGACTGGTGAGTTCAGGGTGACGACTGGTGGAAAATTATCTATGTAAATTAAACCTTTTTCTCCCCAATCCGTACTGATAGAAAAACCTAAACACAATGGAAACCACAACCAAACAATCAATCCCAAGTTATGAAATGTTTACAAAATCGGGTGATAAGATGTGTCATTCGCTTGTTGTGAAGATTGAAAAGAAAGTAAAAGGAAAGTATCGTGTAACAAAAGAAGAGGTTATACAAATGATTTCAGAGGGTATGAAAAAGATTTCAGAGAAACATAGTGAGGTAAATGATACTGAACCTGAATATCATATTTGTTCAAGGGTAAATAAAATTTGTAGTGAGATGGGTTATGGATTTGACATAAGTAGATATGATATTTAATCATATTTATTTTAAACCTTTTCTAATAAAATACGTATTGATTAAAAAACCAACCACTATGAAAAAACTTATCATCATCATCGGAGTAATTTTTACTCTTTCATCTTGCACAAAGGAAGATTATGTTTACAATCATTGCTACACTTTGGATAAGTCAAAGTTCGGTTATGCGAGCAGTTCATTCTTTGTAGGACACGAATTGAGTGAGCAAGAAAGAAAAGATTGGTGCTATACTATGGATTTGAAAGTTGTAGATAATCAAAGAAGGACTAACCCCAATTTCAAATTGGAGGATATTGATACATCGTATGTTTATATGGTAAGAAAGTGGGATTAAATTAAACCTTTTTAATAAAAATCAGTATTGATTAAAAAATAACCACTATGAAAAACCTACTAATAATTCTATCTATTGTCTTTCTTTGTTCGTCTTGCGAGAAAGAACCTTTGACCAGTCCTGAAAGAGTTTATGGTTCAGATAATTTGGATTTTAATCTATTTTTCAAAGTAAATTATCAAGGTCAAAATTATGAACTACATAATATCAAACCTTACAAGATTAACAGAATTGTGGATTATGTAGATTATCAAGAAAGAACACTTGGGAATTGTGTGTATTTCAAAAATGAGGATAATTCAATAAATCTTACTTTCAATTATTATTTTGAGGGTGGAATAAAAAGAGTTTCGGGCAATCTATTTGAACACCCATTTATCTCTACTTACAATATAAACGATTCTATTGCTACTGTGAATGTGTGTAATTCAACACAAGGACTACCTATTCAATACAATATATTTTACAAGAGCAATTCTAATTCATAAGATATGATTACAAACCTTCAATTCAGAACATTCAGAGTTCATCTTTCAATCATAGGATATTTTGCTTATTGTTTCTCTATTTTGTATTTCGGAAAACATCCTTGGGATGAGTGTTTATTGATTGACAAGATAATTTCAGTTTCAGCATTGGTTATGATTGTTCAGACAAGTTTTATGAGCAGAGAGGGAGTTTCAAAAGGATTGAATAGAATGCAAATTTTGGCTGCGATTGTTTTTTTAATGATTTGTGTTTTTTAATTAAACCTTTTTTAATTTTATTCGTATTGATAGCATAACCAAAAAAGAAGAAATATGCAAATAGGCGGTAAACCCAAAAAAGTGAAACTTAAAGTTGATTTGACAAGGTATGATTCAAGATGTATTGAGGGTTCAAGTGGAAAAACTATACCAAATTATAAAGTAGGTATGTGGGGTAGTTGGGATACATTTGTAGCAGTAAGATTTGATAATGGTGCAGTATTGGATATTGCTTATAAAAGTTTAGAATTTATTGATAAATAAAAAAAACAAAACCTATGTCAATGTACCGAGAAAATTGTGACCGATGTCACCAATCAACAAATGGAGTTACAATTATGTCAATGTATAACGAGGATGTAATTTGTATGAGTTGTAAGGATGCAGAAAAGAAAAGGGACGATTATAAGCAAGCATTAGATGCTGATATTGCTGAAATAAAGAATGGAAACTATAATTTCAAAGGAATTGGTTACGAAAAAGAAAAATAAAGGATATGAAAGGTATGATTACTGATAATGCCTTTGACAAGGCTTGGAAGAAACCTTGCAAACATTGTGATAATAATAAACCTAATCTCAAATTGTTTTTTAGGGAAAGGTGTGATGATTGTCAAAGAGAATTAATGAAGAAAGTGGAATTTCAAATAAAACTGATGGAAAAAGTATGAAAGACAGAGAAATACTTTAAATAATAGGGGTTGAGATTCTCCCCCGCTTGAAACCCGCAACGGAAGTTGTGGGTTTTTTGTTTTTATCTCTCCCGCATAATTTCCAATCTCTCCCGCTAGAACCTGTTTCCTAGCCCGGATCTGGCGTTTACAGGGGTCAAATCCCAAACAAGATATACGAATTAAAAAAACTAATTTACATTTTTGATAATGTAATTTAAATATTCATATTCGTATATCTAAATTTTTGAAAATAGTTTTGTGGTGGTCTTAAACCTTTTTTTATTTTATCCGTATTGAATGTATAAACCACCTATTATGAAACTCAACGAAGCAAAAGATTTGGCAATTCAACTTATGACTAAACACGGAATAGTTCAGCAGGGTTGGAGATTTGAATTTGACAATGCAAAAAGAAGGTTTGGTTGTTGCAAGTATCGTTCAAAGCGAATTACATTATCAGTGTATTTGACTGAATTAAACGAAATGAGTAGGGTTAAGAATACAATCTTGCACGAAATTGCTCACGCACTTTGTCCGAAGGAAGGACATAATGAAGTTTGGAGAGCGAAAGCAATTCAGATTGGATGTGATGGCGAAAGGTGTTATAGTTCAAATGAAGTAGAAACTGTCAAAGGAAATTATTCAGCGACTTGTTGTGGTTGCAACAAAGTATTTACAAGGTTCAGAAAAACAAACAAAAGTCAATCTTGTGGAAATTGTTCGGAAGGAAGATATAACCCTACATATAAATTAAATTGGGTTAAGAATTAAACCTTTTGAATTAAAAAACGTATTGATTAAAAAGATAAAACTATGGGAATATTAATGAAAGCAAACGGGGATGTTAGTGAAGTTTATCCCAGCAAAAAGGGGCATGGATTTTCACTGAAGGAACTACAGGGGTTCGTTGATGGATATATTGAAATTGTGGGTGTGGGAAATAAATTCCTTGTTTTGAACGAGGAGGGTAAATTGAATGGTTTTGAGATAAATTCAAAGGCAACGGAGATTTTCCAAAAACACTATGGGATGACTGATGTGATTGTTGGGGACGTGTTACTCGCTGATGAGGGGGAAATAGATTAAATTAAAAATTATATATTTTATTTTAAAACTTATAAAAAACCTCTTTAAAGATGGAACATAAAAGAATTATTTATAATTTTACAATTAGCATAGTTTATTGGGGTGGACTTATTGCCCTATGGTATTATGTATTTGATGAGTTAGCTAAAGCATTGTAAACTAAACAATTAAATAAATCTAAATTTAAAATGAACAAGACAGACAATTTTGAGCAGTTGAAATCGGAGTACACGAGTGCTTACGAGATGGTGAACAAGAAACCGTGTCCGGAAATTATAAAGGCAAAGGCGTGGATTAAGGTGGGTGAAATTTCATTTAGGCCTGATGGGTTTGAGAAATCTTTGAGGACTTTGCAGTTACGTTGTTCAAATGATGGTGAAACTCGTAGGGATGTGGAATCAAAACTTGCTGTTGATTTGGATTTGCTGAATCAGACAAAGGATACCCTAAAACAATCATTGGATAAATTGAGAAAGTTGACAATTTGTGATGGGATTGAAATCGAGAATATGGTAGAGATGATTGAGAAGTGTGATGATTTGATCGACGTATCAAAAAAGAGAAATATTATTTAAACCTTTTTCTCCCTAATTCGTATTGATAATATGAAAAACGATAAAATCAAAGAAATTATAGAAAGCAGTATTCTTCGTGAAAAAGTAGATTATCGTGGTGGTGGTGTTGAAATTGATTTGTCTTCATTTGGTTTTGAGGGAGAAAAGATGACGGCATACCAAAATTATTTAGGTGGTGGAATGTTATCAAGAATTGGAAATGATTGCACAATAACAGATTGGCAAGAAAATTCAAAATTAGAAGAGATAGCAGAGGTTTTAGCAAGATATTATCACAAAAAAACGAATGAATTGCACGACGAGTGGAGTGCTACTACATTTGAACAAATACAAAATAGAAGTTTGTCAGCTTACTAAAAAAAACTTATATGAAACTATATCAAGCAGCTCACATTATTCAGCAAATCTTCAAAAAGGATGTTTCGTTTATTGAGTTTGAGGATGGGAGTGAAGTAAAATTCAATTATCGTTTGAAAGGTTCAAATAAGACACATTTTATTAATTTGAAAAACATTCACTATGGTGATATGAGCAAGATTAATGAGGTTGTAGATAAGTATTATCAACTACAAAATACTATGAGCAGGATGTAGATTGGTTTCTCCCTAAAAAAAATATCAATAAATAAACCTAATTAAATTAAATAAAAATGATAGAATCATTCAAAGAAAATTGGAAAGAAGGATTAGAGGCAATCCTAACTTTCTCCCTTATACAAGTTATTTTTGCAGCAATAGTTATTTGGATTATATGTTAAAATAAAAAATATGAAAAAATTATTTATTATTTTTATTTTGCTTTTCTCTACCAATACGTATGGGCAAAATAAAAACGTTTCAAAGCCAAAGGATTTCAAACATCCAGTTATGGTTAAACTGATACAAGGGCAAGGAAATGTCTTTCGTATCGGTTTTATTCGTTATAATGATTTCTATGATGTCAAGGAAGATGCAAGTGATGTAAGTGCATATTATGCTCGTTTTTTATCAGATGCAGAAATAAATAATAGTTTGTTTGTATATTTTCCCACCTCAAAAGATAATGGTGAAATGTTAATTGTTTCAAAAATAACGATTACAAAAATGGATATGACCTACGAACAAGCTATGCAATTAATTATTCCTGAATAAATATAGTAAAATTGAAAACTATGGGAAAAATAATAACTTGTGAAAGTAAAATAATTGATAGTACACCCGAAAATGATTTGGAATATTCCAAAGAAGAGTTAGAAGATATTGTATCGGGTTCGATTAGTATAATGCCTTGCGGAGATGAATTTATGGTAATGAATAGTAAGGGTTTGTATTTTGACTTACCTTTAAATGAAATAGCAAGTAAGGTATATTGTGAAAAAAACAATTTGAAAAATCTTAAAATACTCGGTAATGTTTTGGTGGCTCCTAAAAGTGAATTAGGAGAATACAAAGAAGAAGAATAATATATCATTGTTATAGAATTGAGAATCCCCGCAAATCAGCGGGGATTTTTTTTTGCTGTAATTCCTGAACTTGAGGCGATGCTCCAGCTCGAACAGCAGGCACATTTTCGATCAGATATACGAAAAGAAAAAACTAATTTACATTTTACAATATGTAAAATGAATTGCTCCTAATATGTAAAATGAATTGCTCCTAATATGTAAAATAACTTTTAACAATCGTATATCTAAAAATTAAATTATCCAGTTTTTTACTGTTCTTCAGGATTTAACTGTAAAATAATTTCTTAAACCTTTTTTTTAATTATCCGTATTGTAAGTAAAACTAAAACTAAACTCAATATGATTACCCAAAGAAAAGTGATTGAGGATTATGTTACAAAGCATCCAACTCTAAAAAAGGTTTCTGCTCACATCAGCAAAAGATATAATATGAGAGAAGATATTGTGTATGAGAAATTCATTACCTTTCTTATGAAAGAAGTGGATTGTATTGGAGAAAAAAATATTCTTCACGGATTGAAATGTTTTGAATTTAGCGAAAGCACAAAAGAATTTGTCAATAGGACTATTTTTTCATCTTACAGTTATAGTGTTAAGAATAAGTAATTTGTGTATATTTGTTTCGGTTCTATAATTGTTTATTGTGTTTCATAGTGGTTAGAAAAAAGTCCCGAAGTCCGGGACTTTTTCTTTTATACTGATTTTCAATAAGTTAAAAAATATTTTAATTTTACACTAAAGATTTGGTGGTGTTACTGCGTATTATATATGTGGGGGTTTTATTAAACCTTTTACAAAAAAATCCGTATTGATATTAACCTAAAAAAAATCGCAAAATGACCAAAGAACAAAGAATGGAGCAAATCTGCAATCAGATTTCTCACGAAGTAATGAGTAAAGATGAATTTATTTCCTTTATGGAAAATGTTCGTGGTGGTAGTCATACTTATGGAAGTATGGTTTCGGACACTGAACCTAAAATGAATAAAAGGGGTAATCCTTTTATTGGTAGAGTTCGTAAAGTTTCAAAGTGGGGTTTTGGTTGCAATACAAGTGCTTCTACTAAAGGTAACAATCAAAGGGAGCAAAAGGGTATTGAGGGTGAATATAAACCTGAATCAACTTATGTGGAATCATCTGACGGCAGAGATAACTATGTTATTGCTGTAAAGAAAGATAATCCTGCAATTAAGTATTTGAGGGTTTATACTAATCCTAATTCAAACGAGAGTACTTTTACGGAGTATTATGTTGATGGAGTTAAGGCGACTGAATTTCAATTAGAGCAATTAAAAACATTTTTGATTAAATCTACAAAAGGAAGTTACAATTTGGGAATTAGAGGTGATGAGGCATTTGGAACTTTCAATGTGGGGATTGATAATGTAAAATTCATTTACATTGATAATCGTAAAATAAAGATTGTGTAATCAAAGGAATGATTATATTGATAAAGCCGCAGAGATGCGGCTTTTTCTTTTTTATGTTAATCTTTTACAAGACATTTTCGGAAGTAAAAATGTGCCAAACTCGGTATTTTGGTTTACGGTGAAATTTCTGGCAGTCGACGGTGAAAACTGGTGGATATTTATAATCAGATATACGATCTTAAAAAACTAATTTACATTTTTATAAAGTGTAAAATATCTTTTTTCTTTCGTATAACTAAATTTGAAAAGTTTAGGTTTAGTCAGTTCGATTCAGCTTAAACCTTTTTAATTAAAAAGCGTATTGATTAAAAAAAGGAAAAAATGGAAAACTCGTTTGATTTATTCGGCTCTAAATTGGAAACTACAGAGATTGCAGTTTCAAAAAATGAAACTATTAATGACATTTCAGTTGTTTGTGAAGCGATACAAATAATTCGACTTGTCAAAACAGTAATGACTACTCGCAGAGATGTAATTGACACTATTAAAGTTGACGGTGCAAAAATGACTTATGAAAGAGCATTAAGGATTGCAAAAATGAAAGCAGAAAAAGTTGGTAATTGTATGGTTGTAGAAAAACTTGAAAGGGTTATAGTATCATATTAAAAATATAAAAATGAAAAAGGGAGGAAAAACTTCCTCCCCTTTCAGCTTAAATCATAGTGTATTATTTAAGAGTAAGTAAATACTTTAATTTATTTACTTCAGCAAGAACTTCATCTCTGATATTTAACACATCAGTATCTTTTTCATCGTCAAATTCACCGGTTAATTCAACAAGAAATTCACAAAAATCATTTAAATAAGAATTTATGGAAAGGTCTTTCATGTTTTTAAGTTTAAGCTCAGAAATTTCATCATTAAGCTCAATTCTTCCGTATTTACCCATACAAATTTCAGCAAATCTATCTAATAAATCATCTATGCTATCATATATGCCACCATAGGCATTATGACGAGCAAAAGAAGTGGTTTGCCAATGAAGAATTCTCATTTGTTGCTGAAAATTCATTATTTTTATTACGCTTTTGTGGTGCATTTTTTTTAATTTTATTATAAATAGACCGAAAAAAAAACTATTTATAATAAACATATGGGTATGGCAGATTTAATAGCACCAGCTTCTTTCGTTAATGTTTTCGCATTTTGTATAGATGATTCATTACCAAAATTCACACCTGATAGGTGGATCCAAAAGAACAGAGTTTATAAGTTAAAGTATATCACCGATTCCTTAAATACCAACGAAATGGCAGTTACCATAGTTGATAGAAATGGTGATGAAATAAATCCTACCGATAATATAAAAGCATTTAAGTCGGAAAGATTTCAATTTTTTCAAATAATTTTAAATTAAAAATTAAACCTTTTTTACTTTGATTCGTATTGATTAAAAAATCAATTATGTCAAAGTTCTATCAATCGGTATTAGTAGAAATTCCTGAAGCTGATGTGTTAAAATCAGTATATCCTGAAAGAATAGCTAACCAGCTTACCCTTGATGAGAGATTACCTAATTGCGAGTGTTACGATTGCAAAGGTACTGAATGGATAATCTTACCAAAGGAAAGTCCTACCATAAAAGATAGCGGTAAACCTTATATTCAATGTATGGGTTGTGGGAGTTTTACTCATTTATAATTTATAAATCTTAAACCTTTTCTCCCTAAAAACGTATTGATTAAAAAACAAGATAACTATGAAAATAATTTCAGCACGAATTACGGCAATGCCTAAAAGTTTATTTGACCCTATGCCCCAAGTTCACGTTACTTTGGAAAATGGGGTGGAAGAATATCTCTTTGACTATTACCCCGATGAGATTTCATTCTCCCCAAGTGAGTTCGTGGGTTTGACAAAGGATGAAGCAAGACATTTGAAGTTTGTTAAGGACAAAAGATTTTTACAATCTTAATTGTAACCTTAATTTATATTTTAGACATTAATTTAAATTAAAAAACAAAATATGGCAACTAAACACGTAATTGTAATTAACAATTCCAATAAAGACCGATTGCACGAAAATGGTAGAAGGGGAATTAAAGAAGATATTTTAAAATTAAGAAACGAAGGTTATTCTTATCGTGATATTCAAAAAAAATTGAAGTGTTCAAAATCAACTATTAATTATCATTGTCAAAATGAAAATTTGACTGATACTGGAATGAAAGTAGAGTTCGTATCTGAAAAGGTCAAAGAACAAATTTATGAGTTCACAAAAACTAACACTGTTAAAAAAACAATGGAAAAATTTGGTTTAGGAAGAACCACAATTAAAAAATATAAATTTAAAAAAGCAAAAGAGGAGTAACCTTTTCTATCCTAATTGGTATTAATATGGATTTTAACAAATGTTCAAGAATAGGGTGTGAAAACAAAAATTGTAATAACACTTATCAATCTATTGGAAATGTTTGCAAATCATGTTGGAGTGATTTCATAGAATATATGTATTCAAAACATGAAAAGAGTTGTGTAGATACAAATTTGATTCCTGAAAAACTACTTTGGGCAGATTTGGAATTTTTTATGACAAATATATTAAAAAATAATCTAAAAAATTAAACCTTTCTATTTTTTATTCGTATTGATTAAAAAAACCAAACACTATGAACATTAGCAAAAAGGAATTTGACCATCACAAAACAACTTGGAGTGCTGTTGCAAAAAACAACCTTTGGTATACTGAACCTTTTTATATTCAGATTTGGGTTAACAAACAAGGAGAAATTGTGGATTCGGTTTCGGTAAGGGGTTTGGATAAAGATTATGTTTTTGACCAAATAAGTGATGAAGAAATTACAAACTATAAAATTGTATAAACAATGGAACTGATAAGCAAGGTAATCAATAGAACACACAAGTTTGAAATTGAAGTTGAGGATACTTGTTATCATGTAACTATCAACGATGATTACGATAGTTATTTTGTCAAAGAAATTGAAATTCGTGATGAGGATAATGAAGATGTAACGGATGAATTGGATGATGAACTTGCTAAAAAATTGATTGAATTTGCTAAACAAAACATGGATTAATATGAGAATTAAATATGAGTTTATTGAAACTGAAAGAACGGATGGTGATAAGAAATTCACCTATGAAGGTGCTTTGAAAAGGATTAGTGAACTTATAGAGGATGAGAATAAACAAGAACCTAACTTTTGGAGAAACCCTAAAAAGATGTCTGATGATGATTTAATTGAAATGGGATTTATTCACTTTGGGTTTGATTACTTGAATTGAAAAACATTGCGTATCTCAAAAAGGAGAGTCAAGAAATTGGCTCTCTTTTTTTTTGTCCTGATTTTCTCTGGTGGAATCCTGAAATTGACTGGACGGGACTGCTGGCCCTAGGTGTCAAATTCCAGACAAGATATACGATCCTAAAAAGATAATTTACATTTTTATTTTCTTAAACCTTTTTGTTTTTTATCAGTATTGATTAAAAACCAACCACTATGAAAAAAGCCGTATATATCCTTATGGTATTGAGTGCTATAAATACAACTTATATGTTGGTCGTTCAACAAGAAAATGATGAGCGTCTTAACCAATTAGAGGATTTAATTAAGAGTCAAAATTCAGTAAAGGTAACTGCAACTATGTATAATGCTGTGGTAAATCAATGTGATGAAGACCCTTTGGTAACTGCTGGTATGTACAAAATCAATCCAAATAAAGCGTCGGAACATAAATGGATTGCAGTTTCAAGGGATTTGCTCAAAAGATGGGGAGGAGTTTTCAATTATGGGGATAAGGTGTATATTAGTGGTGCAGGACATAAGAGTGGGGTTTATACTATTGTGGATACAATGAATAAAAGGTTCAAGAACAGGATTGATTTCTTGGAAACACAAGGGACTAAACACTACAAGTACGAGGATGTTCTTCTTGCTAAATTGTAAAACACAAAATCTATAAAATGGATAATTATAAAATTGAATTTGACAATTTTGATAAGTCAAAATTCAACGGATATTCAAGATTGCATTATGGTACACTTAAAATAGAGAAGTTAAAATTTTCATTTATTGTTTATGAGGTTTATGTGAGTGAAGTTAATTATCATACTTTCTCTTGTGAGTTTGTTGATGGTTCACCACAAAGTGCGAAGGATTTTTGCTTAAAAATAATCGAACAAACAAAAACCAAACTCAACATAAAATGACAAGAAGCAATCAGCTTAAACAAAACATCATTGTTCTTTCAAATAAGACAATACCAGTTCAATGCGATAGAATAGTCATTTTCACCTCAAACAGAAAATATGATAAAGCATTAGAGGAAATTCAAAACATAAGAAATGAACTTATCAATTTGGAAAATCATTTAAAAGAAATGGTTTCAATTATTGAAAATAAAGATAATTAATTTTATTTTAGACCTTTCTATATTTTATCCGTAATGATAATAGAATAAATAATTATGTTAGATATAAGAACAGGTGATAAAGTAAAACTCGAACCAATATCAGAAATTGCAAAAGAAAAGACAATTCATAAAGAAGAGAAATGGGTGGTTGAAGCAATAACGGAACGGGTTTTTTTTGAAAATAAAACGGGTGTTTGGCTGGGATTGAGAATAGCGTCAAATAACAATATGGAATTTCGTTGGGTTCACCTAACTGATGACGAGCATTTCAAGGTTATTCATTAGATTTTAAACCTTTTTTCAATATAAACGTATTGATTAAAAAAAAATAATAATTATGGCACTTAAACGAGCAGTAGTTACTATTGTAGCATTAATTGAATTTGATGATACAAAATTTGATTTGGATGATGTTGATGGTTCAGTTGTGGTTTGTTTCCGTAAGGAAGATAAATATACTGATGAGGAGTTGTTTCTCCCCAAAATGGATGGTATGGAAGTTATAGATTATATTGATGTAGGTGTAGGAGAGAGTGAAGAATAATAATTTTAATTAAAAAATAGAATAAATTATGCCTAATCACATTACAAATATCCTCACAATTAAAGGAAGTGAGCAAAGGGTAAAAGAAGTTTTAGATTTCATAAAAGAAGATGAAAATTTAATTGACTTTGACAAAATTCTCCCTATGCCACCTTCGTTGAGGGTTACATCAGGAAGTAATGTTGATAATGCTATATGTATTTTGATAAATAACACTCAAAGATTTACTGAAATGTTGGAGTGGAGTTGGATTAAAGAACAAGGCATTACTGATGTTGAGGGTGTAAAGCAACTTTTAAATGAAAGGCTTTCTCCCCAAGATTTTGAGGAAGCAAAAATATCATTAGATAACATTGAAAAATATGGACACGCTAATTGGTATGGTTGGAGTATTGCTAATTGGGGAACTAAATGGAATTCTTATGACAACTATCAAATAAGCGAAAATTCAATTTCATTCGATACTGCGTGGTCAACTCCTTTTCCAGTCATTCATAAACTTGCAGAATTATATCCTGATTTATTATTTGAAGTGAAGTTTGCTGATGAGGATATTGGAAATAATTGTGGGATTTATGTATTTGACAATGGTAATTTGGTCAAAGAATATTTACCTAATGGTTACGAAGCAACTAAATTTGCTTTAAGTATAAAAAGTGATGGTGATATGAGTGAACATTTGGGTTGGAGTTTATCTTATTATTCAAACGAAGAATGGGATAATGAATTAGAAGAAGATGTTGCAGATATTATTACTGATGAAACAAGAAGGGATACTTTTTTAGAAAGTATATTTGAAAATTGTGAAGATGAAGAAAAGTTTTATTCGGTAAAAGGCAAATTAGTAAACTTATGTGTTAAGTATGAATTGTATGAATACATTAAACCTATTACTGAAAAAATAAAGTATTAGTAATTTATCAAAGGTGAATACAAAACCCTCAACTGAAAAGTTGGGGGTTTTTTGTTTTCTACCCGTTTCTGGAACTCAGAAGCCCGTGTCTGGTGAAAACAGGGGGTTATTTTCGATCAGATATACGAATTGAAAAAAGTAATTTACATTTCTTAATTAAATAGTTTGATAATGAGATGATTTAGATTTAATTAAAATAAAATTATAATAAATTATAAAATTTTATTATTTTCGTTCAACCTTTTCTAATAAAATCCGTATTGAAACAAACTAAAATAATTAAAATGAAAAGAAGCATAGACGAACAAAACGAAATTATTATTAAGTCAATGTTTGGAAGTAACTTAAAAACTGCGAACTATGACAATGCTAATTTGCGAATACACGAAGAAATGATGGAGAGTGTCAGAAATCATCGAAAGGTGAATGGACTTACCTCTAAAATTACAATTATTCGTAATTTCCTTAAAACAAGGAAGTTTGTAAAAACAACAATGTGTGTTTAGATTAAGAAAATTAAATGAAAAAGGGTTCGGGTTTCCGAGCCCTTTTTTTTTATCCCGCTGTATCCAAGATGTTTCCCGCAGGCGATCCCGGGGAAAACTGGGGTCAAATCCCAAAGAGATATACGATATTCAAAAACTAATTTACATTTTTGGTTTATGTTACACCTTTATTTATTATTTTAGAACTTATATTTATGTATAAAAAAGGTTCATATAAATATCTTTTTTATTAAACCTTTTTAATTAAAAAAAGTATTGAATAACATAAAGGTTGAAGAAAAAAAATTAAAAAAAATATAATTTTCTTAAACCTTTTCAATTAAAAAAAGTATTGATTAAAAAACACGATAAAATGAAAGCAAAGAAAAAAACCCAAAAGAAAACGATTATCCTCAAAGGTGAGGGTGCAAACCAACACACTTTGTATGGTAAGTTCAAAATTGAAGAAAATCATACACACTTTGCAGAAGTGGAAGTGTTGGAAGATAGTGATTTGCGACACGAACAACCTAATGGACAATTTGCTGAACACAATACATTGAAGGTTAATAAAGGTGATTGGGTGTTAGGAAAGCAAGTTGAATACAATCCTTTTCGCAGAGAGATTTCTCAAATATGGGACTAATAAAAAAAACAAAAAACAAATATGGCTAACCCCTTAATTCATTCAAAATCCAGCGTAAAACGCTGGGGTGGTAAAGTAGAAGATTACATTGCTATTCACGAACTGATTGATAGTCCAAAAGCAAGTATGAATAATAATTCTTCACGATGCTTAACCCACAACACTTGGTTCGCTTACACAATCATTCCAAAGGTCTTTGGATATAACATTGTGAACTCTGATGGAAAGAGTGTTGATACGATTGATATTGCTATGCTTCATATAGCAGAGGATTTTAGAATGAAGTTTGTTCCTACGGCACAAGATTACCTTAAACACTTGGAAGTTCAAGCGTGGATGTGTAACGGAGTGAAAGATGTAGAGAACCCCGAAGCGACTGAAAACGCAAAGGAATTGATGAATAAACTTAAACTAACTACACAAGAACAATAAAAAAAAAATAAACACTATGGAAGAAAAGGAAATTATTAAAATATGGAAAGAGTTAGGGGTTGATTACGCAAACTTTGAGTTCAGTTGTGGTGGAGATAGTATGAATGATACCTCTATTCAGATTTATGATGATAAAGGTTCAGAGATTGATTGTGTTGAGATTAGAGATTACATTGATGATGTTATTTATCGCAAGGTGGATTTTTACGAAGCGTCTGACGGACACTATATGGGTGAAGCAGGTAATGTGGAAATTCGTTTGAGTGATGATGAAGAAGAATTAGAATTTTCAAAGAGTTCAGAAAGTGAATGGTGCGAAAGAGTTTCAAGCGATATGGAAGTGTTGCTTGATGAAAAAGAAGTTCAGTTTATCAAGGATAAAGTTCTGAACATAAATGGTGGTGAAGGTGATTACAATATCAATTACAAG